AATATATAATATATATAAGAAATTTCTGAAAAATTTAAGAGAAAATTTCAAAAATTAAAGAGAAGAAAAAACGAAAAAATCAAAAACAAGGAGGAGAAAAATGAAACCCGAAACATGCAAAAAACTCTGGGAAACACTAGGAAAAACAGACAAAGCACGACAAAACAAATACACGCCACTAACCCAAGAAGAAGCTGAGCAATGGTCAAACTACCTACACAACATCCCAGACGACCCTAAAAATAACAACTACTACATCCAGCTCATAGTCAGCACGATTCTCAGCAAAGAACTTCTAGTCATACCAACACTGGGACACATCAAAACAGCTTGGGAAGAAATCTCTCAAAAAATCAACATAGCCCTAGATCATATAGGCAAAATTGAAGAGAGGATTCAAAGGATACTCAATGGACAAGAAACTATGGAGAACGAGATGCGTCAAACACTTGTGAACTCGTATTTAGCTCACTATGAGTCTCTACCTGAGGAAGTGAAGAAGATGTACCCAAAGAGGGATTTTTCAGAGTTTCTAGAAGGAGGAAAAACTCATGAAGTAGCTAGGAAGCGGGGAGAAAGGGTAAATTCACCGCTTGGTGATTGGCGTAGTATGATGGGTATCCCTGAGTGAAAGGAAGACAGGAAATATGAAGCTAAGAATTAAAGAACTAAGCTCTGGATGCATCCCTCAGAGGGCACATGCTGAAGATGCTGGTGCTGACTTAGTATCGAAAGAAGATGTTGTTATCCCTGCTGGTGGTAGAGCTTTAGTGGGAGCTGGTGTCGCTATTGAGACACCTGAGGGTATGGTTTTTCTAGTGTGTTCCCGCTCTGGATTAGCTGCTAAACACGGTGTTCATGTGCTGAATGGGCCTGGTGTAGTTGACCCTGGGTACACCGGTGAGGTTTTTGTGAACCTCCACAATTTAGGATGTGAAGATTTTCACATTCGGGCGGGTGATCGTGTCGCTCAGCTGCTCTTGGTGCCTGTGGTTTATCCTGAGTTTGAGGTTTCTGATTCACTTGGTTCCAGTGAACGCGGTGACTCTGGGCACGGTTCAACTGGTTTATAATTTTTGGAGAAAAGGAGAGTGAGAGTATGAGTTTTTATCCGATGCCTGCCATTCTGGTGGGGAACGTTACTAATGACCCTGAGGTGAAGCATACTGCTAACGGGGATACGTTCGCTGTTTTTGATGTCGCTGTGAATATGAGGAAGAAAGACAGCTCTGGGCAGTGGGTTCCTAATGGGGCACTGTTTGAGCGTTGTGTCGCTTGGAGATTCGCGGCTGAGGCTGTGGCGAATAACATCAAGAAGGGTGACCCTGTTATTGTCCTTGGGCAGTATAGGGATAACTCTTACGATAGTGAAGGTAAAGATCCACAAGGAAATCCTATTACGAAACGTGTGCGGGCGCGACAGGTTGTTGTTGACTATATTGGGCATGACCTTCGCCGGGGTACCGCTAGATTTGAGCGTCGTTCTGCGTCTCAGGGTTATTCTGGTGGTGCGGATGCTCCCGCTTATCAGGGGCAGCCTCCGCAGGGTGGCTCACCTGCCGCTGGATGGGGTGGGGGTAATTACCCTGCTGCGGGGGCTGTGCAGCCTCCTCAGGACCCGTATGGGGGTGCGTCGGGTGGTTACAACCCGAGTGATGGTTTCCCACCCAAGACGGGCGCACAGGGCTTCCCTCAGGGGGATCAGCAGGGCGGCTACCCTGGACCGGAACCATACGAGGAAGAGCCTCCGTTCTAAAAACTACCTAGCACAATACGAAACAACCCAATAACCTGAAAGAATAAAAAATAAAATGAGTAACGAAACCAACGAATACACACCCACTGACGCGAAAACCAGCTACAAAGCTTTCAAGCACCTAGTAGATTCTCGTAGCACTATCCTGAAAGTCAGTACCGGACCCGCCTGCTTCCAGTGCAAAATGGCTACCCGATGGGCTAAGGAACGTGGATTCCATGATGGGGTTGATTATATTGAAGTGTACTTGAGTGATCTTGATCATCCCGATGAAGCGATCGCGTACCTACGCCGAGTGTTAAGCACCGTGTTCGATGTGTCAGTAGATAAGATGCCAAATGCTGCACCTTGGTTTATTAACCTGCGGCACGTCCCCAAAACAAGCATCAATAAGGACGGAGAAATGACGAGCGAGGAACCATCCGCCATTGACTTCAACAGCCCAACTTTGCAGCTGTTCGGGTACCAGCCCTCAAACCTACCAACCCTATTCAACGACACGCACCCCGCACAGGAGCAGGGGATGTACCTCGTAGCATAGAAACCCCAGCACTGGAACACAAAAATTGGTCTACCACAGTGGCATGTGGTAGACTCTTTTTTGTTTACACAACAAGGAAAAAATACGTAAACCGAACCACAGAAACAAGCAAAAGAAAACATGGCAAAAACACTCAACCAATACCTGCGGCTCGACCCGCCCACGCAGACACAGAAAGCACTCATCGTCGGGCTGCAACCCACCCAAAAGAAAAACCGCAACGGGTGGGACATCATCTGCCTCATCACAGACCCAGAAACCGGTCAGAAAAAGGTAGAGAAAATCCAGGCTCCAGACCACCAAAAAATTAATGGTCACACGATCCTCGCGAACCTCCTCCCCCAAGACGACATCAAAATCACCCCCACCAAACAAGGCATACACATCAGTGGTGGCGTGAAAACAACGGGTGCGGAAATCACGTACACAACCTACCGGGGACAGAAAACCCTGCTCACCGCCAAGAAAGGTGAAGAGGAAGCCCTGTACGGGGTGGACGCGGCGAAAGTTTTCCTTGAATCCTACGCATATTTCGGGTTTAACGGGTCATTGCCTTACATGGTTGGGGCGTATGCGATCTGTGGTAATAGTGCTGACCGGTTAATTGAGATTATCCACAGTGTGGATATTATGCGTGACACGTACAGCCCTGAGTATTCGACGGGGTTCGGTTCTCTGGATGGTATTAACTATTATCCTGTGGATAGTGGCACTCTCAAGGTTGAGAGCCTACGTGTTGTTGATGATAAGAAAGAAGAAATTTTTACGGGGTTCAACATGTCCCCCACATCCACCCCCGTACCTGCTATGGTGGTTCTAGAAGACAACAGCACATACCGCGCAGAAACCCCAGACTGGGGTGAAGAGCACGTCGTGTTCAACAGTGCTGGGGTTACCCACAGTGTTTTCACCACCCCAGAGGTGAGCGCACTCTACAAGGGTGTTCTCCCAGCATTGCCGATGCTCCGTAAAGACTGTGTGATTGTGACTGGTGAGCAGGACGGTGTGAAAACCCTGCTGAGGGTCTTCACACAGGATTAAAAGGAATTTTTGTTAGGGGCATTTGAATGGCTTTAGATCTTCTCTTCGCGAGCGCCGCAGGGTATTTCGGTTTCGTGATCATCCCACTGTTCGCTGGGGTGTTCCTCATGGGTGCAGCGTGTAGCGCCTACCTCGGGATTAAGATCATGCAGTTGTTCCGTTGGGCTTTCGGGTCCGGTGGGGGTTATGTGGAGGTTCCTCATGGTGGGCGCTAAGAAAGTTTTCACGAATGAAGGACGGCATGCTAGGCCCGTGATATCGAGGTATGTGAAGGGTCTGAAATTCGATCCTGCCCGCCGCGATATTGATTATGCCGCTGAGTGGTTGAAATACGCCACGGCGCACGGGTACCCTCTTGAGGAGCGTGACCTGAAAAATAATTTCACTGCGCCTTACCTTGAGTACCTGCTCTCTGTTGGGGCTGTCCCCGACTACCATGTGAGGCGACGCATCAGGCACGGCAGCCCTCTCACCGTGCCAACACTACGGTACGCGGAACGGCTCGGGTACTGCCACCTGCGTAACCTATCAGGCGGTGCAGTCCTAGTGATGGAGACAGGGAACGTTTACCTCCCGTAACGGGTGGTGTTACAACGTAAAACGTGAAAGAACACCCCGCCACCATACCCTGGATGTGATCAACAAAAATGGCTACCGTGAAAACCCTAGAAAACCTAGTTCAAACTGAAGGCGCGACGCTTTTCAGGACCCTAGCAGAAACAAGCAACCCAGGAATTAGGGGGACTCTCTGGTACTCGGTCTACGACATCGGTAACATCCCCGAGTGGGAGGACGAACTGGAATACGAGCTTGCCCAAGGGCTAGACAGGAAATATTCTGTTCACGGGGTGAGGAACGAGCGTTACGGTGTGCTGAACAGGGGCACGGTTTGGGGGGTGAACACCCGCGACGTTGACGTGCAACAGTTCGCCCTAGACAGCTTAGGTAAACCCATTTACAAGAAAAAAAACACGAACAGCACTGTCGCGTCGAAGCTTATAGCGGCGAACCAGAAGGTAAGCGTTGAAGATATTGAGCTGAAAGACGTGGAACTGCCGCAAGGTAGCGTGTGGGTTAGGGCAGAAAAAATCCTTGACATTAAACTTGAGGATTTAGGGAAAGACCGGAGGCAAGGCTTCGCCCCAGGAGTCGTTAAACACAACGGTAGACTATACAACGTCTACGCTATCCCGAAAGAAAACCTGCGACCAGTACCCCGCGCCGCGCTCGTCCTCAGTAAACGCAAAATGCAGAACTACGGGGGCTGGAAAATAAATTCTTTCAGCATGGGTCCACTGTATCTTCAGGTCATTAAATACAAGCCTGGGTCACGGTATGACGCAACGAATATTCTGATGATCAAAGACACAACAGACTTCGATAAGGAAATGCGAGATTATATCGACTTCCTCCACAAAGAGCAGAACGTCATACCCGACGTTTTCAGTGAAGACTACATGGGGAGTGACGGTGTGCGGTTCTTCATTAAACACCTAGAACCAACCCTCACCACGTTAGACGACCCAAACGCGGACGATAACATAGAAATAGACCATGTTGGGGGACTGGAAGAAGGTAGCGCCGCAGCGGACATGCTCGCGTCGATACTCTCCAAACAGAAACAGCAGGAAGCGCCGAAGCTGCCGCCAAGCCACGGGGAAGACGGCAGATTCGTGAGCAGGAACAGGTAAGAAACAAGAGTAGGAAGGGCTGGTGAAGCACCGCATGTCAGAGGTGTTTTGGGTAGAGCCACACAAGGACGCTGGGGCTGCATCATTATCCCCCGTGAGGGGACTCTACCAAACCGACCCGTATCTAGGGTTAAGAATCATGGTGCGCGGCAACACCCACCAAGTGGACAACAAGGTAGCATCAGAAGCGCTCTTCAACTCCCTGTTCTCCCACGGGTACGTGTACACGCCCGTGACTATCACCCATTTGAGGAGAATCCGCCCACTAGCTGGTGCTGAACGGTACAGTGTGTCCGATCAGTACGGTGTGAGAGAAATAAACGTTAACGAATACAACACTATTCTCACCCGAGAAAAACAAGCCCTGAATAGCATCTGCATCCCACACCATGAGCACATCAACGGGCACCAGGTCATAAACCACATGTTTGTCCACAAAATATGACAAGCAAATAAAACAGCCCGCAGTACATAAGCTATTATTGTATTTATGCGAAATACACGATTCACCTACAACTGGCTAAGAGACTGCAAATGGTACTACCATTCGCTGAAAATAGCTTCACTGTACCGGATGGTGGATTTGGGGTACCTTCTTGACGCCCACGTTTTCACGGTGGACTACAATGTTCGTCGTCTGCTGGTGGATAGCGGGTATGTTAGGGTCAGTGATGACGGCAGGTTTGAGGTGTCGGCTGGGCTGCTTTTTGATTATATAGTGTCCTGCTCGTCGTTGAGTAGTGATTACCATGAAATAGTTTCTATCCATGAGGGTAAGGGGTTCGTTCCTGTCGAGTCTGAGGTGCTTTGGGGGTCTGATGATTTCATTGTACTCCTGTACCTTCACCTGTCTCTACGGGAATGCACCGAATCTCTCGACAGGTTGAGTGGTTTCTTCACGAAACGGATCGGTGACGACAGTATCGACGAGTCCGGTAAACTGGGGGCGAAATACAGGGACGGCATGAGCATGGTTGTGCTGCAGGAGGCAACACAGGCGTCCGTGCAGGCTGTGACCGCGACACCCCCGAAGTATATGACTGTGAGAACCGTTGAACGTGGGGCTGCTGCGCCTACCTCACCCGCTGGGTATGAGCTGCTGGGTGTCCATGACCTCCCCCATGCTGTGCAGTACTGGTACCATAACGCACCTGACGCTACGGACACCACGTTCACCCACACCCCGCCTGTGCTTTGGGGTTCCACAGCGGAGGGGCAGTTGTCGTTGTCCATGCTGTACAGTGGGTTGTGCGGGTATCTGCTCCCTGGGGGTGTGGTGCATAAGGTGCTGGATGATGAGGGGTACACAGGTAACATTTCTGTTGTGCCTATCACAGGGTACCAGTCCACGAAAGGTAACCCAGTGGAGTTCTACCCTGTTGAAGACCTCGCACGGGAATACCCAGGGACTTTCCGTCAGTATGAGAAGCATGACTGGTACGGTTCACTGATGCGCCTAAAAGAGATACAACCGGTTCCGGGGCATAAAATATCTGTTGACCTGTTCAGCTCCCTCATCACGGATTTCCGGTTATCCAGCAAGCCTTTCGAAACAGGGAGGCTACTCGATGGTGTTGTGTCCCGAAGCAGATCCTTGGACTTCGCGCCACACCCAGTATCCACGAGATACGATATGCGTACACTGGGGGACTCTTTCAACTACCTTTTCCCTAGTGTTATTGAGGGGCTACAGGCAGTAGCGGGGCAAGTGGATCCTTCTAGCACCATCAACCACCAGAGCACTTTTCTAAGCAACCCGATAGGAGCACCAAAGAATGCCGCAGTATAGTGTAGAAGCTGAGACGCAGGAGGACGGGAGCATTATTATCCCGTTCACCGTCGTATCCGAAGACCCGCTGACCGTGGTGTTCCTATTCAGGTCACAGAATGGTGACGCAGACTGGGGGATAAAACAGGTGTTCCCTAACGAAATCAGCGGCACCGAATCCTACGATATTTTCGTGTGCCCCATCCCTAATAGCCGATCCCAGACGGTGCTCCCGATCAGGCAGGAAATCCGTAAAATAACCCCGAAAGAGGGGAACAAAATCAAGCTCACTTTGGGGAACTCCATCTCACAACCTGACAAACCAACTGCAACCCAGATCGTGGGTCCAGCCGTCAAAGAAGCATTTTACGATGCCGAAGGACTAGTGCAGACGAGCGGGTTCTCTCTATCGTCGAAGAGTACCGCAGCTAGAGTAGAGGAATATTTGAGGGAAAATCTCTAACTAATAGTAGTTGTTTTGTTGAGAGAAAAGGATTAGGGGTTACCCGCATGAGAAACGAAACCGTTGTTTCACTGGGGCACAAGTTTACCGACAGGTACAAAAAATTCGTTGGTGAGCTCGTCAAAAAAGCTGTGCTAAATAAGACGGACATTAAGCTACCCACGATCTTCGACATCCTCACTCAGCCCGACGATTTCAATGTTGATGGGTTCACCAGCTACAGCATCTTCTGTGACCTCACCTACCGGTACATTTCCCTCATGTGGGGGATGGATATACCTAGGAACACGCTCATTAGCCGTGTCACAAAACATATCTGCGACCGGGAAAATAATGAATACCTCAATCACCTCTGTGACATCTACGGCAACCCCGAAAACTCGGAAGACGTAAAGATCATCCCCGACAGCAAGGAAAGCCCCGAACGGTTATTCACGGAAGCAGTGAACAACTGGGTCAAGGACCGTATACAGGCAGGGAACCTAGAAGACGCGCTCCCGTTCCTAGTGTTCGCCGAGCAATGCTGGATGTTCCACGGCGCGGGGTACTGGTACACACCCAACAACAGGAAAGACGCCATATACCCCGGTAGGCACAAGCTGTACAAGACAGACCCGACCCGTATCATCGCGCAGAACTTCTCAAGGACCAAAGCAGCGAAAGAACAAGCAGCCACACCCACGAACGATGAAGCCGTAAAACTTTTTCAGAGGATAATAACCGCGAACCTTAAAGACACCATCATCAAAACCAACAGGGTTAACGCGACCTACACCATCACACCCAACGGGAAAGATGACAGGTACACGATAAAGTCCGCATCCTCAGACCTCAAAAAAACCAGTCTCGTGGAGCCGCCCGAGATTGTCCCGCACATGGTGGTGCAGCAGCTCTTCAAACTGTTGAAGGACACAGCAGAGAAAACACCTCTGCTCGTCACCCAAGACACACCCATGATGTCCACCCCGAAGCAGCGGGTATTATCATTCGACTATGCGCTCCACGAAAGGTACCGGTCAGCGAGTAGGAAGCCTATCGCTCAAGCCCTGCAGGCTAGGGCGTACATGCCTGTGCTTGGTGCCCCACGGTACACGCTGGGTATGACGAGGGTGGATGCTTTCTCTATTACGGGGACACGTGTACTCACGAGTGTTGAGCAGGAGCACCCAGGAGAGGATAATGTTGGGTACTGGGTGTCACCTGCGAGCAATGACTTGAATGAGCTGGTGCTTGAGAGAATATCCGCTTGGGGGTTCGACCGTGCGAATAACCTGAGGCAACGCAATAAACCTGCCATGTGGCGTAGCTACCTTGATTTTTTCAGGAACGCCCACCACGAGAATTGCCGTGCAGTGGATGAAACGTACACGCCCGCGCAGCTGCAGGGGCTCATCAAATACCTATCTCGGGAAGAGAAGGTAGCTTTCCGATCCATGCTGCCACCGGAGGCAATAGACTACGCCCGTGTACTAACTCATGATGTTTTCAATGTTTTTGAGAAGATCGAGATTCCTGAGGCAGAGACAGCGGTTGCTGCTCGAAAGAATTTCGCTACGATGCTCAGGGGCGGTATCTATAAGGTCACTTTCTTGAACCAGAGTGATAAGCTGAACTCTGTGTTCTGCACCTTGAATTGGAATATCCTGGATTTCCTGTGTGGTGGGCGTAGGATGTACCGTGAGCCCTCCTATTTCCGTGTTCTGGCGACTAAGATCCGGGATAACACGGACCAGTTCAGTAATGACAGTTGGTTCGTTTCTCAGGGTGGGGAGCTGATGGGTAGCGGCGTGGTTCCTGACGGTAGGACCATTGAGTATTTGAAAGATTGCTATGATCTTCGGTTGTCCAGGCCGGAGCTGACGTTGGATAAATTTTGGGCGCGGGCTAACAAGAACTCTGTAGTGTATGAGGTGTCCTTGAGGGTTTTCAAGGATTTACTACGTGTCGCTGAGGTTGATGGTGGGCTGAATGGTCCAGCTGATTTGCTGTATCTTGTGTCCCAGGTTGAGCATTGTGGGTTTACGTATTCGCATGGTGCGTCGTTGTATTCTGTGGAGGATCGGGAGCGGGAGCTTGTTGGTTCTGATGTGGTGACGGTGCGGAATGTTTTTGTGCCTCCTTTTTCTTCGAGGAATAATGCTTTTGTTCAGGTGAGTGCTCGTAAGGTCGTGGATGTTGTGAGGGTTGCTAAACCACCTAGCATTCCTTAAATGCTCTTATTTATTGTTATGCGGCGTATCTAATGAAAAATAGGTACGTCGCATTTGTCATTTCAGGAACAAAAACACCGGTATCATTACTTTTGAGATAAAAATATTCACATAAACAACCATAGGAAAACAAAAACACCCCAGGAGGTGAAGATAAAAATAATGTACGACGAAGAAGAAAACGAAGAAATGGGTAACAGTAGCCCATCACCGTTCGACCGTCACAGGCGAGGAATGCGACCCAGGCCCGACGACAGAGAAGAATCCCCCTTCAACAGGGGGCGACCCTCCCGAGGGCGACTACAAGCCTGGGGCGACGATGAAGACACCGACTTCCCCCTAAGGCACAGGGGAATGCAGAGGGGAAGACCAGGGCGAAACCCCTACGAAGAACGCGAGGAATACGACCCCAGAAGCCGATTCCAAAACAGCCGTGGATTCAACCCACGACACGACGACCCAGACCCAAGAAACCCCTGGGACACCGCACAGGAAGAAGACCCCGCCAGCGAAGAAACAGACATCAGGGAAAACACGGTAGTCCCAATGTCAAAACCGAACAACACAAAAGAAGTAGAGCAAAAAGAAATGAAAAAATCAATCGGGCTATACGCAAAACTAGTACGCGCCCTCGGTGGGGAAATGTGAAACCCCACACCCAAAAATAATATAAGATAAAACAAGAACACAGCATAAAGCCCCTCGGAAGAAAACCGAATGTACACACTCTTACCAGAAAAACAACACAACAGGCTTCAACAGATCGAGCAAGAATACGAAGCGGGAAGATTACACAGGTACCCGCCGCACATTATCGAGAAAATACGGAAAACATATCTCGATAAATGCGACAAACATATTCGCTCACTCGCCGCACCAACCCTGGCAGCGGATATAACCATGCTGCAGAAAGTATCTGACGAAGCCACAGCCGTTGTGAAGCAGCTACAAGGGCACCTACCTGAGGGGTTCACCCCGTTCCCTCAGAACGGTGGGGCGCTCCGAGTATCATTCTGGGCAAGTAAAGACGGTAAAGAAATCAGGTGGCGCGTCAGACCAAACTCCAAAACAGGGCTAAAAACCCAAGGCACACAACTGAACACAGACCTATGCATCAAAACAGGTAAAGGCAAAGTCGCCTCAAAGAAAACATGGGCAGAAGCACTCAGAGCCGCCGCCACCCAGCTATGGGATCTGTCAATCGGGCAGTTCGCGGCACACAACTGCGCGGCAGTGAACCAGCTGCTCACGGAAGCCACCACGCGGGCTGGTGTGTCTTACACCCTTTCGGTGGTGCCAGAAATTTTTGCTACACCCAAAAACGTTGGGTTGTTCGAAGACATCTCAATGAGCGGCGTGGTTATCGCGGTCAGCAACCAGAAAATCCTGTCCCTCCCCGAAGAATACGACACCCAGGACGTGGATAGCCTGAGGGAAGGCGTGGGTATCCTAGAGGACGCTATCAGAGATATAAAGCGTCAAGAAGGTAAAGCCCCAGAGGTGCAGGTGCGGCAGCTGACTATCAAGAAGAACATGCTGAAAGCGCACCTGAAAACCCTAGCTGGTGATGTCGCTTCCGCTGAGTCTGCTGCGGAAGCTCGGGAGGAACTAGTGTCCGCATACGTGGATATTCTCAAGAAAACCCCCTCCCCCATATCGCTCATAAACACGCGGGGAGAAACACGCAAAAAACTTGTTGCCCTCACCGACCTGCCAGAAGATCATGTGCGGCAAGCAAGGACACTGCTAGCGGACTCCACGGACAAAACTATCAAAGCAGTGTACCAGTCCACGAAACCACCCATCCGTTCAGTTCTCGTGGAAGGAACCACCAATGCTGGTGAACCGTGGATGGGTTCAGTGGAATACGTGGAGACGAACGGCGTGTACGGGTTTGAAGAAAGATTCCCCGCAGTGCACAAGAACCTGTGGGTTAGGCTCCCTCAGGTTGATGTGGTTGCGGAAGCCCAGAGAATCTGGGAGGCAAGCGAGAACCGTAGTGAAGAGGCCCGTAAACGTTTCGGGTATGAGACGCAGGGAAAGTAGGTAGGATATGGCTGGTTTTGGTTTAGGTCCAGGAAGCAGTGACGGAAGCTCAGGTGGTGAGAACAGGGGTGTGCCCGCGCGCCCTTTGCCGAAGCCTGTTAATCAAGAAGAGATCCGTGATGGGGTGACTTTGCCGATGGGTGAGGTCATGCCTGACTATAAGCGTGGTGGGGAAGGGTACACGTCTTGGGGTGGCGAGTGGGGGGAGGAATCTCACGGTGATGCCGTGCCTGAGGAGGATGAAGAGGAGAACCTTTTCACGCGCAGAAAAAAGAAGGAACGTAACCCTGACGGTGAACCAGTCGAGAGTGGAATAAAAAAAGCGTGGGCGAAGATCGTCCGTAACTACCTTGGGAAACTGTTAGCGCTCGGGACTCTTCTTGCAGCTGTGGCTATCCTAGTTCTTGTCGTAGTTTTAGGCAACCAGAACCACGAATCCGCCACACCAACACCAGAAACTAAAACCTCCACAACCTCCGCAGACACCAACACCGAAACCAGTACCGAAGAAATCCAGAAACCCAGCGGAGACAGCAACCACGACTGGCAAAAAATAGACCCGCCCGAAGTGAAAGACACCTACAAGGCACGCGGCATGGTTGAAGAACGAGAAGTATACAAGGACCCTAACACCCAGACCGTCGTATACGCCCTCAAAATGTCCCTCGTGAAAGAAGGCGACTCAAGCAACGCCCTCACCACACGGTTCTACACCACCAAAAACGGGTGGGACGAAGCGGTAGTGGGGAACCTCTACTCGGTGACCTACAGTGGTGACGACAAAGGGAACCTTGTGATCGTTTCCATCGACAAATACAAGGCACCAGCTAAGAACAGCGGGAAGGAGGAGAAACGCTAGTGGGTGAGTACTCAGAAATAGTTGACGAAAACATTGACCTGCAACCCACAGGTGACAGTGATGACGCGCCACCAAGCAGGACAAGAATAAAATCTTGTGTCCTCCCACCAGAGGAAGAGGTGCACCTCACCGAGCACCCCTACAACCAGCTCGCAGTGCAGGAGCTCTACACCACTGTTGTCCTCCCAGGTATCCACGACAGGATGCGCGGCGCTAAATCAGGTGACCTCGCGCTTGTCCGCATGAAAAACGTATCTAGTGAACCGATCACCGTACTTAACCCCAAGAACTATGTGGAGGGTGAGAAAGCCTCTACTCTCGGGAAATGGGAGCTGCAGGAAGTGATGCGTGAACTCGTAGGGGAGGAGGATGCACAGAAAATCTCGTCGCTACGTGTGCTGCGGGACTCTGAGACCCGTATCCATGAGGTGGTGGAACCAGGGGCGGAAGTGGTCATGTCCAAATTCGCTATGGCCGTGTCCCTGTTCGTCTACTCACGGATGACCGCAACCTACGGTGGGCACATCGCCGCAGACAACCGTAGCACGCTAGCGGAAGGGTCACGGTTCTGTGTGAAATTCACCCAGTCAGGCGCAGCTAAACCCAATAAGAGCGAAGAAGACGCCCCGAACTTCTTGAACAGCAGCATCGACTCGTCCGCTTTCTGGGCGGGGCGGTCAATGGGGCAAAGGTATAAGACCATCCATAACGGTGGGATGGTTGATGTCTCACTCAACGCTAAAGACCACTCCCTGGAAATGACGTGGCTGGCGTTCAACGCCTCACCAGACACCCCGTACAAGTACACGCGGCATAAGGAGAATGTGAAATGGGTGGATGTGGCTTACGAGTACGGGCTTGTTGACCGTTTCACTCACTTCTACGCTGGGGAGGGTGCGGCAGTGAAAAAAACCGTGTCACATACGCGCACCTCCGTGTTGGAAACGAAAGTGCACCCTGACTATTGGGGGCTAAGTGAAGCTTTCTAAAAGTAGGAGGGTGCCCTAGTGGGGGTTGTTATGAACACAAATATTCGTCATATGAATGTGGTGGAGGGAGTCTATGGAACCACAAACAAAAACCGTTCCTTCTAGGACAGGTAAACGCCTGATACCTAAAATCAGTGCCGCTGGTGCTGGTGTCGCCCTAGTCCTCGGCGGGCTCATGGGGTCCGGGGTAGTAACCCCCGTCATTTCACCAGATAACGGTGGGGTCACTATCGGGCAGTCCGCCCACGCCGCAACGAACACCGACCCGCTCGGTGGTTCCTCGCGGCAGAAACCGTCCCCAAGCGAATCCGGTAAAACCAGCACCCCTAAGGATGACGAATCATCATCTGATGAGGAGCGTATAGACGTTGGTACGGCTGAGTCTAGGAGGACTAAGAACAGTCAGCAGTTGAAGGACGCGACCCCAACTGTTGATTTGAAGAAGGCTAAGAGCACGGCTATCGGGCAATGGATGCAGAGTATATTCAACTTTGCTGCCCCCATCCTAATTATGCTCATCATTCTCGGGCTTCCCCTGCAGACCTTGGGCGATTTGATCTACATTCTGTTCCCCATATTCAGGCCGTACATGGCTGACCCGAACGAGGACGGGCAGGGCGCTAACCTCGCTAACAGTGGTCCGTCACCCCGGAAACGTGCACTGTGGAACCTTCAGCTAGCTAGTGACACAGCTGTTGATCTTGTCAAGAAGTATGGTGGCTCAACCCAAGCCCTCAACCAAATGGGTGGCGGCGGACGCGGCTACGGTATGGGTAACCGAGGCAGTTTCGGTGGCTCATTCGGCGGGCAAACCTACTCACAAGCTGCGCAACCAGATTATGCGGCTGAGGATAACGGCTCAGTTTCAATCCTGAAAGAGTACATCAAACGCATGACTTTCGTGTACATCCTAGTTGGAGCCATTCTTGTGGTCCTGTCCTCTGGCGTGCTGTTCAAGTTCGGCTACTACATTGGTGATTTCGTTATCTTCGGGGCGGGCAAATTCATGTCGTCCTTCTAAAAATTAAGTATCACTCAACTCAAAATAGCTGGGTTGGGTAGGTAGAAAAAAGTAACCTACCCAACCCGCACCCCAAAAATAAAATACGGAACATCACCGGAAAAGGGAAGAGGTGGATCATGAGCAGTAATAAAAACAAAATACCGTCGTTTAAAGAATTTTTCAGACTCGTATCAGGTAGAGGTAAACAGCAGGCGGCACAAGGTGACCGTACACAGGGGCGGATCACCGAAATGGCGTCAACAGGAGTTGAATACCTAGACCAAGCATTCCGTGAAGCAGAAGAAAACGGTCAAGAAGCGCACAAGGTTTACTTCCAGTACGACCCGCAGGATATGCATCTTGCGACAGAGATAAACGCGAAAATTGAGGAGTTCTCCAATGGTGAGTATGAAATAAGCCGAGAAAACCTCGACAAACTCAACAACATACCAGGCGTCTACTCAGCGACGAAACGTAAAGGAATGACAAGCAGAAGACGGAAAATCAGGTAGGCACCAGAATGAAACTAAAACCAGCAAAACCACAAAAAACCGTCCGTGTGGGCATAGTCATAGCACCCACACGAAAAGACACGCGGCTCAGCCAAAGCGACTATGTGCAGTACCTCTCACAGAAGCTAGGTATCCATAAGACACGCATCAAAAACATACTCGATAGCTATCATGCCGTAGCCATGCAGGATATCCAAGAATACCACCAAGTGTACGTTTATAAGGACATCCTAGTAACCAACAAAAACGCTAACCCAGACAACAGTGGTGTGCTCAGCAGAACTTTCGCGGCGCAATGCGGTGAAGCCGCCACTAACACGGGTGTGCTTGGGCCTGAGGTGAACCGTGTTGTCTCAGCCTACGTGGACACTATCACTAAACAAGCATCCAGTGAGACAGGTGCGTGCGTTTTCAAAACATTCAACCTCAAAAAACAAGGGGGGCAATACAGCATCAGTAAAACACCGCATATTGACCTCCCTAACAAAGGCAATGGAGTGGTGTTCTCCGCGAAAACCCTCAACAGCCGCGCAAGACACACCGTGACCCAGGGTAAGAGGTAGGTTGTGGAAGGTAAAACTCACGTCATCGGCGGTATCAGTGCCGCGCTCACAGGCACCCTGCTCTCCCAGAACGGTGTGACCGTCACGCCACTGTGGGGTGGTGAAGGCATGTCGCACACACTTACCGCGTTCAAGTACACGACAGCCTGCTTCACGGTGCTCGTGTCAACCTACGTTTTTTCGATGGTGGGTGCGAAAATCCCGGACCAGGATCATAACGCGCGGGCGATGCCGTACCGGGATCCGTTGGGGAAGCTCGTGTGGAGAGCTCTCCATCCTGGGAGTATGATACCCGCGCTCAAGAGGTTCGATGCGAAACACCGGTCATGGCAGACCCACAGTGACCTCACCCTGCTTGTGCTGCTGGGGGCGAACATTGCGTTGTACTCGGGGATGCTGCCGATACCCGCGAACTCCCCTATTGGTGGGATATGGTCAATTATTTTCTTGGGGTTATCGCTCGGGGTTTTCTCCCACCTGTTCCTTGACGCTATCACCAAGGAAGGCGTGTGGCTGGTGGTTTTCGGTGTTATCCCAAACAAGATATTCAGGGCGCGGGTGCTCCCTGAGAAGTTTCGGCTTGTCCCTAAAAGATCGAAATATTTCAAAACCGGTTCGGGGAAGAAAACCAGTAACGGTGTGGAAGGTAAAGACCATAGGGGTAGGACGTGGGAAGACCTCGTTAATTCCCGCTTGTCGTTCTACAACAACCTTGTGCTTGCCCTGATCATCTGCTCGTGGGCTGTTTACCTGCTCACGGGGGAGAACCTGATTAATGGGGTCACAAAAATTTTGGCGGTAATGCGGGGGGAGGCTGTTCTATGAGGTGCGTGAATTTCGCGCGACCACCCTAAGGGGAAAAGTTTAAGAGTTAAGTAAATAGCATTCCGTGGAAAATGCGGGTGGTGTTTACCCAGAATAAGCAACCTTTCATGAGGAGAAATATAGGAAAATGGTTAAACAAATATACAAACTAGTGGCAGGCGTAATGCTTGGCATTATCCTCGTGTTCGCGGGTGGTGCAGCCGCTAACGCTTACACTCAAGAGGATGCGCAGAGCGTTGCGGCGCTGTCTTCAAGCGTGTACGAGCAGGTTTCCGCCAATAAGTATGAGGCTGCTGGTGGTGGGACTAAGAGCTCCCTGATCGCTGGTTCCCGCCTTTTCACTAAGGATGAAGAGACTGGCGTGTACAAGGTGAACGAAAAAGAGTTCGCTCGCCTGTCCACCAGCGGTAAGAACAAGGTTGCTGATGACGTTATCAAAGCAACCAACGAGACCGTAGCCAACGAAGAGGGTAACGAAACCAGCCTCATTGACCAGTCAGCTAAAGACAACTGGTTCAAAGACCTTTCCAAGTCTAAGGGCCTCGGTTCACGTCTGATCAACGACACCACCTCCGAGTGGGTCCCAGACTTTGCCGCTGGTAAGCGTATCCTCGCTCCCCTGACCGGTATCATCTCAACCCTCATGGGTCTGGGTGCGATCCTGATCATGTCCCTCCTGGCTCTGCAGGTTGTTGCTGAGGTCCTGTTCATCACCATCCCCGCAACCCGTGGGTTCTTCGGTGGTGTTGATACCGGTGTCCTGAATGGTGGGGACAGGAAGGTCATCTACCAGGGCTTCGTGTCCGGTGCTGCACGTAAAGCTGTTGAGAAAGCCGACAGCAACGACGGTAAGGCGCTCGCTATCTGGGCTGGTAATACCTTCGTGAAGCTACTGGCTCTAGCTATCGTCCTCGTGTTCTTCATCAACGGTGAGATCCTGCCGTTCATCGGTGGTCTGACCGACTGGGTCCACGCACTGTTTGTCTAAACCCAGTACCTCGGGTGCTGTAACCTGAGGGAAGAATACCTGATGTGAAGGGGTGAGTACACGAACAATACGGGGAAAAAATTGTTGCCCTGTTCGTGTGCTCCCCCTTCCTAAGGGTTTACGTGAAGAACACAACTTGAAGAGAGCTTGCGGGGAGGATATGGAGGAAAACTGTGGCGACCACCCCAATACGCAAAATAGTTGCAGCACTGATGCTCGCCTTCGGTCTTCTGGTCCCCGTGTCCTTGACCGCAGCATCATCAGCTTACGCAGCTGAAACACCAGCTAGAACAGTGGTTCTAGCGGAAGACTATAACGACCCAGCCCCCAATGACACATCCAGCGGGCAGGGCGGTAATGAGAAGATTAAAGGCACCAAAGCCAAATCCACTGTATCTATCGCTAAAGACAACGGCGACCTGCAGAGCGTCGTTGACTCAATCAATAAGGCATCTAAGAAAGACTGGTTGGAATACGACCCTGCGCAAGGGTACGTCACGTTCGACAGTCAGAGCTTCAACAGGCTCGACGTTAAATCCCGTAACAACTACATGGAGACAGCGGTGAGCGCGGTGCGCACATCCTCACTGTCAAGCATGTTTAAAAATAAGTTCTATGGTTTCCTGAAAGGGCAGGACAGTAGCGCCTACGAAGCGGCCATGCGGGTCCAGAGAAACACCTCTGTCGATATTGAGCAGGGCATGAACATGCTGAGAGGGTTCGGGGTTATCTCGGTTGTGAGCGTGATCCTCGGTCTCCTCGTGATCTTCATCTGGATCGGTGTCGTGTGGGTTACCTTGTGCGACGTTGCGGTTCTTCTCCTCCCCGTCCTACGGTGGGGCTGGCTCAACCCTGTCGCAGCAGACGGCGGTTACAAGCGCGGGTTCGTGAGCCACAGCGCGTATAAGGCTATTAAGAAAACTGAGATTGACGGGTCAACAGACCAGCCGGAGCTTTACATTTATTTCAAAGACCGGCTCGTATTCGTGGCTTTCGCACTATTCACCACAGTACTGCTGGTGAGCGGCGACATTCATATGATATTCGCAATACTGGCGGACATGGTTTCACCGCTTATTGATTCCGTTGTTTCGGGTTTTAAAAAATAGTGTGAATATTTCATGAGGACGGGGTTCCCGCTGCTGTTATGATTATAAAGTATCAGTTATTAGCGGGGACCCCTTATTTTTTATGGGGTTCCATAGGGAGAGCACGTGGGTATTAGGGAAATAATAAATACTCTCATCAGATGGGTGGCGCGTATTGTTGGCGCTCCCCTCAAAATGTTTAAAAAGCAAAACAAAAACAATAAGGACGCAGCAGAGAACACTGAGCTGGTGAAACCCCGAAAAAGTGAAACCAGCAAAAAAGCGTGCCTGTTCACCCTCGCCGCGTCCATTGCTGTCATCCCCACACTGGCGAGCGCTAATATCGCTAACGCCGCCGAAAACCAGTCTCTAGAGAATCAAACAAAATCAGTGATCCTAGCAGACGACAAAAAAGCCACAGGCAACGGTGTTAACGACAGCCACGACGGGAATAAATCAACCACCCAAGTCAACGACACGATCAGGGTGTTTATTCAGCTCGCAAAAAACAAGGACAAAAACAAGAAACTTGACCTCACCAAACTAAGTAACGGTGACGCACGGTTCATCGGGAAATACCTCTCCAACTTCTACGCACCCTATGGCACCCAGATAGCTAACGCTGACGGGCAGATGCCAAAAGAAGTTGAAGAGTCCATGATCAAAAACCTCACCGAAACCGTTGGCATCCAAGAAGCAGACGCTAAAACCCTCGTCACATGGGTGAAAGCGCAGCTCGTGCAAGGCTCAACCGAACTGGAATGGAAATTCAGTAAAGACGGCAACGCCACCAGCGGCTCCGGCATGCTTGAATCTCCCACAGTGAACGGCAAGAAAGCTGTGGGCGCTAACCCTTACGAGTTCATGAAAATCGCATCCGGTGCGTATGGTGCTGGTAGCCTTTATCTGCCCTACGATATTGATGACACTGCCCAAGAATGGGATGGTATAACAGGCGGCGGTAACTTCTCCAACAGCGGTGGTGAAGGCGCTAGAACCTATCGTTTCAACGATGCTGGCTGGAAATGTATCCAAGACAAGACAGGGATTTCAAAAGAAGACGCTAAAAATAAATACATTGATCACGAAGGCCCCAACGATGCTGGCGCTCTTCACCAAGCAGCATTTGAGGATAACAACCGTGGCGTTTTCCAGCACTATGGTGAAGAACGTCGCACTGCATGGAAAATAGCGTCATGCTCCGAATCTTATGCCGTGCTCTCCGGTGGTGAAGGAGACGATGCCTCTAAAGAAGTCATTCGTGTAGGGAACTGGGGTGCATACGCTGGTTACGCTAAAGACCGCGTGAAATACTCGAAAGATGAGCTGAATTTCTACAAGAAAACCCTTGAAGAAAACGAAAACTACGCTTACCTAACTGATTCCAACGGGCATATCGCTTTCAAAATTGATACCACCGGTGAACAGACAACCGCGTCCGTGTCAGCTTTGATGCTCGCCGCTCAGCTATCGAATCCTGGGCAAGGTTACGGCAACTCTTTCTATGACCTTCTGAAAGAAGAGTATGAGAAAAACAAGGATAACCGCGAGTTCCTGTCGAAAGCTACGATCCTTGACTCGAAACTCAAGATGTCACCTTTCGGTGACCTGCTCTACCAGTCAGGTAACACCACAACCGTGGTTATCCCAGCTATCCTAAACCCCTACGGTTTCGAAGCTAAAGACCACAAACCAGGTGACGTGCTACCTGCAGCTAACTCATTCGGGTTAGCAGGCACCGGATACAACGCTTTCAGCAGTGTGCGTAACTCCGGCACCCCTCTCGCACAGTGCGTCATGGGTTCAGGGCACATTAATGACCTTCGCGGGAAAATTTCAGGTCACTATGACGGTGGAGAACATGTATCCAGCTACCGTGCTGTCCTAGGTAAAGATGATGTTCCCTGGACTACTAGTTGGGGCGGCGCGAGTGACCCAATATCACAAGGCGCGATGGACGCTATGACTGATTACGGCGGGTCAAAGCGTCTCTACGGGCAAGACTCCGGCGAAAAGGACGGTGCAGATAGGCATAACTACGCACACCGTATCCCCATCTCATGGAACAACCATGACGACGGGCGCTGGGGTGCTAACAGCAATATCTTCCCTAACTTCTGGTTGGGTTGGCATACTCGTTCCCTGTTTGATACTTATAACCGTGAGACTACTGACTGTAACGGCTCAGTGGTTGTTGCGGACCTCTATAAGCTTTATGAGGGTAAAGACCCTAAAGCTAACTTGGATGAGAAATCCACATTCCAGGTGATGCATTCGTTGAAGGATGACGGGTCTATGGCTATTAAGCAGGTCCCAGATTTCAAGGAAGGCACCACTTTCGGTATCCCCAAAGATGGTGGCGGTGCGTACAACCTGGAAGGGCGTGCTGGCTTGTTGGACTTCAACAAGGTCCTAGACAAGAACGCCGCGATGACCGTGTACCTCACCCTGCTCGTGCAGCAGCACGGTAAAGGAACCAGTCTCTACGACCAGCTGGGCATGGGGTCTGCTGACTCGAACCTGCCGCCCATTAAGGATGACGTGAAGTTTGACGGGTTGAGTGAGGAGCAGAAGCAGCAGAACGCTAAGGAGCTTGAGAACCAGATTGATAACCAGCTCCGCTGGTACATGTACTACCTCATGCACCCGACCAAGACCAAGTATAAGAGGGAGCTGGATAAGAACTCTAATATCGCCTATGTCTCTGAGGCGCACGCCAACATGATTGGTGCTAACAACCAGGCTGGTACTACCAGTGCGTCTAAGTTCACTGGTTTCGTGGCTTACTCGGCTATCCCAACGACGGATGATATTAAGTGGACTTCTGGGTTGAAGGACATGTATTTCTCCCAGATCCACTGGGTGTTCGCCATTATTCTGGTGGTGTGCCTCATCTACTGGATCGCGGGGTCTCTCACCCTGAGGCAGGCGATTGGTTCCCTCATTGTGCTGTGTTTCCTCTTTGGTACAGTCACGCACGTGCAGGATTGGGCTGCTGATAAGGCGAACGGTATCGTGAACAACATGTACTCGTCTAAGTTCTCTTACCTTGGGTTGGTGCAGGAAGAAGCGTATGCCGATAAGATTGACGAGGCCGCTAAAGGTGATTCGTACAACAACTACCTGCAGGCTCAGAATGAGGAGCTTCAAGCCCTAGAGATTGATGGGGAAAACAACCCCCACACTCGCGGTATCTCGAACGTGACCGTGAAAATACAGGCACCGAAGAAACTGCAGTCACTCGTTGTTGGTGGCGGCAAACAAGACCAGGAGCTACTGGACATTGCGGGTAACTCGCAGTTCGGTGCCGTGGGTTTGAGCGCGTACACTAAATCCGTGTCTGGGCAGGGTTTCACGGAGAATCCTAACGACACGTACCTGTACCGGTCATATGTTGACCTGTCAAACTTCGCTAAGTACACGTACCTCGGTGTCCGCCCAGGTTCGGAGCTTGTGAGTGGTGTTGAGGGGCATGCTGATACCAGCAAGTGGACTCCTTCTCTCCGTGACGCATGGAACAACCGGTCTCAGGCGTGGGATCAGGCTGTTGAGTTGGGGTATAACATCCCGAACAAGTCTGGTGGTGTGAACAGCACTAAGGTTGTGCCTGCCTTGTCGTCCCGGATCGTGACGGATGCTTACGCCTCTAAGGAGAGCATGGGAAGCCTGTCACTGGACCAGAACGTTGGTATTGACACCCGCAGGTTCAACTTTGGTATCGTGAACTACACGAAGCAGCACGACTTCCTGTCGGCTGTGCAGAAGCAGACTGAGGCTAACCAGACTAAGAAAACGAATATTAAGGGGCGTGATAAGACGGTTAATGCCGAGAACGCGGCACCGGATAAAGACAAGGAAAACAAGGATAATAAGGACAAGAAGGACGACCAGAAAAAACAAGAGGAGCAGCAACAGCAGCAGTCCTCTTCTGGTGGTGGCTCGTCCAAACCTAACCCTGACGCGGCTACCCTAGAAGGGTTCCAGCCAGATGGGGGCGGGAAATACACGAACCTTGACTACGCAACCCTTGGTGCCTTCGCAATGTACAGCGAATCCCCGTTCTACTATTATTACTACAACTTGGCAGATCAGGGATTGAATATTGACGGTGGCAGGGGCGGATACAAGGACCTGCTTCTAGGTGAAAACAGTGGGGGTAACTACTTCTACAATACCAAGGGCAATGGTGAAATGAGAGACTTCAACGACTCGCGGGAGCTCTTCACCTATGTCATCCCGTACCTGAGGCAGTCCAACAAGTCCGTGAACGCTTTCAAGGAGCTTTACGGTCTGCACTACCATGAAGGTATCCCCACCACTGAGGGGCACTGGAATGATGAGGGTATCCGAGACGATGCTGTAGCACAGCAGAAGTACTGGGAGAACCTGCAGACCGCGCGCCTGTACGGTTTGTACACCCCCTGGGTTGACCTGATGGAAACGGGGCGTTACGCGAAAGAAACCACGATTGATGTTCTCGGGCAGAAACACACTGTGAAAGACCCACTGGATCCCGCATCCTACCCAGCTGAGCGCCCAATGGTGTTCAGCCGCTCCGAGCAGCTGGACAACGGTCTCACCGACGACCAGCTGACCGAGGTGGAGAAGAAAATTCAGGAGGTGCAGCGTAACACTGCGGAGAAGATGCTGTCCCTCATGAACTACTACTCGTTCCGGGACTCAACTGTTGATACCGCAGCCGCACTACTCACCACCTTCGAGTTCAATAAAACATTCAGTGAACGCCACTGGATGGACGAGTCACTGAACCTGTACCCACAGTCGATGGACGCTAAGAACATCTCGTGGGACGGTTACCTGAGGCTTATCCTGCAGACCAGTGAAGACGGCGGCGGGTACGATATCGGTGCTGAGGATTTCTACGACCAGATCATCCGTGACCAGGGCGTCATTTTCGGTTGGGCTCTCGTGGCTGTTTCGGCGCTATCAGGTATCGGTGTGCCCTACCTGCAGTGGCTCGTGTTCTTCCTGCTAGCGGTGCTGTCCATCTGCCGACTGGTGATTATCCTACTGAGGGCGCTACCGCCTCTTGAGGTTCTGAAAGAGTCGGGTAAGCATATTGGTGGTCCGGCTATCATGATGGGCCTCGTGTTCTTGATAAAGAACTGGTTGATGTCTCTCATGATGTCCAGCGGCTCGACCCTCGTCACAGGCCCGCTCGGTAATGATGGGGCGCTTGTGGGTATGCCAGTGTGGGGTAAGATCGTCCTGCTTCTGGTGATTGACCTGCTGTCTGTGGGTATCCTACTCAGGCTCGGGTTCAGGATCGTGGGGAACATCTTCGGTGATATTGTCACCTTGAAAGAGAACTTCAAGGGTGTCCTGCACGACATGAAAGTGAACCTGTCAAACGCGCGGGCAACCGGATCGTTCACTGGCGCTATCAGCCATATAGCTGGGGTGCGGGCTGAGAGGCTAGAGGTTGCTAAGCAACGGTCTGTGCCGCCCCCACCGAACAGTGTTGAGGGGCAGATGCTCAGGTCAGCTTCACCGCTACGTCGCGGCGGTAAGAACACTGCGCGAACCACAACAGCTGGTGGTGGGGATAACGTGAACTATGCTGCTGAGGCTAGTAACCGTGAACGCCGGCGCGGTGTCACCGACTCAATCAAAGCAGCTATGGCGGCTGGTGCGACCGGTGCGGTTGCAGGCTACGGGGCTGGTAAGAAAGCAGTCCGTGTGGCTAAGTCCGCGAAGAGGCTCACCATCGGTTCGGTGGACAAGTCCAAGCTGAACACCACCGAGAAACCAGTGGCGCAGTCTAAGAGCGACCTGCAAGCAGCTGAGGAACGGATCAGTAACCTCGCTACCGAGAAGAAGAAAGCAGAGAACGAGCTACTGATAGCACAGCAGAACGCTAACCTGCAGGGCACAACCGAGGAAAACCAGCAGGCTATCCGTGACGCACAGAATAAGGTACGCAACCTGAACACTGAGATCGGTGAAGCCAACTGGCGGATGAACACCATCAGGCGTAAAGTCGCTGAGGAAGAACGGCAAATCAATGCGGAACATAAACGTAAAGTTGGTGCCGAGAAGGGGCAGCAGCGAAAAGAGTCCCGCGCTGAGGAGCTGAAACGGGTATGGCGGGGAATAGGGAAGAAGTCTTCTAACGCAAAGAAGGACAACACCTAGCTCCACCCCTGTAAGGTATTCGTCCCCCACTGGTTAATGTTTTGGCTGGTGGGGGACGAATTATTTACCTGAATATTCTTGATAAAATTTTTAGTGATTGAAAACTAAAACAGAGAAAACATATGCAAAACCCTCACCTTATTCTATTGTTGATAGTGCTGCAGATATTGAACTGCGCGATCATTGTTATTGCCCTGCAAGCGGGGAAAGCTAAGCTGACTGTCGGGTCTTTCGGGAACCGTGTAGCGACCCATGCGGTGTCTAAAGGTATAGCTGCTGGAACTAGTGGCGCGGGTAAGTTCATTGACACTAAGCTTGGTAGGAAAGCTATCTCATATGGTGTTGATAAGGGCGGCAGCGCAACGTTCCGAGTGTGGCAGTCTGCGGTTATTATCCTGACTGTGGGCCTAGTGGTGATTGAGGGTTTCCTTTACCACTCTCTACTGTCCAACAATAGAGCGAAAACAGTAGCGGGCGCGTACACGGCACTCTACTTGGGTAAGAATAAAGGTAACGAGCTGCAGAAAACACTATCAGGTGACGACGGGGAAAAGAAAAAAGACGACCAGCAAGATAAGAAAAACGACGGTGGTGGCGGCACGGGCGGCTCAGCACCAGTGAAAGGTGACACCAGCGTCCCAGAAGGCATAGATGAGGGCGACTGGAACAAAGCATCAGACCTGCAGAAGCAGATAGCTAAAACCGCTTACGTTGCCGCGACCATGAAATTCCCGAAAGCAGGTAACCCCAGTGACGCTAACCCCGCTGGCGGGTTGAGATATGAGCAGGGCAACACCCCCATCGGTGTTTATGACTGCTCCACCTTCGTATCCGGTGTGCTTGAAGCAAACGGACTTCGCAGCGACGGAGGGAAACGTGACGGTGAACCATACAACTTTGAAACCATGAAAAAAGCTGACCTCGTGAACTACGAGTTCACCGGTGCCGAACTCACATCCTGGGAACGCGGCAACGGCTTCACTGGCACTTTCAACGGTGACACATCCAACATGACACCGGGTGACATTATTGTGGACTCCGAGCACGTCGCAATATATGTTGGCAAAAACAAGGCAGGCAAAGGCGTCTTCGCGCACGCCTCAAGCCCAGGTAACCACTACATTTTCTGGGACGTGGACAGTAAAAACGCGACATATGATGTTGGGTTAAACGACGCGGCAGCTATGGCAACGTTCATGAGTGGATCAAAAATAATGCACCCTGATAAATATTACAATAGGCACTAGTTGTAAGATATAGAATTATTAGGAGAACAAATAAAAAATACCCCGCAGAATTAATGAAGAATGGAGGGACGTAAATAATTGGCTCTCGGATCAACGATTAACGCAACCCCAGATGTTACCCACCAGGACATAGTATCCGCCCTGCGTCCCACCGCTATGACCACTAATCAGTGGATGATCGACACTCCACGAGGGCATGGGGGGCGTCGCGGGCTGTATAAGCGTAACCTTCTGTGGACTGCTGGCGGGTTCATGGCTTTCATGCTCGTGTTCTTCATCATTTTCGGTGCGGGGGGTATCATCCCAGCCCTACAATTCCTGGTTTTTGCGGGGTTCCCCCTGTCCCTTTTTGTGCGTTTCTTCGTGTTCAAAGAGCATCAGAGGCGTAAAGAGCTGAGATATCAGGACGAGTACGATTTGGAGATCGACCCCTCAGACTTTTTCACGCTCACAACCATCACCCCAGAGGGTGTCGGGTTCTATTCGGATAATAGTGCCGCCGTGATCCTCAAGGCAGACCGTAAACCTTCGCTGGGGATGACGTTCGAAACAGCTTTTAATCAGAGGATGTTCATGCAGCACCTTCTGAACTCTTGGCACCAGCAGTCTGGTATCCAGTTCACCCATTACACTGTGAATCTTCCTAGTTCTTCCGTGGACCCTAGGTTCACGAAAATGTGGAACTTCATTTCTGATCAGAAAGACACTGGGGCACGTAAACTGGTGCGGGCGATGATTGACCAAGTGTATGAGGACGGGCAGACGTATGTTTCCAGCATTGATTACTTCCTCCTCATTAAACGCCCCAGCCGGAGCATGTCTGATTTTATGTCCTATGTCAGTAACCTCCGTTCACATATCATCGACTCCCGCTCACCATACCGGTCATGCGCCTACCTAGATTACGTGGGGTGGGAAGAGTTTGCGCAGCATATCACTGGTATTGAGAACTTTGATCTGCGTGAGATGATTGAGAAATCTCACCAGTCGGAGGAGGAGCCATTTAGGGTTCTTTGGGTTGAGGATCGTGAAGGTAACATCATCGCGTCCTATAACGATGTGGATGAAGAGGATGACGCTGAATATGGTGATGATGTTGCTTATGTGGAGCCAGTGTTTGAGGAGCCTGAGAGTGGGAGCCTGTCATTATCTAAACTAGTCGCAAACGAGAGTACTAGTGGTGGTGGCTTCGGGTTGGGAGTCCCCGCCTCTGCAGCTGTCGCTACTGAACCTGATACGGAAGAACCAGCAGCTTCGCCTACCCCACGCCCAAGTGGTTTCGGGTTATCTCTAGCAAAAACAGATAATACCCCCACAGGTGCCACCCAGAGCAGGCGTGCGCAGGCTGTACCTGCAGCCCAGAAGAAACTCCCTACCCCACGCCCCGCCCCCAAGGAAGCCACGCCCGCGCGCCCTCAAAGAAGAACAATCACCCGATGATAAATCAAAACACTAGCGCGAGCGCACACAAAACACCCCACAGTTTCTCTTACACATATAGAAAACAATTCAGTAAGGGTTGAAAACCGGTTTTCTACAACAAAAATCAGGTAGAATTTTTATCTAGTTTTCTGAGAAGACTCCACCCTTTAGGGTGGAGTCGAATCAGCTACTAGGGCAAGCCTTGGGGCTTCACATACTCGGCAATGACACTCGATGTGGTATTACCTGTGACACCCAGTATATAATAGTTGTCATGAGTATTAAGCGTTATCGTTACCGCGCGTACCCCAAGAAAGGGCAGGAGCAGCTGGTTGCGGCCTTGTTTGGGTGTGTGCGCGTGGTCTATAACGATGCTCTAGCCTACTCAAAAGAACAGTACAAGGACACGGGGAAGAAGCCTTCTAGTGGGGATCTTTCTGCTCGGCTCACCCGCCTGAAACAGGCCCCAGGGAAGGCGTGGCTGAAAGAGGTTTCCGCTGTGCCGTTGCAGCAGTCTTTGCGGGATCTGGATAGGGCGTATACTAACTTTTTTGCCTCCGTAACAGGTAGGCGTAAAGGACCCAAGGTTGGTGCCCCACGGTTCAGGCGACGCTCACACCGGCAGGCTGCTAGGTTCACATCCCAAGTATTCAAGGTCAGGGAAACCACCCACGGGGTGGGTTTCGTGAAACTGCCTAAGATCGGTGAAGTCCGTTTCAGCCTCTCACGCGCCCTGCCCTCACCCCCAACCTCCTTGACCCTGATCCAAGAAGCAGACGGCAAGTACTATGTGTCTTTCGTTGTCGAAACCACCCCCACCCCAGCACCGGAACCTACCGCCTACGCGGTAGGCGTGGACATGGGACTGAAAGACCTAGCTATCGCGGTGAACAGCAACGGTGAGACCACTGTTTTCCCGAACATTAGACCCCTGAGACAAGCCAAGAAGAAACTAGCTAGGTTACAGAAACAACTCTCAAAAAAGAAAAAAGGCAGCAACCGTTACACTAGACAACGACTCAGGGTAGCTAAAGCCCACACGAAAGTCCGAAACGTTCGAGTCCACCACCTGCACCATGTGGCGAACCAGATTGTTAACGAAAACCAAGTTATCACCCTGGAAACCCTCTCAATCACGGGCCTCGCTAGAACCAGGTTGGGTAAGAGCGTGCTGGATGCTAGCTGGGGGCACCTTAACCGGCTGATCGCCGAGAAGGCTGCCGAATACGGTAGGACCCTCATCCGTGTGGATAGGTTCGCACCCACCACCCAGACCTGCTCAATCTGCGGCACCCCCAACGGCAGGAAACCGTTGCGCATCCGCGAATGGTCCTGCACCAGCTGTCAGCACCGCGTAGACAGGGACCGGAACGCGGCAGTCAACATCATGCTCGCGGCAGGGCTTGCCGAGAGCCTAAACGAACATTGCGGAGATAATGTAAGACGTTTGTTAGCAAATGCTGTTATTGTTGATGCTGTTAACCCACCGAGAGTTGCTGCAGCCTAGCATGGTTGTAGTGACTGGTAGGAATCTACCCTGTAAAATAGGGTAGAGGAAGTCAAAGATAAAACCTGAAACCCACAGAAACTAAGAGGTGGCGTATTGGCTAAGAAAAACAAAAAAATAGCTCTCATCATCCCGGAATTATATATAGGGTTGATGCGTCTCACTAAGCATAAGGAGCATAAAAATAATGCGGGTGATATTGTCACCCCATACCCTAGTATCCAAGATTTCCTAGGGCAAATGAGTTCTCACCATATCGAATACTCTAGGGTTATCATTAGCGAATACGGCGGGCTGCTACTAGAGTTTCCCCAAACATTAATAAAGAAAGAAGGGTGGCCTTTCAGTAAATATATTGGCACCCTACTTTCTGGAAGCTCGACTCGTGTCACACTATCACTCACAAATTACTATGAGCACAGGAAAGCCGAGAGAGGCGGCACGGAAGGCCCGTTCGTTACCTCAGAACAGTACGGTGTTGTTGATAACGCTGATTTCTCAAACCCAGAATATGCGGGTCTAGAAGAAGATGAAATATCCTACTTGAAAAAGGAGGACGAGCTTAGGCTCATCCGAGAAGCCTATAAGGAACGGGACGAACGGTACCAGCTTCTATCTGAGTACTACGAAAAATACGTAGCTAAAATTAGGTTTACTGTTGAGACAGTGTATGTCCCCGCTAACCCTATAACCTATGAAAAGCTACCCGATGAGATGGGCAACGAAGACGAATACCCTGCGCTCCCCGATATTTCATCGAATATATGGGAGTACATAGGGGAACTTTCTAACGACCCTAATATGCTTTCAAGCACATACTGGTTCGTCCCAGAAGGACAAGAGCTAGGGGAGCCTGAGCTGAAGGAATATCTTCCCTCCGCACCATTCCATGAGCTGGCGAATAAGGTGTCTGATGATAATGTTGAGGTCAGTGAGTATCATCAGATGACCCCGCGCGAGTATGATCTGTTTCATTTCTTTGAGGGTTTGCGTCGCAGGTTTGATACTACCCAGGATGACTTCACCCATGATTATGATGATGTTTATGAGCATGATGATGTGGACAATGGAGAGTGGTCAGCGACCGATGTGCAGGCAGGCTTAGGTGATGATTACGCGGAAGATTATGTGCAGCCTATAGAGGAAGCCCCAGCACCCGTTAGTACCCCCACCCATGACGCTCCAAGTTTCTCAACCCCAGAGGAAGAACCACCTGCTGAGGAACCAGCCGTAGAAGAAGCATGGGACCCTGCCCAAGTTGAATGGGAAAAACAAGAAGCACCAAACAGCCAGTACGATGATGACACTTCACTAGGGCTACCAGTAGCAGACAATACCAGTGAAGCGATCATGCTCACCCCTATCCCTGTGGAAGACAACCACCAGGAAGTGTGGGATAGCGCCCCATCATATGAATACCCCGTGCAGCAGGATTGGGGTGCCACCGCATATGATGACCACGCACCCGCTACCGCAGCTCCTAAACGTGGGCTACTGATCCTAGCTGGCGCACCAACCGCGTCGCTTGCTGACGAGATTTTCGGGACAATCCCCGATGACGGCTCGAAAGCGTGTGTAGTGAACCTCACTGGGCAGACCTACGGTGTTTCTGGCTCCGTGGAAAACCCAGCCGCCCTACTCCGTGACGGGCATAGGCTCTCAGCTGGTGAGCGCCCGTACACGGATCAGGGGATCGACTGGTACGCCCCGACACTGACTCACCCGTACAGTAGTGTGGCGGGTGAAACTAAGGCGCTTGAGGAGAACCTGCAGAGGCTACTCTCGGAGTACGACCTTATTGTGGTTGAGTGCGCCTCCCCGTCGGTTCTTGAGGTCATCCCCGCTGGTGTGCCCTACGAGTTGAGGTATGTTTTCGGTGACAACCCCGAAAGCCTGTACCATTTCTTTGCCTACACGTCACTAATCCCCAAGTCCGTGCAAGGCACCGTGTACGAGAAGCTGCAGGTCACCCTACCCCCGCTCACGGATAATGTTACTGGTGAACCGACCGTGCTGGGGGATGACCTTGAGAAACACAAGAGGACGTACATCCCCTTCACCTACAACTGGCTCAACAAGGTAGGGTGAGTGGCGGTTTGATTCATCTTGTCGCGGCGCTCCCGTTCATGCTCCCCATAAAGGGGCTTGCGCAGGCTAAGAATATTACCCTGCAAACGTCGCTTGTCACCGCCCTACGCAGTATGCGGGACGGAGATAAGCTGGTTTATGTGTCCTCGAAAGACACGCCCTATGAGGCGTTAACCGCGTACTTCGAGTACGGGCAACCGAGTGGGTATGTTTTCTTGGACAAGGAAAAGAGTGCTGGGGCTGCTGACATGCTTGTTGCTTGCGCTATCAGCGGGGACGGGTGGGGAGACGTTTCTGTGCTCCCGACTGACCCCGCTGATCTGGATGACTTCTTGGAGGCTTGGAAGCCGCGCCCTGCCACCCATAGGACTCTGCGGAAGCTAGTGGATAACCCACGTGAGGGTCTGACAGGCGCGGATATGCTCGCCATTTCTAGGGAAGCGGAGGTTCTGATGTCTCAAAGTGAAAACGTTTTCGAGTTCCACGGAAAAATTAAGCTCCTCGTAGAAGAAGCCATAGAAAAAAATAATGAGCTGAAACGAGAGAACCTGAAACACAAATCAGAAATCCAGAAACTAGGGCAAGGGCAAATAGTGGTGCGGGAAGTACCGTCGTCCACGAACATCCGTGGAGTGTACGACCCTATCCCCTATAAAGACCCGAGGCACACTCTGTTAGTCAAAAAAATAGGTGACGCCCCGAAAATCGTTTCGTTCTTCCTAGCATTCAGGGAATGGCTGAGTAGGAAAAACCTCAACGCGAAGCTCGTCATATTCTATGATGGGACAGTCTACAAGTCTGACAGGTACCGGAGGATCGGTGGTTTAGCTGGTATCCAAGCTGCAGCGACCAGTGACAACATCACTTCCCCTAAAGTGTATGAGAAACCGGTCATCACCACCCCAGATGGTAGCAGGAGCGTGATGGAAGGTGTTCTAGCGGAGGAAGGTACCGACCTGCTGATCGTGTTGGATGTGAACGCCGCGTCATCATGGGAGCACATCTTCCAGATCACCGGTTCATCAATTGAGACGCAGCTTCTATTCGCTGTGGGTTCAACCCAAGACGCTGACTACCTCATGGAGCAAGGAGTGGGGCCTGGTGAGATAGTCTGCTCCCCAGGGTGCGCTGTGGACGGCTCCATTGTTGAGATACCGTTCCTCACCCAAGTGCCTAAAGACCCAGCAGCTCGCATGAACTTCCTCGTCACACAGTACGAGGGGGAGTTCAGGAACCTAGAGAAATTTTCCCGTGGAGGATGGTAAGCAGTGACAGTTGTTCACCAGGATAATGACACCGACCAGAAGAAAGGGTTCTGGTACCGCGCCCTAGATGCCCTAACAGGGTACCCCGTGTGGGCGCGCGTGATAGCGGAACGGGATAAACGTAACCGGTCAGACGCCTACCCTAAAAGGCGTGTAGACATGTACGCCACCAGTGACAGGATCTACATAGACACTGACAAGGTGATGTACATGTACACGATTGACGGGTACAGTAGGACCGTTCCCGTCCAGTGGAGGCATGACCTTATGCGCATCATCGAGGACGCCCCCGACATGAACATTAATTTTGAAGAGGTCATGGTGCGCGACGAGTACGATTATTCGACAGGTAAAAATAAGAGCTGGCTTTCCCATGTTAAACGGCAAGAAGGTAAGGTTAACGAAGGTGACCTGCACAAAACCCTGACTCCCGAGGAAGAAGAAGCGATCTCGAAAACTATGAGGCGCAGGGAAACCCTGCAATACATTCTTTACACCAAAAAGAATGGGCACCGGCTACTCGCCCCGAAGCTCGCGGTGAAAGTATTTGGTAAACGCGGGCACGACTTTGACCGCCACATCAGTGAAATCGAAGAATACTTCGAAACCCACGGGATCCAAGCCAACCGAGTCACAGAAGACATCCAAGAATACTACGGATTCTTCAGCCCGTTCAGCACCGACTCCAACAGCACCCAAGCATTCTACAAAAAATTGGGGCACCAGATGATGTCCGACGAACAAGTAGCGAACCTCTCATTCGACACAGGCGGCGGCATCATCGGATCCGGTGACTTCCTCTTGGGCGCAGACGTGTTCACAGGGAACATGGTTCTGACCACCATGAAAAAAGACTCCCAAGAGCCAGAGAATACGTGCATCATGGCTGCTACCGGTGGCGGTAAATCGTTCAAGTTCAAATCTCATCTTATCCAGTTCTTAGCGCGAGATAATTATGTTGCGACCATTGCGGATATTGAGGGTGACGAATACCTTCAGTTGGCAACATACCTTGGGCAGACAGGTGTCTCTACCACTATTATCAAGATGGGTTTGGGTGGGGAAGATAACGATAATGTGCGCTACTATGACCCATGTGAAATCCACAGTTTCGTAGCTGATGTGGATGGTGAAGGCGATGAGAAGGGTATCAGTGGTTACACTAACTCTTACGATTCTGCCCTGAAAATCATTCAGACCCTATGCTTCGGCACCAGCAAGCTAAACGAAGTGCAGAGGATCCTGACCGAAGAAATAGTTGGGCAAACATACCAGCGGCGCGGCGTTAACCCGTCAGATAAGAGCACTTGGGGACGTTCCGCTGGTATGCGGTTGCATGACATGTACGACACAGCGGTATGGCTACGCAATATGGCTAAATCAGGTGACCGGAACACCCTAGACGAATCGTCTAACCACATCATTGATGCTATCCGAGAGTTCAAAGCATACGCCCAGAACCTAGCCACTATCACTGTCTCATTATCTAGGTATTTCACCCCCCAGGGGTCTAGGGCACACATTTTCAAGAACCGTATCACTCTCGACGAGTTCATTGATGCCAAGCTCGTGATTAACAGTTTCGGGTTGCGGTTCCAAGCGCAAGGTACGGTAGACCCTGTGCTTATGGGTTTGGCTCAGCTGTATTCTTCGCAGATCACCTACCTGCGCACCCATTACGCTTTTTCTCGTGGGAAATATAGTGTCAACATGTTTGAGGAGTTCCAGCGCTCCATAGAAATTGATGGGCTCTATGAGCATCTGAAGCAGATTCTTTCTGGTTCACGTAAAAATGGTGGCGTGAATTATGTGGCAACTAACGAGCCTCTGAAACTTTGCATGGAAAAACCTGATTTCTTCGAAAATATGCAGAGCTTCATCGTGGGTGGTATAGCCTCTGATGCTGTTAAAGTTGTTGCCGAAAAGATTCGCGCATCAGCCTATGTTGATATTCTCAAAAAGATTGCGGAGGAAAATAAGGATAATGAAGAGGAGCAGAAGCAAGCGCACTATAACCCTCTTCAAGGTAGGGAAATAGCGGACTATAAGAATATATACGACAACCCTTATAAACATGCCTTCTTTATTTTCAGAAAAAACGGTAGCCAAGTCGCCGTGACCCGCGCACCCGCCCCACCTGAAATTATTGACAATGATTTATTCTATACTGGTGTTAGGAAAGTTGATGATAATGATAGGGTGGTGACCAGTTAGTTTGGCTGCTAATAATGATCGGATGAGACGTATGCCCCCTCCGAGGCGCAGTAGTGCTACGCGGGTGCAGGCTCAGCCCCGTGATAATTCTCGTGGGCGTGATTTGAGTCGTGGGCGGGAAGAGGAATCTGGGTTTAAGAAATTTATTAAATCTAAGGTTGTTATTGGTATAGCTATCGTTGTTGCGCTTCTTGTGGTGTGGAATATATTTTTCAAGAACAACCAGACCGTTGAGGAAGGTGAAGAACCAACAACAGCAGAGACCACCACTAAAGCTAAAACCATCAACGGTGGCACCGACACGAGCCTAGCGCAGATGCAGGACAGCCTCATCAAACAGAACGGACAGCCTCCGAAGGGTTTTGTGTGGGGCAAGGATAAGAAGCTCTGGTCCCTGGGTGTTGCTGACATGAGTGAGGATGACGCGGTGATAGGTTACCTGCGTGCCCTGCAGCTGTTGGACATCAACCAAGCACAGTTGTTGAGTCATGACTCTAAAGTCCTGGAAACGTACCGTTCCCTTGTGGAGAATAAGAGCAAATCAGCTGATAACGACTACCAGCGGGCGTCATATATTGCTGCGATGCAGTCCATTGAGGTGAAGCAGATCCAGTCATCGGCTGGGCAGGCTGATAATAAGAAGACCTACAATATTGATATTGAGCTGGTGGATTTCTCGGACACCTCATTCATTGAGGCTAAGAAGCATGAGTGGTTTGAGAACCTGTACCGGAAAGAAGTTGTTGAGGGCAACAGTACCGGTGCGGACAATTATATTCAGGAGGAGTTGACTAAGTATTACGCTTCCCCAGAGGCTAAGAAGAAGTCCGAGAAAATCTCCCTGTCCGTGGAGAAGCTAAAAGAAATTAACAGTGGGTGGCTAGTACGCGGTGACGGTTCACTGAACACTAAACTGAAAGACAGCAGCTCAAAATCCGGGTACCAGGGGACGCTGAAACACGTCAAAGACCAGTACGTCTCCTACCGTAAAGACCGCACCGCGAAAGAGCAGCAAGAGAAACGGGACGCTGAGAAAGCTGCCGCTGAGCAGAAGAAAAAAGATGAGCAGGGTAAGAAGGACGGGGGTAAGTAGCCGATATGTTGTGGGTTTTCGTGCCGTTTATCCTGATCATCCTGTGCGCCTACATCGGCTCGAACAGGGACATGCCTAAACAAGCCAACGTTTTGGCGTATGTTTTTGGTGTTGGCTCGCTCATGTTTGTGCTTGTTAACCGGATGTATAGTTAGGGGTTTTGTATGACTTTTGATCCTAGGAAGCCGTACCCGTCAGGTTCACCGCACGGTCGTAGTTCTTTTGATGGTTCCCCCGATGACGGTTTCAGGCGAGGCGGAAACCCGCGTTTTGATAGGGGTGGTGACCCGAGGGGTGGGCGCGGCGGCATGTTCGACAGTATTCAGCCACCCCAGGGTGAGCCTGAGCAGCCTAAGAAAAAAGATGGTTTTGACACCAGTTTGGAGTACGCTGGTAAAGCAGCTAAACACACTGGTAAAGGCATCGCGGCATTCGTGAGCTCACTCAAAGACGTGAACCGTGTAACCTCAATGGACACGGGGCGCGCGGGTATAGCTATGTCAGGGGGTTACATCCTAGCAGGCATGCTCCTGTGGGTTGTTGCCTACTTCGCGCATCTCAACACCATCGGTTTAGCGGTGCAGATCGCAGGCGGGCTCATCGCCCTAAGTGTGTCTGTGCTTCTACGTTTCGGTCCTGTGGAGAAAGCTATCAAGAACGGGGAGCTGGAAGAACTGCTTGGGGGCACCACCGAAGAGGAAGACGAAACCAGTGAGGATGGTGACGAAGTATGGGAAAGCGGGGGTGAACCATCCAACCCCACCATCGCGCCCGCGTTCCCAGTAGTCATAGAAGAGGACGACCCTGAACCACTACTCGGGGGTGTCGAGGATACCGCCCCAACACTACCCCTAAAAGACGTGAACCTACCCGCGTTACAGAAAGACCCCCCAGCACCCCCCAAACTACCAGACCCCACACCAGCCATTGAACTGCCCACCCTGAAACCAGCGGAAACCGAGGTGGTATCCAACGGACCAGTAGCACCACAACCCACTGCTGGCGAGTTCAACCGTTACCGCACCCCATCTAGGGAATGGCTATGGGAGCAGGTTGTGAGGAACCTGCCGCATGCTAATCGAAACTATACGAAGTGGCGTAAACTGCCAGAGTCCAATAGGCTGGTATCTGAAATCAGTGAGTTGCTTGTGAAGTGTGCGGTTTTCACTCTTAATATCCAGGATGATGACTATGACAGTAAGCCTGTTCTGGTAACTGATTCTGTTGAGCAGAACTCTTATGTAACAAGGTTTACATATAAAGTGAAGCCCAACACCCCACTTAGCGGCAACTCTGCTAAAGAGAAATTACTGCAGAGTCTATGCCTACAGTGGGCTAACAAAATTCAGGAAGAAAAAGGGTTAAAGAGTACTCCGAATTATATATCCGGTCGTCAGATAGACCGTTTAGGTGAAGTTACGGTTGAAATAATTGATCGTAGTAACTCTAAGCCAATCACCATTGCAGATGCGTGGGAAGCTAATAAAGATATGCTGCTTTCCAGTGAACTTGCGATGCCTATTGTGCTAGGTATCACAGATGAAGGGGATGCTAATTTCCTGGACCTCCATAAGATCACCTCTATAATCGTCAGCGGTAAAAGTGGTACAGGTAAGACCACAACAATGATCTCTCTGCTGATGCAAATAGCAGCGTTAAACTCGCCCCGAGAAGTGAAAATTGATGTTTGTGACCCGAAAGACAAAGCATCTGATTTCGCTCATTTCGGAGTCCCCCACCTCAATAAGTTTGTGTCTGGCATTGATGACACTATCGACTACCTAAACGGACTTGAAAAAGAGAGGATTGAGCGAGGCGATTTCTTAGGAAGCGTTGCCGAAGATAAAGACAATCCTCCAAGCTGGGCTAACTACTACACAGATAACCCTACAGCACGTGACAAGCTTCCCTTGAAAATCGTGATTATTGATGAATACAATAATTTCAAAAAGACATCACGTGGCAAAGAATTTGACCAACTTGTGAGTTCCTTGGTTACGACTCTTCGTGTGTACGGTATTTTCTTGTGGCTGATACCGCACCGTATTGTTCAGGATAATATCAGTACGAATATATCTAAGAACATTGCGGTTCGGGGTATTATTAACCCAACCCCAGAAGATCAGAAGATATTAGCTGCGAGTACCACGGTCAAGCCGATTGATACTTATAACCAAGGCGATTGTGTGTTCTACTCTGATATCGGGCCTGTGCGTGATGGGCAGGGGGAAAAGAAAACTGGGTTGTTCTTTAACAAAAGCATTGTTCCAGCAGGAGATTTCAAAGCTAAACCGGTGTCAGATTTCATATCGGCATTGTGGCATGGTATTGACCCTGAGGGGTTCCACTCAGGCGATTATATTGATAGCCGTCTTTCGTCTTGGAAATGTAATTGTGAGTTCAGGAAGCATGTGATGACGAAGGAAAAAGGGGAGCCTGCAGAGGCTTCTTCACAGGGCAGGGTATCTCTTGAAAAGAAGGACCCGCCTGCGCCTCCGGTGAATGAGTCTAGCACTAGTTCTTCTAAGGAGATAGACGACGTGTTTGCCCTGATGGACAGCCTCGCAGTAGGTATTCAAGAGGGTAGTAGTGAACCAGAAAGCGAGGTCACTAGTGAAGGAAGTTCACCTAGTGTTGAGCAGCCCCTAACCGAACCTGCTACCCCACCAGAACCCGAAAAGGAAGAACCTCAGCGAACACCCCCCAAGCCCGTGGCGCCCAGTGCTCGGGACAGGCTGAGGATGCTGGAAGAAGAGCTCTAAAAACAGCGAATAAAAAACACTAGGCGCGGGGCTGGATACCCACTAAAAATGGTATCCTGCCCCGCGCAAGTTTATATATACTTGTAAACAACTAGACAAATAGTTCTGAACGTTGATGACAGTCACCAATTTTGTTAATATTACACGCATGATTTAATATGGATAATATTAGATATTATTATCAGTAATTCATTACACCAGAGGGGAGGGTGGGTTGGCTAAGAATAAGACTTATAAGGCTTTTACCGCGCGTCCTTCTTATATCCTGGACTTGAATGGTGAGCTACTGGATAGCACCACTGTTTTATCCAAGCTTGCCTCTGAGGTTCAGGGTATCTCAGCTTACGCTACGTTTGTTGTTCGTAATGACATGAGGCTTGGGTCTGCTCTAGCGCTGGTTACCGTCACCCAGCCTGCGGTTGCTGGTCGTAGAGCGGGTGTGACCATGCCTAGATTTTTCGTGGAAGACGAGGATGGTAAGCCAATTGCTGGTAAGTCTGGTAGGTCACGTAAAGAGGCTTTGATTCAGCATCGTGTGGTCACAAGTTTTCGTTCGTGGCAGGAATCTGTGAAGGCTGTAAACGGGGTGAGCGCTAAGTATGTGAGTCAGGGATGGAAGCGCACTGTGAGCGCTTCCCCACCGCCGTATGGTGAGGATTATGTTAATCTTGGGGCGGTGAATAAACAGTACGCGGCTATTGAGAATGATCCTTTTGCTACTGGTGAGATTGTGCTCAAGATGGTTATTCAGGGTATTTGGTATCGACTGTTTTTCAGATTTGATTCCATGCGTTTCCCTGAGGGTAAAGTAACCTTACCCATCATAAAGGTTGAGAACAACAAACCTGTTTTTATTTTCACTGTTGTGACCGATAACCCTATTGTGCAGTTTTCAGGGGATTATGTTGTTGGCGTGGACGTTGGTATCAATAATTACGCGACTGTCGTCGTTCGCAACACTAAGACAGAGAAAATCGTCTACCAGAGCACGCTCTCCCAGCGTGCTCATTCGCTATGGAACAGTATTCGCGCGTCTGAAAGACAAGTGAAACAGCTCCGTAAGAAAGCCGACAAGCTTCTTTACCAGCGTCAAGCGCGCATGTCCGCGCTTGACGAGGCGCATTTCCACCGTGAAGCTGCGTCGAGGAAGAAACGCGAGTTGGCGATTCTTGCGGCGCAAGAAATCGCCTATCTGTCACATTTTTGGGGCAATGCTGTTGTAGCGGTTGAAGACCTCAGCTGGATTAACAACACTATGCAAAATGGCAGGTGGAATAGGGGCGAGCTTGCGCAGTGGCTCACTTACTATGCCGCTCAGAATGGCGGGTGGGTTGTGTCCGTGAACTCAGCTAACACCTCACAACAGTGTCATAAGTGTGGCTCTAGAGTCTCCCATCCTACCCATAAGGTTTCTCTCTGCCCCGAACACGGTATACTGGATAGAGATGTGAACGCCGCCATGAACATCGCATCCCGTGCTGTACCGAAGGTTGAGAAGGCGCGAAAAACCCGCGCAAAGAACCGAAAACTCCAGCCGCAAGCGCCTCTTAAAACGCCTGTGGTTAGGGCTTCTTTGAAGTACCCAGGCAGGGACAGAACGAAGAACAAGCCCACCCCGAAAAGGAAAAAGAAACGAGTTTCTAAGGGGGTGAATCTTTCTTTACGCCCCGCTAGGGTCATCATGACCACGGTACTAGCGGACCAAGACGCATCCGGCGTCTTGGGGACCAGCACGGCGGCACTTAAGCAAGGAAACATAGCTTATAATTGTAGGTTATATAGTCTTAATTGATACCGTGAAAGAAACAAAAATGCACGACATATATAATGAAGGAAAAATAGGGTTTGTGGGGCTCGTCCCAGGGTTGTCTGAGCCTGTCACCAACATTCTCTACCTGCTGCTAATCTTATGCGCTGGGTATGTGCTCCTGAAACATGGTTTACCAATAATTAAATCCGTTACGGGGACAATAATCTCAGCAGTTTCAATCGCTGTCACACTATTATTCATCCTATTATTTGCGCATAACCTGGGGCTTGTTAACGCCACCCCCGTGTTTGATTGGCTGGGCACAGTATTCCCAATCATCGCAAGGAAACAATAACTGAGGGGTGTCCCGCGTATGATGAGTGAAATGTATGGCATGTTCGCTGGTGTTCCCGACTATTTGTGGTGGTGCTTCGCGGCTTTCCTCCTCTGGTTTCTTCTGGTGTTCACGGGGCTGGATGATCTGATACCCGATATCCCGTTTGTACCATTGAGAGGGATACTTCTCGCAGCAGGTATTTTCGGTGGCGTTGGCATACTCCTGTACTCGCATATAGGTGTGGTAGCACTGTATGTTGCTGCCGTTATTGGGCTCGTCATTTCGGTGCCTATTACCCTGATGTTCGCCAAGGTGAAAGCCGACTCGAAAGATATAAAACCCAACAGTATATCTGGGCAGAAAGGTGTCATTACCTCAATCACCAGTACGGGTGAATATCTGGTGCAACTAGCATCCGAATCTACTGGTAGAGTCTGTGAACCAGCATCAAAAAATCGTAACGAAATTTTTGAGATTGGTGAAGAAATAATCATCACCGGTTACTCAAAAAATAATCACATGCTACAGTTCGTTTCTGTGGCAGAAATATAAAAGGAAAAATAAATATGCAACCTTTATTTCTTCTAGGCGGAGCATTTGTTCTGCTTGTCATTATTGCTGCAGCTCTTGTTGCAACAATCAAAAAGTTCCTTATCACACCTGAAACATACAACGCTTATCTTCGGTCTTCCGGTAAGAAACTGACCGTTATCAGGAACACGCCGTTCATTTTCATTCCGCTTTTCCAGCGGATCACTAAAGTTCCAACAATCAACCAGACCATTGATGAGCTTATTGTTATCTCCCCAGATAACAATAAAATCCAAACCAAAATCACATTCGATTCAGTGATCGCGGTTGGTGAAACAGATGAAGATATTAGGCGCGCGGCCACACGGTTCCCGTTCGAGAACGGTGACGCTGAAACTGAAATGGAGAAACCTGTCGATATTGTGGCAGAAACAATCCAGAATACTTTGCGCGGGTTGGTTGCTCGCCAAACCGTCGAAGAGCTTATTGAGAATAAAGATAAGTTCGCGGAGGAAGTGTCAGCTGACGTTAGCCCCATACTAAACAAGATGGGACTAGTCCTAGTCACCTTAACCATTAGGGAAGTTACCACCCCACCTGAACTAAATGACGGGCGCGACTACATTAGTGACCTCGGCGAGATCAAACGCCAAGAGCGTCGTCTCGCATCAGAGACCGCAAAAGCTGAAACCGATTACGCGGTGAAACGGGCACATGAAGAGTCAGAACGTAAAAAGTCCGAGGAAGCAACTAGGACAGCTGAAACTATTGCTGCGAATGAGGCTAAGAAAGCTGACGCTCTAAAGAAATCGGAGATCGTGCGTGCTGAGGCGCAGGAAGCAACCTACCGTGCTGACGAATTGACAAAGCAGAAGATGCTTGCCGAATCGGATCGCATCAAGGCGGAGGGTCGCCGGCGTGCCGAGCAGGAGAAAGCAGACGAGGAAGCATACAAGAGCGTCCGTGCCGCCCAAGCAGAGAAAGAACGTGCAGAGTTCCGTTTGCAGGCTGAGCAGCTTGAAGCTGAGCGTGTCAAGGTTGCTGCAGAGGCGGAAGCGGATGCGGCACGTAGCAAAGCGAAAGCTGAGGCAGAGGCTATCGCGCTCCGTGGTGAAGCTGAGGCAGAAGCTATTCAGAAACGTGCTGACGCTGAGAAGTCGCTCAGTGACGCATCGCTGCAGGTGCAGGCGTTACAGGTTTACCCTGAGCTTGTTAAGAGCGCTGCTGCAGCCCTCGGTAACACGAACATGACTGTTGTTTCCTCTGACGGGCAGTCGGGTGTCGCGGGCATGCTCGCTGAGCTTATTGGTGTCGCTAAGAACATGGATCTTGGGAAATTCACTGAGGACGCCAAGGCAGTTGTGACCTCAAACAACAAGGAATAACCTAGTCGCCACCTAAACATGCGGGGCGGGTGCTAACACGGAGCAACTATGTTCCGGTGGTACCCGCCCCTTTCCGCATATAATGGGTGGCATGACAAGAATCAGACACAACATCTCACCACTCCGGTACCCTGGGGGTAAAGCTAAACTAGCGCCGCTGGTTAGTGGGCTTGTGGAACGTAACTGGGGTACCCCACCGGTCATGGTTGAGCCATTCGCTGGTGGTGCTGGATTGGGTCTGTCCCTCCTCGATGCTGGGATTATTAGCTGGTTACATCTTAATGACCTAGATTACGGCGTGTACGCTTTCTGGCGCTCTATTTTCTGGGATACCAATAATTTCTGTGACATGGTGATGGGTACGCCTGTGACTGTGGAAGAATGGCACCTGCAGCAGGAGAAATACCTCAACCCCAAGCAACCCACCCTATTGGAGGCGGGATACGCTACGTTCTTCATGAACCGAACTAACCACTCTGGGGTGCTCACGGGTAGGCCCATAGGTGGGCTGAGGCAAGATGGGAAATACGGTATTGGGTGCCGCTATAACGCCTCTAAACTTGTGGAGAGAATCAATCATGTTGCGGGTATGCGTGATTTTATTGAAGTCACTAATCGGGACGCGACGGAGGTTATCGCCGAGCACAACCATGATGGTAGTACGCTATTGTTTGTGGATCCCCCATACGTGGGGGTAGGCAACACCCTCTACAAACAGACACCATTTAGTGAAGAACAGCATGCTCGGCTCGCCCAGCAACTCCACCAGACCACCACACCCTGGGTACTAACCTACGACAACCACCCTCTCATCACCGACACACTATACGGTCAGCAAACACAGCGGGACACGATTCTAAGATATAGCTTGAACAGCAGGAAACGGGAAACCGAGAAAATGATCATCTCCCCCAACCTGAAACACTGAAACCAATCACCCGCAAGAAAGGAAAAACAACATGGGAAGCATCAAACAAGCCAACGAATACAAAGCTGGGGACATCATCTTCTACAAACACAACCCCACCTCCGACTACGCACCCTGCCTCGTGATCGAGCCACCCGAAGAACGGGAACAGAAAACAGGGCGTAAAGAAATGCTGATCCACGGCATCATCCCCGAATACTACGAGGTGAAACAGGGTAACAGCACCCGCCTGTACGTGTCCTACGATGTGGAAGACCATCTGATGAAAACCCCGTTAGCGCATATCGCTGTGGCTCAGCACGTGCAGGACGAATCATACCGCCCGAGGGACGAGCGGGCAGTGTTTTTCGACCCTGACGAGTACTATGTGGTACCCACCGACAACTGGCTTATCGGCGTGTCAGGTGACGGATGGGCTGCTGGGGATAAGGAAACCGTTACCCTGAGTGAACTTGACGGGACACTACCCAGCACCGTTGCTGTTGCATCCTCGCTCCCTGAGACCATCAAAAACGCTGGGGTGCGGGTCACCAAGAAACGTAATAATACTGGGACGAAACATTTCATGCGAACAATCCAGGGAATGCAGGAACGGAAATTCTTCCCGCTGCTACTCCCTAACCTGCTGGACGGGTTCAAACCTGGGGCGGAGGATGACAGGCACGGCACGGTTTTTGAGCATAATATCCTCGGAGTTTTCCCTAACCTCGGGTGGGTGATCACGAACGATGGTGAAGAAGCTAAACTGGTGATGCGCTGGGACGGTGAGAACGCTACAGATATTGCTGTGAAGGCGCATAAGGATTTCAAGAAGAACACCTTAGTGGCTTCGATTAGTAAATCTGACGGTTCCGCTACCGTGACCATCAAATTCTAAAAACAAGCCACGAAAAAGGGAGAAAACCTAATGTCCGTATACATCTGCGAAGCAGGCTACCCGCACAGCAGCTTCGACCTAGAGCTCATTAGGTAATATTGATTCACAGTAAATATTCCCCGTGTCAATAACATAATAAACAGCGAAGCTTGAGTATACTAGCAAATGTACACTCAAGCTTCCATCTTTTCTCCGACACCACAAAAACCAGCCTCCAGTAGGGTGATAGGCGGGATATAATGTCCTGCAGAATAATTTTTCACCGAGTAAAGAAAGAACCGTGGATAATATGGCACAGGAACACTCTACCCCACAGAAAATTGAGTGGGCAGAGTCAGCTAACCTCACCGATATTCTAGAGAAGCAACGTAAAGAGCACCCTGATAGGGTGTTGTATCGTGTCAAGGGAGACAGGGGGTGGGAGCCTCTAACAGTAGAGCAGTTCCATGAGCGAGTCACCCAGTTAGCTAAAGGTTTGATTGCTTGGGGTGTGGAACCTGGGGATCGTATCGGCATTATGAGCCGCACTCGGTTCGAGTGGTCTCTCATTGATTTCGCTATCTGGTATGCGGGCGGTGTGTCTGTGCCGATCTATGAGACTTCCTCAGCGCATCAGGTGCATCATATTGTCACAGATTCAGGTTTGCGGGCAGTGTTCGTTGAGACCGAGAAACTAGCGGTGCTCGTGAATGAGGCAACCAGCAGCATCGGGGGTAAACTCACCACCTGGGTTATCGAAAGCGACGCAATAAGCACCCTCAACACGCTCGGGCAGCCAGTAGACGACGGGGCGTTAGAGAACGCACGCGCCTCACGGGACAGCTACAATCTAGCGACTATCGTGTACACCTCAGGAACCACACAGGTGACCCGAAAGGATGCATGCTCACGCACGGTAATTTCCTGAACCTCAGCAGTAACGCGAAACTCGCTATGAGTGAGATCGCAAACCCCAGCAACTCCACCATCTTGTTCCTACCCCTCGCCCATGCCCTAGCCCGCACAGTGCAGATCCTCGCCCTCGACTCAGGCATGACGGTTGGGCACGCACCCGACATTAAGAACCTCACAACCGACCTGCAAGAGTTCAAGAGCTTTTGAGGGTGGATTCCCCGCACCTTCTGGGGTGCGGGATCCGTCCTCACTTCTTCTGTCCCTGAATATAACGCCAACCATAGCCCAGACCCCCGAAACTTCTGCTACACTTATCTTCTATGAGAACAAAGAAAACTATCGTCCTACCACCGGAGGCGGTGGGTGTGCGCACCCTACGCCTACCTCTGGTGCTGAACGATGAACAGTTTTCCGTCCTCACCCCTGTGTTTGATTTGTATAATCAGGTTTGGGGGGAAGTGGTGTTGTGGTGTAACCGGAATAAGTCTGTGAACCGGAGCAGGCTGCAGAAGGAGTTGTACCATCAGCTGCGGGGGACATACCCCGAACTACCCTCACAGTATGTGGCGGTTCTGCTTCGTGAAGGTTCTGCAGCGGTTAAATCCTGGAATAGTAGCAACCCTAAACGCAGATGGGAACTCAGGGCTGTTCGGCGTAGAAAGACGCTTTCTCTTGATGCCCGGCTTTTTAGTGTGCGCGGTGCCCTGTTGACTGTTTCTACGCGGGTTAAAACCCCGCGTCTACGCCTACTACTACCCGAGACGCCTACCTGGTTCACCGAACGGTACCCTGAGGGGAAGCTTAACGCCGCGAAACTAGGTATCACCAGAAGCGGTAAACCCTACATCAACCTGATTTACCGTGTCCCGCAACCCGCCCAAACCCCCGCTGGGGAGACACTGGGGGTGGACCGTGGACTATATAAGATCGCTGTCACCAGCAGAGGGGGTGAATACACCTCCAACCAGGTTCGGGCTGTGCGCCGGAGACACCAGCACACTAGGGCTACACTCCAACAAAAAGGCACTCGTTCAGCTAAACGCCGTCTCAAGGCTATGAGCGGACGAGAAAAGCGGTTCATGTCGGATATAAACCATTGCGTTTCCAAGCACCTCGCGCACACCCCCAATATCGGACGCATTGTTCTAGAGGACCTGACGGGTATCCGCAGGAACAGGTGCAATAAAACAACCCGTAAATGGTTAGGGCAATGGTCTTTCCACCAACTAGAGCACAACATCATTTACAAGGCGCACCAGCAGGGTATTGAAGTGGCTCTCGTTGACCCCGCCTACACGTCCCAGCGCTGCTCCGCCTGCGGCTACACAGCCAAGAACAACCGGCACAAGGGCACGTTCGCGTGTCGTTCGTGTGGGTTCATTGCTAACGCTGACGTGAACGCAGCCATAAACATTAGAGATAAATTCCTTCTCCCTACCACGTAGGTAGGGCAGGGTGCCCGTCAATCACCCGCATGGATAGACAGACGTTTTCTGTCATGTCCAAACTGTGCCCATTGGGGGTGTAGTAATTGACATACGCTGTTAGTGGTGGTGGTCCGCTCAACCCTGACCTGACGCATTTCTATTATGCTATCGGAGTGAAAGTTCTTGAAGGTTACGGTTTGACGGAAACCTCAGCCCCTATAACCGTTGGTTTACCTGACAAGTTCAGCGTCGGTAACGTCGGGTACCTTCTACCTGGTTCTTCTGGGAGGATCGCGGCTGATGGGGAGTTGGAAGTTAAAGGCCCAGGTGTTTTTCCTGGGTACTACCAGCGCCCGAATGACACGAAAGATGCTTTCACTGACGATGAGTGGTTCAAAACCGGTGACCTCGCAGAGTTCACGGAGGACGGTGCTTTACGGATCATTGGGCGGAAGAAAGAGATTATCGTGACCGCTGGCGGGAAGAACGTCATCCCAGCGAAAGCAGAGAACATGCTGAAATCCTCCCCTGGTATCTCGCAGGCTGTGCTTGTGGGAGATAATAAGCCGTTTGTGTCCGCACTAGTGATCTTAGACCCTGATTCTTTACCCGACCAGTTGGAGCATATCGGGTTACCTAAAACAATGAGTCTGCGGGACGCTTCGGTGCACCCAAGGATCCGTGAGTACGTGCAGAAAGCGGTGGATGAGGTGAATAGTTTCGTATCGAAGGCAGAATCGATCCGTGAGTTCCGTATCCTCCCCACCGATTTCACGGAGAAAGCTGGGCATCTGACTCCTTCAATGAAGGTGAAACGAGTGAAGGTTTTAGAAGATTTCTCGGCATATGTTGAGGACATGTACTCTCGCGGGCGTAAAACGCTTTCAGAGAAAACCCTGGACGCTAAAGCAGCTGTCGCTGACCGGTTGCATAGTGTCGCGGATAGTATCTCCCCAGTAAAGGATAATTAGAAACCAGTTGAGAGGGTGTGCCTGACAGGTCTTTAGGATGCGTAAGCACACCCTTTTGCTTTATCCTTAGAATGAATAAGCAACGACAGAAGAAAGAAATGGAATAACCCATGAGTAACCAGACCCCCAACCAACTGCACTGGACTGTGCGCCCCGCATACAAGAGCTACAGCATCAAACCAGTTATCGGTATCACCATCAGGAACACCCGTGGGGGCGCACCCAATATCCTAGTAAAATTCGTGAACCTCGGGCACGAAACCATCTACGACAGCACCACAGAAGACACAGGCATGGAGAAGCACCTCTTCGCCGAACACACCGTCACCGAAGCTGCAACCATCATCAAGGACACTCTCACCTCACACCCGATGGTAGACCGCATTAGCCATTTCATTGAAGAATCACGGAAACACCCCGCCAAGGAACTGCTTCATGAGCTACAGCAAACCCTCATAGTGGGGATCCACAAGAACCTGCACGGACCCACCCAATAGAAAACAAACAGGGGCACCCAAGCCGCTCACCCGCAAGTAAAGGTGGAAGTTTATATAGGAAAAGAAAACAACCAACCCCATGCTAGGTGAGGAAAAATGCAGGCACCCCCAAAGCAACAAACAGCAGGATACGAATCCACCATAGTGTTAAACCTCAACACACTACAATCAATCGTGCCCCTACAAGAAATCAGTAGCACACTCCCAGGGACAGTCATCAGACTATCCGCCAGAGTAGTCACCTCAACCGTGACACGCCGCATCAGCTGGGAGCTTCTAGCGTGGTATGAGGGCATGTTCGAGCCTGAGGTTTGGGTATCAGACTATTTCGAAACCCACCCAGGGTACAGTGTGTGGGGTTCAACCATGCCACAACCGAACCTAGTGTCCGGTGGGCGGAACACGGAGATAATCAGTGGCAGTGTCACGGAAGGAAGAATGGTGGGGCTACCCAAAACCCTGCTGCAGGTGCTATCCCTCGATGGTGTCAGCATATACGCCGAGAAACTACTGAAACATATCAGTATCGTTCGTGGTGTAGGGTACAGGCTAAACATGAAACTGCAATCAGTGGACACGCAAGAATACCTGAAATACCCCGTCACGAGCAGGGCGAAACTATCCAGGCTCATCAACGCACCATTCCGTGACCTGCCACCAGAAACCAACAGGCGCATCAACACCCCGTTCATGTGCTTCACCTTCCCAGAGGACACCACACAACAAACAGGGCACGGTGATAGGCGTATCATCCCCACAGCAGAAGGTGTCATGGGGTTCGGTGAAGCTGTGGGGCGCGGCGGTATGGAACTGAAAATACTGTCATCCCGCACATGCCACCTCGGTAACCTGAACACGGGTGTGGCATCCCCAGGGTCTTTCTACCCGTCAGGGGGCAACTATGCGGGGCTGCAGGTGGCATCCAAGGATTTCCGGGGCTTCGTGAACGAAGCCAACAGGTCATTCTCTTCGGGGGCTGACTACCGGATACCTATCATTGTGGCAGAGAATAATATGAAAACATTAGCTTAGAGGAGAAGAGAGCTTTTCATGAAACCAGAAAATTACAGGTTCGTTTCACTAAAACAGGACATTCGGGATCAGTGGGCTCCCCTTGGGGTGTCCAGTAGGTCAGAGTTTAGTGTCAATACCATCATGTGGTGCAAAGGGAGTAGTGTCGGATGGGAGACTTTGGTAACTACGGTTGAAGGCAGAAGAAAAGCTCAGCACCTTATTGGGGGTGGAGCCTTTTCTTCCCCTCATGGTTGTTTCATCGTTCACCCGTGGGGTGATAAGGCGAAGAACCTTGTTGAGGTTGGGGATAATCCTAGTGGACTCCAATCGTTTTGGGATAAATCTCAAGAAATTGACCGTGTTGGTTCTAAAATCAGTGGGATTTACAGAGCTCTCGCGTTAGATGGGCTGTCTGGGTGTGCCGAATCTTTCCCTATTGGTAGGCTGGGTGAGAAGGAGCAGACCCTCACGTATTCACCCAACAGCGGTTTAGAGGTTCGCCGTGAGAAAGTACTGATCCCTGGGTTTGTCGGTGTGCCGTCTGATAAGGGTTTTTCTCACGCTTTGTTGTCCCCTATTTTCGCCGTTTATGGGACGGGGGTTCTGCCGTGTGTGGGGTACCTTGGTGCTGATGGTACTATCTATTGTTTCGCGGCTGATACCCATTATTATGTTGATGATTTGCGAGATGCTGGACTTGGTTTGGGTGCTGGTTTCAGGCTGAAGGCGGCGGAGTTACCTTCGAGGGTTGCGTTGGTGGAGGAGCTGGTTGCGCCTGTGGCTTTTTGCTGATTGGTTTTTCTGTTGGTAGAACACGCCGTATTTACTATTATTTTGTCTAAAAAAACAACATGTGCTATTCTCTGTAATAGAAAGCAAAGTGAATACGAAACCCAGTCAGTGAAAGGAAAAACAATGGGACTACTAATCGCAGGCGCAATCATAACCCTATGGTCATTCAGCCGATTCGCGCGGAAACCGCACGCAAAAACCAGGAACTTCATCGTCTTCGGTATTGGTGCGACCCTCTGGTTCTTCGGAATCCACGCCCAAGCAGGCATCCCCGGAGTACTGATCAGCCTCATCGCGCTAGCAGTAATCGGGGTCAACCGCCTATTCCGCTCCCCTATCAACTAGACGACCATAAGATAAGGAAACCCCAGTGAACCACGCCAGCCTTCTCACCCTACTCGCGCTCATCAGCGTCATCACCTACCTGCGGGTAGCCCACCTAACCTGGGCTAAAGAAACCCGCAACATCCTCCTCAATGACCCCGACAAATACAGTGAAAACCCGCCCACCTACACGGCGCGAGACGCCACCGACGGGGAACACACAGAGACCCTGCGGAACCTAAACCAGGAATTTTGTGAAGAGCAGGCACAAAAGTACACCCTGAACAAGCTCCCACAATACCTTGAGGCATTACAGGAAACCCCGTCACCCCTGAAAGTCCCGAAAACACAAGACGGTATGAAAGCCGACTACTCCCCAGGTATTTTCAGGACACCCCTCATCATGTGGATGATGAAGAACGTCCTGCCTGTAATATATAAAACACTGTACTGGGTGGGTTCACCATTCATTGTGGATAGGCACGCGAAAAGGTACAAGGAGTTCTTCAACGAGAAGCAGGGCGATGCTCAGCTCATGATCCCCTATGAGGGGCGTGTAGCTTTGAAATATGTTGGCTCCGGTGTGAAATGGGGGCTGCTGTTCCTCCCGTCAGCTGTGCTGAGTATCCTATTCGTGTGGGTCTGGTTGAAACTCCGTGAAGCCTACGTGGATAACAGCTACGCTGTGCCTGAGGGTGCTGTCGTGTATCAGCCTGCAGGTAACGAACCGTATCCGACTTATGATGATGTTGAGGAGCACCCCCTTGAGGGTGAAGGGCACCCAGAGGCAGCCCCTAAGAACCAGTTTGAGGACTGGGACGCGCCCACCCAAGTCATCGAGAAAGTCCTGCCCCAGCCCTCAGACGCGAACGACGGTGAACCAACCGTACACATCAGCAACCCTAATGCGCTTGGGATGGAAATTACTCACGAGACGTACAGTAGCGGTGTTGATGCGGGTTCTAATGATTTCTAACCCCACAAACTAAACAGGGTTGCGATGCACCACCCCCTATTGTTTTCTGTGACCCGATATGTGTTTCCCACGTGACGCGAGAGTGCTAAAATTATTTTTAGCGTCACGCTACCAAATAATTGCAATTATTAACGGAGAACACAGAAAACAGTTTTATGGATAACAGGTCTACACAAAACAGAAAACTTCCCCAACCACGAAACAACCGCTCAACCCCGCCAAGCCCGCGCCCTAAATCCTACACCGACCCGCGTAGGGACAGGAGAAGGGGTGAGCAGCAAGGGGGTGCGGCACAGCAGGGTCTACCTGTAACCAACGCTGCACACAAAAGCTTAGGTGCCCGTGCGCGGATCAGGAATGCATTTGACTACGCCGTGTCTGAATTTAAGGACAAGGGGTTCAAAATGTTTAGGTTCCGCGAATTTATACTGCTTGTAACATTCGTGGTTTTCGCTATTTATGTTATGGGAGGCAAAATCATCCCAGGATTCGGAGAAAGCGCTTTCCGTAGGAACACGGCCATGTTCGTATACTTTGGGTCTTTCATAATTCTATGCATTTACTGTGTAATGACGCCGAATAACCCCATCGAAACTTGGGTTAATAGTATACGGTTCGGAACTGCCCTTAGGAAGAAAAAGAAGGGTAACAAGCTCAGTAAAAATAGCGATAAAGGTAAAGACGGTAAGAAGCTGAAATAGCCCCTAACCCACCACCAGTAAACACCCCTCCCTGGGGTGTTTACTTTGTTGTAGAAAGGGTTTCATGCTAGTATTTGAATGATTACTCAACAAGAACCAAGCAAGGAAAAACCATGACAGAAGCCCCCCAGATCGGGAACGAAAAACCAGCGCATAATATTGCGCTCCTACCAGTCCCTTACCTAGACTCTGATAGGGAAGAAATCGCAGCGTCAACGTGGCGCGTGAAGAAGAACGATACGGAGACGTGCTCTGGGCGTGTCCTCGTGGACTGGTTCAGTAACATTGATCGGGGGTTGGAGCACACGAAATATGAGGCATCCATCATTGATTTCGGTTCCCCCACGGAAGAACCTAGTGGTGTTTTCAGTCTTGTGAACACTCGGGTACCCACAGAGAACATTGGCTGGGTTGATAATCTCGTCACGGGCGTAACCTACTTCGGGATTCTCGCGCAACACAAGTACGGCACCCACCCGTCCCTCACGGAGCTGACAGGAAGTATACCGCAGCACCTTTTCGTGTCAAGGAAACTATCTGTCTCGGCACCAGCTGAGGTTCTGAAACAGAACTCCAACAACCTACTCAAAGCTTTCGTGCTCCACACCCAGAGGATCATGGGGCAGGACACTATCAGCCTCGACACTGATAAGATTCTTCTACACAATTTTGTGCAGCAGATGCACGCGATCAAAGACTCCCTGCAAGCATATAGCGCGTTTTTCTTCCACACCCTACTGGGGGAGCAACACGTGATAGGTGCTCCCGAGCAAGCTGACCTTGAGTATGAGGCGTCGTCTTTTATTAACCCTGAGACAGATGAAGAGGAGTTTTATCCTGGTGTCGGGTATGTTTTCTCAATCATGCCAACCCCACCCGTAGATGGTGACGACACACACCTGTATACTGCTCGTGACATTACGCGCAGGGTGCTAGACATGGGTGTCCCACAAGAAGACAAAGTTAAACTACTGATGCCATACCAAGAAATCATGGCGTTCACCCACTGCCTAGAAGCCCTACACGAGAGCCACATGTTCGGGTTCACCATCCAGGAGTTCGTGGGCTCCGTCAAATTCCCTGAGCTGACAATCGAAGCCGCCAGAAACATTATTGACCTGCCCATTAACGCAGGGGAAATCATCAGCCTAGCCTCATACCCCGCAGATATTATCGCGGGTGTCCTGCTCTCCGACGAGTACATTGAGCACCGGAAACAAGGGACCACGCGAGAATACCTCAAAGAAATCACGGGCTCAAAGGAAAAGCTTCTGCAGCTCAGGGACAGCTATTTCGCTTCACCTGAGGAATAACAGGGCGCATTATTCTGCTAGTGATATGATTAGAAAGTATACATGTAACCCTAAACAATTTTTGTGAGGGGGTAGAGGTGCCGTAGGGTGCCTATAACAGGTCCACCTGTTATGAATTAAACACAACAATCGGATGTTATCGAAACAATCCGACACACCGTTTAAACCTATCAGCATATCCGCTAAAAACAGCTTTATGGGATAAAAATTTTGAAAACAACATACACAGCCCAAACATACGGCCCAGATAAACACCACCCCAAAATCTTTAAAGGGGTTACTATTACTGCACTGTTCTTCGGGGTATTGTTCTGGAGTTTATCTTTCAGCACGTACATGACTAAAACCATGACAAGCGGCGCGCAGGGTTTCAGCGCGACACACCTGCTATCTGAAGAGTTTATTGATTACGCGCTACGTGTATCCATGCTCTACATCCTACCACCCGTGATCTACGTATCCTTCGTTCTCCTAGTAGGCAAGTTCGCGGTGCGCCTATACCACCGTCGGAAACCTGAAACATATGAGGTTACTAGGGCAACCCAACTCAGAAATGATGGTGACGGGCTGGCGTTATGGGTGAACGGGCGTTTCCAAACCTATATTCTGCTTCCCCAAGTCATGACTCTCGACAACGCTACAGGTTTAGCGTCCTCAGCTGGGTTCTGGGAGAACAATAAGTATCTGCTGCAGGAAATTGAGTCGCTAGCAGCCGAGCAGAAGCAGCTACAGGAAAACCATGTTGAGTCGCTGGGGTACCCAAACCATGCTAAAGCTAATACGCGGCTAACAGAGAACAGGGAAAACCTGAACCAGGCAAACAGGCGTTTCGTGACTAATTTCTATCACGCCGTGTCTTCACAGATACCCCCCCTGGGTCCAGGTATAACAGTCGCCCCATCCGCAGAGAATCAGGGTGGTAGCCTCTCGTTTATGGAGAAAGTGACTCAAGCATCAACGATCCTAGTGTTCTCCGTTTTTATTGCGGCTGTGCTGTATCTTTTTCCGCCGATCCAAGGCGTATTAGGTGGAGCATCTGGGGCGCTCATTATTCTGCTCTTCATAGCTGTAACCTACCTCATCTTCTGGCAAGGGTGCAAGAGATGGAGGAAGAAAAAAAGCCAACAGCCTCAACGCATCGCGTTACTACTGCACTCCCTAGCCCACAATGAAAAAGGGCGCAGGATCATCAAATTTGAGTGGGAACAAAAACTAGGGGAAACCACGAACAATGAATGCGAGATCAGTGTAATAGAGAACAACCGTGAAACCATTGCATCATACCCCCTCACCATGAGCGTAAGCATGCTACCACGGTACGCAACCGAGCAGGCTGCAGCATTAAGGCAGACCGAGGACGATACTCTGATCGCGTTCGCCGCTACCCCAACTGAGGAAGGCGCACAGAAGGTTCTAGACCTGTTCGAGTCGGAGGACCTTCAACAAGCACGACGGCTAGGAATCAAATAGGCAAGAGGCAGTTTCATGAAAAGCAAATATTTAGCCTTCTCAGGGGCGGACCTGAGAACAAACAAAATTTCCCGAGGAATCGGTGGGCTGTTCGCAGGTGCTACAGCGTTTAGCCTACTGAACCTCATGATGGCAAGTGTGCTCTTACCTAGGGTTTCGGTGCAGGATGTTGCGGAAAGAAAAAACCTTCTCCTGCTCCTAGGGCTTGAGCAGATCGTGCTGTTCCTGCCGCCCATCATCATCCTAAGCATCCTATTCGCAAGGGTGTTCTACTGGGGAGACGAAAAAATCTCCAAGAACATGGGTTCCATCGGCGACCTAGACGGACTGCACATCCTGAAACGTGCGGGGCATAAAGAGCCCGCTAAACCTGTTCTAGCGTACAACGGGGATATCCTAGGTGAGATCATCATCCCTGGGTGTGTTACCTGGCGGGAGCTGACTCTACTTATCAAGAAAACAGGGTTACTCGCTAAAGACAGCACGGAAGCCAAAGCGGTCACCGAAGCCTACGACGCATACACGGAAGCTGAACAGGAGTACAGGAGAAACCCCTCTGACGAGCTGGGTTCGGAAGCCGCGACAGCATTATCAGTGCTGAACAGTGCGGTGGATGAATGGGTTGCCTCATTCTACACTGAGGCACGAGCCCGCCTCAACGACAATGATCTTGAGGACATCGACTCGAGTATCAACAGCAAAATCACCTCTGTGACCTTCAAATCATTCAGGTGGCTACTAGCCCCAGCTGGGGCGTGGGTTGCAGCCGCAGCATATAAAGCTGTCATGGGGATGACTGGGCAGCCAGCTCTCTACGATTACGCCGCCCTAATGGGTGAAAACCCGCAGGTTACGGAGCGTGTGTCGTTCTGGTTTGATATGGGGCTCCCCATGATACTACCGGTACTCACAACCATTGTAGGTGTTGTCGGTTACTATATCTCGGCACACCGTGAGTCGAAGGAGGCACGCAGCACCTTATCGGGTCAGGTGATCTACAAGTCGCAGGTGCGTGCTGAGACTAGGGTAGTGAAACTGTCCAAGGCTGGGGGTTCCCCGTCGGATTACATTATCTCTGTTGTTGATAATGGGAAGGTTGTGGACAGCCACCTCATTGGGTTCACTGGTACGCTATCCTACGCTGGTGCCCTAGCAGTGAAGCGCGTGTTCACGGGTGACCTCACCGCCTATGGGGAGGTGCTGCACGAGTATATGCGTAACCCTTCAAAGGAAACAGCTAACCGGTTTGCTGAGAGGCTGAACTCTCAGCTGGTTATGTTCTAGCGGGCTGTTGGACGTATAATCAAGGTGGGGAAACAGGTTTTGGTTGTTTCCCCACATTTTCTTCATTCTTTACCTACTATCCAAGTTACCTAGTGGTGGGTGCTGTTTGGATATTAGCCTAAAAAATAAATAAAATATTCTACTTGTTAAGGCAAGGATCATGGAAGCAAAATACGAATCGCGTCTCACGAAAAGCGTCTTCATTACGAACGTCACCAAGCACAAGAACGGTACCCTAACAGCGTCCCTGCAGCTTGTTATCTACAGCCGAGACGATCACCCCCGTACTGTGGCGACAATCAGCTCCCCAACCCTCACGGGGTTTCAGGAGGTTGGTGCTAAAACAGCCCTAGAGGTGGCAGCGGAAAAATACGGTTCACGGGGGACTATTGAGAGGGTTGTTTCCTGGCTTGAGGACGGCGGGGGAGTGTTCCTCTATAAACTGTACGCGGATATGGTAGTGAACGGTGTTGGGGGTCAGGAAAGGTTGAAGAATTTCTATTATGAGGTGAACCGCGCATTGATTGAGGCACTAGAGCTGTTGCCCTAGTATTCTGTTCTGTTTGTTATTGAAAGGATAAATAGTAGTGTCTGAGAGCGTTGATATTAGACCAGTGTTCCCTTTGAGGGAGCTTGTGTCTCTGTATAATCAGGGGACTTTGAAAGTAACTGGGGGTGCTGAACCTCTATCTGATCGTGACTCCGATGATCTTCTCCGTATTATTTTTGAGACTGGGGTAGTTCCGACCCCTTTTATTTGTGTCTCTAACGGGGCTGAGGGGTGGGAGCTTGTCGAGGGGTCTAGGGTTTTTAATGCCTTGGTTGGTGAGAGGTTCGACCCTTATTGGGCTGATCTTATTGCTAGGGGTATTGTGTGTAATGTTGTTGTGCTCCCTAGTTCTGATCGGGGTTTGTTGAGGTTCTGGGGTTCAGATTTTTAGGACTTTAAGTTTTGGTTGAGAATTTATGCAATATGTTTGTTGAAAGTTTTTATTTGAGATTGTTGCGTATTTTTAAAACCATTGCTTGAATCCCTGAAAAAATGTTAGACAAGCCAATACCCTTATGAGGGAAATCACCCCTCAAATAATTTTTACACGTAAAACAAACATGCTATGCTATGCATGTCTACGGAAGACTATTCACTCAGCGTAAAAACAAAAAAACACATAAACCACGCACAAAAACGTGTGAATAGAAACGCATGTAGACACGCAAAAACTCTAAATTGTGAGGAAAACAAACATGCGAAAAACCACACTGCGCAACGCACTCTGCGCAACCACGCTAACTGGGATCACCCTGTTCAGCACCATCACATCAACTGTCGTAGCAAACGCGGCACCAACAACTAACCAGTCCGCAGCAGCATACCAGCAGACAAACACCCAAATCCCCCTAGACGACAGCGCCTTCGAGCAAGCAAAGAAAGATGCTGAGGCACAAGGATTCACCGTCAATGTCACAGAAGACCCGACAGTAACCGAATCCGGTAACCTAGAGCAGGCTAAGAAAGACGCACAAGCTAAACTCGACGCCGCAAAGAAAAACATTGAAGACGCTGTAGCCAAGTGGAAGCAGGAAGACGGTGCCGCACAAGCAGCACACCAAGCAGGCTCCGCAAAGATCAAGGCTGCAGAAGACCGCCTCAAGCAGGCTGTGCAGTCCGCTAAGGACGCGAACCTTGTCGTCACCAGCGGGGAAACCCAGAATATCACCAACTATGATGAAGCAGCTACCGCAATGATTAAGCAGGCTGAGGCTATCGAAAAAGCCACAGCCGAGAAGGTGAAACTGGACCAGGCTCGCGCAGCTGCACGCGCTATTCATCCAAAACCTGGGTCCTTGCCCACCTGTAACCCTGCAACTATTGCAATTAACCTTGACCTCTCCAACTCGTTCACAAATGACGAGATTCAGCAGGAAGCAAAGGCAGCTAGGCGCACCATTCTCACTCTATCCAAGACTGGTGCGAATGTCGTCCTGAACACCTTCGCACTCACCTCACCCGTGGACTGGGCTAAGGGTGAAAACCCCTACGGTAGCCACGGCGAGATCAAGCCGATTTACGCTAACCACCAAAAAAAGTTTGATCTGTCCACCAGAGAAGGCGTGGATGCCGCACTGACTTGGCTTGATGGTGTTACCAAGGGTACTGACGAGCAGGGACGCCCTGCGGTGAACGTTCCCAAGGGAGGTAACTGGGGTGATGTTGTCTCCAACTTCCAGACTGCAGGCACCAACTATGAGGCTGCCCTCAAAGCGAACCGTGAGTTCGCTCAGGCTAACGGCATCCATTTCTCCAACATTATCCTGATCTCTGACGGTGCACCGACCCACTACAACGTGAACCCGAAGACCCTGACCGGTGAGCAGGGCAACTTTGATGCGACCTCATGGTCTTCGCTAGATGCTTTGAAGAAAGCTAAAGAAGTAGCGAACGAGTTTGAGAGTGAAGGCACTGTCATCACCCCTGTGATGGTTGCTGACCCTGACGCTGAGGCTTTCGCCACCGGTGGGCAGGACGCACTGATCGCACAGATGAAGCAAATGTCTAACGTTCGTGATGGTATTGATCCTGAGTCTGTTGGGCTGTTCTTCTATGCGAAAGACATGGACGAGCTTTCCCGGAAGATCGAAGATGGTGTGAATGTCACCTGCGCAACCTTCGAGGCACGTGATATTAAGGTTCCCCCAACAACCGTTGAGAAGCCCGTCATCAACGTTGCTAAGCCTTCACTCGCGGCTAAGAACATCTCCCCCGATAAGGTTGCAGACAATGAAGGTAAGACCGTCCTCGCAGGTCAGTCCACCACCCAGCACGTTACCGGACACACCGGTTACCGCACCCTCGACGCCTTCACTATTGGCGACAGCTACCGTTGGGTGAAGGATGCTGACGGCTCGTGGCGTAACCCTGTAGCAACCGACCTGTCGAAGGTGACCGTCACCGACGAAGCAGGGCAGGATGTTACCAGCCTTTTCAAGATCGACCAGGTTGATGGTGTCGGGCCTGACGGTGTTAAGGTCCACTCAGTTGTCGCTGAGGCAACCACTGAAGGTCTCGCGCAGCTGAAACTGAACCACAAGTACACTCTGCATGTCACCGCAACCGCGCTGGATGACGGTCACGTGGATGAGCAGGTGGACTACGGTTTCTCCATTGTGAACGACAACTTTGTGTACACCACCGACCACTCGTACCGCGAGTACATTCCGATGCCGCGTAAGACTGTGAACACCTCTGATGGTGTTGATGCTAACGGTAAGACTGTGCTGCCCGGTCAGGCTCTCACCTATAAGATTGAGTTGGATGCTGACAAGTTCACCCCGAAGGATCTGGCTGAGAAGCTTGAGTCTTTGGGTGCGGAGGATGAGTATGACCATAACTACTTTACCCCGGACGGTAGCTACCGTGTGAGCGCTTCTGATGGTACTGATGTGACCAACGATTTTGAGTTCAACGCGGATGAGAACGGTAAGGCTACTTTGAAGGCTAAAGCTGACCGTGTTGAGGCTCTGACTGCTATGGGCACTGATTTCACTTGGGAGCTGCCTGGTGTGGTGAAGAACGACGCTAAACCTGGTGAGTTCTCCAACACTGCCGCGCAGCTGACTAACGGGCACCGTGTACAGACTAACACTGTGAAGAACGTTGTTCCGAAGGTTGAGCCGCACAAGTTCGATCTGTCCCCTGTGGACGGTAGCAACATCAACGGCAAGTCCGTTGTTGTGGGTGACACCCTGAACTACGCTCTCGTGGGTGACGCATCGAACCTGAACAACACCGCGTACAATGTTTCTAAGTTCGGTCACCGTGACGACTACGATCAGGAGCATGTCGCTATCCAGAAGGATGCGGTGAAGGTATTCAAGGTGCCTGGTAACACTGACACCTCCAACGTGAACACTCTCCACAAGCTCGCAACCGCTGGTGAGGACGTGACCGACCAGTTCGAAATGAACGACGACGGGGACAACTTCACCCTGACGATGAAGACCACCGAGAAGGACGGGAAGCAGGTTCTTGTTGGCGAGATGGGTGTGAAGTACATCTACTTCCTGCCTGCTAAGGTCATCAAGAACACCAACGCGGACATCCCGAACACCTCATGGCAGATCGTGAACAACGACGAGCACGTCACGGAGACCGTGGTTAACCCGCTCAAGAAGATTGAGCCTTCGAAGGATATTGTTGTTGATCATGAGCATGCTAAGGACTCTCTGAACGGTAAGACCATTGAGCTTGGTGCGACCTTCAACTACAAGCTGAACTCTTCGACCCTCCCGTCGAACCGTGCATCTGATGCAACCTCATGGTCCATCACCGACAAGTACGACGTGAAGCACGACCAGTACGAGGGTAACTTCGAGGTGTTCTCACGCGCCCCGATCTTCGGTGAGAACGGTGAGAAGATCGTCGATACTGACGGTAACATCACCAAGTACTTCACCCAGGAGATCGACGCTAAGAACGGCACCGTGAAGTATGTTGCGTCTGAGGATTTCTTGAAGCTCATGAACCTTGACGCGAACAAGAAGCAGGATCAGGGTTTCGCCGTCTTCATGCAGGCTACCCGCGTTGCTGACGGTGAGAAGATTGAGAACACCTTTGTGGAGAACTTCAATGGTAATGACCTGGTGTCCAACACTGTTGTGACTAACACCCCGAAGCCTCCCGCCCCGCAGGAAGACAACCCGCCTGCCGAGCCGACACCGGAGCCTACTCCCCCACCAGCCCCGAGCACCCCGCCTGCGCCTACCCCCGCACCGAATGATCCTCCTCAGCCTAATAAGCAGGAGTGGCACACTGGTGAGGGTGGTAATAGTGGCGTGACCTTCGGTTATGGACTGCTTGCGGCTGGTTCGGCTACTGCGGTCACTGTGCTGAGTGTTTCGACTGCTAAGGCGCGTCGTAAGCGTAAGGCTGCTGATGTTTCGGTGTCTTCCGGTGAGTAGTTTATTCACTGGTGTGACCCGCAGGGTTTCCTGCTAGTGCTGATGTGAGCTAGTATGGAAATGGTGACGCCCCACATGCATCAACCCAACGTAGGGCATGTGGGGCGTTACTAACTCACAATGGAGTGCGGGGCGAGAATAGGCTATTTCTGCTATCTTTTTCTTGCAGCAATCTACCCACCCAGTTCATGGAGGAGAATTTTTGTGTTCCTCTCTTGTTCTGGTGCTACAAGTGTGAGCAGTAGCGGTGTGTAGCTTTTATTCTCGCCCCGTTATTATTATTTATACCATGTGGAACCTCTGGTTATGGGTGAAGGTTCCCTTATTTTTGTGTGAAAGGGATTATTGTTTTGGGTTCTGACGTGCGTGTTTCCCCCGTGCTGTCGGGTTTCCGGCGGGTTGGCTGGTTGAGGTTTTTCCTGATCCTGTTGGGCGTGTCGCTCGCTGGTGGTGCCGTATGGTTATTCACTGCGGGGGGCGCTAAAGTCACTGGGGATGGTGTCACTGTCCCCGAGTCCACGATCTACAAGATACTCCCACCAGACAGTGCACGCCCCTACACGCGCCCAGACGGGCATAAAGTGTGGGACAGGACCAGTGAAGGGAAAATGAGCGTCTGGGACGGCTCAGACCGCCTCTACGCACCCGACCTGCCAGAAGCCATACACGCTACCTGCGACACCACACCCAAAAACGAAACCACCACCACACCAAACACCTGGGCAATACCCCAACTCAACCAGACCGCGAAAGTAACCACCAGCGGACACAACGGACAACTCATCGAACTACCCTTCAACAACGCTGGTGACGGAACCATGTACGCAGACGGCGCGAAACTCGGCGCGACACAAGGAGCGATACTGGAAGGCGGGCACGTCAACAAGGCACCCGACCTGTCCCTATCACCCTGGGGGTACCTACACAAACTCAAAGGCTGCGAACACATCTACCAAGCAGATGCGACAGGTAAAACCCACGAGTATGTGGTGACCGACGTGTGGACCGTGCCCCACGAAAAACTAGTAGACACCGAAGTCTACCGGACAGATGGGGAACCAGCACTATACATGGTGACCTGCTCAGGCCCGCGCGTAGGTGATAGCGGTGAAACAGCTGATGGTGGAACCGCTAGCCTAGGGTTTTATCAGGATAACCTGATTGTGAAGGCTGTACCCGTATTGCGGTAGCATGTTTTTGTAGTGTGGGGCTGGGTTTTATTCTCAATGGGTGTGCATGTTCTAATAGGGGTAGAAGATACGCCCACCCTAGAAAGGAATGATTAGAGTATGACTATTCCTTGGGGTAAACCATATCTACTGTATTCTTAGTAGTCTGGGTATCCACTGGATTTGTCGTGCCGCTGTTTGTCTGAAACCATTTCATGTGGTCCACCGCAGAAACCCTAGTGTCTGCGGGGCATATCCTTACGTTCACCTCCCTCCTAGGGGCAGGAGTGTGGGTCTTTTTCTGGTTTTGTGGGGCCTTAGGTGTGGGACGGTTCTTCGTACCTGGATGTTTCAGAGGCTTCACGTGGCACTTTGATCTTCTAACTCGTTTGGTCTTTGTTGCGTGTCGCTTCCTGGTTTGGCATGCCTTGGCGTGGTTTGCTCTTTGGGCAATGTTCGCGGCAGCGTTGATGTCTCGGTGGTGTGTGATGTTGCATGAGTTGCACATGGGGTTATTGTAGTTGCTTGTGTCAAGTTTTGTCTGGCAGATATAGCATTTTTGGGAAGTGTAAGCCGCATGAACCTTAAGGGCTCTCCCTCCATCGGCTTCAAGCATGTCACGTGTACGTCTGTACACTTCACCTCTGAACCATCTACCGAACCTCATAGTGTTACTAATATGTGACAAGTTTTCGAAGACCACTAAGGCATTGCCGTACCTCCAAGCTGTGTCCGCGATCTCTTGAGCAATAAGTATGCTCAGCTCCTTACGGCGGTTTGACAGGTGCTCTCTGTGAGGAACAGCTTCATCGTCCCTACCCTGCCGTTTCAATGACGCGATCTGGGTCTGTGTCCTCTTGATTTTATTATGTAGAGAACGTGCCCTCTGACCTAGGATAGACTGCTCAACAATCTCTTCCTTGATGCTATCCCAGACCACATAGGTTGCTGGGTTAGTGACTCCAACATCCACACCAATAATGTATCTGGACGAGAACTCTGGGCGGGCAGGATCCACTGTGCCGTGAAACCCGAAAACTACTCGGTCCTGACTGTCAATCCAGATATCTGGAACACCAAGTCTAACTCCCTCTTCCAGGAGTTGAGGTGGTGTCGGGAAATGTAGTGTCACCCACTGCCCCTGGACGACCATTTCAAGAACGATACGCTCACCAGTGAAACTCATACGCCTGTAATACTTGTCCGCAGCTGATAACGCGAGTCGTGGTTGCAGCATCTTTGGTTGCGAGCCCCTGACTGTCCTCTTCCATCCGGCAGAGACGTAACCACTATGAGTTTGGTTAGTGACACTAACCCTAGACGCCCAGGAACGCAGAGCACTTACAGCCCGCTCCTGAAACATCTTCTCCAACCGTGAGGCACCGCTTTTAAACCGTTTCTTCACCTCCTCAGGGAGGAACAGCCCCATTCTACGCCCCGCCTCAGCAGGCTTGTACCTGTCAAAACTGGACACTAGGGCGAGGTTCCGCTCAGTCATCTCCTTCAGAGCGTAGCGGGTAACTAATTCAGCATCTTTCTTAATGTCATCCAAAACCTTACCCAGATCCAGAGACTCACCGTTCTTACCGAAAGCAGCATGCGGCACCCTCGGATATGTGCGAGACACTACTGATCTGGGTGGCCCCTCGTGAGTCTCCCTCCCCTTAACGATTTGACTGATAATGGCATGCATGTATTATAGCGCAAAACAGACAAGGGAACACCAACACAAACAGGGTAGCGTAATAATAATTGGTTACAGTGGTATAGACTTCTAGTTAGAGTTTTTCTTACTTCAGTGAGGTTGCGTGCCCCTGCCGTGTTGGGTGGGAGTGCGCTTCTTTTTTGGCTGTTTTGTGTGGTGAGCTGGACACGAACTCAAGGCATAATAAGGGTGTTTACGTAATATTTTGGATATTTAGGCAAGAATATGGCATACTGTAAAAAGTCCACGCAGACAACAAACACCATACGCAGAAAACACTGAAAGGAAACATGACCATGCTCGCAACACTCACTTGGTGGGGGATCGGGATTATCCTCTCTGTAGCTACCATCACCTTACTCATTAATCTGAATATCATAAAAAGAGCGCTTCCTGGGGCGACATCTCCTGTCGCTCTATACAAATCTATTAGAGCCACTAGCAATCTTATCCCCACCCTCGCATTTATTGGGTTTAATATATATGCGATTGTTTTATTGGGAGCGCGAGTAGTCATTATTGCACCAGTAAGCATAATGGTAGCAATAGTTCTGTTCTTTTTCTCGACATTCACAAGCGATATAGAAGAACTCCGTGCGGTTAAAGAGGAGCCTGATAGTACCGCATCAGCTTTGAGTCCCAGTATTGTATTGACTGCAACATATGTAATTGCAATATTTGTCACTTTTAATCTATTTACTCTATCATTACCTTATTCAACCGTAGGGCACGAAGAAACATATTCTACTGTTACTGAAAAATCATCTAAGAACACTCTAGTCCGCTCTAAACTTATTGAGCAGAACACCCAGCACACCGAAGCGCAAGGTGAAACGTTCCTTGGCGCTGGCTCGTTTACGATGCGCTCTGATAGTGACTTCAAGATCTACCATGTGTGGCAGGAGCGTGACGCATCCGGTGTGCTCCACGTGAACACCGCGCAGGACGGTGAAGGTAAGGATGAGAAGAGCCGCGACAAAGCCGTTATCAAGGACGACGTGCCCAAAGGCACCGAACCATACGTTGAGCGTATCCCCGTCTACGAAACCGACCCGCTGTTCGTTCAAGAAAACAACGGTAAGCTCTGCATTGAAAACCAAGACACCAACTGTCGAGTAAACGCGAAGCATCTTTACGACAAGGTTATTATTCACGTACCCGCAGGTAGTGTCGTACCAAGCGTAGACCCGAACCTACCTGTGAATAAGTAAAGAGGATACCCCTGGAAGGAGCAGAAGCGTAACAGAAGAAATATACCAGAAAGCACTATAGTCGTTGGTAGACGCCCGTAACAGTCTAATCGGTGCGGTACCACCGGATGACAAATAAGTAGAAAACACTAGTGGAATATAGTATGCACAAAGCATAACAGTAGTAAAGGAATACTATGGATCTCTTTATCTTATGGATAATCATTGTAGGCGTCTTCATTATTGGACTGCCATTACTCATATGGTGGCATGCAGATTCCAGTACCCGCCATCTTAGAGGCGCAGAACGTTTAGGTGAATACCAAAATAAAGCTGATGTTGGTTGGCTCGTTCTCATGGTAGGTATCGTCTTATCTGGTGTTGTATATGTAATGATGTGACAGTAAACCAATTGAATAAGCTATCAAACTATTGGTAGAGGATATGAAACGTTACGAAGCGATTCGAGAAGTACAAAAACTCCTCAATCAACGCTATAAACCTCGATAGGACAGCAGGGAAGCTAATTGTGTTGAGTGTGAAGATGAAGTTTCTGAGAACTAGTTGGAGGTGACCTGTGGTCTTAGTAAACCCTGTTCAAAATCAGGAAGAACCGCTATGTGTCGATATTGGTTTCTATGAGACTGGGTACCCCAGCATTACCCTGCGTGATGAGCATGGGGATAGGTGCCTCACGGTGGATTATCGGGGGTATGTTCCTAATCTGCATATTGCTGTTCCAAGGAGGTCAAATACTGATATTGAGCTTCTACGCGAAAAAGGAGTTATACGCTCCTGCAACCCTGTAAAGACGGACTTTCAAGGTGGGGAACCAGTCGGGGTTTTCCCTCTTACTCGGAGGTGCGTGCTTGAGGTTTTCTCGGCGGTTACGGATCACTGTTCTTGTGTGCCTCAGGTGGATATAGATTTGGTGTCTTTAGAGGGATGCTCCGTTAGAGGTCCTCTTAGGGTCTCCTATCAGAAGCAGCTTCGAAATAGTGCAGCTGCGGACACTGTAAACACAGAGGCCCCCGCCAAGGGGTATGGTGAGATAAACATCCTAGAATATGCCCTAGAAAAAGCACAGGAACGCTGGGGAAGTAGCAGCGATATTGGCATACTTATCGCACAAGACGGAGACAACCAAGAACGCACTAACCTAGCACGGTGCGCCCAAGAAAATCTGTATACCCTAATTGTTGAAGAGCTTACCACACGGTGCGGACTGGGACTTGAGGGGCAATATTTCTTCGAAGATGACTGGAACGCACTGAAACGTATGATCCGTCAAGGCAAGGTTCCCCCTATCAGGTTGGGGGATGATGTGTGGGAGATCAGGTACTATGAATCCCCGCTGGAACATCAAGACCCTTACTATAATGACTGGCACTATCGGTATGATTGCCTCGGGTTGCACCAAATCGAAAAACTGCGGGGCGGACAGTCTCAGCCTGATACAGGAAAAATTGAGTTCAAGCTTCTTACTAAGAAAAGCGGGATACTGCCGCGCGTAAACCAAAACCATGTGGAGCACGATACGGTTAGTAAGTTCACGATACGCAATGTAACTGAACACCCTGGAAGTATCATTGAATACGCTGTTCAATGCGGGCGTAATATCGGGCTTCCTCCCAATAATATTCGGCTCGTTGTGGGTGAAATACCTGCGGATAAAAGTGTTATCAGCAATAATATTATTAGTAAGGTAGTGGAAGAACTCACAGAGAAACAGGGGTTCACCGCTCCGGTAATCGACTATAAGAGTAACCCTTTGGGGTACCTGAGGGAACTCGTTGCCACGAACAAGAACACACCTATTGAATTGCCCTCTGGTAAATGGGTGCTCGCACTTACGAAAGAAACACGCCCAGAAAGAAGGCTGCAGAACGGTCTGATACAGGGATTTTATAAGCAGTATCATGTCTTGGAACTTACCCAGCAAACAGGATGATGAATAATATTTGAAGGAATTGTTGGTTTCTATTTTAGGAAGGGAATACGCCATGAACGATACACGGGATACGGTGAAGCCATCGGGTGATGAGGGTGGGGCTGTGGATGATTCTCTGGATCATCTTATTATGATGTTTTTCAAGCTTGTTAGTGTCGTGATTCTAGGATTACTAGCTGTATCCCCAATATTGTTTGCACAGATCTTCTGGGGTTTCACTCATAAAGAGTTTCTTTACCTGCTGGGTGAGGGACCTTTGGCGGTAGTTCTGTTTGTTACTATTATCATGATCTCAGTGAGGTTGATTGATAGTCTTAGCCCAGTTCTGAGGAGATTTTATCATCTAACCGCATGGGTGCTGGTGGGGTGTTTCGTTGCATGCGCCGCGATTATTGGTTGGCAGGTCAATGACTCGTCCCATGCTTGTTTCGCGTCTAGTGAGCACGCTGAGCTACGTGCTATTGGGTGCTCCTATGTTGAAGAAGTTATTGTTGCGGATCAGGTTTTCTCATACTCGGAGTCGTATGCTCTGAGTAAAGATGTGGGCGGTAAAACAGTGAACGGAACACTCTATGTTGTGGAGGCTGGTTATGATGGTGCTCGTAAATATGAGCATGGGGAGAAAGTATTTATCCCCAAGGATGATATAAAAAACAGTGGGTACGGTGGGTACAGTGAATCGAAGGACTGGAAAAAACCCACTGGTATATTCAGCCCAGACAAGGGCACCACTAAACGGTACATCATCCACACCACCAAAACCCAGCTGGTGCGCCCCATCACTGATCCGCAACCGAACTGGGAAGAAAAAGTTGAGCAACGATTCGGTGAACCAGACAAAGGCGCAGACTATGTTTATGTGGGTGAAGTGTTCAAGAACCAACGGAAACACGAGCTGCAAGGTACTTACCTAGTTGGTGGGGGCACAATGGGGGATCACGTGTTCTGGAACAAGAACCTAGTTGAAGGGAACTAACGGCACGGATAATTACTTATTATTCGCTGCTTTTGAAAAATAATACGCATAATGCGAAGATTCAGCAGTGACGCCCTGAGAACAATGTTCCAGCACGAAGCGCCCCTACAAGCAGGACTGAAAAACAAGGCTGAGGACTACCTGATACCCGAGACGATGATGGAAGAATACTATAAGGAATAAGCATGATATTAGTTGAGAGAAGCCTTATCAATGGCAGTAAAGAAAAAGAAGGATCATTCCTTAAATTATGGTTCTTCCTTTTTGTAGAAAATGTGATTTTCTTACTTGTTGCCGCATCCCCATTGTTAATCACAGAGTTGATATTAGGCGGTGGAATCACAGCTAAAATCTTAGAAAATTATATAATGCTACCTATAATACTGGGGTTACTTGCTTTGTTTTCATTTATCCCATTTATTATTTTGGAGCTTTTTAGCTTGACATATTCCCTTAAGAAGAAAATAGAAAAAGTATATAAGGAAATAGTTCCAGATGAAAAAAGTTAAATCATTCGCAACCCACCCAGTGACACTTCTCGCTGTCGCCGCAGCTGTGCTCTATTTCGGCTGGAAATTGGTGGTGGCTGCTGGTTTAGAGATAATGGTAGCTGGTTTTCTTTTGGGTATCATCACTATTTTCTCAGCTGGACTCCATGTGAGAATAGTATTTTATGGTGCGAAGGAAATCAGGGATAGACGGAAAAAGAAGTTGAAGCCAGCTTCTTTTACTGCAATAGGTTCAACGGTGATATCTGCGATTGTTCTAGCGGACATGGCTGTGCTCCCTATTTTATACGGACTTGAGGGAGTTTTCCTTGGCGTGTCACTGCTTATGGTAACAGAGATGATATACGTACTGATTTATCATATTTGGTAGATGCTTGCTCCTTATTTTAGGCTCTATAAGGTTTCAGACAAAAAAGCTAGCTGTTAGCAACATTTTATATCACAAACGGTTTTTGATATGAAACTGGGAGGTTCAGATTTTTTCTGACCCTCCCAGCTTTTTCTTTATACAGGGTACCGCTGCAGGTATATTCCCTCTTCTTCGTATATGTCATATATGCGCCCTTCGCGGGCCTCAATTATGGAGTACTCCACGTGTTCGCGTATTTCTTCATCTGTGGCTTCAGCGTAGGCTTCTGCGACTGCCTGCCCAACTAGTGTCTTCACTTCTTCCAACTCTTCGGGTGTCATATTCCTATGCTCCTATAATCTATTGGTACTATAGTTTATTGCTACAGATAGGGTATACGATTATGAGTGTAAACTGTTAATTCTCACCCGAATATTACGAGCCGAAAAAGGAGGGTCTAATACCCCTAAGGGTTTTTACTTATAGAACTCCACCAAGTGGGTGTGTTTAATAACCTCCCCGTTGCGTTTACTGTGTCCGTCACGACCGTCACAGACGACTTGATCCCAATCGGAGGTTTTCTTGTACGAGTACCCAGTGTCAGTGTCTTTCAAGTCATCGTTTTCTTGAACCCATCCTTCTTCAGGGTTATCGTATTTTCCTTGTTCGCGCCATTCGAAGTGTCCTTGCACCCAGATAGTGTCATCGTATGGGCACATGTTCATTGACCCGTCAGGGTTGAGGCAGGGGCGCATACCATAGTTTTGTTGGTAGTATCCTGCTTGGTGGTTCCGTATTTCAATGCGGGTTTCTTGGAAGCTGTGGTTCGTATCGCACGTGTTGGGTGCGTTGCATCCTGTGAGTAGCGTGAGTGAGGTGGCTACAGTAAGGGTTAGGTTGAGGGCTCTTTTATTCTTCTTTTTCATGGTTGAACTCCTGTTGGTGATTATATTTCGTTATCTGTCTAAAAATATAACATGTTTGTGTGGTGCTTGTAAACAGCAAAATTTGGGGTATGAAAAAGCTCCTGTTTAGAGACTGATTACCACTCTGAACAGGAGCTACAGGGGAAAGTGTATTACTTACGGCGCTTCTGCTGCACATGAACCCCGTACTTGTATTTAAGTACGGATGTGCGCCGCCCATCAGCAACACCACCTAGAAGGTCCGCGTCAACCACATCATATCCTCCCCCTGAATGGAAGGTGAACTTTCCCTTTCCCTTTTTGTTGATCCGCCCGTTACGGGCAGTATCTAGGATACTGTCACCCCACCCTTCCTCACGCACAATATCGGAGAGCAACCTGAAATGCTCATCCATATTCTGCAGCTCCCATGTGCAGAGACCGGTTGACGGGTTCTCGTAGATTTTACGGAACTCTACTGTAGTAATGTCTTGCATTTTTACTCCTCTTGGGTGGGGTGTTTCACGCCCCGTTATTGCCTTTACCTTTGTGTGCCTCAGTGACACTAGGGGGTATGTTACCCACGTATAAGCATAACAGCCGCCCCAGTGCGGGAGAAAAACACGGAGAACACGACTTGAACCCTGAGCACATACTCTACCTTCTAGACCCAAACTACAAGCCACCCCAACCAAACACCCCAGAAGAGCTGGAAGCCCTCATTGGCGACAAGATAGCCCTCATGGAACTAGCCGAAATCATACAAGCTAACCTGGAACTCATCGACGACGAGCTCGCTCAAAGCATCGAACCAGGTAAATCACTGCAATACGGCGACTTCAAAATCACCCACACTAAACCCCGTTCCACCTTCGATAAGGCGGCGTTTGAGAAAACGTACCCAGCCGCCAAGTATCCTCACCTGTATGAACAGAAGACAGCCCTGATCCCTGCTGCCGCGTTGAAGAAGGTGGTTCCTAGTAGTGAGTACAATGCGTTCCTTAAAACCTCCACTAGGGGCGGAGCTATCAACGTGAAACACCAAGGGTAAGGTACCCGTGAATGAAAGTAGCGGCTCAACTCTAAACGTTTAATGTTCAGAGTTGAGCCGCTACTTTCTTAATGATTGGTAAAGAGTGTCCCGTGGGCGGAGGTGTTACCGCAACTCAATATCTGGGACAATGGTTTCCGGCTTGTAAACAACCTTATAATGATTGACAGAAACATTAGCCGCGTCTACCTGCTCCACGAAATAAGTGACGTTATCCGACAAACCAAGGAAATGCTTCTTGTAGTCATCTTCACCCACCTTGCATGTGACCTCAAGCTGCTTGTCGCCACCATCCTTCTTGATAGAGCATCTGCCCTCAATGGTCATCAGGTACTTGTCGGTGATGCCATTGAAGAACACGATACGGCGGGTCACTTTGAAGTTGTCACTGTCTTTTGATATGTTCCGTGAAGCCACATCGGCGTCGTTACTGCAACTGGCTAGTCCGATGCATGCAGAGAGTGCGAGCGCGATAGCGGCGAGGGTTTTCTTGATTCTCATGGTCCGGTGATCCTTCCTTGGGTTAGGGGATGATGTAGTTGGGGTGATCTGAGGGTAATCCTGGGTTAATCATAGAGCCTGTTGTCTCCCATGCGTTCCAACCCTCACCAGCAATACGTATATTAGTTCCGTCCGCGTAATCGACTGAAATCCCAGTGTGTCCGCTCGCAAAAGACACGTTACTAATCTCATGAATAGCGCCATGCTGCGGCGTGTATGATAGCGCTATCATTTCTGCTTGCTTTTCGGCGGTAAAATCTTCCACAATGAATCCTTTCTCTGAACATGGGTAGGGGCTGGGGTAGAGCAGGAAGACACCCCAACCCCTAAGCCGCCCTACAGCCCGATCTCACGCGCAATATCTGCACGGGTAGCACTCTCACCCACCAGAGCCTCATAACGGGCCTCAGGGGAACTATTACGGAGCTCCTGTGCCGCCTCAACCTTCGACTCCTCCATAGAAATATGCTCCTCAAACCGTGCCATTTCACTAGACACGTCAGAACCATCGAACACACGCATAGCTTCCGCCATATTCTTCTGCGCATCCACAGTGTTCTTTCGGGCAGCTAGCAGACTCAGATTATTTTTCAGTTCATCGCGATACTGCCTCATCCGATCTAGGTTTTCCTTTAACTTAGCGATCTTCGGTGCCTGATCGTCAATAGTTGCCTGCAAAGCCTCTGCTTGCGCCTTCTGTGCTTTCTGCTTTAACGCTAAATCAATAGCATTATTCTTGAGCGCATCCGCCTTACCTGGATCCTTCTCATTCTTCGAAGCTTCCACAGCTGAGGTGACCATCTTATCAAGCTTCTCAACCTCCATATTGAGCTTGACAAGATCCTGCTCACGCTGCTTCTGTAAAGCAATAACTCGGGTAACCGAAGTCTCAGCGTCAACGATCTGGTTGGTGTATTTACGGAGGGTATGCTGCATGGACGCTTCACTTTTCTCAGCTTTATCGAGAGCGTGATGTGCGTTCGCGGTGAAGATGTTCGTGAAACGTGACCAGACTGTTTGTTTCTTGCCCATTTGGGGTACCTCTTTCTATATTTGATGGTTTCAGGTTTCCGCATCCACTCTTGTGTGGTGCGTGTAGGATAAGGCTAACATACTAGTAAGCTGTTTCGCTAGTTCAGGTAGTGCACACCAGTGTTTCAGCACTGTTTGGAGATAATTTCCAATAGGACATTCCGGTGACAATTCACCTGTTCCTCCTCATAGCAGAGAAGCACAACGTTACCATTCTCCGCTAAGCGCGTGACCTCCTGTAGCACCCTCATTTTCTCTGGGTCACTGGTGATGATGTCACGGAACCTGTTCACGCACCGCACATGGGGTCCTGTTCCTGGGGCGTCCCAGAACCCTTCACGGTTTTCTTTGGGGTTGCCGAGTTCTCTGAGGTGAATGTAGTTGATTCCGTGTTTTTCGAGGTGGTTTCTGAGCTTTGTCTTTGAGAGCCCTGGTTTCCGTGAGATGGGGGTTAGGCGGACATCTACTACTGTCTGGGTGTTTCGCTCTAGGAGTTGTTGGGTGTATTGGTCTATTGTTAGCCCCTGGTACCCCAGTCCTGTTATGTTTCCCATGCGTGTTACCACCTAACCCCTTCTCTTGGTTCTGCTTGTTGTTAGAGCCCTAGAATGTCTCTGATGATCTGCGCGGCTTCACGCTTATCAATATCTGACCTGTTTTTCAGACGCCCCATGATCGCCCCGATAGCTTTCTTGTCGCCAGCTAGGGAACCGTTTTCTTCTTCTAGTCCGGTGATGATGTTCCCGATAAGCTCCCGCACCTGTTCTGTGGTGAGCATTTTGGGGAGGACGGTTTCGATGAGGTTAGCTTCTAGCTCCCTCTGGTCTGCGTATTCGCCTTGCTCGTTGTTTCTCGCGGTTTCAGCGAGTTCCCTGCGGGCTGCCACAGCGTTTCTAACGATTTTCTGAACATCAGCGTCGGTGAAACTGTATTCGATGCCCTTGCGTTCCGCTAGTTCCCGTGCGGCACGTGAGGCTTTTTCGATGTCGTCGAGTACGCCGTTGAGGACTTTCACGGATCCGTGGTCTTTGGTGCGGCGTGCACTGTCTCTGAGGTTTTCTACTTTCTGCTGGGTATCCACTTTTCTTCCTCTGCTGGTTTCTACTGGGTATTGGGGTATTCACATTCCCCGTTAGTTAGTGTAGCACCCACAGAGGCTTGGGTGGGGTGCAGCTAGTTGTTTCCTTTTAGGGTGTCGAGTGCTATGTGATGGGCTTCTTTGTTGTTGATGTCTGCCCTACCCACGAGGTGTTTCATTATTTGTCCGAGCGCGGTTTTCGTGGTTGGGTCGATGCGCTGGGTTTTGATGATGTGGTGGATGATTTGGCGGGTTTGTTGTGGGGTTTTGAGGGGTGGGAGTACTGATTCGAGGATTTGGATTTCTTTGTCTATGAGGGTGCTGAAGTCTTTGTTGCCTCCTCGGAGGGCTGCTTCTTGGAGGTCTTTTCGGGGTTGGATTGTTTTTTCTATGGCGCGTCGTTTGTCGTTTTCGGTGGGTTGGGTGTTGGGGAGTTTTTGGATGTTGTTGATTGCTTCTTGGAGTATGGAGGCGGTTTTGTGGTCGTTGTGGGTGTGGGCGCATTGTTGGAGTTGGGTGAGTTGTTGTTCTAGGGGCATGGGTTTTTCTCCTGGGTTGTGTGGTTGGTTGTTAGGTTGTTTTTCCATTGTCTCATATTTTAGGTTTAAGTTTAAGTTGAATGTTTGATGGAGTGTTAGGCACGCAAAATCAAACCTAAAAATAATAACAGAAAACCCCACCCCAACCACAAAATCACCAAACTTGAACAAAAACAAAACATGCACTAAAATTAAACACACAAACCAAAACCACAGGGGATACAACCCCAGAAAGAACACCATGAAAATCATCGACACCATAGCCGCTGCAGCACAAGCATTCTTCGGAATCGTCATCGGCGGAGCAGGAATCATGCTCACCATCACCATCATCTTCCGACTATCCCCAATCATCCCACTCACAACGCCCGTAGGATACCTCATTGTCACAACCATCATGGCCGTCTACGGAGCCGCAAACATCATCCATGCACTCAAATAAAACCAGAAAGGAAAAAAGCAACCATGCGACCCCACGACACTCACATCATCGAAGAACCCATCAAAGAAAACCACACAAAAATCTCAGCAGAATGCATCGACTGCAAAACACAAGGACTCTCCTACGGAGACAACCCAGCAGGCATCATTGCCTCTACCGAAACACCAAACCCTGAAACTGACGAAGGTGCATTCAATAAAAACTTCGCGCTTGTCGCAACCATCATGATCAACCATAGCAACACCAATTACACACCCAAGCCAAGCATGTGGAAGGGAAAATCTAAGTAACCACAGGAAACCAAAAAAGAGGCGGTAAACTAGCACCACCTCTTTCTTCATACCCTAAGAACCGCCCCGAATATGATCACCATCCACCATCAACTCATGCTTCGGTTCCCACCATGTTTCCAAACGCACAATATTCGTGGAATAACCCGCATAAGAATTAACCCAAGGTTCTAGATATTCGCATTTCTGGGTGGGCTTGAAGACCATGTGCTCTTCATGCTTCTCTAGATTGTAGTGGGAAGACCTTCCAAGTAGCGTAATAATCCTGCTACCCGCGTTAGGGAACACTAAAGCGGCATGAAAAACGGAGGGCACCTCAAGCTTGTTCGGGTACGGGATTACTAGTCCCCTCATCATATTAGGAAGCAAACTTTCTTTGAATGTCTCAGCGGTGGCTTCTAGGGTGACTGTTGGTTCTATTCCGACACGGGTCACGTATACTGTCATCATCCCTGACTCGTCTACTGTCCCGGTTTTCTCTATATGCCAAGGAAGTATGGATGCTATACCGCCTTCCCTGACTTGCAGGGTTATGCTCGTAGCCCAACCAGCCTCACTATATGCGTATACAGGGCAATGGCTACTCCTGCCGTCAAGCCCAATGTTCCCGTTCGCCCCTACAGCGTTAGCGTAAACCCGCACACGCGACAGGTGCTCCCTGTCGTTACCGACCCACAGGGTGTCCGGTAGCGAATCGAAAACAATAGAATCCTGTAGTTCTGTGTAGTGGATGTTCTTCCAGGCGGTAGCCAGGTGTTCTTGGTCTGTATCGTCGAAAAACGGGTAGAGTGGGGTGTCTTCTTTCACGGTTTATTGCTTTCTGGTGTGTCGAAAATATGCGGGTGAAGGGCTTCTTCTGGGAATCGCTCGGCAGCGAAGTACAAGCGGGTGTGGAGGGCACCAAGGTCATGGATGAACCCAGAGAAGTACTCCCTTAGTTTGTCCCAAAGGATTGTTTCATCCCCGTAGTATCCTTGGATCCGTATAATATTCCGTAGAGCCATGAGGAACATGTGCAGCAGCTCGGCGTGGAACATGTCGTTCTTACGTCTGCTCGCGGCGTGGAGGATTTTCGTCATGTTAACCATGAACCCTTGAGGGACATTTATAGGCTTGACGCCTGCGCTAAGGACGTACTCTTCAACCCCTGCCCGCGCCAGACGGTAATCCTCCTTCAAACCCCTCACGGGTGCTAACCACAAGCACGCTAGAACTTTATCTAACAGCTCAGGTAGCACCCCAGCGAGGTCTTCAAGGCGCACGCCCCCGATGGTAGGGTGCCCCTTAGATGATGGTTGATTCATAGAGTTATTATACTAGTGCGATAAAAAGCTCTGGATGCTACTAGTCAATAACCTTCAAGAGTAGCGCTTTTTTCGCCTCTTTAAGGGAATCTAACCTCTCTTTAATGTTTTCCTGGATAAGAGTAGCCCGCTTATACTCGCGTACTGCACCAATAAATGCGTCCAACTCCTCTGGATTCTGGTAGCAACGCGCTCGAACAGTGGCTAGTGAAATACTAGACGGCAGATCATGGTGATAGATAAAAGCATACCGCCAAAAGTTTTGGCGATTTTCTGGAACTTTATTACCGTTCCATTCAAAGGTGCGTAGTATCTCCTTATCTACATCCCTATTCCCTGAGAAAGGCTCAATAGAAATCCCAGATAAGCTATCACCCGCATACTCAGCAGTGAACAGGTGTAGATATTCAAGGGTCTTTTGATTGTTGTTTTCGGTATTGTTTTTCGTTTGCTTCCAAAACATTTCTATTCCTTGTGCCCTTTGGTTCGGTGATTACTTACTATTCGGTTGTTTGGCGTGTTCCCAGTCACAAGATAGCTCTACACTGTTACCTCCCTCAGTGCTGCCAGCTTTCATGCCAGCAGTCACGCAGTACACTTCAACACCATCTTTCTCATATTTATCAAGGCAGCTGAACACTTCTTGGCTCTTGCCGCCGCAAACGCTCTGATCGCCACGTCCATTAGCGCTAGCACCAGCTCCGGTCATGGAGGTGATGGTGAGGATAACCGCTACTGCTGCTAGTGATTGTCCGATTTTTTTGCGCATTTTGTTGCTCCTGTCTAGTTTTTTGTTTTGAGTAAGTGTATGGGGCTGGTTCTTTAGATACCTAGCTGCCCGAGGATGATTGCGAAGATGATGAATCCTGCGGCGAGCGCCCATCCGATCATGATCGCGGTGTCGCTAGCTGGTTCAGGTTCCTTACGGGGGGGGCATTTCTTGTTCCCTTCAGTAGTTACTGGTTTGTTTTCTGGTTTTTCTGATGTAACCACCATAAAGCATAGTTCCACCGAAAGTCAAGCAGGCACTACGTTTCGGTGTTTCAGACAGTCGTCTCTAGGGTGGTTTCCGAGTGTGCTTCTCTGATAGGATATGAGTAACTTACACCCATCTGCTGAGAAAAGAGTAACCGTGACAGCAACCAAATACGTCGGGAAAATGCGCACCCCAGAAGACACGGCGCGCTCGCTCGAAGTAACCCTCCCCCAACTAAACGCCCTAGCAGACAACAATAAGATCCTCCGTCTCACTAACACGCACGGGCAGGTTGGGTACCCTGTGTTCCAGTTCGACAGAGACGGTATCAACCCTATTGTCCAGCAGGTAGTGGACACCCTACTCAGTGGCGGGTACGACCCGTGGACTGTAGCTTTCTGGATTTACCGCCCGTCACAGGTTTGGGGCGAGTTGAACGCGATTGAGTACATGTCATTATCAGAGGAACACAAGGCGCGCGTCATTCTTTGCGCCGAGACGGACGCGGCTAACCTGTTAGCCAACCCCTAAAAAGAAAGAGCACCACAAAAATGAGCATCGCCAACCCGCGCAGCATCAACCCTAACACAATCAGCAAAGCCCTCACTAACGCGGGGCTCAAATGGGGAAACGTTATTTGCTACGGGTACTACGGTTCACAAGCAGTAGGTTCAGCATCCCCGAACTCTGATGAAGATATATTCGTCATCTGTGACTACAAGAAGCTCCCGGAACGGTACGCTAAGAAGCGTCACACAGAAATTGATGGTGCAGATGTTAGGCTCATGTCTTATGAGAATATCAGGGCTGAGTTCAAGGGCATGTTCGACGTGTTCTGGTTGCATAACTTCGTGTACACCCGCCCCGACGGGACGGAGCACCCTTATGCCGAGTATGTGGCGGGCACTAGGCTTAACGCTTGGGAATGCGCGGATTCGTTGTTCAAAGCAGTTGTCCACAATATTGGTTTCACTGTGAAAAAGGTGGGGGAATACCATGCTAACCCCAGCGACTTGAATAGGGTTAAGGTGCACAAAACGGTGAAACGAGTCTTCAAGCACCAGTTCGTGTACCTGAAAATTGAGCGGCACCTCACCTCATCCACGGGTGAATACCACCCAGTTTTCACTGAGCAGGAAAGGCGGCAGCTGCTCAACTCCGCAGAAGAAGCAACACAGTGTATTCTAGATAACGGGTGCGACCCTATCGAGATACTGGGACAATACTCACCCGATCAAGCACTATTCGAGCACGCCCTATCCGCATACACTAGAAAACCATGTTAGGAGACCCCATGAAACGCCTCGTAGCGACCACTGCCGCTATGACACTCATCGCACTATTAGCCAGCTTAGCGGGCTGCAGCACACCCAAGCAGCAGGACACGCAAATGTGCGACATCAGCTCCGCAAGGTCAGAAATGCAGATCGAGGTCAGGGGGTACGACCCCAACGACCCGTCAGGCGCGATAACACGCTTCGAATGGAGGGAATACGGTAAGTACAACAACCCAGATGAAGGGTGGGTGCCACATGAGGGGCATCCTGAGGATTCGGATAAGCCTTATTCTTATAGGGAGACTGAGGATAAGGGGAAGATCGTGTGTGATGATAAGGCTGCTTCGCCTGTGCATGAGTATAGTGAGAAGATTTTCGTGAAGAAGTAAACACAACAGTGGGGGTGTAACCTTTAGATATTATCCTTCTGGTTACACCCCCACTGCTTTACCTATACCTCGTTACCCCTCAGGCAGGCAAGAAATCACATACGCCTTACTATTCAAGTTACTGTAATCCTCAATCACCACAATATGCAGCACACGGGCAGACCCGCGCCCAGCCTCAACAAGCCTGTCCACACTCAAATCCCCGTGCTGTAGAAGCGACTTCTGGGCGACCTTCCAGAAGGTGATCGTGTCATTGTCATTGGACACGTGCACGGGGTCACCCACCCTGCACCCGAGCGCTAAAGCGCACGCACTGTACTCGTTCAACGCCTTGTTCTTGAGAACACCTGTGAGTACCGTGGTCCCAGTTTCCGATTCGATAATGGGGAGCTGCTTCGTGGACGCGAAATATTCTGCTGAGGTAGGCAAACCAACCAGCCGGTTCTGCGGGTTGCCTGCCCGTGAGGCTTCCCCAAGGTTTTTCAGTTCCTCATCGTTCACGACCTTGTTTTCTTCTTTAGGGTCATGTTCAATATTTACGGTGAGGGTTGGGAACGTGATGAAGTTCTTGTAGAACACCGCGTAGTTTGAGGTGTCGTATTCGGAGACTTTGTTGGGGGTTTTCTCGATTTCCTTGATTTTCTGCCCTGAGTCCCAGTCCCGCAGGATCGTTACTTTCCGTTTGACGGTCAGGTCAGATTTTTTGATTTCCCCGTCTGGGGCGTATTCTCTGACGTATTTTTCTTTGATGTCCTGCCCCGACAGCATGGGGGATAGGTTTTGGTGCTCTGCGGGGTCTGGGGGTGTGGCGCAGGATGCTAATAGTGCGGCTAATCCTGTTGCGGTTGCGCCGATGAGGGTGTGCCGGCGGGTGATTTCGGTGTTGCGCATGGTGCTGCCTGCTTTCTGTGTCTGGTTTCTCTATTGTGATCGGCTGCCCTAAGAGTACCATATTGTGCCGCCGTTTTGTTTTGCGGTAGCCGTCCGGTATAACTATTTTCTGCTGCACATATTTCTGCAGAAACTTTGGTGGTGGACATTAGAAACAAGGTGCGCGCACCAGCACCCCCAAAATATCAAACCGGTGTGCCGCACCAACCAACCCGCAAACAAAAACACAAAAGGAAGCAGGTACAATGCGTAAAACCGCAAAACTATCACACAAGCTCATCGCAAGCACCGCAGCCGCAGGGTCAATACTATCAGCCGTGGTGATACCCGCAGCCAGCGCAACCGAACAAACACCATCCCCCGCACCAGAAACCAGTACTGTAAGCACACCAGCACCAGAGAACACCACCCCACCCGTACCAGCCGACGTGCAACAGCAAGCCGAGCAGGCCCAGAAACTCCTTGAACAAGACGGGGTTGAAACCCACACCGACGGGAAGGAAACCCAGCCCAACAAAACCCCAAAAAACAGTATCCCAGGACTTGGCGGGAACTCCCCATTCAGGGCACGACCACAAGCCACTGGTGTGCCGAACTGGGGTATCCCAGGCGCGGACGTGTCCTCCCACCAAGGCAACGTGGACTGGGCGCACCAGAAACGTCTCGGTGCGCGCTGGGCGTCAGTGAAAGCCACGGAAGGGCTCTACTACAAGAACCCCTACTTCGGGCAGCAGTACGGGGGCTCCTATGACCAGGGGCTAGACCACGGGGCGTACCATTTCGGAATCCCCACACAGGACGCTCGGCAGCAAGCTAGGTTCTTCGTCGCCAATGGTGGCGGGTGGTCCCCTGACGGGCGCACCAAACCAGGCATGCTAGACCTAGAATACAATCCTTACGGCAACATCTGCTATGGACAAACAAAAACCCAGACGCTAAACTGGATCAGGGACTTCGCAGACGAATACAAGAGGCTAACAAGCCGCTACCCAACCCTGTACTCCACAACCGATTGGCTCAACACCTGCGTTGGGGACATGACGCCAGTCAACCACCTAGGGCTCTGGGTTGCTAACTATTCGTCAGGCCCAGGTAGGATGCCTGTCGGGTACACAAACTTCGACATCTGGCAGTCCTCATCAGCTGGGCCTTTCGCGGGGGACTCAAATGTTTTCCGAGGCACAGATCAAGAATATAAGGACTACCTAGTGAATCCTTCATGGATGAGCACCACCTGGCGGGACCAGCACCCGCAGCACAGCACCCCAGTGCAAGAGACAGCCGCGCAGAAACCAGCTGAGAAGGCTGGGCACTTCTGGGATGTCCCTGCGAACCACCAGTTCTACACTGATATTGAGTGGGCAGCAAACAAGGGTATCGTCAAAGGCTGGGATGACGGTCACTTCCGCCCCGAAGCGCAAGCTGAAAGGCAAGCTATCGCCGCGTTCTTCTACCGTATGGCTGGTGAGCCTGAGGTGAAACTCCCCGCGTCCTCACCGTTCAAGGACGTATCACCAAGCGACCCGTTCTACAAGGAGATCGTGTGGATGTCCCAGCAGGGCATCACCCTCGGCTGGGAAGATGGGACGTTCCGCCCACACGATCCGGTGAGCCGTGAGGCTATGGCGGCGTTCTTCTACCGTTTCGCTGGTAGGCCCAGCGTGACCGCACAGACCACTTTCAACGATGTGCGCCCCGCATCCACCCAGTTCTATAAGGAGATCAGCTGGCTACAATCCACTGGTATCACCACAGGCTGGCCGGATGGCACGTTCCGCCCGTATGCGCCTGTGGAGCGTGGAGCTATCGCGGCGTTCATGCATCGTTACGATAATGTGAAAAAGTAGAGTGCGGGTCATTCACGTTTGTGTGGTACACTAGATATTAGTTCCAGGGCGACCTGAGCTGAAGAAGAAAATTAATATTTATAGTAAATGGTCATCAAGACGGGGCTTTGGGTTTTGCACCTAAAGCCCCGTTCTTGTTGCCGGATAAAGAACTTTTCGTGAAGGAAACAACGAACTATGGGAAAATCAACACCAGCTCTACTGAGATCATCCACATGGAGGTGCGCTGCGAAAACAGGTGCGCTCCCACCGAAACTAGCGCCCCTATACCAGTCACCAGAAGAACTGGTACGTGGCATAAACGAGGAGTATGGGCGGCTACTGCACGACAGTAAACCAATAGAGTACGTCTACAAGAATGAGCACGCGAGGCACCTGCTGTCCACCTACTGGGACAACTTCTCAATCCAGTTCGAATACCCAGTAGGGGACAGTTGGGCTGATATCATCACTGTCACAGAGGACACAGGCATTAGCGTGGTTGAAATAAAAACTGAGCGGGATACCCCAGCACGTTTGGGGACACAGGTTAGTGATTATAGGCGTTTGACCCCGCACGTTTCTTTACTGGTTAGTGGGGGCGACACTGAGAAGTACGCTGGCGCATGCGAGGAACTAGGTATACCAGCACTAACTTTCTCCGTACTAGAAGGCATACAAACGCCAGTACGCACCCCAGAACCCATAGCCCATGCGCACACAGACCCCAACACAATAATCAGCTACATGCGAGACAAAGAGCAGCAGCAAACCCTCAAACTACTCGGCGCGACACCCGCAGGCACGGAGACTTCGAACATTATCAGGTGGCGGCGTAATAAGGAACTGCTTTTAGGGTACCCCGCACATGTGCTGTGGGAGGCGGCTTCCAGTGTCGCCTTGGATTCTAGGCGCATGCCAGACTATTTGTATGATCTGCTGATGGTTGCGCCAGCCCCTTTGACTGCTTGTCTTCTGCAGGTTGCACCGAACCGCCCGCAATGTGACCGGTTAGCTAGGTTACTAGTCAAATAGGGGCATCAAACAAGCGAGCGCCCGCGCGGCACGAGGATAATAAAAAATTTTTCGCCGCCGTTACAAAACCTACACGACAATGTGCTACACTATTTATTACGCGAGTCAATATCGCATCCTTCTTGGAAGCGGAGGATGAGGGTCCAAACATGGTTGGATTATATTTTGATTCTGTGTATCGGTGATTGCGACGCGGGACCTCTAAGATTTTTGAAGCTTTTTATCTTAGAGGTCCCGCTCATTTTTTGTTTATTCAGTTTTTAGTCATTGTCAATCTCTGGGAGTTTGAACTGGGTGGTGTCCACCCCTTCCTCCTCAACACGGATCCTCGGTAAAGTAAGTGCAGCATAAATGCCGCCGCCGAGTAGGGCGGCTACGATCAAGAACCCAGGGTTTTGGGTTGCCATGTCTGGGTTGGTGAACAGGATGAGGGCAGGGAAGATTAATGCTGAGATGATCATCCCCAGGATTGTCCTTTTGAGTCCCACGTGTCTGGGTTTCTTAGTTTTGTGTGTCATTGCTTTTTCCTTATTTGTTTGAAGCTGAGTTTTGTTGGTTTTGGGTTTGGTGTACTGTCGTGTGGTTTGTGTGCGGCGGTGGGACAGTATGTATAAGGTTACTATATTTCTGCTGTGGTTTTCCAGTGTTCCCCGTAATATTCTGTCCTGTTAGGTGAGGCTAACTGGGGCTTTTTCTCTTGTGCGCTACAGGGTTTACTGAACCAGCACAAACCATTACCGAATACTCATGCCCCACATAACCCTACACCTCAACAAACGCCCTAATAAATTTCAGGAAAAATGCATAAAATAATTTGACACTCAAAACGGCGGGGAATATTCTAACAATGTAGGGAAACAGCACAACAGGACGTGCGGAAACCTACGCAAGAATAAACCCTAAAACATTGGAGTAAAACTATGGAATTTACCCGTAAGAACCTGCTCAAAGGCGCAGTCGCCCTGTCCCTCACTGGTGCCACTCTGTTCGGTGCAGGCGCACCCGCTGCTCTAGCGCAGGAGGTTTCCGCACCTGTAGCGTCCGCTGTGCAGGCTAACAAGAACCCACAGGTTGCGGCAGATATGGGTGCTAAGGCTATCCAGTCGTTCAAGGATGTGAACGAGTCCACCACCCCGTTCTATAAGGAGATTGGTTGGCTGCAGGAAGCACGGATCAGCACTGGTTGGTCTGATGGTACTTTCCGTCCCCAAGCTAAGGTTGAGCGTGCCGCTATGGTGGCTTTCCTGTATCGTCTGAATGGTTCGCCTGAGGTTGAGCTGCCCGCCGTCTCACCTTTCAAGGATGTGGATGCATCGAACCCGTTCTATAAGGAAATTGTTTGGGCTCACCAGCAGAAGATCACCACTGGTTGGTCTGACGGTACTTTCCGCCCGTGGGAGCCTATTTCCCGTGAAGCTATGGCTGCTTTCTTCTACCGTGACGCTGGTCGTCCGCTAGTAGATATGTCTGTACACCAGCGTTTCAAGGATGTGGATGCATCGAACCCGTTCTACACTGAGGTTCAGTGGTTCGCTCAGCGTGGCATCACTACTGGCTGGGGTGACGGCACCTACCGCCCCCATGAGGCAACCAACCGTGACGCAACCGCTGCGTTCCTGTTCCGTTACGCCGTGAACGTGAAGGGTCTGGGAGCTTAAGTATTTTAGTTCCCTAACCTAATTGTTTAGCCCACCATGCTTGAAACACAGTGTGGTGGGCTAACTCTTTTATGGGGTACCATTACAACTAAAGAACACCACAAACAGAAAGATGAGTACACTCATGAGCTACTGGGCATCCCTCGAAGAAGAAGCCAGCGGCACCCCAAACGAAGTTTGCGGTTTCGCAATAGCAGATGAACTGGTGGCACCGCTACAGTTCGCGTTGGGTGGTGACGGGGTGTGGGAGCTTAACGGGAAAACAGGTGGTGAAGCGACACCTTTGATCCGTAGCGGGTTGAGGCACCTGTCCAGTAACCCCCAACCAGTAGGACTGCATTGGGATCAGGTGGTGCGGGCTAGGTTCACTTTAGAGTACATGTATAGCTTATCCACCCAGTACACCAACTGTTTCTGGGCGATTGACTAACTGCTTAGAGGGGCGGGTTACTATGAGTATGAACCTGATATTGAAGGACAAAAGGGTTGGGTAAAATAATGGACGGGAACCAAGCTCAAAAAATGAACGAAATCAACAAGGCGCTAGATCAGTTACAAGAAGATAAAGCAGACGCGGAAGCACTCAAGCAAGCTAGGGCTAGTGACGACGGGTACCGTGTGTCGCTAGAAGACTACTTGGCAGGTATAGACGAATAACCTGATAGGGCTCTAACATGAAGGCAGGTTCCCTGCGTTGCCACCACCTCAGGCAACACAGGGAACCTATTTTAATTATTCCTCTTATAGGTGGCTGAGAATATTGCGCACAGTCGCTTTGAAATCTAGCGAACCATTATCATTCACGATCACATCATTACCCGTAACAATGTAATCATCAGAAAGCTCAGCGAGCGCTGACCATAATCCGTAATTAACTACAGAATAGTCGTCCCCCTCGAGCGAGAACTTGAAAATGTATGACATGCCCCAATTATCCTCTTGGAGGTCCATTTCACTTATGAGAAAGAAAGACCATTCATGGGACACGCGGTATGAATAATGTTCGGTTTCATAATCTGGGTCCCCGCAAGGGAGCACCCGGATTCGGTTATTCCCGTAGTTTCGGAGAAGTGTGCGGAGGTTTTGGACGGCGTTGCTGTTGGTGGGTGTTACCTCGTACCACATGTTGGTTTCCTTTCCTAGTGTCTCGCCTATATATTATATACGCCTAAACGCTGGTTCACCTATTCAGGTTTAGGGGTACGGGCTAGTGAATAAAACTGTTCCACAGGCTCAGGTTTTTGTTCACACAAATATTTTAGGCACATATTTCCTGTGTTTTCTGAGAATATATTTTTAATCCCCCTGTGTGGCGTGTCGCCTTGACCCCAACAACATCCCTTATAGTACTGTGAGGAATAGGATTATGGAGGTAAAAAATATGGATTACGGGATTATGACTACTATTCTTGGTGTGTCGCTACTGGTTTTTTCTGTCATCGTTTCTATTATATCCACCCGTAAACATAGGAAGCTTGTGGATGCTTACCCTGTTCCGACAGTCGTGTACGATACAGAGACGGAACGTGACGAGGGGCTGGGTGTGATCTACAGGGTTGGGGTGCTTCGTCGTGTGCTGGACAGTCGGATGCTGCAGCTTGAGGCGAATCTTGTGTTTATTTCGCTACTGAATGTTGTGTCGTTGGGGTCTTTTTTGAAGCCGAGTATCACGATCCCTCCTCTGTTTATCGTTCGTGTCCACAGTAGTGACTTTCATGGTGCCTGACCTGCTGGATCGGGTGCAGAAACTTGTTGTGAAGGATAACGACGATTCGCTCATGTTCCTGAAAGGTGCACACGAAACCACCCCAAGCGGGTACGCGGAGGTGGTTCTGGGCGGGACATAAAAACACCCCCAACGCACGCTGGGGTGTCAACTACTGCACCCACACGGGAATACCGATTTCTTAACAGCTTCAGCAACCGCTAAAGCCAAACGTGGCGGGACAGCATTCCCGATCTGCCTAAACTGGGCAGATTGCGTGCCTGACCACCGCATGTCTCTCGGGAAAGTCTGAAGTGCAGCTGCCTCCTGGACAGTAATTCTTCTCAAGTGCGCCTCGTCTGGAAGCTCAGTGATCGGTGGTTTTCCACCCACGAAAAGACTCTGATGATACTTTTCCACCCAAGGGGTGACTGATGGATTCATCAGGTTAGCCTGGTCCACTATAGGAGTGCGGTTCCCTCCCATTGTCGCAGGAAGTGTCGGTGTTGGCATGTCCAAGTTCATGGGGCGACCCTGCCCGTTGAAAATCATTCCAGCGTATGCGGATTTACGAAGCACAGGTTTTTTAGCTGGCGTAATTTTCGCTATACATAAAGAATCATTACCTGGCTCACCCCAAGTTGGAAGCTGGTTGAATGTTTCTCGAACGGTAGGCAATGAAAATTCAGTTGGTCTAGCTGACAGATCAACGTCTGGGGCATCTTGTGGAAGTCCGATGAGGAACATTCTTTCTCGTTTTTGTGGGACTCCCCAATGTGAAGCATCCAGTATCACCAATTGAGTCTTATAGTTGGTTGAAGCATGTTCTTGGAGGTTCTTAATGACTTCAGACCAACGCCTATTTCGGGCAAGTGCTGCAACATTTTCCATAACAAAAGCTTTGGGTCTGATTTTCCCTACTATTTCCAGAAAATCGAAAACGTGCTTTGAGCGAGGATCATCGGGGTTCATATGCCCAGCTACAGAAAATCCCTGACACGGTGGTCCACCAATCACTAAATCGCCCATACCTTCATGGAAAAGATGATTGAAATCCCGTATGTCTCCTACAGTGGATTTGCAGTTAGCAAGATTTTTTGCTGCCTCAGCCCAATCAGTGTCTTGGGAAAGGTGAGTTTTCTTGTGTGTGGTAATTGCGAATGGGTCAATGTCGTTGGCGAAAATAATGTTGAATCCTGCTTGTGCGAAACCGATATCCATACCGCCAGCTCCCGAATAGAGGGATACCACTCGTGGATTTACATGAGTTCTATGAGATTTCTGCATGGTTCAACATTACGATTTTGAGAGTTGAGAATCAAACTGTTGCCCTAGTTCCCGCGTTTCCCCCATGTGTCCAAGCCATAAACTGGATCTGGCATTATCTGAAAGGCTCATAAGTGGTGTCCCAGATAAGCTCGAAGGACGCGAAATAGCCTGCTCTTATCAGTTGGAAACCAGCTTCACTAAACGGAATGGGTTAGGCAAGCCTGATAACTTTTTGGCAACGGCTGTGAAACAATCGTTTGAAAAACCAGTGGCGAGTAGTATATCCTTGTCACTGTAAGGCTTTCGTCACCGCTAGGAGGGGATTCAGTATGTACCGGAGCGCCAAGGATAGGGCAGATAAAAAGACCCAAACACAAGCCGCCAAAGTCAGGCAGATCCTTAGACACGAAATAAACCGTCTCCCTGCAGAAGGGAAAAACCGTGTGTACAGTATGGTGACCCAAACCGAACTAGAAGCGTACAACAAAACCCGAGAAAAAGGTAGCAACAAGGATTGGTACACCAAAACCCACCCGCGCGCAAAACACTCACGCCGCAACCAGCGCACGGAGCGTATGCAGTACCCCAATAAAGGAACTGGACTAGCTGCAGAAGCAGAGCATGTAGACCATACGACACTGCCGTACAGGTACCGTAACCCCCTCACTCGGAAAGAAGAAAAGCCCCGTGACCTGAGGGTTAGAGCAACCAAATTTGACTAATCTGTAACACGAAAAAGGAAGAGGAACAAGCAGATGTACAGCTCATACCTCAAAGAAATTATGGGGTACTAAGATGAAAAACGAGTAAAACTAAAAGAGAATCTGTTGCATCATGGGGATAATCAAGATCTAATCTTACTAGCGCATATAGAAGAAGCTGAGAAATCTCAGACCCCGACGGCTACCGTTACTAAGTTTAACTAATTAAAAATTAGAAAGAAGAGATAAATAATGAGCCCCCCCCGTCACGATCCGTACCATGATCCTTATCAGGGCATGACCCTGCAGCAAGCGATGAATCTTTCCCCAGAAGAGAGGGAAGCAGCGAAGCATGATCTAATGCGTCATGGAGGAAAACAAGCATGGGAACTCCGCCGTCAAATACAAGAAGAGGAAGAAAAACAAGAAAAACGTGACAAACACGAAAAATACAAGACCCTAATAAAACAACAAGGAATCCACCCCCTGAGAATACCCGCAGACGCCTATCGTGCGGTTAAGGATGTCCTGAAAGAAGCGGTTAAATACGCCCCAGAAGGCGGGCTAGTGCAGCTGCGTGTATTCAACTACCATCAACCGTTCACGTCCCCCGCGCTCAGGCTTGAGGTTCTGGGTGTGACACCCAACGGTGCAGTGAATGTGCTGTGCAGGTACGAGTACGGTAAAGCACCCATCGAGTTCTCTAACGAGATTTTTGATGAGGGCGCAATATTCACATACGTTGAAGATAAGCGCAACGAAGTGGTGGAGCCGTGGGTTGCCACCCGCCTCAAAGAGATAAGCCTCAAAAAGGAAGACCGTTACGGCTCCCGCGATGAAAAGAAGATCCTCAGGAAAGAAGGATTCTACCTCATGCTCCCCACCTTCTAGAGGGGCTTAGAATAAAGCCTACCAGTATCCACCTGCCAAAGGGTGCGGTAATCCAGAAGATCGACCCGAACACTATCCATAAAGGAGGTAAGTGATGTCACTTTATTCTGTTCTATACATTGTTTTTATTATTATTTCTTGTCTTAGTTTATGGGCTATTTACAGGATTAGGAAATATTTAAGCGTGAGTTTCACTGAGCCTACTGTGGTTTATCGAAACGAAGAGGGTAGAAACGGTGATAGGGGAGTTTATTTCGGGCGTCAAATACCCCTGTATACTGTTAAAAACGTGAAGTTTTTTGTTGTTGTAGCTTTGTGCGTAGAGCTTTCATTTGTCCTCTTAGTTCCGCTAGTAAGATTGTTTTTCCCAGATGCAACTTCGGGGCAGGAAGCTTACTTTATTATTGTGGCGACTATAGGTATCGGATGTTGTGGGGTGCTACCTTTGTCAGCGTTTGGGCTTCCACCTTTTTTCTACACCGATGATTCTGAGCCCTCAAGGTTTTACCTTGAAGGCGGCACCCCTGCGCGCCCTGTATCTGAGTATAAGGAACTAGTTCTCAACCCCTAGGAGATATTATTATGAGCGGTTCTGTCCTTGACCCTAACGACCCTGTCTGGCGTGAACTGGACGGGGTGCCCCGTGACGAGTTGTTTATTCGTGGTTTGAGGAGTGCTTTAGATACTTCTTCGGGTGATGATCTTGCGGCGCGTCTCATGTCTATACAAGCTGCTATCCCGTTTGGTGATGACCCTGATAGGTTGCAGAGGGTGTTTGATGCGTATGTTGGTTCGCCTGAGCTAGACGAAAAGCATGATGATGATTCTGGGTTTGATATGGTTACGATTCTTGAGAACCAAATCCAGCATTCAGATAACAGTAGTTTATGGCGTGAATCCTGTGAAGACTACCATTATTTAGCTAGGGAACTTCGTGACACGCGAGTCATTAAATACCTTGCGGGTGATGATGATTATTCTCTCAATAATATGGCCAACAAACTTGATGTATCCTTAACTGACCTGTTCAGGTTTGAGAACTGGCATAAAGACAACCCAAATTCCTTGAGTAGTGAAAAGATCATGGAATACGCCGCTTGGCTTGGGTATGCTATCAGTTTTAACCTGTACAATCATAAATAAGATATAAATAAATAGGTTCCTTCCTCATCATATTTTTAGGTAACAAGATTATGGGGAGGGGGGGGTATATGTTAAGAGAAGACAAATATAATCAAACCTACGCAGGAAGATGGAAATATGCTCTGCACCTATATTTTTAGTTTAAACACCACACCGTGGATCGGTTTAAACGACATAAAAGAAGCATATGATTATGCTGATTTCACCACAGGTAGTATGGGTGCTGGTGTTTGGGAAGCCCAGTTCTATAATAAGAAAAAGGATAACCTTGAAGACGGTTATATGACAGCTAAACTAGTTGGTGCTGTACTTTTTGGGGATAGTTGGCTAGTAGATGCTTTAGAACTAGTTAATCACCCGTCTTTCCCAGCTGAAAACGAGACTGCTGCTATAGAGAAAATGGGTGGTATTGATTTCTCGAACACTGTTGATTCACCATATTCAATTTCAGATAATGTGGTATTTTTGCCAGGGAAATGTGTAAATAGTATAGGCTTTTCAAATAGTTCTTCTTTAACTTGTAGGACAACACATATTCGTCCCTTATATTTGCGAAAAGACAGCCAATATAAGTTCACCTTAACTAACACTATGATCCCCAGCAGGTACGTTATGGTAACAGTAGGTTACGTTGTTTCATGTGATATAGAAGGTAATGATCGACGGGATGGTGATACCATCCATAAGGATATTGCGGAGCGTACCTTAGAATCTTATGACCTTTCTCAGAGCCGTTGGAAACCATTCATTCATGAGAGCCAGAGTGTTGTGATGGAACCTTCACTGAACCACCACATGTTCTCAGATACAGGGATGGGGTATGGACCTTACTATAAAGAGATCCAATACGAAGAAGGAGTCACTGGAACTGAGATAGTGTGCAACAATTTCCTATACTGTGGACAAGAACACGAGTTTATGGATAACATGCATGGTTTCTTACCTGTCTATGATCTGCCTTGGTTTTTCCAGATGCCAAGTGGTGCAGTTGAATATCTTGGCTACAAGTCTGTAAACGGTGAGCAACCTGCACTGCATGTTGCTTCTTTCACTGTTCTCCCCAATAAGAGCGACACAGAAGAATGGGCTGAGGTCATGAACTCTTGGATGGAAAAATATAAGATGCTTAGCCTGTCAGGTTCCAGCTGGCATAAAAACAAGTAAGAATGGAAATAACATGTCAAGTGGTTTCAAACTATGTGATGTTTCTATCTCTGGTACCCTAGTTCGCCCTAGCGGGATGAGTATGAGTGATTTTGCTGGGTATTGTGAGGCTGTTGAGAATACGGTGTGTGAGGAAGCTAGCATGTTCACTATTGTTAAATCCACCCAGCGCACGTATGTGACTAATGGTTTCTATACACCTAAAGGGGAGAAAGTTCTTGTCGAGTTCGGAGACGGGGAACTATACGACCCGCAGATAACCTTCGTCCCGGAGCGGCACACCGACCCTCTTATTGCTAAATGGGTGCTAGAAAATTATGATCTACCTATAGATAGGTGGGGATTCACAATTTTTACGAACACACCAAAGGATCTAGGGCAAGTATGGGTGACGTTTGAGGAGCTGACACAGTTCTGAGTGTTGCTAGTTATGGGAGAAAAAAATTTCTATATTCAAGAGAAACAAGGATTAAGAATACCAGCTGCGAATATGGCAGGAATTGTGAGGATTCATCTATGGTGACAATAAATGTTGGTGACGCTATCGTTGATTCTTGGAAACCTAAGGTGGTTAGGTGTAAGAAAAGATATGTTGCCCAACAGTCGGGTAGGGTCACGTGGGAGATCGTACATAAGGGTAAACATAAATATGATGCCGCAGCTCTACTGTGCAACGTTATGGTGAGTCAAGGGTGGGGTGACATCCGTGAAACAGGGCATAAAGTCCATGTGTCCAATAGAGGAAATTTTACGTTCAAAAGTGAAGCAGTACCAAAGGGTGTGGAACTAGATATTGTTGATAAATATTTACTTGGCGGCAACGGTGACGGGGCGCGCAGTAAATTTTTGAAGGATAAATATAACCTGCATTTTCGGTTACTGCCGTAGCACCTATCTAATTATTAAGGAGATAATGCCTATGTGCGAAGAATACACTGTAACATTCAAAACATCTAAAGAATGTTTCCCAGATTCTAAACAAGACAAACACGGGTGGTATGTGTGGACATCAGAACCAATGAGCCTAGAAGAAATGTCTACAGAGTTCGACTTTCAAGGAACACCACCATACACATGGGAATGCGAAGAAACAGACTATCTTGACCCTGTAACTAGAGAACCTGTACCAGGTTTACATATGTGGTGGGGCGACCAGAGAGACCAATCTACAGGTAAGATCATCCCTATGAATGATCCTAACCTAAAAACAGTTTATGAAGCAGATTCAGGTGATACTGTGAAACTGCATACGACCCCTAACCCGTTAACACCTAGGCGTCTTCAACGGTATTTCACTGAAAACGTTTATATGAAACCGTTAGACGGAGGGTTCCCTGTGAGTGTTGCATGTAGCATAAGCAAGCACAAAAAAGTGGAAGCCAATAAAACCCGGAAAATGTTAATAGAACATTTCCTTGAAACAAAAGTTGTTGAACATATTTGTGAAGGAAAATATCTTCTTGTGGGTGATGAAGGATCAGGTAAAACAACAATACTTAAATATTTAGAAAAACATTTACCTGAACAAAATATTCACACTACATATCTTGAATTAGATGAACATATTTATAACATAATTCGAAGCCTGAAGGAAACCGAGTATTTAGGTGTTTACATGTACGAGAATGCCTGGAAGCTGCTCATAAGCTTGTTCATAATAGGAACAGCGCGAAAAAATAATGGGCTCACTCAAGATGAAGAAGAATCTTTAAAAACTTCTTTGTATATCTTAGTAAACAGTGATAAAGGTGGTACTTTCCGTGAGATGATAGCGTGGGTTACGAACAACCCATATGTAAGTATTCCTGGATATATAGACCGCAGTTCAGGGGATATGAAACTTTTACCGCATATTTCAAATGATTTCTGGTTTAATGTGTACGATGTGCAGGAATTAGCTATTGAACTTGCTAAGAAACATGATCTTTCTGTGTTGGTTGACCGGACTGATATTCAGTGGACGGGCGATGAGACTTCTAAATATATGGTCACTGGTGTCTTATGCGCGGTGCGTTATATGTTAGCAATGATTGGGGATATTGGTGAGAGCAAAGTGCCCGCTATAATAGTAGCTTTACGGGAACATATATGGGATAGTATTCATTTCAACGATAGCAATAAAATGACGCAGGACATAGAGTTTTTGCGCTAGATTTTAGGTGCATAGGAAACCCGCTCGTTCGTGGATAAATTGAACAGGCGGGTTTCTTCTGTTTAATTGTGCGTATAAATCTGTTATATTAGGCTGACTAGATTATTAATTATGTCTACAACTTGATCGGTTAGCAAATCAGCTGCAGCTGTTGAGACATTAACTACAGCCCACACAACAGCAAAAGCAGCAATAACCATTACAATTTCAGAAACAATATATTTAGCCATATTTTCCTTACCTAACAATTTTTCACTTATAGGGCTAGAAGTCCCAGTCTTCATCCTCAGTGTTTACTGCTTTACCAATCACATAAGATGAACCAGAACCAGAGAAAAAGTCATGGTTCTCGTTTGCGCTCGGTGATAGTGCGGATAGGATTGCGGGTGATACGTCGGTTACTGATGCGGGGAACATTGCTTCGTACCCGAGGTTCATGAGCGCCTTGTTTGCGTTGTAGTGCAGGAACTTCTTCACGTCTTCGCTCCATCCCACGTTATCGTAGAGGGAGTGGGTGTACCGTGTCTCGTTCTCGTAGAGTTCGTAGAGTAGGTTGAACGTGTATTCTTTCAGTTCTGCTTTACGTTCCTCAGTTTCTTTCGCTAGCCCGCGCTGGTACTTGTACCCAATGTAGTAGCCGTGGACCGCTTCGTCACGGATGATCAGGCGGATCAGGTCAGCGGTGTTTGTTAGTTTCGCGTGTGCCGACCAGTACATGGGTAGGTAGAAACCGGAATAGAACAAGAAGGACTCCAACAAGGTAGAGGCAACCTTCTTCTTGAGGGGGTCATCGCCCGTGTAGTATTCGAGAACGATCTGCGCTTTCTTCTGCAGGTACTCGTTTTCGGAGGCCCACCGGAAGGCGTCATCAATTTCTTTGGTTGAGCACAGGGTTGAGAATATTGACGAGTACGATTTCGCGTGCACTGATTCCATGAACGCGATGTTCGTGTAAACAGCTTCCTCGTGGGCTGTAACAGCGTCAGGGAGCAAAGAAATAGCCCCCACGGTACCCTGGATAGTGTCAAGCAGTGTTAGCCCCGTAAAAACCCGCATAGTGAGTTCCTGCTCCTCTGGGGTGAGAGTCTTCCACGACGGCACATCATTACTCAACGGAACCTTCTCAGGCAACCAAAAATTACCCGTAAGACGATCCCACACCTCAAGATCCTTCTCGTCCTCGACACGGTTCCAGTTAATCGCCTGCACAGCATGATTAGAATCAAACATATGAATAAAACACTCCATAAAAATAGGTAACAAAAAACTATGGGCCCGAAAACCCCACCCAAGTTTACCCCACACCAACACACTCAACGAAATCCAACCAGGCGGGGGGGATTGGTAAACTTGAACAGGAAAACGTGAAACCCTATCCAACATATGTGAGGAGAACAAGAAATGGGTGTAGAAACATTAGGGTACCTCAGGAACGGGATCACCCCAGAAGAGCTAGCATGGAAGATTGAGAAGTATATTAAGCCTTCTGAGCTAGAAATAGATGAGATTACCTATCTAGAAGATGGTGCCCCAGACAATGAGCACGTAATGCTTGAAGATAGTCCAGTTAGGTGGTCCAAGCATACTTGGATTAATCTAACCTCAGCTAGTGGTGATGATTTTATACTAACCTACATCTACTCTAATAACACACACCTAGAAGAGCTGCACCATTCCATTGTGAACTACCCAGAAGATGTTCCTGCGCACACAACCCATGCGGTACGTCTAAGCTTCGGTGCACGCCCCGAATCCCAAAGGATGATGAAGAGGATCGTGGCGTTGTTCGGTGGATACTATGTCCCAGATGACTCTATCGGGGAGGTCTTATATGTCCCGTTACGTGATGCATGTAAGAAATAGATAATGTAGAGAAACTGGGGTTACCGCACCGTATCGCACAGTAGCCCCAGTTTCCTTATGTGCACACCAAACTATTCTATAGATGGCCCCAACAAGAAAACGACCAAGCCCACCGCACATAGTTACGGTGGGCTTAGCCTTATGAGAATATTACTACCAATTAAGGGTAGATATTATTAGTACCTACACAAGAAACTATAACATACAGGACACGCACCCTTCAACCTGCGTACCCTCCAACGCCTGCTGCCGGAGGCGAATATAGTAGAGGGTTTTAATGCCTTTCTTCCATGCGTAGATTTGTGCACGGTTAATATCACGGGTTGTTGCGGTGTCGGGGAAGAACAAGGTAAGGGATAGTCCCTGGTCTACATGCTGCGTGGCCACCGCGTAGGTGTCGATGATCTTCTCATACCCGATCTCGTAGGCGTCCTGGTAGTACTCTAGGTTTTCGTTCGTCATGAACGGTGCAGGGTAGTAGACACGCCCCAGCTTACCTTCCTTACGGATCTCAATCTTGGAGGCAATCGGATGAATTGAGGATGTTGACCCGTTGATGTAGGAGATGGAGCCGGTTGGTGGCACCGCTTGTAGGTTCTGGTTGTACATGCCGTGCTCGGCTACGTCTGCCGCGAGTTGTGCCCAGTCCTCGCGGGTGGGGATGTGGTGGTTGGCGAATAGTTCCCGTACACGCTCGGTCTGGGGTACCCAGTCTTGTTCCGTGTACTTTTTGAAGTATTCGCCTGTCGCGTATTTCGACTTCTCGAAACCGTCGAATGTCACACCGCGTTCCTTAGCGATTAGCATTGAGGTTCGCACCGCATGGTACGCCACCGTGTAGAAATAGATATTCGTGAAATCCAGTGCTTCTTCGGAACCATAGAAAATATGCTCACGCGCCAAGTAGCCGTGCAGGTTCATCTGTCCCAAACCAACAGCGTGGCTCATATCGTTACCGCGTTCCACTGGTGGCACGGATTCAATGTTAGACAGGTCAGAAACGGAGGTTAGGGCACGAATAGCAGCTTCAACCGTGCCACCAATGTTGTCACCATCCATCGTCGCAGCAATATTCAAGGACGCAAGGTTACAGGAAATATCCTTACCAACCTCATCGTATTCGCCACCTTTTGATTTAAAGGTAGAAGGTTCTGTCACCTCAAGAATCTCACTACAGTTCCTAGTCGAAACACCATCAACAATGATGCTGTGCCCATCATCCACGGTCACATCATAAACATCCTCAATAGCATGGAACTCGATACTGGTAATAGTCGCACGGAACTTGTGGAATCCTTGACGATTATTCTGTGAAACAATGTTGCTGCTTAGCTCATCCCATTTCTTCTTATGGCGTGACAACCAAGTCAACTGCTCGTAGAGCCTACTGCGATCCTGCCCGCTACTTACGCGCAACGTCCAATTGGCTTTCTGGTTGTACTCCGCGTATCCGCCTTTACCATCAGGAAGCATAGCTGTACCATCTTCTTTACGGTTCACATAGATACGGGAGTATACTCCTAGGTTTCCTAGAAGAACCTGGACTTCTTGAAGCATCCTTTTGCTTGTAGACCCAAGCTCAATACTGATATTTTTAGCGTTTAGAGAACCTGTGATGCAAGCGTCCATCTGGAACAACCCACTCAAATAAGCAAGAACAGTATCTTTGTCACCTTGCCAAACAAACTCAGGAACTTGGTTCTTAGTGTGACGGTTAAATCCGCGCTCTTCCAAAACTTTAGCGAGTGGAGCACTAGACATTGACAACCTGTCATTATCGCATTGTTGAACGAACTCAGGGGTCAATGTAGCGTTATGCTTAGTCAGGAGATCATCACGCCACAGCAGAACATGATGTACGGCTTCCCGTACAGCGTCTTTAGCTTCCGCTTTATCCCCATACAGGTAGACCTTAGCGGAAGTATTTTCAACCCCAGTATTCCCATTCATAACATGGGAGAAAGAACCATCAGACGCAATAACACCCGCAATATAAGCAAGTTCAGGATTGTGTGCACTACCGAAAACGCCTTCTGCTGGTTGCACGAGCAGGTGGTCCCCAGGTTCAAGCTCGGCGAGTCGTTTCACAATGATTTTGCCATCAACCTCTATAGGGAATTTGTGCCAAGCGGTACCTTTAAGTTCCCAACCTTCCTTAGTGGAAATTTTGAAGGTTTCAGCATCCTTCTGGGTGAGGAAGGCGCGGGTGGAATCCTTGATTGAGACAGACTGTTTAGTGAAATCCTCACGAACAGAACGGTTATCTGAGACAACCTGAAAATCTTCCTGTGAAGCATACAAGTCATCAAACCGCTTATACCCATTCGTGGTGAGAAGCCTAGTATCCCCGGTCAGGCAGAGGTTACTCATGATGACCTTCCCGTCAATCGGGTTAGCGTGGTTCACAGTATCCTCAAACATGATGTACGGGTAACCGGACTCGAACTGAATCTCAGCTAGAGTCTGGAAGAACTCGCGGGCGTTGATCTTGGTTTTACGGATGCGTGCGTCATCAACCATCTCATAGTATTTCTCTGAGACATTCACATAGGCGAAAGGCACCCCGTAGACTTTCTCAACATCATAGGGAGAGAACAGATACATATCCTCTTTACGTTTAGCTAACTCGAACGTAATATCAGGAATCACAACACCCAATGAGAGAGTCTTAATACGCACCTTCTCGTCCGCGTTCTCACGCTTAGTATCAAGGAAAGCGTAAATATCGGGGTGGTGCGCATGCAAGTACACTGCACCCGCACCCTGCCGCGCACCCAGCTGGTTCGCGTAAGAGAAAGCATCCTCAAGGAGCTTCATGACTGGGATGACACCGGAGCTCTGATTCTGAACCTTCTTAATCGGTGCACCAGATTCCCGCAGGTTGGTGAGACACAGGGCGACACCGCCACCGCGCTTTGAGAGCTGCAGCGAGTTATTGATAGCTTTCCCGATGGACTCCATATTGTCCTCGATGGACAGCAGGAAACAAGACACAAGTTCCCCACGCTGCTTCTTACCAGCGTTCAAGAACGTGGGTGTCGCGGGCTGCAGACGCCCCGAAATGATCTCGTCCACGATACGCTCAGCGAGCGCAGTGTCACCGTCAGCGAGCAGTAGCGCGGTCATGCACACACGATCCTCATACCGCTCTAGGTACCGTTGCCCGTCGAAAGTTTTCAGTGCGTAAGACGTATAGAACTTGAAAGCCCCCAGGAACGTTGAGAACCGGAACTTAGCTGCGTAGGCGCGTTTGAAGAGGGACTTCACGAACTCGTAACTGTACTTTTCGAACAGCTCAGGCTCATAGTATTCTTCCTCGATCAGGTACTCGATCTTCTCTTTCAGATCATGGAAAAACACGGTGTTGTTGTTCACGTGCTGCAGGAAGTACTGGCGTGCCGCCTCACGTTCAGCACCGAACTGGATCTTCCCGTCCTCATCGTAGAGGTTCAACAGGGCGTTCAGCTCGTGGTAGCTGAGGTTCCGGTACTTATCTGGGGTGGTGTCCTTCTTCTGGTTGTCCGTGGTGAATACTTCTAATGCTGATGATTGCGTTTCCAAATTTCTTCCAATCCTTGACTGACTTTTTCAACATCCTCAGGTGTGCCCATGAGCTCAAACCTGTACAGGACAGGCACCCCACATTTCTGGGAGATAATGTCTGCTGCTACACAGAACAGACCCCCGAAGTTCGTGTTCCCTGCACCGATAACCCCGATCAGGTTCTCACGGTTAGCGGGCTGGTTGAGGAATTTCACAACCTGCGGAGGGACGTTCCCCGCGCCTTCAGGTTTACCGTAGGTTGGTGTGCACAGCACGTATGGTTCTTCCATGAGTAGCGTCTCGTCGCCTGTCCGTAACGGTAACTGGGCGCTCCGTGCCTCTAGTTTCTCCACGAATCTGGCTGTGTTACCTGATACGGAGGAGAAAAACACTACCAGCGGCGTGTTTTTGGGCGCGGGATGCCCACCTTCGTGATCCATGAGGGGTTTCCTTCTTCCGAGAATGTTTACGTACTAATAATAGTGTACCCGCCATATTTCCCGCAAATACGGGGTTATGGTTTCGTGGACCATTGAGGTAGGGGCGCGGTGATGGTTTTAAACAGCCAGTCGGGTAGCCTAGTGTCTTCGATAAGCATCCCAAGCGGGTAGGTGTCTAGGGTCTTGCGCACCGCATCTGGTAGGGTGCTAACCGGTTCCAGCTGGTGTTTCCTCTCCCCTGGTTCACTCACCCACCACCGTTGCTGTTTGAGGGTGTTCAGCATGTCGTCACACACACTACCGCTCCATATTTTTAGTCTGCGCAGCTGCTCTATGGTGAATTGCATGGGCACACCCCATTGTTCTTTGAAGTCTTTCAGCATCATGAGGGTGTCCTTGCTGCGTCGTCTAGGTATCGTTTCGTAGGCTTCATCAGGTGTAAGTAGAGCTGTGGCGAACCGTTGGGCGTCGCGGGTGGCTTCTTTGGAGCGGGGGTTTCCGTCGAAGTGCATGATGAGGTGCCCGAGGTGTTCGGCTGTTTTCAGTCTTTGACGGTAGTGGTCTCTGACCCGTGAGTCCGCAACAATGATGGGGTGTTCGGTTTGGAGGGAGTATGTTCCTACGGTGATGGTCTTGGGTGCGTACACGAGGGTAACACCGTCTTGTTCAATGTGTTGTGTGAGGTTGCGGATGGGTGCGCCTGATTCGATTCCCCAGTGTTTCCTTGTTTGTTCTGCCGCGAACTCAGGCATGTTGCCGTGTTTGGTTGCGGGGTCTGTGGGGATGCAGGGGAGTGTAACCTCTGGGAGGGGAGTGTGTTTGTTGATGGTGGTGATGGTTTCGTGTACTAGGTGGACGTATGCTGCTGCGATCTGGTCTTCGTCATGAGCCCACCCCATGTTCCCACCCCCACTCATGAACAGGTGTCCGTTGGGGTGGTGGGTGGTTTCACTGGTTTTTGTGAAGAAGACGCGGGGTAACTGTAGTGTGTCCACGATCAGCCCCAGTTCCTCTTCTGACGGCTCCACGTGCTCATTCTCCCAAGCTAGGACACGCCTAGGCGTGACAAAGCACCTAGCGGCAAGCTCTTCACGTCTGACACCGAGCAGGTGTCTCCCTTGGGTGAGCCTATGCCCGTCAAAGTTCTCGACCATTATTTCCTCTCTGTTCCGCACAGCTCATGAAGGAGAGCTATTTCTGCATCGTTTAAACCGTTCTCCAATTCAGGTGCAACAAGCACCAGTTCGCTCACTGTACTGTATAGTACTTGGTATTGTTGAGTGAACACACGATTGAGTTCCGCATCAACCCATATGAGACGATCATATGTTTTACCCCACAAATAGTTGATGATGGGGGCGGTTTTCTGCACCATGAACCATGTTTCATCATCCCACACCGCGCTTGGTTCTGCAGGTATGTGCACGGTCGGTTCAGGTAGTTTAAGCGCCTCGAATACCTCCTCAACCCGCTCGGTAGAGTAAGTGCAGGTGACAACATCCACAGGTGAATCTGCGGAGAGCATACCCCGAATGAGCTCAACCACCTCGCTAGCGCACCATATGCTCGTTCCCGTACTAGCAGTAATGTACTGACGGTAACTAGATAACCCAGTGGAGAAACTAATACCCGCTAGCGCCTCACCCATGAGCACAGGGTCACCCGCCACCCCTTGAGCTACCAGAGGATAGATAACCCCCTCAAAACCAACCACAACCAACGTATCGTTGGACACAAAACCCACCTCACAACAAGAAAATATGTATAATGGTGCCAAGAATCATACCATGACAACCAAGGAAGGAAACCCGACTAGGGCATGGCAGATACATACACACTCACTAGTTTGGAGAGGTACTCAGTGCACCTTCCTGAACCTACGGTATCCAAAAACCCAGATGCTCTACAAGCACTCAAAAACTATGCGGAAAACAAGACCCGTGAAATTGATGAAGCCACCGCACAGAGCATGTTTGAGGGCGCTGAGAAACACTCCATGCTAGGCAAAACACTAGCGCTAATCCTGAGGGTAGACACTGAAACCATTCCACCCATTGATGAGTTGAGCGAACTGGTCATCCACCACCTCTCAATTGAACTATATGAAAACGCTAAACCCAGCACCACGTCCCTCAGCTCAAGGTACTGGACTGCCAATAGGAACCCTCTCGCGCGGTACGTTGAGCACGACGTTGATTTAGACCACTATTTTACCCAGCCCGAAGGCGCGCACTGGGGCACCATCCCAAGCATCATCCACCTGATCGGGAACGAAGTCACCAGCTTCTTCCGTGGGGAACCTGTGGAACTATGATTCATCTAGTATCCAAACACCCGAAATACGCACATTCAACAAAATCTAGATAAGGAAACAATGAAATGACCAACTACATAGCAGAAATTACCGTGGATTCCCTCACTAAAGAATCCAAATCAACGATTGCACCCGAAGGCACCAACAAGAGCGTAGGGGTAATCCCCATGAACCTTCTGCAGATCATCGCAACCGGTGGCGACGCAACCACCATCCCAGATACACCGCGTGTAGCTGAGGCGGGTTGTGTGTCCCTCCCAGCGGTCACCGTGTGGGATTATGAGCAGGCGGTGCATGAGCGCCTGAAAGCACTAGTGCTAGCGGGGTCCGTCACGTTCCCGGACGGCTCAGCGACCAACGACACTACAGTTGAGATGACTGGTGTAACAGCTCGGGGCCCCAGTTGGGATTTCGCCTTCAAAATCAGTGGCATCACCCAAGTCACGGATGAGGCGCATATCGAGCACATCAACGCGCAGCTACGCCGCTAATCACCCCGTGAGGAGCTGACGTGTTTAAATCAAAACTGCGTGCGTTTATCGCAGGCGTTTCAAATATTGTGAGAAGCAGACGGAAACGTCACCCCGAGCTGATACTTGAGGGTGTTTTAGCGGTTATTAAAACTGTTGTCATTAATGGCGAAGAAAACATTTGGATTGTTAATATCATGTACCCTAAGAAAACCCGAGGGTATGAATATCAGAAAATCACAGACAACTATCTTGCGTTCTGGAAACCACATTTAAGGCAAAAAATTTATGACGGGCACCCACCGAAATTGAACAACAGCCCACGTAAGCTTATTAAGAACTATCTGGAAGGACATGTTTTTATTGCCCTAGACGATCATAAATATCAGATACATGTTAATGACAGGGACCTTAACAAGATTCCCTGTGAATGGAAAACCCCCAAGCGTTTCAATGAATATACTCTGCCTGTTACCATCTCGCCTTTTGCGGGCACAGTGGAGATGATAGCAGTAGAATGAAACATTGTGATGTGTTTACCTGATTGCTGGATGATACGCCACAGTTTTGCGCCCCTACCACATAACATGTATATTAATACTAAGCGCGGGGGCGTGGCGCAATTGGTAGCGCATCTGCTTTGCACGCAGAGGGTTAGGGGTTCAAGTCCCCTCGTCTCCACAAATACATGGGGGCTCGGATATTTATAGTTTTCCGAGCCTCTATTGTTTTATAGTGAATATGGTAGAAAACCATCAAGAATGCAGAGGAACACGTGAACGCTAGAAGACAAGAACACCCGATAAATGTTGAGAATAAATACCACGTGATAGCCCAAAATATAGAAGAGCTGGACGCTCTTATCTCCGGCCCAGACATTGATTTACGTACCGTGTTGGATACGTGGGTTACTCGGCTCGGCGGGGATCATGCCCTGTACTATGTGGGGGATTTGTTAGAGGCGATTAAGGAGGAGTGTCAAGTGAAAGCAGCGGGCGGGGAATGGTGCCCTGAAGAGTCTCTGGTTACAGGTGATTACGATCCTCCATCTGAGGTGTGAGGTTCTTCCCTAGAATACCGTCTGGTGCTGCCTTTCGTGTATTATATTCATGTACAGCAAGGCATCCTGGGGAACCTTAAACCCCTATGAGTAAAAGAAATACCCCATCCACGAAACATGAAAACAAACACTACACCTAAAGCTGGTGAACTTTTCGCTGGGTACGGTGGGCTCGCGCTCGCTGTGTCCAGTGTTTTTGGTGCGGAAACTGGTTGGTTGTGTGAGGTGGACAAGTACGCCTCACAGGTTCTCACCCGCAGGTTCCCAGACGTACCGAATCTCGGGGACGTAACCACTATTGACTGGGGCTCTGTGGAGCCTGTGGACATTATTGCTGGCGGTAGCCCATGCCAAGACGTATCGGTTGCTGGTGCGCGTGCTGGAATGTCTGAGGGTACAAGATCGAACCTGTGGGTTGCTATGCGTGAAGCGGTAGCAGTAATACGACCAAGTTTCGTTGTGTGGGAGAATGTGAGAGGAGCGCTCAGTGCAAGAGCAGACAGTAACTTGGAATCCTGTCCGGGATGTGTGGGAGATGCAGGACGATCAGGGAAACCTTTTCTGCGAGCACTCGGACGTGTACTCGGAGACCTTACCAACCTCGGGTATGACGCTCAATGGCGTGTTGTATCCGCTTCCCAAGTAGGTGCACCCCACAGACGGGAACGGGTGTTTGTGCTCGCTCACAGGCGGGACAGGTACCGTATCAACCCATGCGCACCCAGTAACCCCACGGGGGTATTTGATCCAGCGGAGCATCTTTTAGCGACCCCAACCGCGCACGATAACAAAGGTGCGTGCCTCATTGAAAAACACCATGCACGCCTGAAACAACGTAACCGCACACAGATGGGGAACCTGCAAGAAGACATTACTCACCTCATGCCAACCCCAAACACAATGGACTATCTGGGGTACCGTGAAGGGGAGAAAAGAGAAAAAGCACTCAGGCGCGGCACGGAAAACGGGTCTCTACGAGCCTCAACAGGTAATCTACGTGAAGAAGTGCACTTCAATGCAGACCTGTACCTGCCCGCTGTGCACAGGTGGGAGAACATACTGGGCAGAAAATCCCCACGATGGACTATCATGGGTGATAACGGTAAACCGAAACTTAACCCCATGTTCAGCGAATGGATCATGGGCTTACCAGAAGGGTGGGTAACATCCCCTGAGATTGGTTTATCTTATGGGCGGCAGCTCATGATCCTCGGTAATGGTGTTGTGCCCCTGCAGGCAGAGTTTGCTCTCGCTGGTATGTTGGGGAACCTTGATGCTTTATAATATTCCTTAAATCGTTTGTTAGTTATGGAGGTTTAGTAGATGTTCGAATGGGTGTCCGCACTGCTTGATAACGCCGGAAATTTTGAAATGATCGACATCGGAGCAGTTTTTAATGAGCTTCGTAACTGGTTCTCTGCACTCATGATGTAACCCCAAGATGCAAGCAACAAGAAATCCCCTCTAGTGTTTATCGCACTAGAGGGGATCACTATTTTAACCAGCCCCTAACCCCTGGGGATAAAAGCACTAAAAAACGCGCGACGGAAACCCACGTATTTATATGACGGATAATTATTAGAAGGGGCGGAACCATTGCACTGGTAATCATATAAGTTCAAGATGAACACCTCATGCACCTCATCCAGCATTTGTTTAGCTCGCATCGTTATGTTCACGTCACCGTACTCAAAATCGTAGTCGCTCAGTAAATCCGTGACGTGCCCCCACCCACGGTCTTCTATGCTATCAGCAGTTTCTTCGGCGATAACCTCGTTAGTTTCCGCGTCAATAACTTGGTAGCTGAACGTGTTATATTCACGCCGCTCAGTTTCTAGGTGCCCGGTCCAGCCCACATTAAAATAGTCGGAATCTTTATAGGCATCAGTGATTTTGAACCGCACAGGAACGTACACGGGGTGTTTTTCCAGGAATCGCGCCTGCGGGTCTGTGAAGCTCTCTGGGATACGCATCTACATGGTTCCTTCCATTTTTTCTACTGATTCGACGTTCAGGTGGAAACCCCACCCATAGCACCCGTTACCAGCACCATCATCACCAGATACCTCAATCTTCGGGCGGGATTTTAGGTAGATGAAAATGCTGAACTGTTCGGTTGTGTAATAGTCGGGTGCTTCCTCATATTTAACTGCTGTAACAGCACCCAGGTTTTCGCCAGTGCGGTTCACAGTCCAGTCAGACCAGCCGTTAGCGCAGGCCATGCACCCTTCGTTCTCGCTGATGATGATCCTGTACCCGCTTCTTGTTTCGATACTGTGTGAGTCCATGCGGGTGATGTATTCTCCGACAAGGTTCTCTTGGAGCCATTCGGCTAGTTCGATTCCGGTGAGGTTTTTGTCTTCTAGAAGGTTCATGATCGCGTTCCCCTTTCTAAGCGGCGTGTGTCTATGAAGCGTAGGTGTGTACTGGTTTTCAATGTCTTCTTTATTAACCTCATGATATGGGATTGAGGTGCGCGGGTCAAACCTAGGGGGGATGGGTTGGTAGGGCGTGTTCTACAAACAAGACCGCAAACCATCATTGAAGGGAAGGAATAGTAAAACCGTGGGCAACCAGCTAATAGAAATCCACGACACCAACAACTGGGCACTAAACACATTCGACCCCAGAAACGACTACGAAGAATACACCATCAACTTCCACAGAAACAGTGAGACAGGCACCGTAACCATCCACTCAGACTACACTGGTGAGCAAGCAACCCTACCAGGCGAAATGAAACCAGTGAAAACAGAAACAGTGTTCCTCAAAAACGTATGCCACTTCACCACCAAATACCTATCCATGCGACACGAGGCGAAATGGTTGACACAGGATGAAGCGCTCACCTTCCTACAAAACCAAGAAGCACTAATCTTCATCCCACCCACACTCGGAAAACACTTCGAACACCCAACCAAAAACACTGGGTGGACACCAACACCGAAACCAGTGAAAACCATCAAAAACTTCACGTGGGGAAACTAGAGAATAAGGAATATCTAAACAAATGATCTGCACATATATTTTTGAAGATAACTGGCGCAACACGTTAGCGGATGCGGTTAATATTAAAAATCCTAAAGTTTATATTGATATGAAACCTATGCTTGGGACATGCATGTGGGAAGTTAGGGAATGCAAAAGGTTTAAACATAAGGGTGAAACGTTTGAACAAACCATAGCTTATAGTCCAGCAGTGCGACTCGTTGGTGCTGTCTTATCTGCGCACGATGAGGTGCTAATCAATACTGCCCATGATTGTTTCCCTGATTTACAGTCAGAAGAATCATATTTTTGCGTATCGGAGAACTCCATATTTGTTCCTGAGGAAATGATCAGGCAATATTTTGAAGATCAGGGTGAACCTGTTAGGGGTATTGATGTGAAACCTAGGTATATCACACCAATAAGTATTGATACAGATTCAGGCGGTAAAAATTATTATGCTGTGAGTGTCATATACACAAGCTCAATCTATATTCCCACGGAAGACAGCAGGTATTTTCGGCAGATACAACCAGATTTAGTTGATTTGGCGGATCAGATACTTGACCTGAATAATATCTCCCACACAAAGAACAAACCATACTACCGTTATGGTTTCTCATTTATCAGACCCTCACACACCAGAGCAACAATACAGCATTCAGAATTTGATGATATCGGGTTCAATATTGCGTGCGACGATAACATCTGGTACGGAAAACACCTCGGGTTTTCAAAAGAAAACAATTTCCTCTTACCCAAAGACAATAGCACGTGGGTATACAACATGCCTAAAGGAACAATAGTTAACCTCATAGACAAACACTTAAATAGTCCAGAAACAGAGCTATTCTCCCTAGCAACATTCAATATCTACAACGACAAAAAATTCACTGAACGGATTATCCGCACAATCAATAACATCAGAAAATAGCTATTAAGGCGTGTGTTTGGTAGTGTATAGACAAATTTTTGGCTTGAATAACCAAAGATGATACCACAAAAGTGACTTATCATTAAAGGAGTAAAATGACGTTTCCCTTGCACCTTCCAGACCTTATTCTTTTCTCGATTGACCCTTATGATTTGGGTGATGGTGAGTATGCTTATGATGATTTCCGTCTTATTGCTAACCGCCTCAGGGAAGATAAAAGAGTTAAATGTAGGATAATCTCTCCTATCTATTTCCCTAATGACCCAGACACTCGCAACATGAGTAAATCTGTTTCGGGCGCTGCCATTTGGAAGTTCACTGGTGAAGCTAAGGTTGGATATTCGCATAAAACTGGTGAAGAGAAATGGGTGAAATTCACAGGGTGGATTCCTGATTGCCCTGCACCCCCTGGGGAGGATGAGTTTTATGTTTCACCTAGGGATGTTGATGAGAGTTTTGGTGATTATCTAGAGGATGCTTGTGACCCTAGAAATAAATACCCATCAATCGTGATTACGACACGGGTTACACGAGCTAGGTCACGTGCTTATATGCCTTATGACTAGCGTATACCACTAAGTGGTAGGCGTGTGTTTGGTATTATATAGAAAAATTTCAGGTTGCACTACCGAAAACAGTCCCGTAAACCAGTTGCTACCCCATAAGGAGTAATAATGGCACTACCTATCCACCTTCCTGATACAGTAACTTTTTCTGTAGACCCTTACATGTCAGACAATGGATATTATGCTTATGATGATTTCCGTCTTATCGCAAACAGGCTAAAAGAGGGTAAGAAGGTAAAATGTAGAATCCTGTCACCTGTACATGTTGCAGATGATCCTGGTGTCCCAAATGCTAGCCTGTCATTAATATCAGATAATGCGTGGTTTTTTGTTGGTGAAGCTAGAGTTGAGCACTCACGCAAAACTGGTGAAGAGAAATGGGTAAAATTTAATGGGTGGATTGGTGACTCTCCTGGGCGTTTAGGTTCAGAAGAGTTCTATATTTCACCAGAAGATGTGGATGAAAGTTGGGATGATTATCTTGAAGACGCCTGCAAAGTAGAAAATGATCATGCTTCTATTGTCATAACAACCAGCGTAGCCCAATCTTCATCACCTGTCGAAATGTACGACTAGTAAAACCCAATATTTTATTCCCCTCTCGTATTTTGCGGGGGGGGATTACTTTTTGTCCCTGCAATATAAGAAACACAAAAAGGAAAGAGGAACCATAAATGGTTGAACTAACACACCCAACATGGGAAGACGCCATACGGATAGGGCGGGACCTGCAGGAGGAACACCAGATACCTCTGTTCGCTTTCACCTACTATAAGATGTGCTCCTGCTGCGCGTCCCCGCAGGATTTCAGGGTTCGTGATTTCCTGCGAAAGAAGAAGGGGCGTGACGCCTACAAGGATTGGGGTACGTTCAGGTCTTTGGAAGAGAAACCAGCGTACATTGTTTTCGCTAACTCCTCGAATTACCGTGGGGAGATTAAGGATTTCTCATGCGAGTTCGGGTTCAGTGGTGAACGGAACCTGTTCCCGCAGATGGTGAAGTACGCCCCCGACTATTTTGAGGAGACAGCGGATGTTCTGCAGGAGTTTGTGGATAGGATGAACGCTCTCACTAGCTCCGGTGACTTGTATTACCTGCACGTCCCAGATGACCCTCAAACCTTGATGGAGATCGGGGTGAAAGTTGGGTGTGACTTCTTCCAGGCTCAGCCTACGGATACACTTAGTGAGGGCACCTACTGGGTGGGGCGTGAATATGCGTTTTTGCGTGCTTTCGAGCACTCTTGGGGTACAGTGGACCATATGAGGAAGATAGAGGAAGCTGTGTGGGATTATGCGGATACCTGTAATATCTCAATCGCATATGATGGTGTCGCGTATGACATGCTCAGAACCGTCAGGCATGATAATGGGCGTGATAACGCTTTCTACATTGCGGAGATCATGGATAAATCCACGGTGACGTTCATGGGCAACCCCGATAGGATACCCCACACTAACTATGTTTCAACGCTCGTGGAGGAGCTGCGTTTCGTGAAGATAAACAACCCTCAGGGGGTGCACCCTGACCTTATGAGCCGCCTCAAAAACAGGGGTGTGCTTCTCGATGTTCACCAGCCAGCAGTATTGGAGCTGGGTGAAAGCGCGGGGTACACTCTATGTAATGCGTCCTCTGGTGCGGTTGCGGCTGTTCTCAGAAACGACTATTAGCCGCCCTGCAACCCTTATGTGTGGAAGGTTTTGACTGAAACATGGGTTTACCTATTGTCCTGGACTGTGACACTATGATCGATGTCTCCGTCCTAGTGGGCAGGTAAGGGTGCAGGGTTGCTAGCACTAGTGATTATTTTTGATGTCTTTATATGACATGGGTGCTGTCACCTTGTTCGTAATCTGGTAGCAGAGTATGCGCATAATGACAGCACCCAACCCTTTTATTGATACCATAGGATGATAAACATGTAACCAACCCACAGGCAGTAACACACGTGACAAACATAACCACCAGAATAACCCCGCACAACACACAACAACTGCTCGGATTCGCCGTGCTCCAAGGAACACGGATCATACGCATCAACCCCGCAGGGGAAATAACATTCGAACCACCCAAATACCTGAGACAACTCAACACTGCACGTAAACACGGTGGGCGGGTCATCAGAACAATAAAAAACCTCACACACGGACCCAGGAAGCCCACCCCCAAAAAACACCAGTACATCAGAAACCACACGCCACCACTCACGCTCACACTCCCCCACCTCTTCAACCAAGACACCATCCGGCAACACATCGGCTCGAAAGTGCAGCAGATACGGTTCAACACCACACAAGGCACACTAACCCTCATCCTCAGGAAACCACGGGTAGCTGGCGTGAAAAACCCACCAGATGAAGCTGTCACCTTCTATTGTGGGAACAGTAAAATATACTTATGGTCCATCTAAACGACAGAAAGAAAAAGGGAAACAAGGACGTGAGTGGCACACAAGTTATCCAAATCAACGAATACCACCAAATCTTCACCAGCGCCTTACAAGCATGCCAGAAAACAAGCGGGTTCTGGCTACCAGACGGCGAAATAAACGGCATCTTCACGGCTTTCATGCGGTGGCAAAGTGACGAGCTGAACAGCAACTTCGAACATATGAACAGCATGTTCGACGACGCAACCAAGGAAGAAATAAGGCAAGGGTACAAGCCGTTCTGGGTGGACGCTAAAGCCACGTTCATAGGTGGTGACATCAGTGGCGGGGTTGAAAAATGTTTAGAGGAATCGGTTTTCCTGATCCAGGTTGCGGCACCCTCAGAACGTACAAGCCCCGTGGGTTACACGGCACTATCACTACCAGCCGAGGACGTGGAAGCCCACGTGCGGGGGATAATCAGCCGCAGCAGGGAAGATATGGTGAACGGCGTGAAAGCGGGCCTCCTCCAAGCCGCTGGGGAGCTGGCTATCATGCTGGACCACCCAGAGGTGCAGGCACTCGGCGTTGAGCTACAAAGAAACCTCACGCAGTAAAACAAAACCGCGTATGGTAATGCCTTACAGCGTGAGGTATAATGAATACTGACAGCCCCCCTCACGCCTCTACACAAAGTGTATGCGCACCTGAGGGGTCCTTTCGTTTCCTACTGGACTCGCCCGCTAATAATGTACTGCAAGCCGCCTTCTTCCGTGGGGTTGTGGCAGATTTCAACAACGGCGTTACCATTAGCTATGTCATTCCCGATAGCTTCAACGGTTGCGGACCCGTAGGTGTCACCATGCTTTTCAGACATCTCGGCAATAAGCTGCTGGGTAACATCCCCCTCAATAGTAGGAGCGCTAGGAGTAACAACAGGGGCGTCATCAAACAATGATCCCTGATCGCCACCCCACACACTGGCGGTATCCTCAACGACACGCACAATACGCCCATCAGGGGCAATGTACCGGTCATCCGAGATGCTGACGAGATGAGCGGGGATGTTCTTCGGGTCGAGTAGAGCGTCTACAAAATCCTGGTTCACTGGCTCCGCATCAGGGAAACTGGTAGAACTTGATTCCTCAGATAAGCCACTACTCAAATTCAAAGTAAAAGAGTAGGTAGTTGTTTTCTTATTACGCACAATACAAGAAAGTAAGTAAGCATCAATAGAGGAAATGACCGCATGAAGAATAACAGCCTTATGCTGCTCATACACCCGATCAATAAAACGTACAATATCCTGAGATGAATAGGTTGCGTCCTTATCCATAGCAACCTTACCGAAGGTCTTCTGATCACGCACGGAATAGCCGGAAATGTTCGCACCATAGGGGTGCACCATCGAAGTGAACAATCGAGTCATAGTGGATTTACCGACTCGCCGCATCTCCTCAAGTCGTTCAGATGGAAAATCTGAGGGAAATTTGTCACATAAGACATCTACATCAGAGAGGATATGTGAGATGTTGCTCGGCTCAGTCATGATAGGTTTTCCTTTCGGTGTTGCGGTTGATATAAAGTATTCGCGAGCCACATAGCATGTGCCTCATGAACAAAAGTATAGTACATAAACCCAGTACTCTGCAAACCTGAAACCTAGCACAGGGCTACAAGTTAGCCATATTATTAAACCTAGAATACTTGCCGCTAAACGCCAGCGGGATAGTGCACGTCGGACCGCCACGGTGCTTACCGATAATCATGTCAGCCTCACCGATACGTGGCGTGTTCTCATCGTACATGTCTTCACGGTGCAGCAGGATAACAATGTCTGCGTCCTGCTCAATAGAACCAGACTCTCGCAAATCAGACACCATCGGGCGTTTATCGGTGCGCTGCTCCGCCCCACGGTTCAGCTGGGACAATGCAATAATAGGGACCTCAAGCTCTTTAGCGAGCAGTTTCAGGCTACGCGATATTTCTGAAACTTCCTGCTGACGCGACTCAGATTTCTTGCCGGTAGTCATGAGCTGCAGGTAGTCAATGACAACAAGGTCAAGTCCCTGCTGCTTCTTGAGTTTACGGCACTTTGACCTAACCTCAACCAGAGTATTATTCGGGGCTTCATCCACAAACAGGGGTGCCCCGCCAAGCCGCTGCTGGACAAATACCGCCTGCTCCCACTCACCCTGGTTCATGTCACCCTTTTTGAGCCGCCCCATCGGGAGTGTTGCTTCCGCTGAGATGATGCGCATACCGATCTCGGTTTTACCCATCTCAAGGGAGAAAAACACAGTGGTTTTCTGTGCGTGTAACGCTGCGGCGCGGGCAATGTCTATGGCGAGCGTGGATTTACCGACACCTGGGCGGGCTGCTACTACGATCATCTGCCCTGGGTGTAGCCCGCCAGTGAGGTCATCGAAGTCGATGAATCCTGTGGGTACCCCGTATACGCCGTCGGGGCGGTTTGAGTTGGCTTGGATTTCGTCTAGGGTTGCCCCCATGACATCGAGGAACGGCTGGTAGGTGTCGTCGCTGGTGCTGTTTTCTAGGGTGACATCTAGGAGGGTTTGTGCTTCCCCTAGGAGCCCGTTTACGTCTTCGGTGGGCTTGTACCCTAGCTCCGAGATTTTCCTGCCCGTTTGGATGAGTGCGCGGCGTTGCGCGTGTTCTAGGATGATGGTTGCGTAGTAGGAGGATGATGCTGGGCTGGCAACGAATCCGATGAGGAAATGGGTGTATGTTGGGCCTTTAGTCTCCTGCAGCAGTCCACGGTTACGCAGATAATCTGTGACAGCAACCGCGTCAGTGGGCATGTTACTGCCGTATAGGGAAACTATTGCATCAAAAATATGTTCGTGCGCGACACTATAGAAATCGGTGCTTTTAAGCCCTGTTTCAATGACCTCGGATATGGCGTCCGTGGACAGCATCATGCCCCCGAGAACCATTTTCTCGGCATCCTCATCATGAGGCATGGAGTATTCGTCGGGGGAGCTCATGGTTGTTTCTTACTTTTTCCTTCATGTGCGGGTGGTGATGCGTTACGGGGGGGGGTGTGGTGCCCGCGTAAAAGGATAGCATTGTTTTACGCGGGCACCTACTTTTAGGATTCGGTGGAAGACAGGATGGTGCTTACGTTCTGTGCTTTCTCCCGTAGCGCGTCCAGTGTTGAATCGTTCAACACAACAACATCGAAATCCTCGCTAGATACGGAGTTCTCAGATGCGTGACCCGAATTAACATCCGCATCCCCCACATACCCAAGGCGCTCAACCCACACAAGGTCACCACCATTATCACGGATAGCCTGAGCCTCATTCGGGAACCGGATACCCGTCACAGCGACGTTCTTACCAGCCTCCATATGCTTCTTCACCCGCTTAACCATGACATCCACCCACACGTTCTCACCGAACACTTTACGCCCGCCCTCGGTGCCCTCAACCTGCAGCATCCTACGGATCTCAGGGTTTTTCTTCGCCTCAACCCAGTCGTTACCGCAGTCAGCGAGCACATCGGTGACACGCCGTAGCTTACCGTCAGGCCCGATATCCACATTGAAGTTTTTGATAATCAGCTGATTGTAGAGCGGTTCAGCCATGCCGATCACAACCCAGTTGTCGCCTAGGTTTTTAGCGAACTCGTCTTTTCCGTGTTGTTTAAGACCGCCGATTCCGATAAGTGTTGGCATTGTTTCTTCCTTCCAATTTCTTGGTTTTGGTTTCCAATGGTTCATGATAGCAGGATACCAGCATACGGGGTGCGGTGGCTGGCTGGGGTGAATAGGTTTCCCATATAGTGATAGTGAGTGTTTCTTCTTCTGTGTATTGGGTTTTGGTTGCGTCTGACAGGTGATACTCTACTATCCTTACCCCGTGTGCTGCAACGTCCTCTGTGGTAGAGTTAGAGGCATGACGAATGTTAGCGAGAAGAAGCGCACCCCTGGGCTGGTGCACCTGAATATTTTCCATTACGATCCCGCGTATGATGGGAGTGGGCTGGAACCTATGGGTATGTCGTATATTTTCCCGTTCACGGGGGACGCTTGGGGCACGGTGAATCAGCTGTGTGAAATCTTCGATAACCTCACCCGTGGGAGCATATACGACAGGATGTTCAGTGCTATCACACCCACGAAAACGCCCCAGGAAGCCCTGTATGAGTGCCGCGCGGCAGTGAAATACTCGTCGCCCAGGATCGGGACTGTCGCTGTCGAATATCTTCTGCCAACAGAAAAGGTGAGTGAGCTGACTGGTTTGTTGCCCTCATGGAAACAGGAAATCATCTCCACCATATGGGACAGTGATCTTGAGGTCATGAGGAGTATCGTACCCCGCCTAGACGAGTATTTCCTGGGGCTCATGTAATGTTTCACGCCACCCATGCGGTTCTCCCGTCTCTTGCCCTAACACAGGGTACGACAGGCACCACACGTAAACATTAAGTCAGAAAGGAACACCTAATGTTAGATCTCGTTATCATCGCACTACTTGGGCGGGAAATCCTTCGTAAAACAGAGAACTCAAAAGCAGTAAAAGAAGCTGCAGCATTCACCTGCAACACCATCGAAGGTAAACCATTCAACTATGATTTCCTAGGAAAACCATTAGGGCGGCTCTTTAGGAAGCTTGAACAGAGTGTCAAACTATGTGTCACCCTCACAACCATAGCCTATACGTTTTTATTTCTATTAGTTTCAGGGGTAATTTTCCCTTTTATTGGCAGTGTGTTACATCTGTTGCACATAGTGGTTACAGACGCTAATATATACAATTTCCTAAGTGTAGCACTAATCATTATTATTGCGGGAATATGTCTAGTAGCATGTTCTTTCGGATGCGTTGGGGGACTGTTTCTGATGGGGCATCTGCAGCGGTGGCAGAATACTCGGCATGCTCAAAGGATGGAGATAGAACACGCCTCTAAAAATCAGTAGACCCCCATTTCACACATGAGAATACCCCTCTAAGATTCACCAATGCGTCAGCAACCCTAGAGGGGCATCCTTCACCCCACAACACGCCCACACCACCACTCCCCAAAAACACGCGGCGGGGGGGGGTAGTATAGGACAAGACCGTTCAAACCAGAAGAAAGAAGAATCAAAAATGATCTGTACCTACATCTTCGAAGACACAACAGGGCAACTAGGACGGTGGGCTAGGTATAAGAAACAAGATCTTGTTCTACACTTTTCAACTACATCCCGAGGCGGGCACAGCTGGGCTGTATCTTCATACAATGACACAGGAGATACAATGCCTGAATCATGTATTCAATCTGAATATTTTGACCTTGTTGCAACAGTGGTTACACATCACAAGGGTAAAGGCATTGAAGCTATCTACGGTTCGTTGAAGTCGCTCGAATGTGAAGATGACGAGCGGACATCATTGTTCCTCAATAAACAATCAGACTCCCTGCTGATACCGCGAGAAATCATGGGAGAAATAACTATTGAATATAGGTACGATGTAGATTTCTACACTAAACCTGAGTATGTCACCCCACTCAAAATTAACCAGAATGGTGATTTTGACATCTCTTCAGGTGAAGAAACAGCTTACTATATGGTTAGCGCATTATCTGTTGTCAGTGGTTTGGGTTATAAATCATTAATCAAACAGGCAAATGATATTTTGAATATCAACAATGTGGCTCATAAGAAAAATAAGCCGTTTTCGAAATATGTATGGCATTCATATAAACGTGCAAACAAGAAACTAGGCTTGAACGGTGGCAATCAAACTAGAATATATAAAGATTTACTAGCTGACAAAAACCTGCATGCTGTGAGTGCTATGCATGAGCTAATATGCATTGGGGACATTTACAATTCACGGTCTCTCGAATATATCGGGGCAATGGAAGAAATAACCCAAGATAATTTTGTGCTTCCTTGGTTATATGCAACAGTAGATCAGGGGAATATGATGTGGGAAATATATAAAGCAAATAGCCTAAATTATGGGTATGTAAAAACGTATATTTTTGTCACTCATGAGACTTTTGGTGTGTATACTGATTCTGTTTTGGGCAAGATATGTGCGCAGACGGTTAATGCTTGGGAGAAGAGTTCGGGGTTGACGTTTGGTGATCTTTAGCTTGTAGCTACCCATAAAAGTGGGGGTGGGGTACTGCTCTAAATAATCAGGAAGCAGTACCCCACCCCATATTTTGTTTACAGAGACAGGTTTTCCTACTGCCCCCAGTCGCGCTCTAGGAGCTCTTCTGTGGTGTTTTCTAGCATCTCCACCAGTTCTCCTCTGTCTGCCTTCATAATATCGTCTGAGATGCGGGTTTCCGGTTCGGGGCTGATACTGTACCCCAGTTCTAGGGTTAGTTTGGGGACGAGGAATAGTTCTTCGCATTCCTGCCCGTTGAAGTACCTGCCACCCATACCCCTGTTCTCGCAGTAGTAAACACGGTAATGCCGACCATCCGGTGTGGTGAGGATAGCCGAATAGTCAATGTCGTAATCCCTCGTATATTCTACCTGTTCATCGTGAATACGTTCTTCTTCATAGTATTCTTCGAGTTCTTCCTCAGAAAAGTATCGTGAGCTCATACGCTTTAATCCTTCTACTAAGTGTTGTTGGGGGTATTCAATGGATATCACGCGCGAGCAAGACATTTCACGCGCTCGCACGCAACCTGTACCTGTAATGCGATCCGTCTATTCCACGGTTGGTAACGCACCAAGCTTAGCACAAAGGTACCTGCCGAGCAGTGCTAATTTAGTGAAGTATCGTGTTCTCATGTTTTGCCTCCAAATAATAGTTACGATTCCCTAGAAGAGGGGGTGTCACTGGACCCTATACGGGAAGGACATCCCGACCGGTGTCGCACCGAGTTTCCCACGAATATACATCCCGAATATGCGGTGTGTCCTGGTTTCTTCTTCCTTGAAATCTTGGATATCAAAAATCTCTGACCCACCCTTATGGGTGCGGTCAATGAAACAGAAATTATGTGCCTCAGACACCCCGAAAAGATGGGTGAGCGAATACATCACCGCAACATTCTGGGTAGCATACACCATCTGCTTCACAGGCTCCGAATCACGCAGGTACAAGCCCCCGTTTATTCCTTCCAAGAAGTCGTAGACAAGCTCAGGGTGCACACCCTCACCGAAGTTATCAGCGATAACGAACCGACCATCATACAGGGCCGAGACGATACCAATAGTGGTTTTAACCCAGTCCTGCAAAGTGGGTGAGAGATGGTTTAAGTCATCAGAGGTAACCTTATTGAAGGGCTTATCCATACCATCCACAGCACCCACGAAAGTGCCAATGACCTCATCACGGGTGAGTCCACGTTCTTCCACGAGTTTAGGGCTGATATATGTGTTTTCTGGTGAAGCCCAGAAAATATTTGATAAATACTTGAGAACCGCGAGATCTTCCCCATCCAATATTTCATCACGTAGAAGCTCATACGCGAGTAAAGTACAGTTACCCAGGTCTTCTCTCTCGAAGCTCTTCACCGTATCTGGGTCGTCGTTTTCCTCATTATCGTAATCTGATGCTGACATATACTCTAAGGATTCATTGGTGATACCTGAATTGTCTATGGAGTAAGCATAAACATAGACCTTATCATCGTGCGCAACAGTCCATTCGTAAGAGGATCCCTGCCCAGTCGCATGATTATTGGGGGTATACTGCATCTCGTGCCCTTGTAAACCTAGGGCAACGCTGTGACAAGCTGTCAAGAAGTTAGTTTTACCCCCGCCGTTAGGACCATAAACACCAACAGAAGTGTACGCACCATCCCCCTCCTCAGGGGTGAAAAACATGCCCTGTTACTCCCTGAAATTCTTATGATTCTCAACCGCGAAACTCCTAAGACGCATAGACTCTCCCGAAAACTAGTAGGGTGGTGTAGTGGATAACTACCACAATAACAAGACACATACTACCACACCCCAACAACGAAACCTAGTCCACACCTACATTTCATAACAGAGTACCCACTTCCATTGAGGGTAGACTGGGGGTGGTGGCATAGTGTTAGTAGTGAATCTGAGCGATAAAAGAATGGTAAGTGAAAATCTAGTTAAACCTAAATAAGGAAAGGATGTATCCCATGTCTGTACGTAAAATAATGAGCAAAATCGTTGACACTCCCATATATATTATGGCTTTCTTTATAGTTATATTTTTTATGGCTATGGATCATGTTGCTTGGTATGCTGAGGAATATTCAATATTTGGGGTAGGAGGGATTGGGGTATTAGGTTTATTATCCATGAATAATTTTGGTGTACTATATGAGATTGCGGGACCGACTACTTCGATACTTATCTTAATGTTAATGGGGTTTATACTGTTGTCAGAGTATTACACATTTCATATTCCGACGTATTCGGAATCAGAGAAGACGGAATAGCCCTTAATCGAACAGGAAGGTAGAATTTATGTTTACGAAACTTAACCACAGCATGGTTTTTAGGTTGTGTTTATTATTACTTGCCTTAGGGTGGTCTGCTTGGTCTTTTGTGAGCTATGCTCATGATTGGGCTTTATTCGTTGACTTAGCTTATAGGTATGAGCCTGGGACAGGCAAGTTGATATCTGATCTAATATTATTTGATATTCAACTTATTCTAACATTTGCTCCTACCATATTGGCTTTCAGGTATCTCTGGAAGCACCCTAAGATTAAGAACATAACTGCGACTCACCCGTAAACACGCACAAAAAGCCCGCACCATTCCCTTTACATGGTTTGGTGCGGGCTCTTTGTTTTATTTCTTTGAGGTCAAATGCCAGCCTTTGCAGTGTTTGCACTTGTAGGCGCGTTTCTCTTCGCGCGCCGTCCCCGCTTTGGGGCTACCGCACGTGCTGAGGATTATTTTTGCTTCGAGGTGGTTGCGGTGCCTGATTTTCCCTGTTTTAGCACATTTGGGGAGCTGGCTCTTCTTCTTTTTCTTCTTGTGGTGCCTCATTAAGCGTGTTAAACCTCCTCAAGGGTACGAGCTTTCTCACGGGCCTCTACTTGCCTAACAATACCCTCATAGTATTCTCGGCGTATCTGGTGTAGCGTTTCTTGCTGATCGGGTTTCGGTTCCACGATCTGCAGTTGTTGCCCAGTGCGCTCGCTCTTATTCGCGTTTGTCTCTCGGGTGCGTTTCCTGCTCCTACCCATAATGGTTCTACCTCCTCCGCATACCGTCAAAACTTTTACCCCTACTGCTACAATAATATCAACCCAAACAACAAACCCAGAAGAAGCGAGAATGCAGAATAACCAATTCCTTAAAGAAAACTATGACCCCGATAGGTATTCTGATGCAACTATTGGGGCAAGTGTAGATACTCTTCTTCCTGAAGGAGAAGGTTTCCCTGATGTGAAAGGAACTCCTGATGGTGGTTCTAGCAGAAGGAGTATATCGGGAATACTTAAAAGTATTTATAAGAAATAGGAGGAGGTTTACATGGATAGCCTGAAAAAATATTTTTGTACTGATTTAAAAATTGAAGATGTTGCACTGCATATTCTGCAGTTGTTGTCCCAGAATGAGAGTGAAGTTTCTGCTATGAAACTTCAAAAAATTTGCTTCTACGTGCAGGGTTGGTATGTTGCTAAAAAAGGCCGCCTCTTATTTAAACATGATTTTCAAGCTTGGCGATATGGACCAGTTTCTCCAACTTTATATAAATATCATACTAAAAATGCTACGGTATCCCTAAAATCCACTAATATCCCAGGAAATATTCAAAATATCTCTGATGCTGATAAAAAATTTATTGAGGTTATTGTTTCACTTTACGCTGGATTTACAGGACTTCAGCTGAGCGAGCTTTCTCATAAGCAGGATCCTTGGATCAATGCAAGGCATAAAATTCCTGAAAACTCACCTAGCACTAATGAAATTACTTTAGAGTCAATGCAAAAGTATTTCTCGAAATTTTTAAAATCTAAATAAATAATAGCAACAGCTTAATATTACCAACCCAAATAACAAACCCAGAAGAGGCGAGAGATGCTGAACAACGACTACAACAAATTCCTCAAAGAAAACAACGAATACTTCGAAAATAAGATCCGTGAAGACCTCAACAAACTACCCCGCACCCCAGAAGGCGCAGGGCAGGCACTCAGCATCGCATCCAGCCACAACCTCACCGTAGCGGAAAAGCAGCTCGGGCTGGACCATTTCTTCAACATTTTCCCTGACACATACCAGAACCAAGTGAACTACATGGATTTCAGTGGGTCAACCATAGCAAACATCAGAGGGCTACCCAGTGGCGCGCCACTAGTACTTGAGGGCACCAAACTGGGGGGGGGTAATCGAGAACCAGCTCATAGCATCAGACCTCACTAACGCTGACCTGTCCAGTGCCCGCATTAACGGACTGGCTCTCATTGACTGCAGAGTCAAGGGACTAAGAATTGATGTTGCTGGTGTCGAGAACATGGTTTTCGCGTTCTCACATGACGGGCATTCGATTATTCTCATTAACCCAGAGCGTTCGCGGCAGCTCAGGATGGAGTATGAGCATTTGTTGGGGTAACAAGTTGGGCGGTTGAGACAACTTATTCACTAGTTGCCTCAACCACCCAAAATTTATGACCTGCTTTTAACTCCTAATGACCTCTAGAAAGGCGGGAAATCCGAGCCCACTTCCCAAGCAGTCTTAGAACCCAGCAGGTCTTCCTTGCTCGTGGACTCAATCAGGCTAATAGCTTTCAACACGGTCTGCGCGTACTGCACCCCATCCTTAAAAGACCGCTGTGTTTTCCTGCCTGACATGGTAAGGTGATCCGCGTCGTGTAGCAGAATAACATCCAACACACTCACAATAAGCTGCGCATGGACCGATTCTTTACCCTGCTCAACAAGACTGTCACGGAAAGCCTTTAGTTCACACCAGTAGTCAGTAGCCCGCGTTGGTGTAATACTAGGCGCACCGTTGCTCTGAACATTCTCCAAGATTGCCCGTAGCGCACCTGCAGCTTTACGGAGGCTTTTCTTCGTGCCTTTACGCGGGGAACGCCACACGTATTTCAGTGCTAAACCATACCAGTACAGTAGCGGCTCAGCGATGGTATGGGAGTAAACATTGAGGATTGGTTCGTACTTGTCACCGGTGCTAGTGTTGGGGATCAGTTCACTTGTCATTGCTGACTCTTTCCTTTTCGTTTTTATGTATTTTCTGGTGGGTCAAAAGAAATTACTGGTGTCAAAAATTATGACAACAGCGATATACTCTTATACACGTTCCTAATATCCAGAAAATCATCCACCCCATCAACGGTTCGGATTTGCTGCCCCAGTAGCGGGTAGTGGTGGGTGAGGGACGCTAAGATCAGGATATCGTGGTTGATCCCGCTGTGTAACGCCTCGTAGAGCGGTTCTTCCTTTTCGAATGTTTGTTCTGCCACGGGGGTGCCTTGGGTTTCCCATTCGGCTTGGGTTGGGTAGGCGCTGATGGTGACAATGGTTTTGATTGGGGTGTAGTCGTTCCCTGTGGATTCTTGTGTGGTGTTGATCCGTAGGTAGTGGTTGTTGTGTTTGCGGATGTGGGTGGGGATCTCGTTGAAGTCCTTGAGGGTTGTCATGGTGTTCCTCTTTCTTCTTGCGTATCGGGTAAATGGGTGTGGGGCAGGGGTTTTTTACATGTGCCAGCAGGAGTCACATCCTGGGGTGTTGCAGGTTCCCATGTTTTTCCTGACCTGTTCGGCGGCGATACTGTTGAGCGTGTCTTCACCTACCATCCCAGAGGCGTTGTACTGAGCCGCTGCAGCCCCCAGGCGGGCTTTTACACGCCACGGGTGCACATCACCACCCGACGCCTTAGAAAGAGCCCTCGGACGCCCCACACTGCTTCTGGTGTTGTCTCTAGCATTGTTCTTCTCCGTTAGATTCCGGCGGTACATGCGAACCGTTTCCCCTTCCTATGCTAAACGATCTAGCTTAGTCGTCTACGCGGGTGAACGTCACGGCGCGTAGCCTTACCAGCCCAGGGTCTCGATAGACACGTGCGAGAGACTTCGAGCCAGAGAACACGCAGATGTCCTTGTTGTACCCAAGCCTGTAGGTCCTTCCGTTGAGGGTGATTTTCTCCGTCTTGGGCTGCGGGTTATCAATAGGCAGAGATGTGTACCGACTCCAAACTTTGTGGTAGACGTTCTCGACCCCTGGCTCAAACTCCATGTCCTTCTCCATAGCTTTTCGCACCATCTGGTGAAGACGGAACACCTCAGCATTGAAGAAAGACGCTTGAGCGTAGCCGTTAAATTCACCCTCTACCATCACAATTCCAAAGTCGCGGAATGCCCAATTTCCCAGGTTATATACGTCTTGTTCCACCCACGGCAGGAACCGTTGCGCGTTCTTTACGAATTTCTCGCTGTAGAAGAACCGTTCATTCCATGAGGTGATGGTGGTACCCCACCCGTAGTACGTGGTGTTGCGCGCACCAGATAGTCCGGTGACAAGAACCTCCACACCCTTTTTCTGTACTGGCATATATTCCAGCCCGAAGTGCTCCCATGACATTGCTCTGTGTCCTTTCTAGTCGTTTTTCAGGTAGTCCAGTAGGCGCTGCTGAGCGTCTACTTTGTGAGTAAGTTTATCGAAGACATGTCCGTCGATAGAGTCCTCGTCCATGATGTGGTGAATGCTCACCGTGTGTTTCTGCCCACTACGAGCCAGTCGTTTGTTGGACTGTAGATATTTGTGGGGAGTCTTTAGAATCCCAGTACTCTGTGAAAACATTAAGTAGCTGCTTACCCGTATCTTTCACAATGTGCTTATGGAGATTAGAGTTGGCGTCAGCTAAAGCTTCCGTGACCTCAGTAAGCATCTCACCGATCTTGCTCTCAAACATAGTAAGCTCATCAGCGGTCACCGTTTTAGTGCATACAAGCAGCTCCATGTGATCAGCGTATGACGAGAACTCGTTCACGGTTTCGCACGACACCTCAGCAGCGTATAGGGTGTCGTATGCCTTCTTCATCACATTGATACTGTAATCACCGAATGTTTCCTTGTCGAGGATTTCCCCAAATTCGCGTAGTGACCTCAGTAAGTGTTCAGTGCGCTCACTGAGTTTACCTGACTGTGGGATTAGGATCCTCGTGTCTGAGCCGTCCTCGGGTAGATTGAAGAAATCTATGCATAGCACTTGTGGCTTGTTGGTGTTGTTTTCCATGTTTCCTATGGTACCTGTTTGCCGTTTTTTTGGGTAATTGTTACACGAGGGGTTTCATATTCATGGGGTTATGCTACCCCAAAGAACCGGAGGATCTTCCCCCAGAACCCGATTTTCATGGCACCTTCTTCGGGGTGCCCTTCATGAACGTGCGGGGTGCCACTGGGGTTTTCCTGGGTGTAGTCGCGTTCTTCGAACTGGTTAGCAGGAATATGCTCCGCAGAATTAGCGTAGGGATCACCCGCGCTCTCAACGGGAACAGCCCAAGCAGGCGTAGTGCGCGCGGGAACACTGCCCTCCGGTTCCACCTGGGGATCTGTAGGATAATCCTGCCCAGTAAGAACCTGTGCCTCACCGTCCACTAGCGGCCCCTCAGTTACGAAAGAAGCGGGCGCAGGAGTGAGATTACCCCAATCCCGACTCAGCGCATCAGCATACCCCTGCAAACCCTCAGTAAGCGCGGCATCCAGCTTCTTTTTGCTGTTCTTCTTATTCTCTGTTGACTCGTTAACCTGAGCATCAAGAATACCGTACCGTGTGTAGGAGGTGCTGGTCTGCTCGGCGGAGATAGCAACGTTCTCTGCGTAAGCCTTGTTGTCGCCTTGGGACAATAACCCGCTCGCCCGTTCGGCGAGTAAGAGGGAGACGTTGCGGAGTTTGTCGGGGTTTTTATTGGGGATTTCCACGGAAACTTCGAATGATGCGAGGTTCCGTGTGGCATGGGTTTTATCTTGGATGCCTGCCACTACATCGTATGTGACCTGGTTGGGGTTTGTCTTATACCCTCGGGTGGGTACTGGTTTCGCGGTGATGGTTAGTGTGTATGCGCCGTGTGCACTGGTTTCTTCAAGGTAGTTGGGGGTGGCGGTTTCGTGCTCTGTGGTTGACATGGTTTTGCCTTTCTGGTTTCTGGGTCGTATCTGAATTGTATATTTTCTTTTGGGTTTGTTCAACCTGGGGCTGGGGTTGGTGTTTACCACCCACCCAAGGTTTTGCTGTATATAAACAATAACACAACACGCCACGATTTGCGCAATATGCGGTGAAGGTGTATGCTGTAACCACACACAAACCACTACACAAGGAAAACACCATGAAAACCAGAACCATCCTCACCGCACTCACCACAGCAACAATCCTGACCCTCATCATCGCACCCAACATCATCTGGGCACTCACACTACCCATCCTCACCGCACTCAGACACCACCCAGCACTCACACTAACAGCAGTAGCGCTCACAACTGTAGTGGCTTACCTACTTATCGGGCGCAAGAAAAAACAGAAAAACCGGTAATATAGGAATAGCAAAAGGGGCATGAGCTAAACTCATACCCCTCAAATAATGTAATTAAAATGCTAAGATGTATACACTGAAAGGAGAGATGTAATGAACGAATTACCTACACCTAGTAGTTGGGATAGGAATGCCCGCTTCTTCACAGGTAACCCAAGTTCAAAACCAACCACCAAAGTTGAGAAACGGGCACCGCATAAAGACATCATGGGCACAAATCTCTGGGACTTTATTCAGCCTCTGTCGCGTCAGGTTGGGACGGTCCTTAAATACATATGGCGGGCTGGGCTTCACCCCTATGAGACCACCGAACACGACTACAAAATAGCTCTCATTAACTTAAAAGAGCTAAACCCAAATGTTGCAATTACAGTGCCTAATTGGTTCTTTCGGACCTATCAGTTTAAGAAGCTTTACGAAGGCGGGGAGGGTCTAGCCCCCTTCGGTGTGGGTGAAGAAAAAGCCACCATGCTATACCACTACACCCGTATGCTAAAACAGCAAGACGCACCAGAAAGCGGTCAGGCTTTCTATCAACGCCAGAATCATTACTATGCACTATGCGAAGCACTAGAAGATGCCATCGAAGGGAAAAAGGCACAACCAAAGCACTACGAAGACATGCTTGGCATGAACCTCCGAGAGAAAATAAAAGACCTACCCTCTATTGAGGGGAACATCCTCGAGTGCATCTGGTGGGCGGGTCTGAAAGACGGGGTGCCAGCTGAGGAATACTACGCCAAAGCACTCGCCTACCTAGACGAAGCCCACCCAAGCACCTCCCTTGACATTTCACGCCTCTATTTCCGTGACGTGCCTTATAAAGACCTCATAGAGTCCATGCACGAGTGGTTAGGCCCCCTAGATGATAGGTGGAAAGCTACTTGTTTACTGTACTTTTTTGAGTGGATTGAGCGACGCAGGAGCGGGGGGAATTACTCTAACATGAAGCGTCAGATTTACTACGACTTTCTACGCAAAGCACTGACAGATGCCTTTATTGAAGCGAGCTACGCCGACTAATCACCCACACTTCGGAGTACGGCATGACCGTGCCTCCTATCCTGGATTTCTACTGGTTGGACTACGCTCAAGGTCCGCCGAAGGGGAATAGTAAAAGGGGTATGAGTCAAACTCATACCCCTCAAGTAATGCTCAAAACAAGGGCGACTACCGCACTTGTACCCAATAATACTCGGGGTAACCCAAAGACCAGCCCTCATCATCTAGGTCATGCACCCAACACCTTGCCCCAGTCGCTAACATAGACGGGTCGAATGGCACAGCCCCACCCCCAGTCAAAGCACCCAAACCATAGAACAACCCACCATCACGCGAAACATCACCCAACAGCAGGTTATCCTGCAGGAACACCCTAACAAGGTCCTCACGGTACGGGATGCCGCCAACCACGAACGGAAGAACAGGGAACTCACCACTAACCCGCCCTGACACTAATTCCTCATGCAGGTCGCGCAGGTACTCGTCTTCTCTAATGTCGCCCCCGCTCAGGATGAAGGATTCTACGTCCTCAGGTACCTCGTACTCATCCACCCCATAAACAACCCGTAAACCTGGGATAACCTCAGACACGATAGACAGGTCAAACACCTCAAAATAGTTATCCCCAGGAACCAGTTTCACGCGGTCACCGTCAGCCACTAGGATCTCCTGTCCCTCGAATAGGTTATGCTGGTATGGCAGAGTAGCGCGGTGCGCTACTTCCTCGGTGATTTGTTGGAGCGTACCGACGCGCGCATACGCTTCTTGGTATAACCCGGTTTTGTTTGGTTTTTCATATGAGATGTGGGCGTATTTCTTCGTCACCGTCACGTCTTCCTACTTGATTGATGGGTTTACCAGATTTCCCTCAGAGAACACTTGAAAACCATGCGTTCATCATTCTCATCCCAGAGGTTCAGGGAAGACACCACAACCCCGCAATCAACCTCAGCACCATTGAAAACATTGACGATGTGTTTACGCATCTTCCTGAACCAAGCATCATAAACCCTGTCGGGGTCTATTAGGTTCCCCTCCTCATTAACTTTCGGTGCTTCCCAATTGAGTTCTGGGTTGTCCTCGAACGGGGGCTGTACCGGAAGCTTTTGTTGATGTAGGTTTCTAGATTGTCTGATTCGATAACGACATACTCAAATTCGCCAATGTTGTTGTAGAAGGCAGTGAGTTCCCCGTTCGGCTTGTTCTCGATAATCTGCACGGTACAACCCGCACCTGAGCCGTCCACGGCGAACATGTGCTTAGTATATTCTGTGAGTTTCTTAGGGGTTACTCGCTGCCCCCAGTCATAGCTGCGGTGCTGGCGCTTCTTCCTTATTCCTTCTGCCCCGTTTGGTGTCATGGGGTTGGGGTTTTCGTTGAGTTTTTCTAGGTAGTCGCGTAGTTCGCGGAGTGTTTTCGGTTCGGTTTCCCATGTTTGGTGTACGGGTCGTTGGGTGAGTATGATTCTTAGAATGTACTGTTTCGGGGTCATGTTTCCTCCGTTGTGCTAATGTTGCCACGGTAGCGGCTGATGGTACTCTTAAAACAAAGCCCCCTGCACCACGCCCTGCGTACCAAGTTCAACCATCCCATACTTCCGTTGCAGCCACTCACCGTACCCCATGCTACCCTCGGGGACGTTCGAGTACTTGTAAAGCTCACCCACAGGGTAGTAGTGGTCAGCCCTGACTGAGACACCCCAAAGATTAGGGTCACCGAAACGGTTGAACTGCAGAACAAGCGGCAGGTGCACATAGTTATCGTCCGGCTCTCTAACATGCTTGACTTCCCCAAGCACCGTGGCCGCCCCGTCAGCTTTATGTTTCTTCGTCTGCTTACGAATCTCATCGGGGTGCCCACCAGACTGGTACAGCCCCCACAGTGCCCACCCGAGCCTGTTATGGAAATACTCGTGAATCAGCCCCCACCGTGGCAGCTCCTCCGGTGGTGTGGTCGCGTACAGTTGGGAGGTGAGAACGTCTTTTGACTGGGTTTTCGGGGCGTAAAGGTCACCCCACCCGAACCTGCTGCCTGCACCAATGGTCGCGGGTAGCTGCTGTGCCCCGCGTGTGGGCGAGAAATTCCCCAGGAAAAACCGTGAAACTTCCTCCATGTTCAGCCTACTAGCAGGCAAGGATTTCGGCTCCTCAAAACTGTCTGGGTTGATCGTGATACTCGGGTAGGTGTACACCTTCTTATGCCGATAGTTACGCCTCGTCTTGTTGGTGAAGATCATGTTCGTGGCACCCGTGAGGGTAATCCCATGCTCACTCACTTCTAGGGTGTCACCAACCATACTGGAACCAACAGAGCGGAGAGTCACAGCATCACTACCCCACACGTTCCCCTGCGCCGCGTACTCAGCAGTGAACAGGCGCGCACTATCACCACCAGTAGGGTAGTATCCGGTGACACCTATACTGTTGGCGGACACGATAACGTACCCTTGGGACAGTTTCTCTTCTGCGCTGCTCATGATTGGTTCCTGCTTTTACTCAAATCTTTCTACTGAACATATAATCCAAGAATAAAACATTCCATATTCCAAGGCAATCCCAAGCACAGTCCAGCACTAGTTTTAGCACGCCCACACCACAAAATAAACAGCGGGACTACCCAGCATTCCTGAATACCAGATAGCCCCACCAGTTTCACAATCTCACCGATGCGTAACCAAAAGGTCTTCTACCCGCCCAGCAGCTACCCTGCAAAGTTCCTGTAGTTTTAGATAGTATTCATTTGCTGCATGGTTGTTACGTATTATCCGATGCCCAAGAAGTTCACGAACATTTTTCTCATGTTTATGTAGGTCTTCAAGTATTTTTGCGTAATCATAATGAAGATTATCGCCATATAAAATTTCTTCGATACTCATTAAAGCAAAATCAAACGCATATTTCAGTTGAATAAACTCCTGAACAGGATCACCATCAGGTAACGCAACTATAACATATTTGAGAACTTCTTCCTCAGCATCAGTAAAACCACTATAAGAAAAAAGATCCAAACCAAGCTTCTTAAGTTTCCTGCCACGACGTAACCCAAAAAACACTTGATACTTTGCCCACCAGAAATCTTCTTCTCGCTGCATTATCTTTTGTCTCCTCGCACAGTGGATACTTGTATCTTATTTAGAAATAGTATGCGGAAACTTCAATTCGTAACTATTCGGGTGAGACTCTACCCAATCCAACCAAACAAGAGCGTTTGTGGCTGCGAATACTAGATTTTCCATTTCTTATGGCTCCTCATACTGGTGTTTTTATTGCCTTATCCTAGTACACACTATTAGGGGGCATGGTTGCAAGTTTGTTCGTAATATTAAGGAAATATTGAATCTTGGGTACATGGTTTTGGGGTTGTCTCATGCGGCATAGGCACAAGACAACCCCAGTTTTTATATAATTAATAGTAGATTCTACGAAGAAGGAGTAGAACGCCAAAGAGAACTCAGCTTATTTTCTAGATTATCAATATCGGCTATTTCAAATATTGTTTGTAGATGCTTCAACAGATTAGAATTAAAAGCAGACTTGAAAGAATGGATTTTAACATAAGAATAATTCAAACTTTCTGTCACTTCACAAGCATAAACAGCTTCTCGAACTGAACTAGCTTCAATGATGCTTGCTCTCGTCAAATCGTATTCACTGCCGCCACCATACTTATCATTAAAAAGCTGAACAATACCCTCAACCTTCGCACTGTTATGCCCACTAAAAGGGAAAAGATACTGGGAACCCTCAACAACATTTGCGTATTCACCAGTGTAATAAATAAGGTTTAGTACTAGTATACCTGCACTGTTCTTCTGTCCATTGTTCATAATGTTTTTCATTTTCCTACTTGAAATGTTACTTAGTTCTCTTAAGCCAGCAATCGAAAACAATCTCATAGTCATCTTGATGCCAGAAAGATAACGAAGAAACAATAATACCATTGGCAACTTTAGCACCCTCAAAGTGCTCAACAACCAGCTTCCGCACCTTTGAGAGCCACGTGTCCCAAACCTCTAGAAGCCCTCCTGCGTAACCGTCCTCATCAATTTCTACAGCTTTCCACCCGAAGCTTGGATAGTTGTAGAAAGGGGAATAGTAGAATTGTTTTTCTATGGAAATCTCAAAGTCTTCGCTCTCAATAAACACATAGTCAAATTCGTTCTCGAAGGACCGCGCAATTAGAATCGCATTTGGGGGATCCTCAATAACTTCAATAGTGTAACCCGTATCAGGTTCACCCCCGAAGAAGAGAAGATTAGCGTATTCAACTATTTTCCTAGGTGTTGTCCTTTTCCCCCAATCATATTTAACATGCGAGTTTTTATTCTGATCGGGTACCAGTATCAGGTTTTCGTTAAACAGTGGAAGCTGATCAATATTTTCTAACCGGTAACGTAATTCACGAAGTTTCATCGAATTCGTTTCCCACGTTTCCAGTGAATCCTTTGAAGACTCATCACCCGCACTGGGTGGTGTGATTTTTAGAAAATACCGTTTATTTCTCACTACAATCTCCTTACTCTTCTACATTATTAATAAGACATCCCCCCCCCGTTCATGTTTAAAAACATAGTAAGACGTTTCCATAACTAACAATAACGAGGTGAAGAAAAGACTCATCACCTTTATGAATCTATATCTTTTCCATCACAGCTAGACCGTCTTCTATAAGTTCCTTATAATAGTCACCTACTATACGGCTAGCTTCCTTGTTCTTGTAAGTTACAGGATGGTTTAGAACCCAACCAATAACAGTTTCTTCCTCAAATAATATCCTACGCAAACCAGCATAATCATATTGGTTACCCTTACTTAGCACATCCTTAATATCCGCTAAAGTTGGGGCGAACGTAATCTTAGCGAACATGAACCGTCGGATAGGATCAACCACTGGTAGCTTATGCATCACAAGACAATATATCTGCTTTTCCTTATCCGTAAGATCGTCATATCTACTGATACGTAACCCATATTTCCTTCGCTTCCTCAAGCTACCAAATATAGCCGCATCGTCTGCGCGACGGAAATCTTTCAGTCGTTGTACTGAGAGAGATGACATGCTTACCGTCCTTACTTTCATCACATTTGCACGTCTATTGGACCGCTATTAGGTGATATTTCCCCTGGGGTTATTGTCTGGTGCCCTGCGGGTAGTATCTTGTCGATGCACCCGAGTATGAGGTCTAGTAGCATGGGGTCTCTTTATTCTTTGGGGTAGGCAACGAACAGCCCATTAGTTCCCACTTTTTTGCCTGCGCTTTCGAGTATGCCCTGCTCGGTGCGGACACCAGTCATGATAGGTGCACTACTGGGAAGTAGGGGCAGCCTCATGGGGGCACCTGAGAGGATGCGTAGTTTCTCGTCTGGGGTGTGGAACAGGATGTTGTCGCTGACCCTGTGCTGGGTAGGGGTCTGAGAGGGGTCTTCTTGGGTGGTTCCCTCAATTTCTAGGTGCCCCGTCAGTGTCCACCCTTTAGAGGTGTCGTACCGGTTTTGAAGAACTAGGTACGGTTCAGACGTGTTCCTGGTGTCACTCTCATCGTCTCTTTCGAGGTCACTGAAAAGCTCAGTGAAGGAAACATTCTCGACAGGGTACAAGTAGAAGCACTCAAAACCTTCCTGCTCCGCTTCTGCCTTATACGCGGCTAACACATCAAGATTTTCTTTCATCTCCCATAACCTGACGCGGGCATCACTGAATCGGCGTTCATAGCTTTCAGTGAGCCATACCCCGAGACCATTCAGTCCATAGTGTAGCTGCTTAAGACGCTCCGCATAATCAGGGATCCACCTGCGGCTAGCTTCAACACGGAACTCTTTAAATTTATCTAGTGTTTTGATCCTGCGGTACATGGATTCCACTTCATAACCCACATGCTTACGGAGAATATATAGGGCAGTCTCAAACCTAAAAGCGTCCCGAGAGTCAGGGAATGCCCAAACCCCAACTCTCAGTAGGGTAATGGCATGTTTATCTGTCTCTTTCTGGCTTATGCTCTCACACTCGGGGGCTTCTGGTCCGAGGCTATATAGGTCATTGATTTTCTGAGCGTATTCGAATGCTGCCTCTATTTCGCTGCTTGTTGGCGTTGTTTCTGTCATGGTTCACCTTTCTCGGTTTTTTGGATGTCTCTAGTTGATACGGTTCGTTCGTCTTTTAATAACTTGGGTGCCCTATCCGGCTCTTGTATTTCCCCCAGTACTCATCGAACAGGGCTTCTAGCTTGTAGTTGAGGACGTAGGTGTCCATGTTGTCGTATGCGGGGTCCTGGATTCTGGTTTCTAAGTCTTTGATCTGGGCTGCTGTTATTGTTTTGCTGGAAACAACAACATCCACAGCGGACGAGTCGAGTCTCTGTGCGATATGGCAGCCGTAGAGAGCTTCTTTGATGGTGTCAGCGTCCAGTATTTCCATGTCCGTTTCGTATGCTTCGTCGTTGACTTTCCGTACCTTGTTGAATGTTTCCGCTAGTTTTTCTATTAGGGTTCGGTTGCTAGCCGCTAACGGGATGAGATACTTGGTGCCTTCGGTGGTTCCCATCCATTCCCCAGTGTAGGCGACGGCCGCTAAGTTTGTTGATATTGCAAGCATCGTTTATTATTGATAATAATTAGACGAATTACCAGTAATTCATGATACCAGAGGGAGGGTGGGTTGTCCAAAAATAAGACTTATAAGGCTTTTACCGCGCACCCGTCCCATGTTCTAGACTTAAACGGTGAAGTGTTAGATAGCTCCCCTGTTTTGGGTCGGCTTGTGTCTGAGGTTCAGGGCATCTCGGGTTACGCTACGTTTGTTATTCGTAACGACATGAAACTTGGAGATGAGCTGTCGCAGGTTACTGCTACCCAACCTACGACAGCTGGTCGCCGAGCAGGTGTGATCATGCCTGATTTTCTGGTGACTGGTAAGTCTGGTAGGTCACGTAAAGAGTTTCTGGTTCAGTATAATGTGGTCACGTCGTACCGTTCCTGGCAGGAACGTGTGAAAGCCGTAAATGGTGAAAGTGATAAGTATGTGAGCCAAGGCTGGAAACGCACCACGAACGCTTCCGCACCCACGTATGGGGAAGATTACATCAATCTTGGCGCTGTTGATAAGCAGTACGCAGTCATCGAAAATAGCCCATTTATTGACGGCGAAATTGTGCTCAAGATGGTGATTCAAGGCATGTGGTATCGACTGTTTTTCAGATTTGATGCTGCGCGTTTCCCTGAGGGTAAAGTTACCCTGCCCCTGATAAAGGTTGAGAATAACCAGCCTGTTTTTATTTTCTCTGTCGTTACCGATACTCCTATTGTTCAGTTTTCAGGGGATTATGTTGTTGGCGTGGACTTGGGTATTAATAACTATGCCACCGTCGTGGTCCGTAACAGTAAGACAGAGAAAATCGTCTACCAGAGCACGCTCTCCCAGCGTGTTCACTCGCTATGGAACAGTGTCCGAGCGTCTGAAAGACAGGTGAAACAGCTTAGGAAGAAAGCAAAGTCCATCCTTTATGACCGTCAAGCTAAAATGTCCGCACTTGACGAAGCACAGCTCCACCGCGAAGCGGCATCACGTAAAAAACGTGAACTTACTATCCTTGCCGCACAGGAAATAGCCTACTTATCCCATTTGTGGGGTAACGCGGTTGTTGCTGTGGAAGACCTCAGTTGGGTTGCTAATACTATGCAAAACGGCAGGTGGAATCGCGGCGAGCTTGTCAAGTGGGTCACCCACTATGTCACTCAGAATGGCGGGTGGGTTGTTGCGGTAAACTCCGCAAATACTTCCCGAATCTGCCATCTTTGCGGTTCTAAAGTGACACACCCTGTACACAAGGTCTCCCTCTGCCTCGAACACGGTGAAATGGATAGGGACGTGAACGCAGCCGCGAACATCGCGGCGCGTGCCGTTTCAGGGGTTACGAAAGCCAGGAAAACCCGTGCGAAAAACCCTAAACTCCAAAAGAAGCAGGCACCCCTCAAAACACCACACACTAGAGCTTCTTTGAAGTACCCAGGTAGGGACAGGACTAAGAACAAGCCCACCCTGAAAAGGAAGAAAAGACGCATTTCTAAGGGGGTGATTCTTCCTTCTAGCCCCGCTAGAGTCAATATGGACACGGTACTAGCGGATCAGGACGCATCCGGGCGTCTTGGGGACCAATACGGCGGCTATCAAACAGGACTATACAACCTGCAAATGCAGGTTATACAATCCTAATTGATACTGTAGTGGAGGACGTTTATGACTAGTATCCCTAGTTTATTTACCATGTTTATTTCCCTCTAATTTAGCGCCTAAATGTTGCCTGTCGCAACGCATATCATGATCATCGCGAACCACCAAAGCCCAACGATCACACCCATAGCGATGATCGTTGCTTGTTCTTTCTCTTCGTCGTTCATGACCCGTCTCCTGGCGGTGAATCCCTGTTCCTGACTGGTTTTCAATAACACCAGAGTACATTACCCTACTGAATATTTCAAACACCCCTCAGGTGCGCTAAAATATCCCCAGAAAGGAACAAACCAATGACCCAACAACCCACACAACCCCACCTCACCATCATAGGCACCCCAAGCAACCTGCAGGAAGCCACCACCCGCGCCAACAAACACAAAAGGAAAACCTACGTCACCCAGAAAATCAAGATAGGTTTAGCGCTCACGCTCGCCCTGATCCTGCTCACCCCAGGGGTCGCTAGCACCCAAATCCCAGCATGGGCATCCCTCACGTATGCCGCAGCGATACTCCTCTTGGAGATCTACACAAGCTGCGCTCGCCCTACACGGAACTGGGTGAGCGCGAGAGAAACAGCCGAGAATATAAAACGCCACACTTGGTTATACGCTGTACGCGGGGTACCGTATGATCAGGGAGATGACGTTGATAACGCTTTCAAATATCACACGTATCTCATAGGGATATCCAAGCAGAAGGGGATGATAAGATACCCAGCTGTGTCGTGTGAGGTTACACCTAGCGCAGCTGCTATCCGTGATAGTTCTTTCAGTCGGAGGCAAAGCATTTACCTAGAGCACAGGGTGCGCCCCATGCTCGCTTGGTATAAGGCTCGCGCAACCCACCACAAACGCTTGGGGGCGTTCTGGAAAACCGTGCTCACGTTAGCGCAGCTCACAGCCATAATCCTGCTCGTGGGGCAATTAGCTGGGTGGTGGCGCGTGGATCTGTCATCCATACTAGGTGCCCTCATCGCTGCAGCCGCGTCATGGTCTGGGGCGAAACAACACCCATACCTCGCATCTATATATAAGGACACCGCAGCGAATTTAGAGAACAGGATACAAGTACTCAAAAACGCAGACGAAAAAGAATGGGGCACTCTCGTGACAGGGTACGAAGACACCCTGCAGGAAGCAACTAAGCAGTGGGGTGCTTTCCGGCTCGGGCACAACTAAAACAAAAACGCCACCCAGAAGAAGTACCCTCTGGGTGGCGTGTTCTTTTATGCAGGATTAAAGTAGCCGATCAGTTGTTGTAGGCCCCATAAAAATCAACGATACTCGCATGATCAATATCCGAAGCGTGCCGGTCAAGCTTAATGAGGTTCACGTGTACACCGCGCAGCAGCTCTTCCTTCTGATCCTCAGTAAGGTTCCTAAACTCAAAGTCGCTCAACTCAGGGAAAATACTCACATCGTCACTCAATGTCCTCTTGATGTTAGGCATACCACCCAAATAGTGGATGATAGTCCCCAGTGTCCGTTCACCGCTGACAATAGTCAAACGCCCTCTACCCGAGTTCTCAGCGACAATAGGTTTCGGGAACGGTAACCCCAGTAGGAGCGCCGCAATTGTGTCACTGTACAAATGGTTCGAGCCTTTATCCCGATACGGATCTGGGGCTGAGTCACCCATACCCAAGTACTGGGAGAAACTGATCATCCCAGCGTGCCAGTAATGATCCAGCAGTTCACTAGCTGGGATCTGGTACGCGAAAGACGTGAGGTACTGGTTCTTTCTAATGAACTCTAGATCCGCTTCTGTGTTGCTCATGTAGCGCTCCTAAAATTATGGATCAACGAGATGTTTCTACTTAACTGTTTTCTAGTTTATGCTACCGTATTCACCGTAAACCAAGGAAACAACAACCTCGGTTTCCCAGGATTGATCCCATGATTCGCCTGATAGTGGGGTGTATTGTGTTGCTCTGTCGATGTCTGGCATGCCGCCTAGGTAATGGAGGATTGTTGCTAACGTTCTGCCACCTGATGCGACGGTGGAGTGTTTGCGGTTGCCTTGTAGGATGATGTTCTCACGGAAAGGTTCTCCGTAGAGGAACTGCTTGATCGTGTTGCTGTATGCTGCGTTGGCTTGGGTGTCACGGTACGGGTCACACCCTTCCCCTAGCTGAATGTTCCCGTTCCGGTAGCCCTGCAGGAGCACACCCGCTTTGACGGCACCTACACTATAGTTATTGAATCTAACGCTCGCGGTGAAATCCATTGTCCTTTCCCCTTCATAGGTTTTATGGCGGACCCAGCTCGGCGGCTGGTATCCGCTGTTCCTGAATACATAATACCCCCCGTATCATTAAGGTGGGGTGTTACTGGTTCATACCTTAGGTTTCTAACGAGAAAAAGTCAGCGATGATACCCCGAACCTCGCTAGAGTCCCATTCAAGATCATACTCTTCGCCGTTAACACGGAGACTGACACTGGTGATGGTGTGAATGTAGTACTCTTCGGAGCGTGGGGCGATTTCGTAGATTTCTTCATAGAATGATGCTGCCACATTTTTATGCTGAATTTCGTGCTTGTCGAAACCATACTTACGGGTCAGGTATTTTTCTGCCGCCTCATCGTAATCTGCACGTATGTCGATATACCCATATTCCTCGTCCCGTTCCCTAAGCTCTTCACGGGACTCAAAGAAATCCGTCAGAATAACAAGCCTCTGGAATACCTGCTCAGCATACGCAAGGAACCAACTTGTCGTATTGGTGATGCAGACACCATCATCCCAGTACCCAGTGATAGTGACAACGATCTTCTCGTCTGCTACTGGCTCTTTCTTCACAAGCTTCATAACCTATATCTCTTTCTAGAGGCCCCACATCCAGTAATACCCTAACACAGCACCAGCCCCGTAAATACCTTCTTCGAAGGTTCCTTCGTGCTCCGTTTCGATGATGGTGATGGGAATGGTGCGCATACCCATAATCTCATCCACCTGCACACTGGTGAGCCCATTTATCTGCATGTGTTTTATACGCGGGTAGATTGGCACACTGTGCAGTTCCCTAGCATGCCCTGTGTCGCACCCTAGGTAGGTGAGGATTGACAAGAGTGACCGTTGCCCAGACACGATACTGACAACCCCACCACGACGAGCTTTGGGGGTGCGGGTAGCGATAATCGGGTCAGGCAGCGGCAGCCCGAGCAGAAACGCCGCGACAGTCATACTGTGTTTACGCCGCCACGCCCCGTCCTTGTAGAGCTCTAATATCTGGTCTTCATGGCTTGGTAAGATAAACCCACCAGCTTTATAGGTTTCAACCGCTTCTCGCAGATCGAAACTGTACTGCCGCAGGTTCAATTTCTGGTTTTTAACATGTGTCCCGTAAATCTCCTACCTTTTAGGTGGCGGGGTATAGGGGCTTCAACTAATAGTAAAAATTCTTGATTTTTCCTTCTTGTTGTACTAAAATATAATCAGGCACAATACTAGAAGGTCGTTATTGACAATACAAAAGGAAGTAACCATTAAATGAAAAGCCTATAAATTTAGGTTGTTACCTAACCGGGAACAAAAAGTTTTATTCGCTAAAACTTTTGGGTCGTCAAGGGCGATTTGGAATATGATGTTGGCGGATAAAATTGCTTATTATGAAGAAACGGGGGAAACGCTAAATAATACACCTGCGCAGTATAAAAAGGATTTTCCTTGGCTGAAAGAAGTGGATAGCCTGGCGCTCGCTAATGTTCAGCTTAATCTTCAAAAAGCCTATAAGAATTTCTTTCAGTCTGGTGCTGGTTTCCCTAAATTTAAGAAGAAGCGTCACCGTCAATCCTATAAGACGAATAATCAAAAAGGTAGTATTGCTTTAGAGAACGGCGCTATTAAACTGCCTAAAGCGGGTTGGGTGAGAGTCAAAGCCCACCGTGATATTGAGGGCGTTATTAAGAGTGCAACGGTTTCAATGACAGCTACAGGGAAATACTATGTCTCCATCTTGTGTGAAAGTGAGATGCTTCCACTCCCTAAGACTGGTTCTAATGTTGGTATCGATCTTGGAATTTCTGATTTTGCTATCCTCTCAACAGGTGAGAAGGTTGGTAATCAGCGTTTCCTCAACCAACTGTCGAAGAAACTCTCTAAAGAGCAGAGAACCCTGTCACGTAGAGCTTTAGCGGCTAAAAAAGACGGCAGAAAACTAACAGATAGCAAAAACTATCAGAAGCAACGCCTCAAGGTCGCTAAGATTCACGAAAAAATCGCTAACAAACGCCAAGATTTTCTTCATAAGGTCAGTACAGAAATTGTCAAGAACCACGACATTATCTGTATTGAAGACCTAACGAGTCGAAACCTCATGAAGAACCATAAGCTGGCGAAAGCTATTGGTGATGCTTCATGGTCTAAGTTCGTAAGGATGTTGGGGTATAAGGCTGATTGGTACGAGAAACAAGTATCCAAGATCAGTCGATGGTATCCGTCTTCTCAAATGTGCTCAGACTGTGGTTATGCGGACGGCAAGAAACCGCTCCATGTTAGGGAGTGGACGTGCGGTAACTGCGGTAGTCACCATGACAGGGATATTAACGCTAGCATCAACATCCTCAACGAGGGATTGCGACTAGCATAATAAATAAAAAGAACCGTAGGGACTACGGGGATAGCTTGGTCAATTTATGTAACCTCTATTGGTTAGTCATCTAATCAACAAGTCAGCATATTACCCAAGAAGCCCCTACCTCTAAACGACAGCCGTAGGTAGGGGTGGTTCACTTTCGCCTGTCTCCTGCGCGTCGGAGCGTTCCTTGGCAACCACATCGAACTCGTCAAAGAACAGGACACTGGGAGCCTCTGAGACTGCTGTGAACGTTTTTTTCAGCCGCCCAGCGGTCTCACCAAGGAAACTTGAGACCACGTCCTCATAGTGCACCACATGGAAGGGGACACCCAGCTCTGTCGCTATGGCTTCTACTAGGGTGGTTTTCCCGTTACCTGGTGGGCCTTTCAACAGGATGCGGTTCCTGGGGTTGAGCCCGTGCTCACGTAACTGGGTGGCGTGTTGTTGTTCGAGGATTAGTTCTTGTATTTGGGTGCGTTGTTCAGTGGGGAGTATGAGGTTACTGAGGGGGATGCTGGGTTGTTTGGTGTGCAGGGTGGGGGTTTCTGATGGAAATACTGTGGCAGCTATGGCACCTGAGGAGGCCCTACCTTCCCGCCCCGCATCTAGCAGAACCCCAATACGATCAGCTGCATGGTGGTGTTCTTTAGCGCGTTCCTCAGCCATTGCGGATGTGGCGTATGTGCGCACTCGCTCTTTGTCACCGTTCAGCCCAGCTTCAATGATTCCCAGCACTAGGTCTAACCGTGTCATGCCCCTAGTCACCCTTCCTTTGCTGTTTCTAAAAATTTTTTCTGGGTATTTCCCCACCACCAAACTACCTGATTCCCCCTAGTAAATCCAGTAACACACCGCAACCCACCCACAGCGCCCACAGATTCTTGTAATCACAAAAGTTGCAAACCACCCCCACCCGTGTGCTACAGTGAACCTATCACCAAAAGTTCATAGCCGGCCCATTGGAGAAAAAACAACTGAGCCGCGTAGAGATCGCATACTCTACGGTCCCCGAGAATAACTGGGAGAAACAAAAACGCGACCCGACTAACCCTCGGGCTTAACCTCCGTTAGATGGAGTCAACTAAAACGAGTGTAAATGCCAGCCAGTCGATCCCTGTGTCCGTGAGGTTCAGGGGGGACGGAGTGCCAAGACTGGGCGACCCTAATAAGGCGCGGTGAGGTAAGGTGATTGATTCCTCACCCAAGAGCTTACGCATATGCCGCCACTGTTCATTGAGTAATTACTTTGGACCTGTAACGACTGACGACACGGATTCTTCACTAGCTCTCGGAGAAAAATTCTTTTGAGACTTTTTGTTTGATTATTTATATGTTTTAGTTTTTACTGCCCTGCTTCTTCGCAAACCCTTGTTGTTTGTGTGAAGCAGGGCTTTCCTCTCCCTCCGAGCCGTTGCTTAGCTGCTTCAGAGAAGACCTAAACCCAAGGGTTTAGCTTGCTTGGACTTGGGTATCGTTGCCCTTGGAGGTTCGGGTTGGGGGTATGTTCCTGTTGGTCTGTGGTTCCGGGGTGCTTGGTTCTGTTGCTGGTTTGGTCCTAACCGGTGGGTGTTTGGGGGGTGGCTTCGGTTGGTTTTTTCTCTTAACTTAAGTTAAGTGGGGGTTTTATTTTTTTGCTTTTAATTTTTGAGAATGATTCTCATTTCTTTGGTTCTTTCACCCTAAACCCAAAACCCACAAAACATATACAACCAACGAATAAAAATGCACACACCAACCCCTCCCCCAACACCAATGACACCACACCCAACACACAACGGGAACCATCACCTATACTGAAAACAACAAACCCAACGAACAAAGGAAGAACCAATGCGGAACTCAACTCTCACTGCCAACTTTACCAACACAGGAAAATTCACCCACTTGAAAATCAGCAACAAACACGGGGCAGGAGACATCACCCTGAGCGTCAACTACGAGCCAAACCCAAACCGGGAACTCACCCACAACTGGTTCAAACGCATGCGACGCGCCATCATCGCAGACCACAACAACACCGTCGTCGGGGAAAACCTCTACCTCACCAATCTCAAATACTCCGCTGAAAACGACGAAACCATCACCTTCGAATGCGACCTATATGAGCTGCACTCCGAATCGGACTACGACGATATCACTAGGTATGCTCTAGAAGTCGCATACGACTGCCAGCCCACCCCGTTCATCGACGAAGAAATATATCTCAACAAGTACGTAGAATACTTTGAAAACGTAGACTCATGGGGCATTAAACTAGACAGCATCGACGACATGATCGAATCCTGCACCAAAGACGAACTGTATAAAGTCACAACAGTCAGCAAAGGACTCTCCAACGTCTACTACAATGACGAGGAAATAGGATCTATCGAACAATGGACAGGTGGTGGACCCGGTTTTGAAGGGAAATGGGCTGGCTACTGGGTAGACAACCCAGCCCAAGGGTACGGTTGCGAATCCAACCGGTGGGCACGACAAAACTTCCTAGGTGACACCCGTAAAGAAGTCGCCGAGCAGACGATCGACGAGCACTGGACGGGAAGGATGAAGGCTCTGAAAGTAAAATAGTTTCTACCATACAGATATAGGGGGCGGGTAAACTTTGTCAGCGGTGCTTACCCACCCCTATATCTATGGGTTTTAGATTAGGAAGTGTAAAACTCTAATTATCGCCCCCTGTGCATCCGAAACCTAGTTCAGGTAAGGGAATATTTGCTCAACTAAGACCATGTAAGGTACTATTTGTGTCATGGAGAATAAAGAAAACCCCCTACAGGCACCCACGGAAGAGCTGTACGACCCGCAGAAAGCGGTAGCGTACCTGAACGCCGTGAAACTAGCCGCGCTCACAAACCCAGGGAACACGCGGCTGCAGATCGCGAGTATGCACGCTTCAGGGCACCCCGTGCCCCTTATTTCCACCCTAACCGGTTTGGATATTGAAAACATTGTTAGCGCGGTAAACACTGCCATGCACCCGCATGTCAGCCTTGAAAGGAACCTCATCGCTTACGGTGCGGGCACAAGGAACAAGGTGACTCAACGGTCACCCGAGTATATGGCTTCCGTACTCAAATCATGGCTACTCTCCAAAGATTACAGTGAACGAACCTGTACATGTTACAGCGCTGAAGCTGCGGAATTAGGTCTGCCAGCAAAGGGTACTATTATCAGAACATTTGGTAGCTGGGCGCAGGCAGTAAAAGAACTCAACGTTCCAGCCCCCGCAGGTAGGGGTAGTTATATTAAACGCACCCGTGAGGATATTGAAAAATACTTCTTAGATTTCCTTGCTGACACACCAGAGGATAAGGTCACCATAAGAAATTATGGGGAATGGGCGAATAAGAAAAAGGAGCGCCCCGCGTGGCTGACTGTTACCAGTATAATGGGTGTCAAAACCTGGAATGATCTCCTAGCTCAGTTCGGGGTGAAGCCTGTTCGTGTATGGTCAACCAAGAACGCAGCCGCGACCAATATCCAGCTGGTTCAGGCTGTCCGTGAGTATATTAACGAGACACGAAACAGTGATTTGTCTCTCGATGATTTCTACGGGTGGGTTGAAGACAACTTGGGTAGCGGTGATGTTGCCGCGTTTAAGAACGTGATTGTTACCAAGTATGCGGGTGATTGGGTGAACGTGCTCAAGGCGTCTGCTAGTTAGGGTGAATAGCGGAGGCGGGCACTAGGGTAATAAAACATTTCCTGAGTGCCCGCCTCTGCTGCAGCCCATTGTTTATGCTCAACCCAGTCTATGAAGCACCTATTTACCCAAAACGCCCCAATGAAAGGTGGGAGGATTATATGCTTATACAAATAACCCCCAAAGGCAGTAAACACACGGTAGTAACCTTACCCATCATAAAGATTGAGAACAATCAACCTGTTTTTATTTTCTCTGTCGTTACCGATAACCCTATTGCCCAGTTTTCAGGGGATTATGTTGTCGGGGTGGACGTTGGTGTTCGCAATTACGCCACTGTCGTGGTTCGTAACAGTAAGACAGGGCAGATAGTCTACCAGAGCACGCTATCACCGCGAGTTCATTCACTCTGGAACTCTGTCAAGGCATCGGAGCGGCAGGTGCGTGCCCTGTGGAAGAAGTCTGACCTGCTTATTTATCAGAGGCAGGCTAGGATGTCCACTCTTGATGAGGCGCGTCTTCACCGTGAAGCCGCCTCCCGCAAGAAGCGTGAGTTGGCGATTCTTGCGGCGCAAGAAATCGCCTACTTATCCCATTTTTGGGATAATGCTGTTGTGGCTGTGGAAGACCTCAGCTGGATCAGCAATACAATGCAAAACGGCAGATGGAATCGCGGCGAACTCATTAACTGGGTCACCCACTACATTTCCCAAAACGGAGGCTGGGTCATCTCCGTGAACTCAGCTAACACTTCGCAGGTCTGCCATCTTTGCGGCTCCACGGTCACGCACCCTGTACACAAGGTTTCCCTCTGCCCCGAACACGGCATACTGGATAGGGATGTTAACGCTGCCGCGAACATCGCTGCCCGTGCTGTGCCCAGAGTGGAGAAAGCTAGAAAAACCCGTGCTAAGAACCGAAAAGTCCGTCCGCAAGCGCCCCGTAAAACACCTGTGGCTAGGGCATCTTTGAAGTATCCAGGTAGGGACAGAACGAAGAACAAGCCCACCCTAAAAAGGAAGAAAAGACCCATTTCTAAGGGGGTGAATCTTCCCTCACGCCCCGCTAGAGTCAATATGGACACGGTACTAGCGGACTGTGGCGCATACGGTGCCGCAGGGACCTCTCAGGCGGCACTCAAACAAGGAAACATAGCTTACGATTGTAGGCTATATAACCTTAATTGATACCGTACATGAAGCGTCGAGAGCTAGGAATATTGTAATGGAAAGGAATAGACGCATCATCGAGCGCTTTCTCAGGGATCATGAGCGCGTAGGCGAACAGTTCGGCATCAATTTCTTCTAAGGAATCGTAATCGCCTGTCCGGGATGTCGGGTCATTCACTGTGAGCTCATTTGGGCTGTTTTCGTCCCGTAAAACAACCCAGCCTGTGAGCATCGCAAGGATGAACCGCAGCGCATCTTCCGAGTGGTGCACTGGGATGTCGCATTCCCATGCTTGGTGGGTGTCATCGGATGCGCGGATGGTAATGTCGTCCCCTGTGCGGTTGATGCTGGTTACACCCTGCTCTTTAGCGAACTCGTGGATATCGAACACACCACCATGAGTTTGGGTGTGCTCTTCCCTGCGGGCTGCTGCTTGTGCTATAAGTTTCTCGAACGTTGTCTTAATATTCGGGTGTTTCTTGCGTGACATAGGATCTTCCTAGTTCTCCATCAGATCAGTTACTAACACTAAGAATCCTACCCCACACACCCCACCAACACCAAAAACCAGTACCCCGCTGCGTGTCAAAGTTGCGACACCCCCCCGTGTGCTATAAATTTTCTTGTAACAGGGGGATCGCTGGCACATGCCCAGCACCCCAAGGATCATGTTCCCCATTTGAAAGGAAAAGAGGGACACCATGCCCGCTGAACTAGAAAAAGAAACCGAAGAAATACATAAGTCCCCTAGGGAAAACAGGGAACTTTCCGTTTCCGATGATTTTTTCTGCACATCCATCATCGCACTACTTGTTGCTCTCGTAGCCTTGTTATTTACTTATACATTTAGTCTGTATCTGATATTTTTTGTTGAGGACTACCCGTATAATAATAAGAATATTGCGAAATATGTTGCCACTGGCTTCGCTGATCAAACACTAGCGACTGTGGGTGTTATTTTGGGTGCAATTTTCGTGGTTTTCGCAATTTTTGCGGTACTTTCTTATCTAGATATTAGAAAGGGCGAAGAGCAAAGCAAAAAGCTCCTTAAGATTTACCTAGTAGTAACTATTCTCTCAGGGTTATCAGCAGCAGCGGTAGGTTCCATGTGGTGGCCAGCTAAATACACTCAAGCTCAGGCTTACAATAACAGCCCAGCTGCGTCATGCCTCAAAGTGAACAATGACGCTGATTATGTTGATGGGCAATGTGTAGTAACCTACAACATCAACGTTGTTGATTCCATGTTCGCGTACTCGGAGAAGAAGGAAGCGGTTAAGGAGATCGACGGGAAATATGTCAAAGGCACTGAGTACACGGTAACCGAATCGGGGAAGAACTACGGGAATACCTATAAGCCTAATGATAAGGTTTTCTTATCTGATGACGAGTTTGTAAACAGGGAGCAAAGGCTACAGGTAGGCGACTCAGCTTACATCGATTATGCGGAGAATAGGCATCTCAATAGCGACAGTTCATATTCTAGTGGGAACGCATTGGGGGACGACAAGAAATATGTCATCCATTTCACCGATAAGGAACATAAGACGAATATCCCTGGTGATATAACACCTCCAAAGATTCGTTCTATTGGGACAAAAATCAGTGTTGAGGGAAACGATTACACGTATATAAATACTAAACCAACCTCAAAATCTTTAAGCGAGAGTGATATGCTGGTTGTCCGCTCTGATGAGCTAAATAAATAGGGTACGGTAGATAGTTAAGGGATTTTCGCGGCTCACAAGGGATACATATTGAATACCTGCTGTGAGCCGCGATTCTTTTACCTGCAGAGGGGAATGTTACAGAAACACCCTAAGCAATATAAAGGAGAACGAATATAATGTCCGGGAAACCAGGTATCCTACTAGTAAAAGTAATCAAAGACAGCGACTATGTTGGGGAAGATGAGGCAACACCAACGTACCTCACCTACAATGGTTACTCCGAAAAATACGCGGAACAACTAGAAATCCTCCTAGACAGGCACGCACACACGCTACGGGGCGTGCTCGGCGGCTACTACATGATCAGAACCATAAGGTTTGACAGTGCAAACAATCTGGGTGAAGCGAAATTCGCTGCTGCTTGCCTCGCATGGGCTGATAACGATAGGGGCGTTGATGACTCTCAGGTTGTTGAGTATGACACTGCTGGGTTTAAGGATCTGCTAGCTAGGGTTACCGAGCTGGTTAGTGAGTTTAAGACGGATGTAGAGGAACTTGATGACGAGTATTATTACGGTGAATATGTTGATGAGCACATTGATTCACTAATATATGCCATAGACGGGTAACACCCCCCATAGCCGAGCAGACGCGAATACAGGGGTGCATCACAGGGCGTAACGTTCCTGCAGGTGCGCCCCTTAACTATCCCCTAACCCCAGTGTCCGGTTGAGAAACCGCACCAGAATCCGGTAACCTAAAAATAAAACCCACCAGAAAGGAAAGGGAAACCCCATGTTCGTACACTTTCTCAAAACAGCCCTAGAACAACAAAGAAAAGCCCCGAAGAAGCCGCCCAACTCAAAAACACGGCTGACCTCAACGGGGGACTACGGATCAACGGGGAACCCGTCGGGGAAGAGCTACAAGCCCTGCTCCTGCAGGTCATCGACTTACTCGCGGACAACTGGGTCCTAGAAATTGAGGGCATCCCAGAGAACATCCATTGGACAGTAGCAAAGAACATGCTCACCAAAGCTAAACCGAACGTGAACAGGCAGGACATCCTAAGCTGGGTCAAAGAAGGTGAACTGAAGAAGGTTCACATCCCCTGGAATGATAACCCGCATCATCTGTTCCTCACGCGGGATAGCGTGGAACGGCTCATGGTCAGGCTCCGCAAAGAAGCAGAGGATAGGTGGCATGATCTGTGGGACATGGAGCATAAACTGGGTATCACCGAATAAGGCGGCACCCAGCACGCCACAAAAATAATGGTGGGATGGACACTACAGCGAATCAGGTAGCATCCACCCCACCTATTATTATCCCCAACTACAGCGAATATGCACCCACCACCCTAAACCGGACACGAAACACAGTCACGCACTAGCTCCAAGCTTGAAAAAGCCATGATAACCGTGCTACGCTCTAGAGGAAACACCACACAAAAAACAGGAAGGAAAACCCAGCTAGGAACTACATGTAACCCCAGAAAACATGCATCACAGTCAGTAAAAGAAAGGAGAGACTAACCCCATGAAACTACACAAAAAACACGCCCCCGAAACAGACAAATACCACCCAGAAAACCTATTCAAACTCAACGGAGAAGGGCTCACATGGGAAGAGTATAAACAGAATGAGCGGGGAAAAATTGCCCCTAAAATAGTGGGTGGCACTCAGTTAGTCTGGGCTTTCTTGAAGCGGTACCCTAAACGCTCTCTAGCGTCCTTGTTTATGGTTATCGGTATTGATCTTTTCTGTATCCAGATTATAGATCCATTACTTTCTTTTGGGGTACTCGGCGTATTAGCTGTTTCAGTGTTCGCTTTTTTCTACTTTGGGTTGAGCGACGGTGTGTTTTCATCACTATGTAACGCATTAAAACAATTTGCGTCGTCAAATAAATCTGATAGCGACAATGATATTCAAAACTCTAATGAGTTTTCTGTTGCTGGGTATATCAAAGATACTGGGCGGAAGATCGAGAATTTTTACAGTGAGCTTAAATATCTGGAAGCGCAAGCAGAAGATTACTATGACAGGAAGAGTTGGGATATGTATGTTTATTACGAAGATAAAGCTAGAGAAATGCGCCTATCCTTAGAAGATAAAAGGCTGCCGATTCTTCTTAAGAAACATGATCTGGTCTTTGTCCCCGCCACGACACAGGGTGAGACACTGGAACTAATAGCAGTCACAAGTGAGAATAATGCGGGTCAGTGGGACAAAAACCCTAGGTTTAGGGATAAAAAAACCGGTTACAAGCGCAATATCGAAGGCGCAGTAACCTACAGTGCAACACTAGACACCACGAAACTACCCGACGCCATCACCGAAAACACCAGCAAACTATGCGAGTTCATTGCGAAACCCGAGGTGCAGGAAACCCTCACCGCACGCATGTACGTGCACCAGCAAGCCAGTAGAGTACGCGGTGTAGCAGACGAAACCCTGCCCGACTGGACAACCAGCGACTCAGTACTACTTGACGACTACAAGCGCGTCAAGAAATGGTACATCAACTATAGGGACACGCTAACCGAAAAAATCTATGACCTCGCACAAGCACACGCACGCGACCTGCGGTTCGAAACAGAACGCAAAACCAGCCGGCGTGACGCAATCAGTGCCGCGCTCAGCTTTTAAACGAGAAGCAATAGGGAGTTAATGATGGGTAAAAATATGAAACTGCAAGACGTTCTACCAGTATGGCTCGTCACACGGAAGGGTGAGCCAGTGCTATACGGTGATAGGGTGCACCCAAGAAAAGTAGGGGGGTGGTTCCGAAAATGTCTTGGTATCTATGGTGACTTATCGCATGGTATCTACGGTGATTTCTTTAATGACGAATGTTCCAATGAGGTGATTAAGGATAGCCTAAAAGACGGTAAATTGTTCAACTTACTGTGGTCTTCTGGTGAAGAGTATATTTTTATTGCTGGTGAAAAAAATATTAGAAATAGCGAGACCCGCGAAAATCTGGGGGCATTTGTGGCTGCTGAAGAAAACGTTTGGGTGTCTTTTCAGTACTTATCCGCAGAGAAAATCATGGTCCCCGCAGATCACAAGAAGTATATTGGGCATGATGCTCGGAGAGCTTATGTTGTTTATGTCCCCGAATATTTCTATATTGACTTCACGTATGGTTTTATGTGGCACATAAAAAATAGTCAGCAGATAAACCGTAAATTCCATCCCGCAGTTTATTACCTGACCCAAGCTATCGCCCTAAAGAAATACGTTGTTGAGCAGTGTGACTCCATCATTCCTGGGACACCAGAAGGTGAATCTCTAATAGGAGAAGTGGAGAATCTGCTGCATCAGTACTTATCCCTGATGTGGCAGTCTATGCTGGGTATTAAAGAAGCTACAGAGGAAAAACAGGTTGAAATCAAAAAATCCTTGGAAGCCCGCAACGCGCGAGCGGAACGTCTTGGGTACCATACCGCCACATCAGATAATGAGGTGACAGCTACCAACAATAGGGAGCCGGAACTTATCACTGGACCGATGTATGTGCCGAACTGTGAAGAAGAGAAAGAAGCGCAGCATGGAGAAGAAAATAACGGGTAGGGAAACGTGTCATCCAACGCACCTCTTCTCACCCACAGGTGACGGTATCCCCTGGGAGGACGCCACAGGAGCTAAGGGCAGCCTGAGTGTGTTAGCTGAAGCTAAGAAGATGCGGGCGCTGTGGGTTTGCGCGGCCATTACATCCATTACGAGCTTAGTTCTTCTAGGTGTAACGATACCGCTTGCTGTAGCTGCTTTCCACACTGGCGCGGCATGGGTCGGGGCGCTGGTTGTGGCTTTTCTAGCACCTTATCCTTTGTTGTGGCTTTTCTCCCTAATAGCCCCTGAGGAGTTTATGGGTCCCGATGAATGCTTCTATATTGCTAAACGTAGCCACCGGACACTAGGTGGCACATCTGACGGCTCAGAGTATTTCGATTTCGCTGTCCCCTTCTTCACGGATTTTGATGGGTTTACTAGGGTGATCGTGCGTGATAGGTACGGGTGGGAGTCGTCCTGTGCCTATAGGGAAACTGATCTTGACTACTCTGGGTACTACTCTTGGGATTTAAGAGAAATAATGGCACGAGATGCCCCAAGGGGTTGGGGTGTTCACACGATTCTTTTAGAGCCGCACATCAGCTTCCTTAATATTCATGAGCAGCTGGAACTCGCGGAACACTATGATGACACCAGAATCAGGATCACGCTTGCTAAAATAGTGTACGCGGGGCACCAGATCGAAGCTTTCGACTATGTTGCTTTGGACTGTATTAGCGACATTGATAGCCCTGAGGGGCAGAGCCTACTGCAAGAATATAAGCGGTGCCGCCAATGGTACCAAGTGTACCTGCAGCAGAACCAAGAAGATCTGAGACGGCAGATCAGTGAAGAGATCAGCGCTAAAGAACGCGAAAAACAAGAAAAACTTGAGCAGGAGCAGCACAAAACCCGCATCCTCGAAGCACTCAAAAACTAGCTGTGACCCTCAATCTAGGAAGGAACAGGAAATGAACAACAAAACACTCAACCCAACAACACTGTTCGGTAAAAACGGTGCAGGCACCCCTTGGGAGGAAGCCACAGGCGCGAAGAACAGCAAAAGAGACATGGAGAAGTTGAAAAAGTATTTCCTGTACTCCCACCTGTTAAAGGCGCTTGCGGTTGTTTTCTTAGGGTTGGCAGTGATTTCTTATTTCGGTGTATTACCGCTCCCTAACGTTTATTGGGATATCGGTGTAGCAATACTTTTCTTTATTCTAATGGCGGGCTCTATATGTATTGCGGATGATATAGTGTCACCCGCATATTCGAGTTGGGATCGCGAATACTTACATAACGATGGTGACGGGGTGTGGGGTAGGCGGGACCCTGCGAGTGAGTTCACTAATTTCAGTGTCCCCGCTCTTGTTAGTGTTGAGGAGTATGACGGGGGTACGGTCATGTTCGTGAACGCACTATACCGGTGGGAAGGTATACGGATGCTAAGCCCCTGCTACATCCACCCGGACCCGGAATCATTAAGGATCCCTTACGGCTCCATACTGGTATCCGAATACGTAGACCTCGGCAACGAAACCCTAGAGCAAGAATACGAAAACAACTACGACAACACCACAGTCCGGCTACTCACCGCGAAAATCGTGTACGCCTCCCAACGTATCGAAGACATCGAAAAATATGCGCTAGACCCCACCAACCGCAAATGGGAACAGACCAGTAAACCCCTGCCGCTTGAAGAAACCCACGCATACCTCAACTGGTACCGCGAGTACAGGGAAGCTAGCATGGCGGAACTCAAGAGGTTCCTGCAACAAAAACACGCTGAGAACCAAATGATCCGCGAAAAACTAGGAATCCCCGAAAACACAGAAAACCGGTGGACAAGTGGGAGCATGGAAGAACACAGTGGGCAGGATAATGAACCTCATGATTAATGATGTGAACCACCCCAAGCAATTATTCTCCACCAACAACACAGGCATACCCTGGGAGGAAGCCAGCGGCGCAATATATAGTGGTGCACTGATTGCTAGGTGGGTGAGGGTTTCTCAGTGGTCGAATATTCTACTCACTCTATTTTAGGTATCAGCTGTAGCAGGAGTCCTGGATGTTGTGTTACTTTTAGGTATTGCTGCTGATAAGTTCCATGTGGATGCTACAACTAGGAATATCGTGGGGGTAGCATTCCCTGTTTTATCTATGTTATTCTTCATGCTATTACTTATCTATTGTTACGTATCTAGAGACAAAGACAGAGATGAATATGTGGCATTAGGTAAAGACGGTGAAGGGTACTGGGAACCTATTGACCCTAGTATTGGTTACGCAAACCTGAGTCTACCCATGATTGTTCGTAATAGGCGTGGGATATTTTTGTGTGTTTTCCCTGAATATTTATGGGACTCTGCGCGCGAAACTATGGAACGATATTTTACTTTCGAAGGACACGGAGCGCCCTTTAGCCTCTGGAAAGTTCCTATCCCATCTGAGGTCATGTTCAGCACCCCAGAACGTCAGCAGGAGTTTCTTGTTAATAAACATGACACTCAGGTCAGGTTACTCACGACTAGAATCGTGTACGCGACCCAGCAGATCAGGTGGCTTGACAGGTTGGCGTTGGAGAAAGCACCGGAGATTGTGCTTGGTGAACAGGGTGGGCTGGTGTCTGGGCTGTTGGATGATTACAGGGCTTGTAAGGACTGGTACGAAAAATACCGAGACGAGAACATGGCTGTGCTGCACGGGGTTATTGAGAAGAAACTTGCCGCTCGTAAAAGCGTGGAGCAGCAGAAGATTGCTCTTGAAAACATTGTCCGCGAAAAAATGGGTATAACCGTATAGGCGCGGGAAGGAAACGTGACGTAAATGGCTGTAACAATTGTCAGGGCAGAACACAATAAAGAACTACTTAATCTTCTCCTCACATTAGACAGGAAGAATAAGTCAGAGATGAAATACTGGGCGGGGCTTCACGGGTTCACTGGAACTAGCGAAGGCGGCACAACCGTATGCTCCGCGTCCACCATATCCTCCGAACGCAGGCTAGGGAAACACGTCGTGCTCGCACTCGACATGGAACCAGTCAATGACATTGTCCTGCTCGGCGACTACACGGGGCTCGGCTTCACCGGAACGGGCACATGGTTCGTCCTGTCCTGCCAAGAGATTGGGGACAAGGAACTCATGCTCGTGTGCACAGATCAACCATAAAGCAAAGCACAAATAAACGGGAGGGGAGCTATTAGTAAAAATAGCAACCCTCCCACTTATCTAGTTTACTGAGAAGATTCCACCTTTTAGGGTGGGGGTGAATCAGGTGCCAGTCCGATCCTGGGCCTTCACATGCTCAGCAATCGCATTCATTGGGGCACCATCAGCAGAACTGGCATAATAAGTCCGTGACCACAGATGCCCACCCCATATCGGTATTATTTTCCATGACACCAAGTATATAATAGAGGTATGAGTATCAAACGTTATCGTTATCGCGCTTACCCGAAGCCAGGGCAAAAGCAGCCTATCGCCGCCCTGTTCGGGTGCGTGCGCGTGGTCTATAACGATGCGTTGGCGTACACAGAAAAAGCTATAAAGACACGAAGAAAAAAACCCTCTCATCAAGAGCTCTCAGCCCGTCTTACTGGACTGAAAAAGACTACTGAGAAGCGTTGGCTTTCTGAAGTTTCAGCCGTCCCTCTGCAGCAGTCTTTACGGGATCTGGATAGGGCATACACTAACTTCTTCCAGTCAATAACAGGTAAACGTAAAGGCGCTAAAGTTGGTGCCCCACGCTTCAAGAAACGCTCCTCACGTCAAACAGCTAGGTTTACTTCCCAAGTGTTCAAAGTTCGTCAGACCACCCACGGGGTAGGATTTGTTCGGCTACCTAAAATCGGTGAGCTACGTTTCACACTTTCGCGTGACCTACCCTCTTCTCCTACTTCGGTGAGTCTGATCCAGGAATCAGATGGGTCTTACTATGTTTCCTTCGTCGTTGAAACAAAAACCACTCAGTCACCCACCCCTAACGCCTACGCGGTAGGGGTAGACATGGGACTCAAAGACCTAGCTATCACCGTAAACAGCAACGGGGAAAGCTCCATCTACACCAATCCCAGTCCACTACGCAAAGCAGAGGAAAAACTAGGGAAACTACAACGACAGTTAGCCCGAAAAAATAAAGGAAGTAACCGCTATACCAAAGCCCGCACCCGCTTAGCCAAAGCCCACACAAAAGTCCGTAACACCCGCACCCATTACCTGCACCATGTAGCGAACCAGATCGTTGATGAAAACCAAGTCATCGCCCTGGAAACGCTCTCCATTACCGGCCTAGCCAAAACCAGGGTGGGTAAGAGCGTTCTGGATGCTAGTTGGGGGCAACTAATCCGTCTGATAGAAGAAAAAGCCGCTGAGAGGGGACGTGAGGTTATTAAGATTGACCGTTTCGCACCTACCACTCAAACCTGCTCTATCTGCGGCACACCAGGCGGCAAAAAGCCGCTGAATATCCGTGACTGGATTTGCTTTGGGTGTGGCTCTCACTTGGATAGGGATATAAACGCGGCGGTTAATATCATGCTCGCGGCAGGTCTTGCCGAGAGCCTAAACGAACAATGTGGAGATAATGTAAGACGCCAGCTTGCTGGTGCTGTTGTTGTTGATGCTGTTCACCCACCGAGAGTAGCTACGTTCTAGTGAACGTGGCTACTAGCAGGAATCTCCGTCTTTCAAGACGGAGAGGAAGTCAATCTATGCAGGAGACAAAAACACTATGGCTGTTATCGTAGAAACAATCGACAACGTTTTCATCGCTTTACGCACTGGGTTCTATCAAGGTGACGACAATAAGCTAGCCAACGATTTTCGGGAGATTCATCGGCGTGTTGTGGAAGACGATGAGGATGTTTACTTCCGTATCATGGATCCTGAGAATGGTCCCACTATTGAGGATTTTGGTGAAGGCGTCCCGCCTTGTGTCAGGTACCAAGTGAAGGTATGGTTCAGTGACAGTGAAGAGAACAGGGAAGATGAATCTAATGCAAGTATTTTGCTAGATAATGTTTGCCTAGAAATAGTACCCCCAGAGGAATACTGGCACCCCGAGAGGATATCCTCATACTATGAGGGTGCACCCGTGTACACTGTTGGTTTGCCGCAGGATGAGGATCGTGTATTCAAACTAGATGCCAGCTGCTACCACGATGCCCATATCACTGATGACGTTGAGGAGCATACGGAATGGTTCATCGACTACCGTGTGAACACGAAAACTCTCCCGCTAGACACCGTACCATCAGTGAATCTGATTCTTGAACCTGTTTACAACGACAACGAGCGGAAAGCCATAGGCGACTTCAAAAAACTCTATGACCGTGCGAACAAGGAAAACTGTTGCCTATACGTTCTACTCGGTGAAGAAGGACCCTACAATGAGGAAATCGGGCCTGGGTACCCAGCTTTCGTCCGGTACCCCGTGAAAGTGCAGCTCGGCAGGTCAGGGGAGAAAGCGGAAGAGATTATTGACGCGATGCTAAGGGTTCATGTCCCACAGTCGAACTGGGATCCTAGGAGTGGCTACACGGATAGGATCGGTGTCCCTATTATGAATGTTTTCCTGAAACGAGTTGAGGAAAACAAGATTGTACTGAATCCAAAATATTTGGAAGAACAGTATTATGAGCCGTCTGAGGCAAAGGACGGTGGGTACCAAGACTGGTACATGCTGTACTCTGTTGATGTCTCTGAGGCGCGCCCTGCGGAGCGGCTAGGGTAACACACATAAAAGGAAGCGGGGGCTGGCACATGGGAAAGTGTCAGCCCCCGCTTTTATTTTCTTGTGTTTTGTTTCTAGAGCATGGTTTGTTCCTTCACTGCCTTCTCAATACCCTCAACCCTCTTCTCATTCTCCTCTTTATCTTCCGCACGTTTCAGGAGCGTATCAGCAACCCATTTCTCCGCCTCCGTAGCCTTTTTCAGGTACCACCGGTGAACGTGCTGGTAGTCGTCAATAAGGACGGATGTTTCTGTGATGGTGGGGAGGTTTTTGATGTGTTCTAGGGTGTTTTCTGCTTGGTTCTGGTAGTATTTTATTTCTTTGACCTTGCGAACAATCTCGATACCGGAAAGTTCTTCCTTCTCAAGAATTTCAAGGACTTTCCGTGGAACAGGGATTTTTGCGACAACCCCTTCTTTATCCACATCATATAGGGTGGGTGTTTCGATGTAATATATGACCTGGTCGGGGTAGTATGATTTCCTTACCTTGAGGTTTCGTACATCAGAGAAATGGAAGATTAGCGTCAGGAAAAACACGCCATAACAGACTAGCCCTGAGAATATATAAATTATTGGTCGTAATGTTCCTGGAAGCCCCAGTATCGATACTCTATTTATGTACAAAGTGACAAAAACTAGTCCAGCCACAAACGATACTGCAGCTATTAGAAGCTCCTTTTTCTCATCAATTGGCTTGTACGGTTTCCCGTCGCCGTTTAGTTGGAACAGCTTCCGTGGGTGGTATTTGTCTGGTTTGAGGCGCATTATTTTTCCTTTCTCTTGGTTTACCAGTATCGGGGGTTGTTGAGGGATTTTTGTTCCTTGCTGGTTGCGGGTGCCCTGCGTTTACCCATCTTACTTTCATCGAATGAGTGTTCCCTGGAATCTGCCGCGCCTAGGTGTTCACTGTATGCGTGCTTGTGTTTCCTGCGCACATATTTGGGTGCTTTGTCACGCCTATCGGTGGAGTTGTGGACTATGATCATGAGGTTAGCGTCATCCATTGCTTCACGCTCAATGTCGCGGGGCGCAGTAGCAGCTGTCTCGGCGTGCCAAACATCAATGTTGTGTTTGTAGCGTTTCCGCCACTGTGCAGCTAATGAGACTTGCCGCCTGTGTTTACGGTCTCCCGGTTTGCGGAACATACTATTCCCCTTTCTGTCGTTACCTTTCATGGTAGGTGATGCGGGTGTGTCTACGCAAATATTTATGGCGATAAATCGGGGTGGGGAACCTAGACACCACCACTAGGGAATCGGGAAACAAAAAAACTTTCCCCCAAAAGTTGCGGACACCCCCAGCACGTATGCTAGACTTTATAACGCGCCCAGCGAACCACCCGAAACAGGCGGTAAACAAGGGAAAGCACACGATAATTGGCAAAAACATAGAGAAAAACACTAACAGCACCCCAAAAAATAACCAGAACAGGGGTGCAACATACCCTAGTAGCTCAGCAGGACAGAGCAAGAGCCTTCTAATCTCTAGGTCGGGGGTTCGAATCCCTCCTAGGGTACGTTCATGCGGTTATAGTTCAATATGGTAGAACACCAGTCTTCCAAACTGGGGGTTGCGGGTTCAAGCCCCGCTAGCCGCTCGGTGGTGCCTAAGAAGCACAAGAATGAAAGAAGCAACAGGGGAGAGTAACCTCATCACAAACCCAGTGATACCCACAACAGAGTAAACACTGCATCAGATGAATCTTTCAGCCATACGTTACCCGCCCCTCACGCTTCCCTACCCACACTCTTGGGCTTCTCAGACACTATCAAATGGGTTGGTATGCAAGAGGTTAAAGCAACCTGACTGTAAATCAGGTACCACAGGTTTCGGGGGTTCGAATCCCTCCCAGCCCACAATGGTTCCATGCCGGAGCGGACAAACGGCGCAGCCTGCAAAGCTGTTGTAGCGTCGGTTCGAATCCGACTGGAACCTCTTCCCAAGGGGTTTCCCTCTGGGATTTGCCTGTGAATATGGTTCACGGGTTTCACCATGTCATATTCCGGTACCAGCCTTTTGTGGGTGCCCCAGGGTATGACCTCAAGGGCGGCAGCCACCCCACTGCTACCGCCCTATATTGCCTCTTTAGCTCAGCTGGTTAGAGCAACGAACTTTTAATTCGTGGGTCGTGGGTTCGAATCCCACAGGGGGCACTGTGGAAGAAGCTGAAGTGGTCGAGGCGCAGGTTTGTGGCACCTGTCTTAGCGGGTTCGAGTCCCGTCTTCCACCCCAATCTTGCCCTTAGTAGCTCAACTGGTAGAGCTGCTGACTCTTAATCAGTAGGTTGGAGGTTCCCCGATGTTGTGTTAGTATGTTAGCATGCGCCGCATAAGCGCAACACGTATAAGGTTAAAACAGGAAGGGACGCTTGTATGAGTGGTGTGACTCGTGCTTTTTCTTTGCGTCCTTTTGTGTGTTTTGATCGAGTGACTGGTGTTGGTCTTGACCTTCATACTGTTCTGGAAGAAGTGCGGTTAGATGCCGTGTTGTGTGCTTCTGAAGCGATGAGACATATCACTGTCAATAACCTAGGGAAAGTAGCTGAGCATGATGGGTTGAAGCCTGCTGTTGCGGGGCTTAGGATGGGTATGCGTTTATCTGCTCCGGGTCGGGGTACGGGTCGTAGTCGTTTTGAGAGAATGGTTTGCGAGTACGCCGTGTCGCAGCTTCGTTCTTGGTGGGAGCGTCAAAGGGCGTGTATGAGACAGGCTGATAAGTATGTGAGTGTCGGGTATAAGCACACTGTCAGGATGGGTAAACCCAGTTACCTTAAGCCGCGTCTCGCGTTAAGTGTTACCGATAGGCAGTATCATGTGGTTCGTCAGGCTGGTTCCAGTGTTGAACTTGACATGGTTGTTAACGGGCGGTGGGTGACATTCCGGTTCAAAAACCCAGGAAGGTTCTTTGAATCGGGGGTGAGAATTATTGCTCCGACTATTACTGTGGATGAAAAAGATCGTGTTGTTTTCACTTGGTATGTTGAGCTACCGGTGGAAAGAGTGGAGTTCAGTTCACGGTACGTTATTGGTGTGGATGTTGGTATCACCAACCACACGACTGCTGTAGTTCGTGATATTACCACTGGTGAAGTCGTTGAGGCTTCTTTCATGAACCGCCGTGTCCGGTCACTAGAGAACAAGATTAAGCGCACCAAAACCCAGATCACAGCGCTATACCGTAAAGGACGTGTCGAGAAGGTGGAGGCACACCGTAAAGCTCTCTCGAATAGGCGTAAAGAGCTTGCTATCCTGATCGGTCAAGAAATAGCGGACATGTCTTGGGAATACGGTAACGCCCTCGTCGCGGTGGAAGATCTCTCCCGCATTAAAAATACTATGAAGAATGGTCGTTGGGTGCGTGGACTCATTGTTCAACGTATCACTGATATGGTTGAGTCTAATGGTGGGCGGGTGATGACCGTGAATCCTGCCTACACCTCTAGGAAGTGCCACCAGTGCGACACTACGCTGGACATGACAGACTACCATCATCCAGTATGTGTCACCTGCCGAGTCAGCTGGGACCGTGACGAAAACGCTGCAGCGAACATCGCTGAGAAACTAAAAGATAAAGAACGACACAAGAAAGCATGCCAGACCAGGAAGAAACACGCCTCAAAGAAACGTCGCAGAAACTCCAAAGGGTCATTGCGTCCTCTTAAGCATCCTCTCAAAAAGACCGGTCCAACCCCGAAGTCCCCACAAAATAGGGTAAAACCGAATAATAGCCACTGCGTTCACCATAAACACGTGGTGATCAAGAAGCGCGGGGGAGGTGTTTACCCTGTTCTGTGCGCGGCAGGCTGGTCATTACTTAACAACAATGCGAGCGTTCCTGCCGTGGCATCCACCCTTACAGGTAGATGTTCAGACAACCAGCCGCACGACTATTCTACTGGTAGTCACAGATTGAATGATTTGTACTTACCCTAAAGAATAGTCATACGTTCGAGTCCTCCCTAGGGCACAAGAAAGAACGGTTAGTAGCGGCAATAATGGTACTATAAAGTCTATGAAAACTTAGTAAATCTAAGTAGTGTAAGGATAATAGCTTAAGGGAGAAAGCAGGGGCGCGAATCCCTAGATGCAGGTTCGATTCCTGTAAACTTACGCTACGGTTAACTTCTTGTTTTCAAGCGGTTTTCTGTCTCCATCGTCTAGCTGGTTAGGATCCCGCCCTTTCAAGGCGGAGGCACGGGTTCGAGTCCCGTTGGAGATACGTTATCTGGGGTGGCACTCAGCTGTCCCCCTAGTTAGCTCCCTCACCCCCTTATTTTCAAGATTTGCATCAGGGGGTAGGGAAACTTTCTGCCTTATAGCCCACGATGCGGTGAAAAAGGTACCTTCCGTCCTGCACCCCAGTGTGTCGGGGCGGAAGCTCTTAGGTGCGTAGCTCAGCCGGTAGAGCAGCGGTCTCCAAAACCGCAGGTCGCAGGTTCAACTCCTGCCGCATCTGCCATTGAGATATGATGTAATGGCAGCATATCGGACTTTGAATCCGATTGTCTAGGTTCGAACCCTGGTATCTCAGCTCATAAGCCCCATTGGTGGAATTGGTAGACACGCCCGATTCAAGATCGGGTACCATTTATGGTATATAGGTTCGAGTCCTATATGGGGTACGAGAAAACCATGCGTTATGGTTTTTCTTCTGGTGTAGCAGGATAACCCCTAGTGATAGGGTGAAAAAGGGCTTGTACTGTGACAGGCTCTTGGTGGTGCTAGTAATAGTGCTTCCCGATCTACACACGGCCATGCGGCTAAGCGCAATCAAGACTCTTGGTTGCGGCTGATACGAGGAACGTAACTCCAATAGGGTTCACGCCCTAATGGAGAGGGGCTGGGCGACAGCTGTACCCCTGCAACATGATCCGTGTTGCACACGCCAAAACCGAGTATAAGCTGCCGCATGGTGAGGGTGCAAACAGTCTGAGACCGCTAATCGAAGGCGACGCACCCACCAACATTATGAAACCGGATCGGGAGGTTCGGGAGTAACAGTGTTGGAGAGGTGAACGTACCGTAGCAGGGAAAACCTCACGTGGCGCTCAAGGCATTCCCCCACCTGAAAGGGTTGGGGAACCTTAACGGGAGCGGTGTCACGCACAGAAACCTTGATGTGGGCTAATTGGTAAGCCAATCTTTTTGAGTGAGATAGAATGCGGGTTCGATCCCCGTCATCATAAATAAAGCACAAAAGCTCCCCGTGCATAACATCGACAGCCACCTAAAACACCACACTACTGTGAATGGTGTGCGGAGGTGACCCGCAAGGTCGCCGCCGTTCTATGGTTTGGTTTGTAGCGTAGCGGTTTAGCGGCTGACACGCTCCATAATCCCTGTAGAGTAGATGATGCACGTTACGGCTGGTTGGTTCGTAAACAACTGGTGGCGGTCAGGTACAGGTGCGAGCCTGTGGTGTGGGGGAAGAACAAATAATGTCCCCGAAGCCTGACTGGTGCGGTGGGTACACTAGACACCGCGCTCTCCCGAACCTGGTTCTCAGGCTGGTGTGGTGGGGCGTCTTGCAGCCCTATATGCATGCCACACCCTGTTTGAGGTGACCTGGTTTGGGTTGATCTCCTGTAGCTCAATTGGCAGAGCACGCGGCTGTTAACCGTGAAGTTCTTGGTTCGAATCCAAGTGGGAGAGCGGATAAACCTCTAGGGTCCTTTGGTTTTCTAAAGGTCCTAGAGGTTTATTTTTTGTGGAAATATTCAGATTAGACTTGTTTTTCTTGACTTTCTTCTGATAAGAAGAGATACGTCGAGGTGAAGCCTTTACAGAATCATAATAGTCGTAGTACATACGAGCACCTGGGAAGTTGATACCTAAATCATCACATACTACGCCTACTGCCCCATACGCTTCGTCAAAAGTAATTTCTCCGCCCTCAACTAACGCACGGTGATACACTCGTTTTGAGATTTCGTCTAGCACATAGTCGATTGGGCGGGTGATTGAGTAAGGTCCTGGAAGTAGATATGCTGGGTTTGATGTATAGTGTGCGATAAGCTGCCAGGGAGAAGACCGATAATTATATTTATATTTATCCCTAAAACTGGTATGTGAGTTATTAGCAACAACCCATAGTAGATAATATTCGGTTTCTCTTGGTAAATTTACTTGGTGTTGTTCATCAGTAAAAAGCGTGACACTCGCATAACTATAATCAATATAAAGTTCACTACCACCCTCAGGTGTAAAGGTTGGATAGAACTTCCTCAGAAACATGTTGCGCTTCATTTCGTACCTTAAGCGAACAATCGCCTGCGTAAAACAAGCAGCAAGAATTGATTCGTTGCTAGAGATACTGCTACTATACATGGTAGTTGTCTCCTTGTGGTATGGTTATGTCATCAGAAGCCAGTATACATGGTTTTCAATTTTCTTGGCGCTCATGGTGGAATTTGGTAGACACGCTGGATTTAGGTTCCGGTGCCCGTGAGGGCGTCCGAGTTCGAGTCTCGGTGGGCGCACTAGGCATGTGCAAGCTTTTTGTTAGATCCTTGTTTGTGCATGCCGTATACCCCTCCCTGCGGTTGCTTATGGGCGACTCTGTTCAGTAGAATTGCTCCCCGCCACATGTTGCACGCCTGTAAGATTCAAGTACCATCCACCAGTGATCCCCCAATACGGTGTGGGTTCCATCAGAGCTTATGCCTTTTTCATTACGGCTATCGTCCACGCGCTAGGGTGTGCGGGGCCTGAAGGGCTAGCCGAGCACCACGAGCACGTCTACTCCATGCCACCCCACAGGGCGAGTGCCCATAGGGCGCTCTCGAAAATACTAGGGGCTGGTCTTATAAAGGCAGGCACACTAACCGCACAAAGCAAAGTAGGAAGAAAGAAACTTAGAATGACACTTAGGTATGTTCCCCCCACTTACACGGCGGCAAAGAAGTACTTCCTGAACACGAGCACTTCAGACGCGGGCGGGTACCTAGACAATACCGCACAGCCTTTCGACTTCGCTATCGAAGGCATGCCACCCGAGGTCGTTGAAGCGTTCGGGTCGGTCATACTGGGCACCACCGATCTAAAGGATGAAGATTGGGCTGTCGCTGGCTTATCAGAGCATCCGCACCATTTGTTAGGCCCGGAGGATATGAAGTCGGTGGTTATGAAGGCTATCGCCCCCATGATTCGCCACCATTTCCCACAGCTGAAGGGTGCAGAACACACAGCATATATCTGCCCCGTCATCTCAGAGGGCAGAGTAGGGTATTGGCGTGGATACGTGGTCGCTGAGAATAAGGCTGACGCACTCACCATCGCTGAGTACATAGCTGGGGTGCACCAGTAGGGGATTTTTAAATACATTCACAAAAGGGAACCTTGAGAGAGGGGGTGGCATCACAAATATTGACGCTACCCCCTCTTATTCTTATGCCCCTATTAGAATAATAATTCCCTGTTATTCGGTTGGTACAAAGAACACAAGTCCCCATTCAGTTGGCTCAGTAGAATCATCATAGCGCCAGCTCTCACACTGGGAAGCTTCCAAAAGAATCTTCTGATCAGTAGCCAACGAGACACTAAGAACCGGTGCCCCGTGCGTCTCGGGGCGGTACCCGTCTTTCTTGTTCCAGTAGGCACCTGGTACCCAAACCTCCATGACTGCTGGGACGATGTTCTTAGCGGCTTCACCACGGGAGCCGAGCTGCACGTCCACAGGGTATTCAATGAGGTTTGGTAGCCCTTCACCTTGGTAGGTTATAGTTGGTTCACCACTGATGGTTACCTGTATCCCGTGTTCTTTTTCTAAGATACGGTCTGCTATTTCCCTGAATGTTTCTGGGTTATCCCAGTACGCGCGGAGTTCTAGATATACTTCTTCGATTGGCTTGATTTTTACTTTGCCCACGAGATAATCCTCTTTCCCTTGTTACTTGCAACAGGTTTGTCAGTGTTTATGACACGCCCCACCCGCTTTATGGCACGGCGGCTGTTACTATGAATAAGGAACAGTAGACACGCCCAAAAGATGGGAATAAAAAATATGAGCACCATAGCCCTAAACGTCCACGTCGGCACCCCCAAACGCCTGACGCAGAGAGCGCAAATCACCCTCCAAGACTACGGTGGCACCCCAGAATCCGCTATGAAAGCCGCCATAGAATACTTGATTTGGGTGGAGTGGGATGCCCTGCAGGGTGTGGAGAACATGGCGCGCGCAACAAGTAACGTGCTGCTGGGGGCGTTCGTCAACAGGTTCCTCTACGAGATCACCGCTGACACCCCGCAGCCTGCGCAGGAGACAGGTACCTACGGTGGGGTGGACGGAGAAAACGACTACCCGTCCTACAAGTACGCTGACCAGTACCTAGGTGAAAGCTTCAACAGGTTATGCTCCCTGCCTGAGCAGTACAGGTTCGACCCAGATGAAGGGGTAATCAGCTTCGTGAACACCAACAACAGGTGGGAACAGGCTAGCGCGGACGCTGAATATGCCACTGACTTGAACATCATTTTTGATGAGCACGGCAACCTTGATTTTGAGGCGTCGAATGTTTTCGGCGTGGATTTCCGTCGCTGCATGCCACGGAACATTGTTCGGGGGCGTTTCGTACCTACACGGCTACCACACGGGTTGGAGGTGTCTCTTCGTGAGGAGGTGGAGGACAGGCAGTACCAGTATGGTGGTGAAAATTATGAAGAACACCATGTGGACATGGAGCTTTGCTACGCCTCCATCAACAGCGATCATGAGAAGCTGAGCACCCTAGTCCCCGGATTCCCCGATCATGCCCACGAAGAAATTGAGCTCACCCCTGAAGAGGAGCAGAGGCTACCCCGTGAGATAGAGGAATACGGTGAGGCTGTCACTCTAACCAGCAAATATGAGGAAATCTCCGAAAGAATGGCGCATGAGCTCCTACAAAAAGCTGGTTTGACAGATGATGAGGTCACATTCGTACCAGTGTTGGCTTGGTAATCCGCATGGGGGGTATTATGTTTTTATAACACTAGGGAACTAACCCGTTGTCTACCCGTCAAACCCGCTAAACAAGGGGAGAAACTTGAGCGAAAAATTCATTAACAACATTAAACGAATAACCTTCTGGGCTGCACTGTTCAATCTCATAAACCAAACCGCACTGTACGGTATATCATTCATCGACATGGCAACAAACGAAGGGCTGGGGCTTGACTGGGTTGCAGTGAAACATAGCGGCTGGAACATTGTTTTGTCCCCATTCATCGCAGCGGCCAGCTATCAGGTGGCGGTTCCACTACTTTTGTTCATTGCCATCACTGGTTTAGTGCTTATGTACGCACGCCTCACACAAACAGGATACTTTACCTACCTTCGTGGGCAAACATGGGATACTGTGGTTAAGAGTGTTTGGTTTGCTAGTGCCGTGCTAATGGGAATTATCTATCTGGCTACTATCCTGCAGACCGTGATACCTCACCTACACTATTCAGGACTACCCCTAACTGCTGGCGTAATGTCCATACCCACTATCGTGATGATAACAATAATTGCTGCTAACTTTGGTGGGTCTTTCGTGAAGCGCAGGGAAATGGTGGGGCAGAGCATCCAAGGGACACACGAAGATAACTAGTGAAACGCCTGTAAATTCATTCTCGGATAAGGGATATGATGTCTGATAAAACAAAAAATTATACTCAACTTCTATTTCTGGGTTCTCCTAGCCTGCCCCATAATAAACGTTACCATGATAGGTGCCGCATTCCTCTCTGACATTACAGGTGCATTCGATATTCATGAGCTGATACGTGGTCCTTGGAAATTTACCTAGTTTCCGGAGAAGACTCCGCCCTTTAGGGTGGAGTCGAACCAGCTACTAGGGTGATCCTGAGGCTTCATGTTATATCAGTTGCGTTACCCATAACACTCAACTATAATAGGTATGTAACGAATCGGGTGGTTAACGAAAACCAAGTTATCACCGTGCGTTACACGTGCTCGCGGCAGGGCTTGCCGAGAGCTTAAACGGACATGCGGAGATGATGTAAGACGTTCCCTTGCGGACGCGGTTGTTGTTTGACGCTGTTCACCCGCCGAGAGTCACCATAGCCTAGTCTTGGTTGTGGTGGCTGGTAGGAATCTACCCTGTTTTTATGGGGTAGAGGAAGTCAATCTTGGAGGATCAATAAGGGTGCTTCAACGTATCTTTTTACTAGTGGGTGTAATGGTTGGGGCATGATGCAGGGAATCTGGTTCACTGTTGCTGGTGCGCTCTGCCAAACCTATATTTTCTGGGTGGCATACTTCTTCGGGTTCCGCCCTAATGGGTGGATGATGTTCCTGGATTCTGCCCCAGCGATGATGGTTACGCTTTTAACCTCAATTATTGTATTGGTTGTTGCTGACCGTACACTAGTTATGTTGAAGGGAGAAGAAGGGAATGAGGCGGAGCAGTCTTCTGTTGCCGCTAGTGAGGTTCCTTCTGTTACAGATTAAATATTGACGGTTCCACTGTTTTCTGTGGGGCACGCTTCCTGCACTAGGGGGCGCGCCCCATATTTTTATGTGTGACACTCGGTATTAGATTAGCTTGCGTGCCCTGTGTTGCAGCTATGATAGAAGCACATGTTAGTAACCTAGAAATCGTGTAACACCCAAAAACGGGAGGGAAACAGCAGGCATGGCACATAAATTTGAGAAAGCGGTAGCGCACTTCATCAGGTTCGATTTAGAGGAATACCCGCAGTCGATCAGGTGGACAACAAACGGTGTGTCTTGGAATGTTGCTAATAACCCTGAGGGTAGCAGCGTGGAGCAGGCGTGTAAAGAAATAATACTCGGTGTCATTGGGGACGACAGCCGCTATCAGGGCTGGGTGAAACGTACCCGCCGGCAGGTTAGTGCAGCGTCAGCTTTCGACTATGTGTCCTCTTGGTTTGGGGATAATAATATTACCCATGATACTAATGAAGAGGTTACAGGGACACAGTATGTTCTTACGTTGAGTAAGCCCGATGGTGGTATTGGGCGCATCGTTGATACTCTGTCTAACCTCGTTAGGGATACGGAGGAAGCTAATAAGGATTTAATGATCTTAGAGTTCTTTGTCCCTGTATATGATGTGCGTGATATCAAAAGAGATGTTAATCTTGAGAAAGTGTGGGTGTACTGGAACGACCGAGGTGAGTACCCGGAATACGCCCCGACTGATGAGCTTATGTACACCCTTGAGGAGCCGATAGAGGTTGTTCACGAGTGGGTGTGGGAGGGAGAGGATACGCACCCGCAAGATAAGTTCAATGCCCACCTGCACCCTCTCCCGTACACTTACACGAACGTGCGGCAGTACCTAGAATACGTGTATGATAAGTCGCCTGATCATAGGGTCATTTCGCTTGTCCCAGAGTTGGAGACTAAACAGTGGTGGCATAGTAAATGCAAGAAATAGTAACCACGTAGTTTCACGACCATATTATTACGCCCCTCAATGAGAGGAAAAAACTCTCGTTGAGGGGCGTAAACATTTTCACGTTACCCCGCCAGAAAATCCAGCCCGCCACGGTCCTGCACATACTGCAGGATCCGGTGCTTCGCCTCATCCAAACTGATGGTGCCCCGTCCACTAGAGAAACTATCCCTAGCTATAGGGGTTTTAAGGGCTGTTTGACGTTGGAGTTTCCGGTTCTTAGCGCGAGTCCTCCTCGCTTTTTCAACCTTCGGAACAGCACGGGCGGCAATATTTGCGGCGGCGTTAATATCCCTGTCCAGTGCGCCATGTTCCGTACAGAATGAGACTTCATGCACAGGATGGCTTACCTTAGAGTCACAAAGGTGGCAGAGCTGTGACGTGTTAGCAGAGTTCACGGCAACGGACCAACCACCATTCTGTGAAACATAATGGGTGAGCCACTGCGCAAGCTCACCCCTATTCCACCTGCCATTTTGCATCGTATTTCGCACCCAGCTCAGGTCTTCCACGGCGACAGTCGCATTATCGTAAATGTGGGACAGGTGTGCTATCTCTTGCGCCGCAAGAATAGCTAATTCACGTTTCTTACGGGATGCCGCTTCCCTGTGAAGCTGAGCCTCGTCCAGAGCCGCCATACGAGCCTGACGGCGATAAAGAAGCAAGTCAGCCTTCTTTTTGAGGGCGCAAACTTGCCTCTCAGACGCGCGGACGGAGTTCCACAGCGAATGGGAGCGCTGGGAGAGCACACTTTCATGAACCACCCGCCCCGTTGAACTGTTGCGAACCACGACGGTAGCATAATTGCGGATACCCACATCCACGCCAATAACATAGTCGCCTGAGAACTGGACGATAGGGTTATCGGTAACGACCGTGAAGATGAAAACAGGCTGGTTATTCTCAACTTTCACTAAAGGTAAGGTGACCTTACCTTCACGAAAGCGGGCATTATCGAAGCTGAAAATCACCCGATACCATTCACCACGGATGACCATTTTAAGGACAATCTCACCGTCAATAAACGGGTTGTTCTCAATCACAGCGTACTGTTTATCGACAGCACCTAGGTTAATGTAATCCTCGCCGTATGATGGCGCGGAACCATCCACCGTGCGTCTCCAGCCCTGGCTAACGTACTTAGAGTTTTCGCCAGTCACCGCGTTAATACGCTCTTGCCATGAGCGATACTCGGAAACCACACGATGCCTAAATAGGCGTTCTTTACGTGACCTGCCACGCCCAGACGCAAGAAAATCCGGCATGTTCACGCCTGCCTGACGACCAGCCTCCGCAGGGACGGTAGTAGTATGCGCCAGTTCAGTCCCTAAAACGATGTCATTACGTACAACGTAAGTGGCATACGCCGAAATGCCGCAAATCTCAGAGACAAGCTGACCCATAACGGGTACGCCTTCCTGCAACTCGCCATCCATATCTAGGACGTGAGAAGGACGCGCAACAAACGCCTTATAGGTTTGATTCTTCGCCAACGCGCCCTCTCCTTTCCTTACTTAGTGTCTAGCTTTATGGCAACATTATCAAATGGCACCTATATTTTGACATAAAAATAATACCAACAAAATCGGCAACAGTCGTCAAGCCTAACGGGGTATACGATCCAGTGTGTGTTAGTGGCATGCCGAAATGCTCTTGAGTAGCCACTATTATTCTTCTCGCGTACCCACGCCCACGGTATCCTTCACGCACCTCAATGTCACACAGCTCAAACGCTCCGTTCTCGGGTATGCAGGACAGGTACGCGACTGGTACGTCTTCCTGGTTATAGAGGAAGCATTTATATTCTCTGCCTTCCAGAGCTACTTTCAAACACATAAGCCATAGCACTGTGCTTAGAGAATGAACTCCACGTTATGCCGCTCGCCAGTCGCAGGATAAAAGGTTTGGATAACCTTACCGTCCTCTAGCTGCCCCTGAAAATACTCGTAATATGCCAACGCATAATTAATGGTCTGTGTTGCTGACTGTCCCTGCTCCTTGTACTTCTGCAGGAGACGCGCCGAGCTGTCGCTGATATTCACTTGTGCTCTAGATTGTTGCTGTTCACTCATACTTGTATCCCCTAGAAGAGTTGGATGGTTTGGTACACTGAACATTATAACAAAACCCCGAAAATACTTACGAGAAGGGGTGAAAGAACACTAGGGGAATCTATGGAAGAACAGGGCAAAACCAGTCAACAATACGGGCTCACCACAAACCAGAAATTCATACTCATACAGCACCTCACCGAGCTACACAAAGAAGCAAACAAAAAATACTATGCGATACAAGCTTTCCACATCGTACCAATGGGGCTGCTAGTGGCAATACTTTCCACCGTGGACCACAGCAAGCTCAACCACGACGCCCCATACACGCACCTCGTAGCAACAGTGTTTCTGACATTACTGTTCATTGTGCTCAGATTCATCGTCAATATCGCGAAGTTCCGTGACTTCCTCGAAGACCCCGAACCAACAGATAAGGTTGGGCATCTTGGCAGCATGAACCAGTTCTTCTATGGTGACCTCCAAGAGGAGGAGTGCGCTTCCATGCTTGAGGGGTATGACAAGGACGACGAGAATAAGAAACTGCAGAACTATATCGCGAGCTTAGCTGCTAGTGTCGATAATATAGAATCATTGGTGAAGTCAATGGGAACTGGGTTAGCTCTCCAATGTTCCCTATACGTTTTTATCACGTACCAGGTTTTACGGCTCTTTATCAAATAAAAAAAGGAAGGTGAAACAACTATAATGACAATCGTTTTCCAACCATACTCGCCAGAAAACACCAGTAACGCCGCCGAACTAGCCCATGTTATGGGTGATGCGGGTATTATCAGCATCGAACGGAACACGCCCGTGGCAGAAGGAAATATGCGGGGAGCATTCACCTACACCGTGAACTCCACGCGCTCAGGATGCGTTGAAGTGGAGTTCCGTTTCGACGGAAAAGAAGAATTTGAAGAAACACTAGACACAGTATCCACGTGGGAGGCTGCGCGTCTCATCTCCAACTACTACCTCATACGGGGAGAACACCTGTACGTTGAAGATAACGGGAGCGTAAACATTAGCGACTGTATCTCCACTCTGACTGGGGGACAGTACTAGCAGGAAAAAAGATTGGGGCGGGGAGTTTCAAGCGAATACCTTGACTCCCCGCCCCTAATCATTCCAGTGTCACAGGCTCCTAACCGTGAACACACCCTTCCTCACAGCGTCGCCAACCAGCGTGCCCTCAAGCTCCGGGAACACAGCCCAGAAATCTTCTGGCGAGTATTGGAGCACGGAATCAAGACGATCAGCTAACCCCCCCCCATCAATCTTGTGCAGTGATTGGCGTAAACGCCAATGATGTGACCATTCTTTGTTTATTTTTTCGTTGTTCACGTCAGCTAAACGAACATACTCATCCAAGAAGGCATAATTAAGCTTCTTACCCTCGGGGAGGATGAAGGCTTGGATATCTTCATACCCCCGTTCCTGAATTATTTTCGTCTCAGGGTACCTCTCAGTGAACACCGCGCAGTGCACACCTGTGGGGTAGTGTTTCTTCTGTAGCTCTTCGAACTCCCAATATTCTATGGTGGGGAATTGTTTGTTAGCCACAACCCTACTAGCTGGAATCGTGTGGTGCACGCCACCAGTACCGTAACATAAGGCATCCCTGTCGGCACCATAATGCGTCCTTATGTCGATCACCTCAGAGTAGGTGAGCAGGTTCTTCCCGTTATCGTAGAAGCCATTCACGCCGGTAAGATGTTTACCAACCTTCGGTGGCGACCCCAACCATATGGTGTTCCCACCTTCTTCACGGTTGTGGTATTCGCATGTTTCGATGTACATTATTTTTGTTGACATGCGTAGTCAACCTTTCTTGCAGTTTTGTGTCCAATATGTTGGGGGCGTGGCACAAAACTAGGGTGAGCCCCATATTAGAAGAATGCTACTTCCTCGATCAGGGCTCACCCTAACTATAGCACAGGACAGAAGAAACTAGTCCTTCGGCAGTTTATCCCTCACCCATGCTAGGCGCGCTTCAGTATTCATCTGCAGGATCTCTTGGAAGAAGCTGGGACCCATTTCCCGCACGATTTTTCCTTGCAATATCTTATAGTAGTTGGACATCAGTTCCTCATACAGCGTACCTTCTTCGCTCCGGCGCTCCTGCGGTGGGCGCACCCCATTAGTGGGGAGGTAGATGAGGGCTAAGTCGTTGAGTGACCTGTACTTCTGTTTAATGATGGCCATGACGTACACGTCTTGTAGGTCTTCAACACGGGTGGCTTTCACTACCGCTAGTTTCTGCAGCCCCGAAAATCCTTGCGCGTACACGTTCTTCTTATTCTCGTCTTGAAGCTCATATGGGAGAAGCGCGTTGTACATGATATCCAGCAGGTGTGGCATGGGTAGTGTCTCGTCGCTCAGGTAGAACCTTGGGAAATCAACGTTTCCCCACCTGCCTGAAGCCTCGTAGGCACCCTTTAAGACAGGGAAAACAGGGTCTTCCTCCCTTGGGTCTTCTAGTACGGATATGGATGAGAAAACAACTCGCCCACTGTCCTGTAGCCTCTCAGCGTCAGCTTTTAGGATGTTGCTGATGACGAGTATGGTGACGATCTTCTCAGGGTCAATACCACCCTGAACGCCGAGCGCATCAGATAGGGAGTCTGAGAGTAGCGTCGGCTTGATTGCGTTCCTAACACTCCAAGAATCATGTTCCAACCTTTCCCCATTGAAGTAGTTAGTATACAGGGCGGAGATTTTACGCCTCTTATTGTGCCCAAGAATAACAGGAACCAACCCCTGACCCTTGAGGCGGTCATATTCCGCCTCGATCTCACTGATAGACCCGACTAGCAGCTCCGTTGGTTCCGCGTTATGCCCCTTGTATATGGCGTACTCGTATCCCCTGGTTTCGTTTCCCATACTGTTCTACCGCTCCTCTTCTGTTGGTTTCTAACAACGGTTGTTGTAATCATATAACAAACCCCCTCCGTCACGGGGCGGGTAGGTGGCGTTTACCATATGGGGCACAAAAACATGCGCCCCGCAACAGGAAGGAAAAACCAAGATGAACAGCATCACCATCACCACAGGAACCTACAAAAAGATCGACAAACTACTTTCCCTAGTAGGCAAAACCAGCGGGAATGGGAAAACCAGCCTAGCACTAGGTGCCACCTATGATAAGGAAAGCGTAGTAGCTAAAATCTGTGTCCCGAACACCGCAGACAACAACAGCACCTATGTGGAGGCGCTAATCACTAATAACGGAAACACCTCCACTGAGCATGCGAGTATTGAGGTGGACCCGAAAGACTTCACCCACCAAATAAACCAGGGACTCGAACAAAACCCCGCCTGCCGAACCATCACACTCGAAACAACCGAACCAAACGGGAAAATCTTTGCGCGATTCACCCCAAACAATGGGGAAATCCTGGGGACATACATCAACCCAGCACACACAAATGAGCGAAGCAGTGAAACAATAACAGAATTTCTCGGGGACAATACGCCACCAACCCACAGTGTTACCCTAACCCCAACAGAAATACGGACAATAGGGCAAGCCGCCACCATCGCCAACGGCGCATACGAGCACAAGCCCCTTGAGGTGTACGGCGTGTACGTGAAACTCACAGGCAAAGAACGAGTATATGGTGCCACAGACGGGTATAAAGCAATAAAACACACCTGCTACGCCCCAGCGGGTTTCGAAGGGCGTAACATGGGCGGCAGCATCCGCATCCCCCAATACGCGATCCGAGCAGCTGAAGCACTAACCCCAGGGCGCGGGAAAGAACTAGCCCCCACCATCCTGCACCTCAGGGCGGGAACCAACACTGGTTTCTTCGCAACCCCCAACGGGGAAGTGTATTTCACGTTCTCCACCCTGCAGGGCGAACCTAAAGCTTCTTCCGTTGAAAAAATCATTTTCGAAGACACCGAAACAGGCATGGGGTGGGAAACCATAGACATCAACGGGGACGACCTCACCAGTTTCATAGCAGCCGTTAAGAAGAAGACCCGCAGCGTGAAGGAGGTTTTCGTCACCATCACCCCAGACGACAACAACGACAATAATGATACGGTCACCCTGTCAGCTGACTACCACGACTATGGTAAAACATCACAGAGACTCCTCACAAGGACAGTGAACACAGCACCTAGGGACCCGGATCAGCATGTCGGGCACGCCAGCTTCGCCCTGCCGCAACTGATCACCATCCTGAACACCCTCCCACCAACCAAGGGAACTCAACTTGGGGTTGTATCCATTGAGCCACCTAACCATGAGCACCCTAAAAATATCCTACTTTCCCACACCGTGACGGAAGACGGGAAACCAGTAGCGGAAAGCACTGTGGTGGTTGGCACAGCATACATCCCACCCAAACGATAAGTCCTACCATGCGTAGTGGGTGCCTGAGTCAGTAGATTCAGGCACCCATCACATTTTTAACTCCCAGAACCGTGTTGATAGTTGATAAAACACCAGCATACGGGAATAATGGAGGACATGACATATACAGCGAATGTTATTCACGAAACCCTAGCGACTAAGGATGTTAAACTCGGGCTGAACCTGTTCAACGAACACCTCAACCGCGAAGGCATCGGGCTACGTGTCGTACACGTCGATGATAACAAAGTGGTCTACGAACCATTCATCATCAGTCACGAAGCCCCAATATCGTTGAAAACAATTGATGGTAAAGTTACAACTTTGAAACTCAGCATGCATGTTCATAGGCTACCTTCTCGGGAGAAGGAATCCATCTTGGGTGAGGCTCGCTTCATGTCAAGCACTGGGAAAGTTTTCGTGGTTGACAAGAAGTATTGTTCTATCCTGGGGTTGCAGGAAATTCACTTCACCCCCAATATTGGAGAAGCATACTATAAGGTAACGAGACATGGTACTTTCATGCCCCCACCGTTACCCTGTTCCTAAACGGTGTGCACTGAAAATCAGCAGAACCATAGAAGATTCGACAGTGGACTACATTATGTCCTTAGATGATTCGTATCCGACACGAGAAGAAGCTTTAGATTCGGGTGAATATGGGCTGGCATCATATAAGCTTTTTGATGATATTAAAACTCCGCACACATGCTTCATAACACCTAAAGGGCACACTGAATGCGCGTTTGACCTATATCATGATGAAGCTGGCACCTTATTCTCATCAGTCTCTCTCACAGGTGCGGAGCAGGAACAGATCTATGAAGGTATCGTCACCTACATCAAAACCTCGGTGGCTGACGCATATGATAAGGCATTTGAAGAGTGGGAAGCGAATCTGAGGTACGGGTTTTAGTATGGAAACCATCACAGTGAAACTAAAAGACGATAACCCGCTGATAACGCCCAAGTGCAGTGAGGCGGTGGTGCAGATACCAGCCAAATATGAACAGAACCTACATGACGCATTGGGTGGGGCGCACTCGACTAGGCTCGTCAGCAGGGAACCAAGTGTTGTATTTACCGAATCTGAGGCACGGGACCTCTCACATGTTAGAGAATCCCAGGATGCTTTTAACGCAATGAAAAACATGAACCTGCAATCAAAAGTCAAATACGTGCAGTGGTTAGCTCGGGTCCACTAATCTGAGCTTACGATCATCCCACCACAAACGCGGGGGGGGGATTATGTGCATAGAAGCAAATAAACACGAAAGTCAGGAGAACTCCACCATGACCAAAGAAAACAGCAACAATAAGCCAGGGCTCGCGCTATTCACATTTCAATACGATCTCTATGATGAGACCTACACCTACATCACCGCACTACCATATAAGGGGAAGCTCAATAGGTACATTGACCGCATAGCCGAAGAAGCCGCGTCACTCGGCAGACTAGCCAACTTAACCACCATCTACGTAGAAACATTCGATTTCGACACCTACACAGAAGCGAAAGCAGCCGCACAGGGTGCGACGCTCATGGACGTTGAAGAGAACGCTGGGATGTCACCTATCGGTGAGGTGGATGCAGAGAAACTACAGAAGGCTATTGAGATAATGAAGCGTATTAGGGGAAACACCCAATTGACAGGTGACGACGACCAGGACAAGAAGAACGCGCGGGACGCTGTTATAGCGGCAGCTTGCGAAACTGGGTTGTGGTACAACATCAACGACTAGTATTACACCATTAGATCCCTCCTAGTATCCCTCCCCGTTCTCACGGGGGGATTACTATTTCACAGGAAACCCAGACAAGCCCACCCCGCAAAGGGCAAATAGAGAAAAACAAAAGAAATGACAAACACAAAAAACAACCAACCAGGACTCGCTAAATTCACAAAAACGATCCCTCATGGAGAGTACAAAGACTATACATATATCACAGTACTGCCTTACAGCGGTAAGGTCGCACCATATATCGAAGAGATCACAAAACTAACACGCACACTGAACACGGCGTGCCAGGATGAAGATTTCTTCGCATTAGAATGCGAAACCATGACCCTCGGCACATACGCAGAAGCGAAAGTAGCTGGCTCCGGTGCGCACTTCCTAGGTGGAGAAAATTTTGTTGGCTACGCCGCAATACAGGAAGCTACAGCAGAGTCCCTGCAGAACGCGGTTAAGGTGCTTAAGAATTACATTAACGACCTAAATAGCCAGCTCCAGGATTACGGGTACTTAGGTAAAGACGATCTTGTGGGTGTCTTTGATGAGATATCGTATGAGACTGGGCTCTGGTACGTTTAGATAAGAAAGCGCCCCCTATCTGGGGTCTCGTTACTAATAATCTAGCGGGATCTTGGTTAGGGGGGGTATTGTGATGCTATGACTACTAAAGAAAAAGAATGTGAAATGTACCCGTCCCTCAAATTTGCTTGGAGGCAAATATTTCCAGATAACCAGCTGTTTCATCTGATGAAACCAGGTAAGGTTATTGTTTCACCAAGCAAATTCGGTGTTAGCAGCACGCGCCGTGGTGTTGATGTCGAACCTGTTTTTGGTTCTACGGAGCAGTTCAACGAGGGGCTTGTGGAGATGTGTAGGATCTTCGGTAGAAGTTTCGCGTTAGTCCTGTATTCGGGGGAGATCCCAAGCCCTGAATCCTTCGGTTCGTTATGTACCTGTGGCACCCATGTTTTATCGGATAAAACAATTTATACGCTGGAGGACATGGCTTACGGTAAATTGGGAATCCTGAAAGGTGAGCATCTTCTAGCTGACTCAGGTGTGGATATTGTAGCCGTCAATGATGAGCTGTCACGCCTAATAACGGAGGCTTTTGAGAAACGAACATATAGTCGTGGAGGCCCGTCCGCTGTAGGTACAGCTATCCTGTTCTCCTACCTGCGTGAAATGTATTCGAAGCTTACTCTAACTGGGCGAATCGTTGTTGATCCTAAATCCGATAGGGCTCTTGACTTGGGGTGCGGGCTTTATGTTACGGTGGGTGACTCTAATCTGAGGGGTTCTTCTGGGGATTGGGTTCTTAGTGTTGCGCACTTACATGTTAATCGTTCATCCGATCAGGTTTCCTTGATTATTGGGGATATGACTATGCCTTTAGGTGTTAGCCGGTCATTGTCTGAGGTGCTTCAGTATTTGCATGATGAGGTTAGCCGTATATTTTCTTAGCCCCTAGGCTATTGTTCCCATTATGTGGACTGGGTTTTGTGAAGCGCTGTCTGGTGTTATAGAATATTGATTACGTGAGGGGCAGGGTAACCTGTTCGATATTAGGCATCCATCCGAACACCTCCTTCCTTATCCTTCTCGTGTTGGGCTGTTAGCTCAGCCGGTTAGAGCAGATGACTCATAATCATCCGGTCGTGGGTTCAAGCCCCACACAGCCCACCAAAAAATTTTATGGGGTGGAACATGAGAATCCGTTGCGCATGTTCCACCCCATATTTTTATACCCAATCCTTGTGGTGGGTTGGGTTAATTATCCTGTTCTTTCATGATTCCTTCGTCTTTACCACCGATCTCCCCGAGGCGGGACAGGAACTCTAAGATGTTCCCGATAATTTCTATAAAACCTCCGATAGCTTCTATAGCGTCCACGAGATAATCACCCCAACTCAACTTCTATTAGTCCTAACACCACCAATACTAGCACCCCCTTGCAGCACTTAAGCCCACGCTGATACCATAAACCAGAACATCACATAAATAGAACAAGATAAGGACACCCCTAGCATGCCAATATGCCACTACTGGATAGTCACCTACCACCCCAACCCCCTACGCGAAGACCGCGTATCCATCGGAGTTATCGCCTCCGACGATCTTACAGTTGGGTGCAGGTTCGTTCACACCCCAGAGGTGCTACCCATCAACCAGCCCCCAAAGTACCTAGCAGAGGGCATCCGGGACCTAGAAGAAACCATCCGAAACCTCAACACCACCAGCACCCCAGCCCCACCCTACAACCAGATCGAACACTACAGGGCGCATCTGAACAACATTTACCAGCTCACAGCACCAAGGATCGCTTCATCTGTTTCGGGTGTGGATGAGGCTGTGGAGGACCTATACAGGGCTTTCGTGTCCCCAGAATAAAGCGCATTACCGCAAGGGTGCCGCCCACCGTGCGATAGTCACACCATTACCGCCCTCAACAGCAACCCCAGTATCAAAAATACGATCAACATCAAACCAGCTCGACACCACACCATACGCCCTCCCACCCAGAGGGAACCTCACCCACCCAGGTTTACTGGGGCTCTCAGGCAGGGACAGGAAATCGTCGGGGTCAGCGAGTAGCATATACACGGGTATCGGGTGCTCCTCAACCCCAGGGTGGCAGGACAAATCAGCCTCAACAGCATAATAATCCGCCCCAGTGAGCTTACGGAACTCACGAAACAGTTCGATACGAACATACAGGGAGCCCCGCTGCGCATCGACTCTTCTACCCCACTCAGCGATCCTGTCTACGAGAACACCACCGTATTGTCCTGGGCGTAGCTCGAACGTGTATTGGGGTTGTCGTGTCATTTGTGTTTCTCTTTCTTCATATTCCATATGTGAGAATGTCGGGCAGAAAGTTTATGATTTCTTCTACCCGACATTCTTGTTCCTATATTTTTACTTATTCCTATAGGTAATCCTCAATAACCACATAGTTGTACCGAGAATCAATCTCCCCACCGTTCAATATAGCATCTACATCAAAATCATAGGCAGATAGTTTACACACCTCAGGCTCATTCAACGGGAACCGATACCACCCGCCTGCCCTGTTGGTGTTCCGTGGACGATCCAGTAGGTGCCCACCATCTACCATAGTTATGTAAATGGGGATAATATCAGTATCGTACCCGTCAGCTTTTACTTTCAGCTCACCACTGTGGCTTATAAATTTCATGTTTTCGTGCGTGTCAGTAAACCGCACATATATGCTCCCCTGAGATTTACCTACTCGCTGCGCTAGGTCATGCATGGTTTTCAGCTCAGCTAAGTCGTATGCCCCTGGTTGTAGGGAAAACTTATAGGTTCCGGTGGGCATGTTTCCTCCCGTTCTGCTTACTCTCTTATGCTGTGTATATAAGGCATCCCACTGGGTTTTATGTTCTGCTATTTAAATAGTGCATCTACCGCATACAAACATTGACACGCACAAGATGAAGATGTTAAACTCTTACTCGGTAACGTTACCAGCTGGTCCCCCAAGTTACCGGTTTGCAAGAAAACTTGGGCAGTACCCGCCGTAAACCAGAAACGGTTTGTGGCGGGCGGGTTCTTGTAGCTCAGTTGGCAGAGTGCCTGATTGAAGATCAGGAGGCCCTTGGTTCGATTCCAAGCGGGAACACTCACCCCCTCATGTGGGGGCTGGCTCTTCTAGCCCAATTGGCAGAGGCGGCGGACTTAAAATCCGCGTAGTGTGGGTTCGAGTCCCACGGGGAGCACGTGGTGCGGCACATTCTGTTGAGTGCTGTACCCCTGCTTTGGGTGGTTTGCTGAGTGGACTAAAGCGGCGGCCTTGAAAACCGTTGGAGCGTAAAAGCTTCCGTGGGTTCGATTCCCGCACCACCCGCAACATTTTTTGTAATATAATTGTTCAAAACATGGTTTGGATGATTATTAGGAGAAATACGTGGAAGAAACCAAGGATTCTGTAAGGAAACAACTGCTGACTGTGAATGATGCAGCGGAACGGTTGAATGTCACTCCGCAGATGGTGAGGGCGCTTATTAAGAACGGGAAACTCGGTTCATATAAGATTGGGCAGCGTAGTACCCGGATTTCGCAAGAGGATCTGGATAAGTATCTTGAATCTTGTAAGATGAATCAGGAGGCTTAGGGGTTTTCTTGCTCACTTGAATCACGGGGGTCTGTTTCTATGTGTCAGAAACAGACCCCCTCTTTTTTTTTGAAGCCTCAACCTAACATTCAGAAAGATGCGCAATCACCCTTTATCTGCTATTTTATTATGAGAAACACAATCCTAAACAATATAAGCAAGAAATAGGGTGAATATGAAAATTACCATTCCCAACCGTGAAGAGTTCCTGAAAGCGCTAGACCTCGGAGGCGCAGGGCTACCCAAAACGCATCCAGTAAACCCCGCCCTAGCAGCAGTAGTACTGACCGTCCTCCCCAAGGGAGCGCACGGTGGCACAGGTGCGTTAGCGGTATCTTCCTACGACAGTACAACGTTCGCTGACTGCACTATCACAGCGGAAAGTAACATGTCTCAGGGGGACATCCCAGAGAAAATTCTGGTGAACGGCAACCAGTTGATCGCTTTCGTGAAAAACTTCCCGAAAGGTCAACCAATTATCCTGCAGGTTGGCAAGAACTCCAACAAATTGGAAATGCGTTGCCAAGATTATGCGTGTAACCTTCCCATGATGTCGCTGAATGAGTACCCTAAAACCCCTAATGCCCCCTCAAGTATGGCTGGCATTATGGAACAGCACGATTTCACTAAACTTATTCATCTCATAAATATTGCGGCATCAAAAGATGAGTCGCTACCCATCCTAACAGGGGCTAATATCACCTTTGATGAGAAGGGGATCCAAGCCGTGGCCACGGACAGGTACAGGCTTGTATGTGTTTCTGTCCCCTGGTCTAACATTGGGGAGGATGAGATTATCCCAGACGCCCAGAAAGGCTCATACCTTCTGAAAGCAAACGTCCTGCATTCCCTATCTAGGAAGAGCGCGGACTACGAGTTTGTGGGGATTCACCCGCCCACCAACGGCGAGCAAGTCATCAAATTTACGGTACGTGACACCAACGAAGAATCAGACACTACAGAGGGAGCCTCTGACACCGTGCTACTAGGGGCTGTCAGCACAACCCTCATGGAGGGTGACTACCCAAACACGCGGGCTCTTATTCCGCAGAATCCAGTAGCTAACGCAAGATTTGATAAGACGAAACTGTCCGAGAGCCTGTCATTCGTTAACGCTAACCTACCCCCGAACCAGCCTATCCTACTTAAATTTGAGGACGGTTCCGTAGAAGTTAGCTCTGACGACAATTCGGGTTCAACGGCTAAAAATAAGGTTCCTGATGTCACGCTCAATGGTGCAGAAACCCTAGAAATAGCTTTTAACCCGCAGTATCTTATCGCAGCCGTCAATTCTTTCAATACCCCGCAGATTGAGATCAGGTTCGCGGATTTTGATGGGCTGCGTCCAGCTTACCTAGTTGGTGTTCATGAAGATGGTGAAGTGGATGAGTCGTATATTCACCTTCTCATGCCCGTTCGTAGGCAGAATAATCTAGAGGAACGGTAAGGGGAATGCAGGACAATAACACTAGTTGGGCTGATAACCCTATCGCTGTTTTTGATTTAGAGACAACAGGATTGAATGTCAGGGAAGACCGTATTGTCACCGCTTCTTTCGGTGTCCTGTCGCCTTCTGGTGAGGTGATGTGTGACGCGAAAGGTGTACCGATCATAAGGGATTGGTTGATTAACCCTGGGGTGGTTATCCCTAAGCAGGCTTCGGATATTCATGGTGTGACGACGCTCCGCGCACAGAAGGAGGGTATGGGTGCGTCTGAGGGTGTTGCCCAGGTTGCGGCGATGGTTGGTTGGGCGTTGCGGCATGGTATCCCTGTGGTTGGTTATAATGTGCGTTATGATTTGTCGATGCTGGTTCACGAGACTGAGCGTCACCCAGTTGAACGGCATAGGGTTGAACCGCTCCCCGAACTGTTCCCCATCCTAGACCCGTACCCGATCTTCAAGCACCTCCACAAATACAGGAAAGGCAGCAAAACCCTAGCGAACGCCGCAGAGTTCTACGGCATCAACCTAAACAACGCCCACAGCTCCCACGAAGACGCCCTAGCAGCTGGTCGGATTCTGCAAGCTATCGGTGCGCAGAACCAGGTTTTCAGGAACATGACAGCTGGTGAACTTCACCAAACCATCATCGAATTATATGATGAGCAGGACAGGGACTACCAGGAGTACCTGATGCGTAACCATGTGGAGAAGCAGTCCCCTCTACGGGTTGTGGAGCGCGGGTTCCCAACCTATCTACCAGAGTCGCAGCAGTACACGCTCACCGAGTTACGCGCATTGTGCCTAGAGAGAAGCGCGCCGCCTAGTTAGAGAAACATTAGGTCTCTTCACGGGGTGCTTGCGCTGGTCTTCAACGGCTGGTGCGGCACCCCGCATTATTGTTTTGTGAATAAATTTTTTTGAATAAGGAAAAATATGGTTTTAGCTAATCTTGACGGTTTATATGACCGCGTGAAGGAAGCCTTCGACACCACTCAGGCTGGTGCTACTGAGAGGGCGTGGTTTAACGGGCGTATCAATGCGTTACGTCTAGCTGAGGGTAGGATCAGCGAAGAGGATAATGGGGAGCAGCAGGTCGCCCAGGATCTTGTCGCACTCACTCTCGGAGGGCTGTCACCCAACGAGCTGAAACAAGCCGTTGAAAACGCCCGCTGGTCTGCAGACAACCTAGACGAAAACACACTGGGATTCTGGATCGCAGTCCACACCCTAAGCTGCCTGCTACAGGTGCTTGACACCCCAGAATACCCGCGCCACAAAATGCTCCTGCTGAAACTCAACAAAACCGCTGCAACCCCGCTAGTGCGCACAACAGCGAACGGCAGAGTGAAACAGTGAATGTGACACAATTCTCCACGGATGGTTTTGTGTAAACGACCGCTACTCATGTACACTTTATGTGTGCCCGAAACACAACAGGCAACATATAACGGAGTGTGGCGTAGCGTGGCTAACGCGCCTGCTTTGGGAGCAGGAGATCGCAGGTTCGAATCCTGTCACTCCGACGGAAACATCAGAAATGGTGTTTCCACATGGTGTTCTTTTGCGAAGAGAATGCGACCCCCACCCTGTGGGAGGGGGCTCTCATTGGTTGAGATGAATACGATGTGATGTGTGTGAATAAGAAATACGGGGTTTCTCAAACGGGGCGGAAAACAGTTTGAGATTCCCCGTATTTTTGCGCCTATTTTTAGGTGCGGGTTAGGGTTTGGAACGAATATTTCATGGGGTGTTTCTTGCCTCGCGGGTCTAATCGACTGTCACTGATTTTGTTGGTATTATGCATATACCATAATATGGATAGTATAGAACGCATTACTTGCATAGGAGGCTGTGTTGAAGGAGTGTCTTAGGGCTGGGTGAGCCGCTAGGGTTCTTGGTGTATTACTCCTCTACTGTTAGACTTTGGTGTTGGTAGGGTAAATTGGGGTATCATGTTGGTTACTGGGGGAAGATTTTCTGCTCAGTAGATTTTAGTGTGACCAGGGACTTAGAAGATAAGTGAGGGAGGGTTGCGTGGGTAAGAATAAGACTTATAAAGCTTTCGTGACACGCCCCACCAGAATCATAGATTTAGAGGGTGAGGTATTAGATATCCCCTCTGTCATGCCTCAGCTTGCCTCTGAAATCCGAGCTATCTCTAGTTATGCTACCTTTGTGGTTCGCAATGACACAACCTTAGAGTCCCGGCTGGCTCTTACTACCACTTCTGTGCCTGCTGATGCTGGTCGTCGAGCTGGTGTAACCCTACCAGATTTCCTTGCGTCTGGGCGGACTGGTAGGTCGCGTAAAGAGAAGCTGGTGCAGTACAATGTGGTCACGGCTTACCGTTCGTGGTCTGAGAGGGTCAAGGCGGTAAACGGTACTAGTTCTAAGTATGTGAGCCAAGGCTGGAAGCGGACCATGAACGCTTCCGCTCCCGCGTATGGGGAAGCCTATATTAACTTGGGGACTGTAGACCGCAATTATGCTTTCATAGAGAATAACCCCGTTGTTGATGGTGAGATTGTCCTTAAAATGGTTATACAAGGGCAATGGTACAGGCTGATTTTTGGTTTTGATAACACCCGTTTCCCGGAGGGGAAAGTTGCCCTGCCTTTGGTGAAGGTCGAGAATAACCAGCCTATCTTCATTTTCTCTGTCGTGACCGATAACCCTGTCGTCCAATTCTCGGGGGACTGGGTTATTGGTGTGGATGTTGGGATCAACGATTACGCTACCATTGTTGTGCGGAGCACCAATACGGGGCAAGTAGTCCGTGAAACAACACTGTCTCAAAGGGTGCACTCCCTCTGGAACAGTGTTAAGGCGTCTGAGAAACAGGTACGATTCCTTAAAAAGAAAGCCAGCCGTCTTCTCTACCAGAGACAAGCTAGGATGTCCGCGCTGGATGAAGCGCAGCTCCACCGCGAAGCTGCGTTGAGGAAGAAACGTGAGTTGGCAATTCTTGCTGCACAAGAAATAGCGGACCTGTCCCACCAGTGGGGTAATGCGGTTGTGGCTGTTGAAGACCTCAGCTGGGTTGCTAATACTATGCAGAACGGGCGGTGGAACCGGGGAGCCTTCATTCAGTGGCTCACCCACTATGTGTCACAGAATGGAGGGTGGGTGGTGTCAGTGAACCCTGCTAACACCTCACAGGCGTGCCATATTTGTGGCTCCAAGGTCACCCACCCCACCCATAAAGTCTCGGTCTGCCCAGCGCACGGAGAAATGGGCAGAGACATTAACGCCGCCGCAAATATAGCCAACCGAGCCACACCCAAGGTAGCTAAAGCAAGAAAAACACGCACCAAAAACCGAAGACTCCAACCTCAGCAGCCCATCAAAACACCCCCAACCAGAATCTCTCTACGACACCCCGGAAGGGACAGGACTAAAAACAACCCAACACCAAAAAGGAAAAACCATAGACCTACCCCCAAGGAGGTGAATCTTCCCATTAGCCCCGCTAGGGTACAAGCAGCTCGCTTGGAGACCAGGGTACTAGCGGACTGCGGCGCATACGGTGCCGCAGAGACCAACACGGCGGCTATCAAACAGGGTTACACAACCTACAAATGTAGGTTACACAGCCTTATTTGATACTCACCCGCAATCTCGATATCTTCTAGGGAATCTAGGAGAGTACGTTCAATAATCTCAACGCACCCAAATACTGGTAAATCCTCACGGGAAAGCGCTTCCGCATAAATGGAGCCGCCACCAATGATCCAAACAGTAACTTGCTGATACAGTGAATCCGAGTGCCGGCTAGGGGTACCTAAGGCACCACAAAACAGACCAAAAACTCACATATCTACCCCTAGAGGGGAGGTGAACATAAGGATATGCCCCGCAGACATTAGGGTTTCTGCGGTGGACCATAACACATGGTTTCAGACAAACAGCGGCACGACAACTCCTAAAGAAAACCAATCCGCTAGTACAACGGATTGGTTTTACCCCAAGGAATAGTCATACTCTAAAAATTGTCATGTGTATAATTTTATACTGCAAACCCGAATATTACCGAATGCTGCGAACTTTATCCTATACTATAAGTTATGCTTGTATCCTAAACTTGATGAAAGGTGTTTATTTATCGTGTTGTACTATTATTGGACTGTTCGCTATGCTCCCGATCCAGTACGCCCTACAAGTGTTGGTGTGGGCGTTATCGTTTCCTGTCAAAGCACTTTAGATGTTGCTTGTAAGTTTATTAGTAACCCATCAGATATTGTTGATATTGGTGGTCCACAAGAGAGCATGCTTGAGTCTCTTAAAAATATTGAGAAGGACATTAACAATATTGCTGCGAGCTCAAAAAATATTTACACCTATATAGATAGGCTTATCCATCATTCTAACGGTATTTTACAATTTGACAACCATAGGATGGCATCAGGCTCTTCATCAGATGAGGTTGTACATGAACTTTATAACCGTATGATAGCTTAACCACATATGAGCATAGTGGGCTAATAGCAGTTAATCTGACTACTAACCTACTATGTTCATGTCTGCGTAGTATATGTGCATATTTAGTTAGAACAAAGGATCAATATTGCTCTTCATACTATGAGAAGCTATATCCTCCTTAGAAGCATCAACAAGCATTACAGCGGGCTCCCCAGTAGGGGTTTTATAAACAAACTCAGAATACTTGATGAGATTATATACTGAACGACCTAACGGCATGCTATACAGCTGTTCACCATCATCTGTTGCACCCATATCAAGGTTCTTATACGGGTATGTGGTATGAAATCTTACACCACCAGGAAAATACCTGTATTTACCTAACTTAACTTCTTTGCAGAAAGACTCGGCACCTTCTATAGATTCAAGTTGATCGTAAAGTTCATCAATATTGCCAACATGTTTAATAGTGCGCTCACTAGTTTTGATGGTAAGGGTACGTTTCTTAGTTCGGTTGGCTCCCATGTTTTCCTTTCTTGTGTATTCTGAGGTACTTTTCTAAATTTATTAGACTGCCACAGGTGCAACGATCTGAGGGTGATGCTTATACCCTACAAGGGCAATATCCTCAAATTCATAATCAAATATAGATTCCTTATTAGTGTTGATAATAAGTTTAGGGTAAGGGTACGGTTCACGTGCTGGGTACGGGTTGCCTTCAGGATCAGTGCCGTAACCGAGCTGTTTTTTCACCTGTTCTAGGTGGTTGGAGTAGATATGGCAGTCACCACCCGTCCAAATGAACTCGCTAGGTACCATACCAACTTCATGTGCAACAAGATATGTTAGCAGGGCGTAGGATGCGATATTGAAGGGTACACCCAAGAACATGTCAGCGCTACGCTGGTACAGCTGACACGATAGTTCCTGCACGCCGTCAGGGTGCTCGTGCACGTAAAACTGGAACATGGCATGGCAAGGCGGCAAAGCCATGTTATCAACATCAGCAGGATTCCAAGCAGAAACAATGTGCCGGCGGGAAAACGGGTTGTTTTTTAGTGACTCAATGACCCTGCTGATCTGGTCAAGCGTACCCCCATCGGGTGCAGCCCAGGAGCGCCACTGTTTCCCATACACGGGACCAAGGTCACCGTTCTCGTCAGCCCACTCATCCCAGATAGTCACACCGCGCTCCTGCAACCAGTGAACATTCGTGGAGCCGCGCAGGAACCACAGAAGCTCCACCGCCACCGACTTGAAATGCACACGCTTAGTAGTGATCAGGGGGAAAGAGTCACGCAGATCAAAACGCATCTGCCGCCCGAAAACACCAATGGTTCCTGTACCGGTCCGGTCTTGGCGTTGCGTACCGGACTCTAAAGCGTCCTTGTTTTCGTCTAGGATTTCTCGTAGCAGGTTCTCGTAAGGGGTTGGTGTTCCCATTTTGTTTCCCTCTCAATGTAGTGTTTCTATAGTTGTATCCTACATTATAGGGCAGTTCGGAAACCTCATGTTGGGAAGATCCTCAAACGAGCACAGAAGCAGCACCTAGTGCGTCCTCTCCCATAACCAGTATGGCTGGGTTGTTTCACCGAATATTCGTGGCGGGTATATTTCATACCAGAACTCGTAGATTTCACCTCTCAACCATTCCGCACCGGTGATAGCTGCGCTTTCCACGTCTTTTGATGCTCCTGTTTTGCGCGGGTGGAGCATTACAGGGCTGGTTCGCGATGCTCCGTTGAGGGATTCTAAAACCTGTTCTATGGTGTCTAGACGCCCTCCGGCTTCTACTGTGTTGTGTAGTATATTGGTGAACATGTCTGTGCGTGCACTCGTTTCGCCTGTGATCCACGGGTTGATGCGCTCGTGCAGGGTGTCGAGGTTTATTGCACCGTCTTCTTTTAGTAGTCCTGGGTTGTTAGTGACCCCGTACACGTCTTCCCCATGTTCGACGCATGTTTTTATTGCGTCATGCCCAGTTGTTAGTTCACATAGCTCATTGATGCCCTCTATGCCTAATACTATGCTTTCAACACCATGTAAGGAACAAAAAATTTCGCCTTTACCGCCACCGATGCATCGTTCACCGACAAGTAACGCTTGGTTAAGGCGGATAGCCAGCTCACCTTTGGAAACTAGGGCACGGTTCACCTTAGCTGGACCAACAATGGGGATGTACACCTCATTTGGTTTCAGTTTATGTAGTGAGAAGCGGGTACCTCTGTATGCGAATGGTAATCTCTGGAAAATACTTGGATCATACGTCGTCAGAGCAAAAAGTTTACCCTCGGGTGACACCCCTGCTAGTAGTTTCGGGGTGCAGGTGAGGATGATCGTTCCGAGTTGGCTGAGTTACCGTAGCTCTTTGTATGTATTGCCTTCCATGATGCTTCTCCTTGGCTGGACTTCGGGTTCTTCTAATCATAAGGGAAACCACCAGCTGGTGCTAGAATTTATCCATAAAAACAAGCACAAGTTCCCGAAGGAAAAAACCAATGCGCGAATCAGCACACCCCCAGAAACGGTGGGGCGCACCGAAAGTCACCATCAGAACAAACCCGCAGCACCAGAAAATATGGGGTATCGAATACGCGGATCCTGCCACAGGCGCAGTATTCACTGCCGTAGAATCCGCTTCCCCGCTTCCAGTGTTCATTAACACACCCGAAAAGCTCGGGGAGTACTGGGGCGCGTTCACTCGCTACAACCCCGCAACGCACCAGACCATCAACGAAATACACGAGCTCACCAAGCGCCCTGACCCGCAGCGGCTCAATGATCTACACTACGACCTGCTCACCGGCTTCGGGCGTTTCCTCAGCACAGCGGCTACAGCTATAAACCACCCGGAACATCACCAAGACGCGGGTGGGCACCGGAGGATCGACTATGAGGATGTGCAAAGAAACTTCCTGCGCTCCTTCCGAAACAAGGGCACACAAGAACCTCTGCCCCACACGCCCCCACCAGTGAGAGTATCCCACACCGACGCATACGACCGGCACGCAGCGTACACGGTTGAAGGGAAACGGTATTTACCTGGGCACAGGGTGCAACCCATGTTCGACTAGAAAGGGATAGGCGGGAGTTTGTTACAAGGGTAGACAAAGAAAAACCCAAGCGAAAGGGGACAATCATCTTGACACAAGACACATGGACAGCAACTATCGCAACCCACCCGCACGAGCCTGAAAACATCCTCAAAAGGATCAACACCTACGAGGATTCAACGCCGATTCTGCTAGCGGTAAGCAGCCCACAATCAGCATGGGATGGATCATTACCCCCAGAAACACCTAACAGGTGCGGCATTTACATCTTCTACGGGACCAGGTTCTACCCCATCAGGCATGACGGTGGGGAGCAACTACATTTCACACCATACGAACTCAACACACCACCCAGCATGCTCGTACCCCCAGGTTGGATAGTATGCACCAAGCAACAATTCACCCTCAACACGCACGGGGATATAGAAGTCACAATACCCACCAGCTCCGAGGTGACACCCTTCGAACCAGAGAAACCCATGCCAGCGGCAACACCCACGAAAGCAAAAGACTGGGAAATCGGGAGTGTCCTGCACTCAAGGAACGGTTACGACCAAACAAACGCCGACTTCGCTATCATCGTCAGGAAAACCGACTACTACGTGTGGTTCATTGAATCCCCCACCAAGCTATGGGACGAAAGAGCCTACCACATTGTAGTCCCAGACGAACGGTTCTGGGAAGTCGCCACCACCGCAGCCCAAGCCGTCAACCGCCACTACGAGCGCACCAAGAAAAGGCTGCAGATAGGGATGCGCAGGAAAATCATCACCCTCAACAATCATGGTGATGAAGACGTAATACAAGACGGTATCTACCGCATATACCACGGGTGGAACGGGTTACCTGGACACCAAAACTGGAACTAAACAAGAATAAGAGAGCAGGAGAATAATCATGGGTTACCGATCCGAGCGAACAGAATCCACGATACGCATCAATCAGCAGCACGAGAATGCGATAGTAGAAAGAATCATCAAATACTTATCTGGTGATCCCATAAAGACATGGAGCTATAACCATGTGACGAAACGGCTAAACCAAGTTGATTTCCCTTGGGAAGAGAAGCGCCCACACTATTACATTTGCCCCCCAGAAGATTTTGGGGAAACACCAGAAACTTCAACCCTGGACTACTATTTTCAGCATCTTGCGCGCCGCGAAGGCAGGGTATGGGATCTGCAGGGTGGCTACTATTGTTTGCGGGCTGCAAGCGACTACATCACCCGCTACGCTGACGACCGTATCATCGAGTTCCTAGCCCCCTATATAGAAGATCAGGGGGAAGTGGAATACTTGGGCGAAGATAGTGAGCAGTGGAAAATAATCATCCAAAACGGGAAAGCTTACACCGTATCCCCAACGGTCATAACCAAATGGACTGAGCCTACTACACAGCACATCATAGGCGGATATATTTAGATTCAACTGATCGTCGCATAAAAAAAGGGGGGTACCACCACTAATAATCTAGCGTGGTGCCCTCCCCTTTTTGTGTTTTGAGCCCCCTACCGGGTTTGAACCGGTGGCCTTCGGTTTACAAGACCGACGCTCTGCCAGCTGAGCTAAGGAGGCAGGGTGTCCACCAGTCGGGGTTGGTGTGGGGTGCCCTTGTGGCTGGTGGACTTCTCATAGTTTAGCAGGTTGTTTTGTGGTTTCGCAAATCGTGGGGCGGGTGGGAATGTTAGAATTTTAGTGTATTGTTCTAATTTTTTGGAGGATGGTTTATATGTTGCCTGATTTATCGTGGCTGATGTGGCTTGCGTGGGGCATTGGGGGTGCTATGATCGCCTTGATTGTTATTATTGTCCGGCTGGCTTATAAGGGCAAGTTCACGTCTGGTAATAAGACGCATGACCGGTTGGAGAAGAGCACACCGTATTTGGTGAATGTTTTTAAGGTGGTTGCTTTGCTGCGTATCCCGTTGGGGCTTGCTTTTAGGGGGTTGAAGGCTGTGTTTGGGTTTTTCCGGTCTTCGAAGTCTAGTGGGGGGTCTGTGCGGGGGTAGTTCACCTGTTCCATCTTTTCACGTGGGTGGGTTTATAGTGTCTTATAACACTGTAAACCCACCTATTTTCGTGTAACCACGACTAATCATGCTACACTGGTTTTCAAGGTACAACACAACCCAGACGAGGTACACCACACAATAATGAGCAATTACAGCAAACCACGCACCATTAAAAAAGAGGCAGAAGACCTACAAAAATATGTGGGCATATACCTAGACAACTGCCACAAACACGGGGTTAAACCGGAATGGGAGAGGCTGATCATGCAAGCCTCCATCGCAGTAGGAATCCCTGAATCAAGAATCCGAACAGACCGACACCTGCAGGCGGCACTCATACAAGGGCGGGATAACTACTACCGCATGAACAAAGTCTACAACAGGCTAAACCCGCCACCGAAGCCCAAGAAAAAACCAGCACCGAAACCAGCCACACAAGAAGAACTTGTTCCCGCCAAGGAACAAAAACCAGAAACACAGAAGCAGCAGCTTCCCAAACCCGAAACCAAGAAGGAAGAAGGAAAACAAATGGCACAGCCCGAAAAGAACATCACCCAGACCCTTAAAAACGCGCAGGACTCCATCCAAGCATTCGTGGACTCCAAACCCAACGGGTTTACCCGCGCGGCTTACCGTGAGTTCTCCAAGAACCGCGCTAATGTTCTTAGTGAGAGTAAGCTCCGCAATTTCTTCTCGACGTGGGGTGAGGCTGCTGCTTACGCTAAGAAGTATGAGGAACAGGGGGCTGCTAAGCAGATGAAGAAGGCGGCACCGGAGAAGGCTCGTCCTGCCGCTAATAAGCCTGCGAACAAGCCTGCAGAGAAACCAGCCCCGAAGAAGCCCACCAAGAAGCAGGATAAGCCCGCACCGAAGGCAACTAAGCCCACTCAGACTAAGGGCACCACCACCGAACCGCTGTCAGAGTCCGTCGCGGAAGCCTTCAAGAACATGCGCACCGAAGGCTCTCTGCTGCACCAGTTCGCGCAGTTTGTCGCAAACCTGCTTGAGGGCGACTATCTTCTCCGTGATCTTCTTCTGGTCTTTGAGCAGAACGAGATCGGCGAGAACAAGGGTTCCTGGGGGCGGCACGATGCGATTATCAAGCACCTAGATGAAAACCCGCAGGATGCGCGTCAGCTTAAGCTGATGCTCGCTGAGGCTCTGCATGATGTCTCTCTGCAGGGTTCTCTCAACGCATCCAAGTAGCCCCTAGTATGGGGGGATCAGGTATACGCTGCCTCCCCTTGTCTAGTGGGTGCGGGGAGTGACCTCATAAATAACTAAGGGTCACTCCCCGTTCCTATCATCCCCCCAGGAAGGTACAGAAAATAAGAAAACAGTAAAATGGGCAAGAAAAAAACCGAACGAAACGGTGGACCCCTAGACTCCGCCCCATGTCCTGTGTGCGGGAAAATAGGTTACAGGTCACGGGCAATAGCCAAGCAAGAACTCAGGAAACAGCAGACGAAAGGAGTAGGAGTCAAATCCTACTACAAGGACGAAATGTGCGACCCACCATACCAGTGGCATCTGACAAGCCAACCATCAATCGTCCAGAAAACGTGGAGAAAACACACCAATGACTACCCGATCTAGTGAAACCCGAATGATCGAATATGAGGGCGGCAGTATCCGCCGTGAACTCGCGGGGGCAGCAACCTCACCCACAGTTGAGCAGCAGCTCCGGTTCGGGGACAAAACCCTAGGTTTATCCCCAGAGGAGTTCTGTGGCATCATTACGCGGTTCGTCTTTAAGCATGTTCCCGAGGTTTTCCCTGTTAGGCATCTGTTCGTGACCGCGACGCAGAGAGCTTCGTTTTTCATGGGTTTAACAGGGTTTGAGGCTGGGGCGCTTCTCAACGATTATTGGGATGAGCACCCACCAGTGGAAGAATACGAGAATAATCTAGTGAATGCAGGAGAATAAAAGCATGAGCAACCTACCAAAGGAAATCTATAACAACACCGCAGTTGGCGGCGTCGTCTTTGAGCAGACAACCTTCCGTGACTGGTGCACCAGTAACGGGATGGAACCGGATCGTCTGAACGGGTACACCTTCTTCCAAGAAGTATACGACCTCACACGGGAGGACGGGTACGCGACCCTCAAACAGGATTACACCGATGAGGAGCTGATCAGTATCGCGCAGAGGAACACGTACCCGGACGTGAAACACCAGTAAAACAGGATTTGGTGCGCAACCCAAATGTATGTTAAACTCTTTCTGTGGCTGCCTGACACGCGCACAACAAAAACGAATACTCATATTTGGTTGCCTCACCGGCATACCAGTCAGGTAGCCCACACGCCCCCGTAGCTCAGGGGATAGAGCACTTCTCTCCTAAAGAAGGTGTCGGACGTTCGAATCGTCTCGGGGGCACTTGTGATAATTGAACATTGGTTTGCCCTATAATTGGGGTATTCACTCAGCGGGGGTGGTTGGTGCATGATTAGCGTCGTGTGTCAGCCGCCTTCCGTGTTTTAAGGAGATATGAATTGGCTGAATGCTATGGTTGGGAAGAATGCTTAGAATCACTGCTAAGCACTCTAGATCAGGTGACTTTGAGAGTAAAAGAGAACAAAAGCGCGGTGGGGTTCACTAGGAAATATTTAGCGTCCCTCAACCCCAGAACCGCTGAGGCGTGTGTGCGGAGCATCCATCTAGCGGATTCGGCTAGTACGCGAGGGATGGAAGGCAGAACGGAATCGCTGATAGATATCCTGGATTCCTTGCCGTTCATTGTCTCCACCGTGGAGGACATAACCCGTGGCAGCAAGATAGAGCCAACTCTAGTAGCAACTTGTTTCCTCCTCACAAAAGCCATGTTGGGGCACGAAACCATGTTGCATAACGCATCATACCTAGACCCCTCATCAAGTGACTACGAAACCCGCCACGCCTACCAGCGGCACAGGATAGACCCGAGGTCACAGCAGACCGCGCCGCAGCGCATAGCTGCAGCAGTGAACAGTGCTTTCGGGGTTGAGGTGGTATCCCTCAGTGATAGTAACCAATTAGATGAATGGTACACTCGGTGGAACCTATGGAACATTTACGGTCCAGCCGTCTTGTGGTGTCTCACCCTAGCTACCGATAGCGACAATACACCTAGGAGGGACGGTGCGTTCTTGCGGATCCTTTGCTTCTGGGCTAGACGCCACAACACCCAAGCAACCCGCAAACAGTGCGCCCCGCACAGGATGAAAGAATATTTTGAATCCTCAAGATACAGGACGCTCGAAGAATACGAGAAATATTACGCCCCGCTATACCTCGTATGATCATAAGGTGGGGAAAGTTTTACAACAGACAGAATAAATTCACGAGCAAAGGAACAGCATAATGTCCCCACTACTTACACCCCCACTCACCGCAGTAACCGTTATCTCCCTAGCAGGCGAAGAATATTTCAGTGAGTTCCAGGAGATTGTGGGCAGGGTGCATAAAGAAGGTAAAGGGTTGAAGATCGCGGTACCAGTAGGGTACGAAACGCATAGTAATCTGCCGTTACCGCGCGGGTATGACCGGTCTTGGGGAACAAGTTTTGAGAGCGTGGCGATACTCCCAGCGGGGAAAGGGCAAAAGAAGGAAATCCCAGTAACGGTTCTTCTGCAAGAAGCACAGCCACTCACTGCTGCGGAAGCGGATGATGAACACAGGTTTTTCACTCTCACTATTGATGAATACGATCAGTTTGCAACCTCAAGCATCCACAATGATATGCATCCGTTTAATAAACTGATTTTCGAGGCGAACCTGAAGCAGGTCGCTCCCCCTAAGAAGTAGCGCAACACCCGCTCTTTTAGGTAGAATAAGCACAGAAAAACCGGAGCCCCAGCCCACACCCACCCCCCGCAAAAACGGGAAAACGTGGCGGCTGGGGCTCCACCACGCGCACAAAAGCAGAGGAGAAGAACAATAGTGGGTGTATCAACCCAGAAAATCAGTACCCTAAACCCCCAGAGAATCATGGTGGCGGGCGACTGGCACGGCAACGAAACATACGCACTGGAAGCACTCAAGCACGCCCACGAGGCGGGTGCTGATGTCGTTGTCCATGTCGGGGATTTCGGGGCGTGGCGTGATATCAGGTGCAGGTACGACAGGGCTGTGGGGATGATGGTTCCGTACCTGATCGGGGATCATGCGTCTAAGCCGTCTTGGGGTGACTACATGGGTGACACGCCCATTCGGGGGAGTCGCAGGCCCGCGCATAAGCATCATATGAGCATGCTGTCCCTCAACAGTTTTCTTGAGGAAACAGGGATGGATCTGGTTATCATCCCAGGGAACCATGAGGATTATGACGCGCTCTATAGTTTCCCTGTCGAAGCGGATGATGCTAACACGCAGGAGTTCCACCAAGCAGCAGGGGAAGCGGCGGACAGTATGCCCTACAGGTGGGGGCTGAGGCGTCTCCGCAGCAGGATATGGGTCATCCCAGCAGGGTACACGTGGGTTTGGGGCGGTAAAAAATTCATGGGGTTCGGGGGCGCGGTGTCTGTGGATAAGCGCCACCCGATCCGTGTACCCCACATAACATGGTTCCCCCAGGAAGCCCCCACCGCTCTAGAGCACGAATGGGCTGCACGCGCAGGAAACCCTGTGGATGTGCTCATAACCCATGACTGCCCCGATAAGGGTATTGTCCTGCCACCTAACCCTGGGTTCCCTGAGGATGTTATCACCGAATCCGACGCTTTCAGAAAGAAACTCGATGATATAGTCACCGCAACCTCACCCAAGACAGTTTTCTATGGGCACCACCACGAGAACGTGCAAGACCGGACAGTGAATGGGGTCAGGTACTACGGGCTAGGTGGTGACAGGCAGGGGATACAGAGCAACCTTCTGCCACTAAACATTGAGGACTTATAGGGGATAATAAAGAATCATTCACGAAACATAGTCACCACAATGCAATACAGCAACAAAATATGTGCTACCATTAGCATCAAGTTCACATAACGTAACTTACTATTGAAAACACCCTGTTTTCAAAAACACATAACAGGTTAAACAAATAAGGAAGAAGGTAACCAGTTTGGCTAAGGCAATTGAAGTAAAAGGCAACGCAGTAAACCAGGGCGATCTCGTTGAGATTGTTGCAAAGAAGACTGGGCGTAGCCAGAATGAAGTACGTGCAGTCGTATCCGAGCTGTTTGAGACAATCGGTGAGCGCATTGTTGCGGGAGATAGGGTGGCTATCCGCAACGTCGCTTCCTTCTACACCATTGATAAGGGTCCACGTAAGGGGCGTAACCCGAGGACCGGTGAGGAAATTGATGTTCCCGCGAAGAAGGTTGTTAAGGCTAATGTCTCCGACTCCCTGCAAGATAAGGTAAACCCTGAGAAGTAAACCCTTTTTAGCAAGGGATATTTCACTCGATCAGGTGAAATCAAGGGGCGTCGTATTCACTCGTTATCGTGTGTGGATGCGACGCCCCTTTTTGTTTATACATGAGGGGGCATTAATAATCATGAGAACACTATTCGGAAGGATGGGGCATTGGCTGATTTCAGTAAAAATCTTCATAAACTAATAGATGGGTACCAAACTAGACCTGAGCAGCAAGCTTACGCGGCGCACTGTAACCAAGTGAGGGCGATGCGTGAGAACTCTAGCAACCTATCGTGGGTGAATGACGGGGATATTGCGAACAAGATCATAGGCAAGCAACAGTCGCCCGAAGATAAGGTGTATAAGCTGAACCGGACCTACACTGTGCACGCTAATGCTTTGGGTAGACCTTTCACTTTGGAGATTGAGGTGGCTGAGCTTTTGTCTTTCCGTCAGGATATGTTTATTTTCACATCCTTATACGGTAAAAATAAGTCAAGGGCGATGCCGGAAGGTTTCTATAACTGCGGGTGGGGGTACGCCCCATGGCCCGAAGAATGGTTACAAGGCGGGACTAGAAGCCGCGCAGAGGTGAAGCAGCAGCTTCTCGGCGTGGTATCCAGTTTATGTGCAGGTATCATCAACGAAGGAATCAAAAACCTGAGCGAATACAGGCAAACAAATCCAGAAACTATGCAGGCGGCACAGCAAATAATTGCGGACTGCACAAGCATCATCATCACCCAAGCAGTAGCCCCCAACTATCGTAACCTGCACGACATGCAAGAATTATGGAACCAGATATTCTCAGAAATACTGAGCGGCATATATGTTAGCGCCTAAAAATAATGCGGTGACTGAGGAAAACCGTTATCATATTTACCATGAGCAACAGCAGTAAAGAACGTAGACAGCAGAGGCTTGAAGCAAGAAAAGCGCGACGTAAAGCACGCCTTGAGAAAGGTGAGACGAAACAGAAAAGCACCCGCACCAACGGGTGGTCCCCAACATCCTGGAAGATGATCCGCCCGTGGAACTGGTTTAAACCCAAGAACCGGAGGGAAACCAGCTCCGTTGAAGGTTTCGGTATGTTCACCCAGGGGTCAGCGATCTCGAAATACGAGCGAGCATGTAGCCAGCAAGAATTTAACAGGCTAGAGAAAGACGGGGAAAACTCGAATGTTCACCCCATGCTCAAATACGCCAAAGCAAAACGCGGGCTAATCCTGTACTGGGTGGGTGGTTTAGCGTCCCTCGGGTACACATGGATTATCCTGCTGAACCTGCTAATCATTGGGTTAAACCTAGTGTACGCGAGTGAACAGCTGAGTAACGCACTGGAACTTGACCTTGTGCAGAAAGTCGCTGCTGTTGGTGGCGACCATTCCCTCGTCCTAGCCGATAACGACCACACCACCCTACCACCAGGGGCTTTCGAGACGACAGTACCAGTGTCCCGTACATTCAGTGGGCCTTTCTACTATGAGGCTCAGAAAGTTCTCTGCGTACCCCTGGATCTGGGGTCTATTATTGGTTCACAGAGCATGGCTTACATTGGGCTGGTGCTCCCCATCTTCTTCGTCACCATGTGGGGTATCAGGGCTTTCAATAACCAGCGGCTCAAGGTTGCTTCCTTGGAATGGCTGACGTTCCCCATGAAAGCGCTATACGGGTTGAATGCTTTCTCCCTACTACTTGTGCCTGTGGCGTTCCTCATCCTATACAACATCTAACTATACAACATCTAAAGGGAGCTATTTTGTGATTACGATGGCTGGGAGATATGATTCTCATAAGAACAAAACACAGCCCACAGAAAGGAAAACGCGGCGGTGGACGATAAAACCCTAAATAAAACAATCAAATACGTTTCCATAGGGATAGTGGTGGCTCTAGTCGCCGCGTTAATTGTCGCGTTCTTCTTCGGCAAAGACGCAGCTAACAAAGGCTACCAAGCACAGGACGCACAAGCGTCAGCATCCGCGTCAGCCAACAAATCAACCCCAGCCCCCCAAAGGACAGGCGGCACACCCGCAACTGGTGAAGAAACACCCACCCCGACCGCAACCCAAACACAGAAAGACGGGATGGACGACATCACCAGCGGCAAACTCGACAAGGCAGAACAAGACCTCGGGCGTTTCACTGGTGTGCCAGAGAAAGTAAGAAACAACCTCACCGCTTTCTCAGACACGTTCACAACCGTGACCGACATGAACCAGCTGATCGGTGTGCAAGGGCAAACATTCAACCCGAAACAGTGCGACTACACCACCAAAAACTATCTGGTCTGCTCGTCAGTGAACAAAGAATACGCTGTCATCCTTAACCCGAACAATATGATCCCGGTGGGTGTTGTAAACTTAAAGAACGAAAGTTTCAGTATTGAACAGGTGGAGAAATTCAGTAAAATATCCCAGCACGGGGCGCAACAAACCTTCCTGACCGGGACATGGGGCGGGAAATATGTTCTCCTAGCAGGGGATTTGAATGGGCTGAATTTCCTTGGCTAAACACATGAGAGAAGCATGCGTAGACTCACCCAAAAAATAGTATTAATTTTATCCGTATTATTTCTTTTTGTAGGGGCACCCTTGATTGTGGGTGCCCCTACGGGGCGTCCAGGGTTAGTCACCCCGTTCGGTGTCCCTGCCGCGCATGCTGGGGCGAATGAGTGGAAGAACTTGAAGCCGACCCGTTCCCCTGAGGAAATTGATGCTATCAAACGGGCTATTAAACAGATGTCCGATATGGGTGTGCATAAGGGCGCTATCTGCGGGATTCTGGGTAACTCTTCGCAGGAGTCGGGTTTTAACCTGTCCATCATGGAAGGTGACCCAGGTAGTAACTCTAACAGCATCGGTGCGTGGGGTGCCGTGCAGCTTCTTGGTGTGCGTAAAGAGGCGTTCCTGAACTGGACGAACAGTGAGAACGGTGGTTCCCTGAAAACTGAGGCTCAGATGCGTTACATTTTTGAGATTGAGCCTGGGATCGCTGGTTTGGGTGACTCGTTCAAGCAGCCTATTTACTACAATAATGTTGCGGTCAAGGGCGCGATGGTGCCGCACGTGAAACAGTATACTTTCGAGGAAATCGGGAGTATTGAGGGGTACAAGAAGCTTGACGACCCCCGCGCCGCGTCCCTAGTTTTTGAGGCTGTGTGGGAGCGCGCGGGCGTGGGTGAGGCTGAGCTGTCCACCCGTACTGAGTCTGCCGCGCAGATCTGTGAGGATGAGGAGCTTTTCAAGGACTTGCCGAACCTGCAGGGCGCGGGTAACACTGGTGGCGGTGAGAAGAAGGACGGGGAGAAAAAAGAAGAAGGCGACAAAACCCATGACGCTAGTAAGGCTGGTGCTAACGCAACCCCGAAAGAGGAACTTGACCTAGACGGCATGGAGGGGCGTAAAGCCTACGAGTCACGCCGAGCAACGAACCGCGCAGAGTTCCCCACTAAGGATGAGCTGTCCAGGAAGGATCAGGTGGCGCTCAGCCGCACTAAAACATCCACCCAAGAAACTAAAGAATACCCCATGTCAAACATTATCGGGTTGATAATCGCGGCGGGCGTGGTCATGATGCTCTACTCCCTGATTCTTTTCCTCGCAACCGTCGTGGAGAAGGGCGGGTCTTTCATCCCAGGACCGTGGGTTACCTTCACCACCCTCGGCAAGTACAAGCTCGCTGTTGAAGACGATATGGTCACTAACGACCGGTCCGTGAAATACGGTGGGTACTACACGAGCGGGCAGCTTTACGGGCGTTGCATCATTATTTTCGTGACTGGGGCGCTTCTAGTTAGTGGCTCCCTCACCGCTGCTTTCGGTACAATAATTAATGTTTTACAATTCTACATTCACTAAAACATAGAAGAAAGCTTTTATTGTGTCCAAAAAAATTTCTCGCAGGGGACTACTCATCGGTGGCGGCGCAGCAACAGCCCTAGCAGTCGGTGGTGCATTCGGTTTAGAGCACATCAACGTCCCCTGGGTGCCCTCTAACGGCTTCACAGGGCATATCCAGAACATCATCAGAGCAGACTCAGCTGTCGTGGACTCAACCGTCACCGGTAAATACGGTGAGTCTTTCCTGAACCACACCAAAAAAATGGAGATCACAGGGAAAATCACGTTCACCAAAGACCTCGACAAAGACAGGCTGCACCGCACATACCAGCAGCTAACAATGCGTGTAGCGAAGAACATGGTTTCCTCCGCAGAACTGCAGGGCGGGTTCATAAATGTTGCGGCAGACTCCGGGGGCACCCAGATCGACACGCTAGACACCCTGAAATACCTTGTCGAAATGAACCGCGCCCCTGAGGATCAGCTCAAAAAAATCAGGGAAGAAATACAGCGGGCAGAGTCGGATAATAAAAGGGTTGACCTGAAATTTTATTCGACCCTAACACCGGACAAGGGCTACTAATAAATCTATGTCAGAGAAAAAACAGGATATAGGGTTCAATAGAGAACTCAGCTTAGAGGAATACATCATATACACCGCGTGCTGCGCAGGCCCAGATAAGGTTGAATGGTTGGAGCGCGGTATTTTCTGGTGTTTTGATTACCAGGACTATAACGCCGAGCTGGACATGAGAGCAGTGTATGAGGAGTACAAGCGCGATACTGATGCTTTCCCTCACATGGACATGTGGGAGATCGGCGGCAGCGAAGCAGGCGGTTACCTAATACACCCCAAATCATGGTTCTACCCCGCGCAACTGTTAGCTGAGTCTTCTGGGTGCAAGTTCAAAGAGGAGGGGCTTTCCACTAGCCCCGTGCAAGTTTCTGGGCACAATATTTTCAACTTTGAGGGTACCGCAGTGAAAGCGGGGAATGAAATTAAGCGTTCCCGCAAAATCTTCATGGACGCCCTCAAAAGGGTTGATAGCAACGGGGCGCGGGTACCCCAGACTATTTGTGTGAATTTCACGGGTGTGCCTGGGTGGACAAGCACAAGGATCAACGGTGTAGTTTACCGTTTCCCTGCAGTTGGTATCCCAGTGAAGGATGCTTTGAAATACTTCATGAAGGAACAATATAGGGTGAGTGTATACCAGGGAGAAAAACTAGTTAACATTCTCGCTAGTGAAGCATTAGATAAGATGCCTGCCTTTATGAAATCACTGAAAAAAGCGCCTAACGGCAATGGGCTAATGCTGCGCGTCGTCCCTGAGGAGCTTGTAGAAATACGGAAGTGAGGGGCTTTGTTTGATAGTTAAAAGAGTTTTTCCATTTTCTCACAAGGTGATAATTTCTCATGAATAACTATCAGATGACCCCATACGAACAGCAGCAAATGGGGTGGATGTCCGGTATGGGAGGTGCCTCCAACCCTCCGTATGGGCAGCAATTTAATCAGGGATACCCGCCACCCCAGGGAAGCCAACGGTTCCCTCCTAAACAGGAGATTGTGAATTATATTCGGAGTAACCTGTTTGGGGATGAGCCTGTGACTGTGAACCTGATTGAGCGTGACTGGGACAGGGATTATATTCCGCATTTTTGTTGCCTACCGTTTTTTGAGCACCGGTTGCAGAAGGATGTTATCAGGATTGATATATTGGGCTGGGGGTCCTATAACGTGGATTTTTATGCGCACCGTGGGTACCACCAGATTTTTGGGTTCTGTAATACTTTAACGATTGTTGATAGCACTATCCCTACTAGAGAGACTGCTAGCGGCTATTCAACGTTTATGTAGTTTATATAAAATTCCCTATAGTATCATAATGATAACAAGTTCATTATTATTCTATAAGGATTTTTTATGTCACCAGCAGGGTTTGGTTTAGGTGCTGGGTATACCCCAGTGGAAGAGGTTGAGGAAACAGAAGAAGTTGCTGCTTCTGAGCTTGCGAAAGATGAGGCTCCCGCAGTGGAAGAACATGAAAAGGACACTGAGGTTTCAGAGGGCGACACCGAGGAAGAGCTGATCATTTCAGACGATGACGAAGAGTCGGAGGACACCACCAGTAGCGACGGCAACGAGCTCATAGAAACAGGGCTCACAAAGCAAGAACTGCTAGAGAAACTAGCAGGAGAAGACGCTGAACAAATCACCGACAGTAGCGGTGAAGAGCATGCTGTGGCACGGGAAGGTGAAGACCGGCTATACCTTGAAGACTTGTCCCCCGTTTTCGCGAGAGAAAACAGTGATGGGGAATGGGAATACTATCGTCTGATCGAAGAAACGAACACCACACCCCTTTCTTTCAAAGCCCAGAACAGTTTGGTGCCCAGCAAAGAAGGGGAACCAGTCAAGGAACGCGGCGACGATGAAGCCGTTGCCCACACTGACGATAAGACAGGTGACTTTCTGTACCATGACGGGCGGCAGGTCTTCTACCTAGGGGATGAGGGAAACAAGACCCTAGTCACCTTCTCCACCGAAACCAGTATTAGTGTGCTACCCGAGGATACCGAGTATTACACAGCCAAAGATTTCTTAGGTGAAGATTACTTAGCTCAAATCTCTAAGTATCTGCAGGGGAAACAATCAGTTCTATATAAGGAAACTGACGGCAGTATCCAAGAAACAAACACTGCTGCCGCCCGCGAGGAAGAAACACTCGCCACCCCACCAGAAGGAGCCAGTGCCAAGCCCACGACCCTAGAAAACGTGGAAGTTGCTAACGCCTATATTCGGCACGTGAACATGGATGAGGTGGGTATCCCGCCCATCAAAACGAAATCCAGGACAGTGGAATCGTTGGACGGGCTTAAAAACAGTATGCAGCAGAACGGGATGCTTGTCCCTATCCTACTCGTTGAATCTGACGCATACAGGAAAATCAAAAACACGGACAAGGTTTTCTCTACTGAACCGAAATACTGGCTAGTGGACGGTTTACGCCGCCTCCACGCCCACAATATGCTGCACGGCAAGAAAGACTTCCTAGCAATCGTCCGAAGCTACGATGCGGATGTGGAGCACCTGCTGCCGCAGATCATTAGGCGTGTCCAAACCACCCGCCCCATGAACGTCCTTGAGAAATACGCGACAGCTAAAATACTGCTCGCCCAAGAGGGGCTTACCCTCGAAGCAGTGGAGTTCCTGTGTGAGCTGAGCATCGGCGACTACACGCGGCTTCAAGCGATCCTAGAGGCACCCGAGAAACACGCGGAGGCTAGGGATAAGCTTCTAGAGGGGAAGCTCGATAAGTCCGCTATAGCTGCAGCATATAACATTCTGGTGAAGCTACAGAAAGAAGAAGAGCTTAGTGAACTGGATAAGAGCACGGGTGACACTGAGGAAGCTATAGAACCTAAGAATGATAGCAGTGACGAAGAAGAGGGCATGTCCTCTGTGGAGTCACTAGAAAGCCTTGGTATGACATTCGCTGAGACCCCTGAGGATGTGAAGGCGTTCGATGAGGCTGTGGAAGCATACCATAACGGGGCAGAGGAAGCCGAGTCAGACGATGAGCCTGTAGACTCACGTCACGCGAAACGAGACGAACTGCAGAAAGTCGGTGACCGTAAACTACTCGACCCAGCGCTCAAAGCCGAAGTTGTTGAACGTGACGGGCACCGGTGCCGTGGCTGTGGTGTTCACCTCACAGGATTCTATGCGAGCGCTAACAGGGAAATCCACCACACCTTCCAGGTTGCTAACCAGCTTGAAGAGTCCCGTGACAGCATCGGCAAAGCGGACTATATTTTCACCACTGTCGATAGCAACGGAGAAACCATCAACCATGCTGGGCAGGAAGATATTCTTGTAACGTTCTGCAAGAACTGCCACTCCCTAACACACGTTCTACACTGCTCAGGCGGCAAGACCGGTATCTCCAAAGAGGAGTTCGAGAAATACGAGCCGTGGCAGAAGGAGCAGTTGAAGAAATGCCTCTACTTCTCGAAGATCCTGCAGTACGCTCAAGACAAATCTGGGCGCAAGGGGCGGCAGCAGTACACGAACCATGCTTTCTGGCAGACCGTGAGTGAAAACAAGGCTGTGGATGATGCCTTGTTGAGTAAGCGTGAGGAGGCTTCTGCAGGGTCCGTGGAGGCACAAGCTGAGGAGCTGGAATCCGATACGGTTGAGGCGGAGTTGGAAGCTGATACCGATCTGCTGGTTACGGTAGGCGAATCAAATGTTGAGAATGAAGATTCTGAGGACGAAACCCAGTCAGAAACTAGTGAACTAGTGGGCGAAGAATCATCTGAAGAAGACGCTAAAACGCTTGACTCAGACAATGACTTTACTGGCGAAAATGACGATAATGCCGATAATGAAGAAGAAGATAATGGGGGCATCACCTTATTACTTTAAAGGGTCGTAAAACCCTGGGATAGCCGAGCATTCAACCAGTATGTTAGGTTGGGTGCTCGGCTATTTCTTTGCCTGCAACACCCCTCTTTTCCTCACCAGCTTTGGTGAATAAACCTCCAAGAAATATTCATGGTTCACTGAACTAAATACACGCCTGACCATGAAGCCCTTACGGTGGCTAAGAATAATGTTACGCACCCCAGTTTGCATATGTGCATAAAAATGTTATCCTGTTCTTGTATTCATGAATTAGTGAATCGTTAGGAACTAGAAAAGAGGAAGAAAAATGAGGGCAATTTTTAAGGCTTTCAAGATCGGTATAACCGGTACTATTATTACTATTGTGGCTGCAATCGTGGGTTTCACCCAGGGTTTTAGCTTCATGAGCATTCTTACCACTGGTGTGGTGCTAACCACTGTCACCTCCGTAGGTTACGTTGTATACCGCATGTACCGTGCCGTGACTGGCGCGACCGCAGACGCTTTCCGTTGGGCAACTGGAACCGACGGAGCACCCCGCACCAGCCGCAGCAGCTACTCCACCAAGCACGAAACCACCCACCATGAGGACTACGACTACTCCATCAGCAAGGATGAGCCTGTAGCGATCTGGGTGAACGCCGCAGATAACCGCGTCTTGGACGCAACCTTCTCAAACGGGCACGGTAACGCCGCGAAGGAACGCGCCAATAAGGCTCTGGCTTACGCACGTACCCAGCACCGTTTCGCCTACTAGGTAGGGGCTGCCCGTCTTTATTGTTCCTAGGTTTTCTCGCTAACTGAATACAAGCATGAGGTGCCGCTAAGGTTTTTTTGCATCCTTAGCGGCACCTTTTCCTATATCATGGAGGCGTGTGAATAATAAAGGGGTCTTTCTAAGAATAATGAGTGAAAAAACAACAGGGAAACCATTCCGCATATCTCGCCGGCAGGCATTTAAAACCGCTGTAGCCCTGTATTTAGGGGCTACTTTCAGCACCATAACAACCACTATTGCGCGCGCCTACAGCAAGGACGGCAATGATGCGTATGACTGGATTCAGCCACTTAATACGCCTGGGGTGCCGAGGTCTTTTTCTCAGTCTAATAGGGGTAAAGAGAACGCTGAGAAAGTCCCTGACTATTACACTATTTCTCTCGGGTCTCAAGGTATCCATCTTTTGTATGGTGGACAGCCCTGTAGTGTTGGTTTAGCTGGTTGCACCACTTTTGCTTTCTATAATCTTTTCCTTAAAGCTGGTGTGATTGATGGGAAAATGCGTTATGCCTCAACAGATGACAGTGAGGAAACCTATCATAAACTCTATATCCTCTCAGATAAGCTAGTAACCTCAGAAGGGGCGGCCATATGGACAGCCCCAGCCGATCATTCTAATGGGAAAATCAAATACAAAGGCTGGGCAGAAGGACAAGACGGTATCGCTGCGGCACTCAAAAGCGACCCGTCATCACTCGCCATAATCCACATCGAATCCCCCCTCGGGATGCACTGGGTGTACGGTGAAGATGTTACAGATGACGGGAAAATCGTTATAGTGGACTCCGGGTGGGGGCACCACTTCCTGCCGGCCCCCTCATACTCTGTGGTCTACGGTGCCCACATGTACAGCATGGAGGGTAAGAAACGGTCAGATGTTGAGTCTTTCGCCAACATAGGCCCAGACGGTCAGCTCAGCGGCGGAGGCGGCGGTGGGGAGAACAAGGACAGTGACCCGAACGCTGGTGAGCATGACACAACCACCGCAGGGGAGAACGCTAAACCCATCGAAGAACTAGACCTTGACGGAATGGAAGGACGTAAAGCCTACGAGCTGCGTGCTAAACGCCCTGATGATGGGCAACCCAATGACGGGCGCGGGTTCATTAGACCCGATGCTTTGGATGTCCCAAGGAAAGAACGGGACACCCTCGCTAGGATGAAAGAGGACCAGAAGGCTACTCGTGAAGGGGAGATAGATTCAGGGTTCAGGGCTATTGGCACATTGGCTGGCATCCTTGGGATCATGTATTCTCTAGCTGTCATGCTGACGTATGTTTTCGACAAGAACGGCGGCGCGGGCATGACGTTCTCCGGCCGGATAGCACCCAGAAAATTCGTCAACCCAGAGGACGAAGAGCACGGCACAGGCAGGATGTTCAAGTTTGTGATCGTGGTGTTTATCTTATCGGTTCTGCTGGTGACGGGTCTTCTGCCTAGTATCATGGGGAACATAGTGAACGTTTTAGGCGACATCTGGAAAAGCATAGGGGGACGATAAGAGCATGCGAGAAGGAAGAACAGAGCATATCCTGCTGACCGTGGGCACACGCGGCTGGGTTATCCTACAGAACGAAGCAGTTGCCCGCACCCACGCTGGTGCACCAGCTGAAGGCAGGAGGCACATCAGTAGCCGTGGGGATGCCTTGGACGCGCTCTGCGAGGGCCTACTGGTGTTCCCGTCCCTCAAGCTACCCGCGCAAGGGGAGGACGGGGAGAGAATCAGGTACACTCTCACCCTTGAGACAAGGTACAGCATCATTGAGAAAAACCTGTCCCGCACACCCGATAAAGCTAGCAGTGATGAAAGTAAATATTTGAGTATCAAAGCGCTCAAGGACAAGTGCGATGCGTTGGTTCTTACGAACACGACCAGTTCACCGTTCGCGGACGTTTACCTAGCATCCACGCCCAAGGCGGAGGAGACCATATCAGCAGCAGACTACCTGTCTGAGTTAGGGTAGGTTTATCGTGGATTTTTTTGCTTTCGCTGGTGACCCTGAGAAGGTTGGTGACACTTTCGCGCGCATGGGCGACCTTGGTAGGGATGAGTACCGGCAACGTGTTTTTGTGGGCGGTAAAAGCGGTGCCCCTGCTGCGGATAGCCAAGATATGACGCACGCATTAGAGATTCTGATGCTTGCTATGCAGCGGGGTTCTTCTTTGTCTAAGAACCTGAATATTCTTGCGTATTCTCATCGGGCTAAGGAGAATGATCGTAAGAATCAGCATAAAGTGGATCAGAAAACTTTCTATATCAACAATTCTGAGAAAAGCGAAGACGGGGAACCCCTCTACGACGCCTTCACCCAACACACCCTACCCTCACACGTCCTATCCACCAGCGAAAGCGGGTACGAGGAAGTAGAAATGTCCAGCACCACCAAAGCAGCCGTGCAATGGGTGCTAGACAACAGGCGCAAACTATTCCTAGAACACGGCGTTGATGTGGTGCGCGCACTCTCAGTTATGAGCGAGAACGAAGACGCACAAAACAACCTGCGGGTTGTATGCTACGGCAACCCAGAGTTCCGTGAAATCCTAGATGATATTAGGAAACTATCAGCAGTCAGGTGCCTCAACATGTCCGTGACCGACCTATTCAAACCCCACGTGAACGACCCGTTCCTCCATGAGAGGGTGCTGTCCCGCGCATGAAAATAAAACCACCATCACCACGACAGATAGTGCAGAAAACCCCTATCGTCAGGGATATCGACTATTTAAGTAAACCGCGTAATCTGAGCGAAGACGACAAAAAGTACGCCCAGAAATATTTGACGAAAATAATTATTTGGTGCCTAGTAATCATCACCATACTCAGTGTGGCTGGGCTGATGCTTTTCACCAGCATCAACAACGACGCGAAACCCGACAAAGAAACACAGAAAGAATTACTACAAAACCCCACCGAAACCGCCACCCCATCATACGACCGAGCATCTGCATACCCATCCGTCGCATCCAGCGGATCAACCTACACCGTACCCGATATCTCCAACAAACCATATGTGGACAAAACCCCCATCAGCACCCATGACGGGTTCACCCTATACAAGGCTGGGGAGAAAAAAGACTCCCTCATCTCCGAGCGTCTAACCAGGTCCCTCGTCCAGAAATACGGTGACGCGATGCCGAGCGCCGCATCAGTTGCAGCGTTCCCCATTGTTGGTGAAGACACCGCTAACTCTGCTTACCTCATGTTTGACCCGCAGAAGCAGTTCGTTTTCTCCATCAAAGAAACCACCGATACAGTGGAAGACAACTACTATACTGCCACCACAGGCGCGGAACAAGACTACCAGCGCTGGGTAGACATCTACAAAGTATCCCACGAAGTGGTAGACATCCTCAGGGACACCCCCACAGGGCTCATCAGCGACCAAACACAAGCAACCAGCCTAGACGCACTGCAAGCCAACACGGGCACCACGGTTGTGATGATCCTAGACCCCAACAAAACCACTGTAGGGGACAAAAAACAAGCCCTAGAGGTGGCACGGAAACTAGCTGCACAAATCAAGCCACACAAAGACTTCGATATCGAAATCCGGTGGGCAACCAGCAGGGACGAATGGGTAAAAACCAAAGCCCACAAAATCAACAAAAACGAACACCCAAACGTTGACGAAACCCTCCGCAGGCTAACCCCAGCCCTGCAGGGCGACACGATCACCATCACCGCAACACCCAAAACTGTTCGCGCCCAATAAGGGATGACGAAACAATTTGCGGACACCAACCCGCGACGTGTAACCTTGAAGAGCAACATCACCACGGTAGCGAAAACCAGCCACCGCAATGGTGAAAAGCAAATCAAGAACCACGAAAGAAAGAACCATGAACCAAGAAAACAGCCTAGGAACAGCGCTAGCAAAAGCGGAATCTCGTAGCCTCCACGCATACCTGCAGGGGGCGCGTGCAGCGAAGGATTCGTTGCGGAAACGCCCAACAGAGAATGGGCGTTCCTTTTTCAAACCATACGCGAAGTGTGATATCCCACGGTTTAAGCTTGAGGACAACCCCCAAGCTTCTGCTTTGATTTATATCCCGATCCAGCTTCTTGACCGTGGGTGGCTCGAAAAAACTGTTGAAGAGATGCAGCGTAACTATGACAACTTAGATGCTGCTTCTTATCTCTCGCATGAAGTTAAAGATCCTGAGGTGGTTATCACTACTAAGGATAAGAGGAAATTCCCTAAAGAAGTTGCGTCTATCCGTTGTACTGCGCATATCCCGGATTTCCAGGATGTTCTCGCGTCATTCAAGGCTAACGGTGTGGACCTAGGGTACCCTGAGGATTTTGAGGGGTGTTTGGTGTGTGAAGCTGGTGCGAAGCTTCAAAAAACTTTCTGGGGTACCCTGAAAAACCCTGGTGTAGTTTATTCTGACCCGGAAGTTTACCCTTATTTGGAGCAGTGGACAGCTGATTTTATTGAGAAGAAACTTAATGGTGAAGAACTCGATTTTGAGAATCCCGAACATGTGAGTGCGCTGAATAAGTATGTTGCCGCTAAGATTAGTGATGTAGATAATAAGCTCATTAGGAATCTTGCAGAGGCTCATGCTGGTTCGGTTCGTCCTATTAGGAGGACTGAAACTAAAGAGGGCTTCCCTGCTGCGCGTTTTATTATCCCCGTCTTCGTAATTAATGTGAAGAAGGAGAAGGTTGTTACGGTTACCGCCTCGGGGCGTGAACGTACCGTTACGGAAGATGTTCCTGTCTACAATGAGGATGGAACCCCTGATGTTCAGCTTATGTTCCTTGACCTTCCAGGTAAGTTCCTTGTCAATAATTTCATTCAGACATACGCCAAGTCTGTTGCTAATGAGTCATCCTCATTAAACCAGGACACGGAAGCGAACTATATCTCTGAGAAAGCCTATCAGCAGGCTATTAATGAGCAGGGAAAGAGTAAGGAAGAAGCTGAAGAGTACGCAGATAAAGCTTGGGAACTCAAGAAGACTCTGCCTAACTCTTTTGTGGTTGTCTCATATGATTCAGTCTCAGATAAGGGTGTGGATCATTTGAAGGGTTACACTATTGATCGCCACAACTGGGACAGGGCGTTAGACGAGACTTCTGGTTTCAATAACCCAGAGATTGTAAAGATCAGGGATTACTGTAATGAGCTGGCTGAGAATTTCCCCATCCCTGACGGTAATGGTGGGGTTGATAAGCTTGCTTTGACACCTGAGGTTGTGCAGTCTCTCGTCTACAAGGCAGAGCTTATTCACTACGAGAAGATTAACCAGCTCATCAACCCTGTTGTTTCCTATTGGTCCAATCACCACAGTGAGGTTACTCAGAAAAATCTTGCGTCTTATGGTGCTGGTTCTTCTGTAGCAGCACCTACACCACCAAAGGGCGCAAGGTTCTCTACCCGCCTCCCGAAGCAGGTAGAAGGTGCTAATGCGCCAGTTGGAAATCAGGAACCTCAGCGGTTACCTCTTGAGCCTCCGGTTCCTGCGCAGTCTACTACACCTGTTGTTGAGGTAATGCCCGATCCTATGCCAGTTCGGGTTACTTCTAGTAGCTCACAGCATGTACAACAGGCAGGGAAACCTGCCCCCTCAACTCAGGGCATCACAATGGGTAAACCTGTGAAAACTACGAAGAAAAACGATGATCTCCCCTTCATCTAATAACCAGTAAACCCCAATAAAACAACCCCGTGCGGCAGAACATGAAACCCCTTATCGGGTGGCGTGTTCTGCCGCTACTCGGAATAACAGAAACACGCAGTAACGATAATGTCCACGATAGATAAATTCACCCAAAAAACAGTTTTCAGACCCGAGCAGGATTGTTTCTACCGTCTGCCCCCGCCAGTTTTCTCTGATGATGTTGCGGTTTTCATGGGTGGTGTCCTGCAGCATAAGGAAGATCTCACCGCTTATGACCGTGAGCTTCTTCGGGGTTACCAGCCGGATAGTGAGCCTGATGAGCCGGTTTTGACGATTGTGAAGGACGGTGACGGGTATTTGTGGTCTTTGCTGAAAATCTTAGTGGTTCCGGTGTTGTCCACGCTACTGTTTCCCGCGTTGAGGTGGGTTGGGGTTGATTTGACTGTTGGTCCGCTTCTGTGGGTCCTGTCGCTGTGTTTCATCTGGGTTGTGACTGGGTTGTATGCTCTATGGTTTTTGCAGGGGTATACGCAGAAGCATCTTGCGTCGCTTTATGTTTATTCTGTGGCTGAGGATGCGGAGGTTATGGAGCGCCGGCGGTTCCTTATTGGTGAGTGCGCGCGGTTGAGTAAGGAAATTGAGGGGTTGGAGCATCAGAGGGATAAGGTGCTTGAGGTTCGTAAGGCTGAGTTGGAGGCTTTGCCTATTAGTGTGGTGACTGTTGGTTCTCGTGTGGTGAGTAGGGACGCGGCGGTTGCTGATGTTGTGGGTGAGATCGGGCGTGTTGGTGCTGATATTGAGGTTTTGAGGGGCAGGTTGTCGGGGTTGCAGGATTCGTTGGCGTATTCCGCGTTGGCGTTTTTGTCGTCTGATGAGGGGAGCCGTAAAGCGTATCTTACGAAGTGAGTTAGCGACCTTTTGGGGTGTCACCAGTGCTTAAACATGGTGGCACCCCTCATTTTATGTGCTGGTAACGAAAGCATTTGCAAAACAGGAAGAAACTCATATAAACTCTAAAATAAATGACAGGAAAACTAGGTAGGAGTCTATAAGCACATGAGTACATACTCAAAAATCAGGTGTATACGCCTCGAAAATTTTATGGGGTACCCCGACCAGATAATAGACTTCAAAAGTAAACCTATCCTGCACATCACGGGTGACAACGGCACCGGAAAATCAAGTGTCATACGCGCCCTAGAAGTTGCTTTCTGTGGGCGGCATAGCAGACACAAGAACAAGCTGATACGCAAAGGGCAGACAAAGACAACCATCACCCTCACCCTAGAAGACGGCACCCACGTAGAATACCTTCGTCAAGCAAGCGAACTAGCCCGCAAAGGCAGAACAGCCGCCTTGAAAGGCACTGAATCCTACACGATCTACCGATACCTAAACAAGGATGGTGGGGTGGTGACTTTTGAGGGTGACACCACACCAGACCCCGCAGGTGTTACGAAGGAAATCCTGTTCACCACACGGAACAATGACACCCTCACCCCCGTAACGGGCATACCCCCAGAGGTAGAGAAAATCACGGGGTTCCTTTTCTCGTCACTCAACGACCAGGATGTCCCCTTGAACGTGGGCACAAGGAACGACCCCACATTCTTAGTCGAAACCGCTGGTAGAGACAACTATAAGACAATGATGCTCCTCGGTGGAGGTGCTACCGTCATAGAGGCCCAGCAGAACATTCATGAGAGGATCCTCAAACAGAGGCGCGAAGATAAGGATGCGACCTCCAAACTTGAGTTTCTGTACGAGAACATTACCGAAGGTAGCGTCCTATCAGATGAGGTTCCAAGCAAGCTCAACGACCTCATAACCAAGTTAGAGTCCCAGCAGGCGAACTATGAGCAGGTGAAAAGGCTAGAAGCCGCACTGAGGAAGATTGCCTCAATCAAGGTGCCTCCGAAACCACCGGAGCTGCCAGATATTGAGTCCCTGAAAATGGTTCTACGGCTCAAGAAAGCAGTGGAAACACTCATGCACTGGGAAGCACAGGTGGAAACCCACACCCAGAACATGGTGGCAGAAAAACAGCGGATGCAAGGAATCCAGGACACTATGAGACAAGCAGGGCTACACGCCCTAGACTGCTGGAACTGCGGGGCGACAAATACCCTCAGCCTCACACCACACGTCTAGAAAAACAATGAGACAACGAGCATGAAACACAGAGAACATAAAACATTCAACGGGTCAGCCCTCATATTCGGTGACCTGCACCTATTCGTGAAACAAGACCACCGCCGCCCCACAGGGTTAAGCTCACACAAAGACTACAACGCCAATAGTAGGCACAACATGCGGATGGTTCTGCGGCAGATCGAAGAGTTCCAGGGGGCGCACCCTGGGGAGTCTCTGATGGTGTTCTTCCTTGGGGACCTGTTCGGTGTGGATCAGCATGTGCTGACCGATAACACGCAGAGGTCAGAGGCAGCAGAGTTCCTTTCCACCATCAAGAACCTTACGGGGCACCCCGCTCAGATGGTGTGGGGTAACCACGACCGCAGTTCACAGCAGGTCTCCGAGTCTGATCTTTTCATGCAGCTTGGGCTGCTGGAAAACCCGTCGTGGGTTGATTTCACTGATTCTGACGGTAATATTCATTGGCGCTGGCACCTAGTGAACAATAACGACTATGAGCAGCCTATCCCCACAGTCAGGCATGGGGCACCCTCCGACATGGGTACTAAACCTGATGGTGGTAAGGCGCGCCGGAAAACCCTGCCCACGGTTGAGCATGTGGCGAACGGTGTGCTTGGGCATAACCATTATTATGCGGGTGAGGATATGCGCCCGCACCCTGGGGGTGGCTGTATTGATTTGACGACTCTCGAATCTTTCAAGGATGTTATCGCCGTTATTTATGGTGATACGCATGAGCCGTCTAGTGACGGGTTCTACCCGTACACACTCAACTCTGCTGGTGCGGGGCATGAGCGTTACGCTATGGGGCTCGGGTCACCTGCGCGCACTTCACGAGCACAGGATTATGAGGATGCTTATGTGATGTGGTTCCTGTCCCCTGCCGTGTCGGGTGGTGAACGGTTTGATTTTGAGGTTCACCGGTTTGGTGCACGCCCTGCATCTGAGGTTTTCCTTCCTGAGGAGAGGACTTTGCTTAGGGATGTGGGTGGCGTGGTTCGTGAGGCTACGGATGATGAGCGTCGGACGATGCGGGGTATTCTGCAGGATTTGAAAGGGAGAACGTTTGAGGAGGAAAATATTTCCTCTGCTGTAGACGAGGTTCTAGCCGACGACCTGCTAGCTGCGCGAGTAGCTAAAGCCCACATACAAGCAGTACGGGACACCCACGCCGCCGGATAAACCAATAAGTTTACACAAAAACCTTTTGAACGGAAGAAGAAGAGAAAATGACCCCAGGAAACACAGGACAGGACATCCTGAAAGAATACGCCGCCACCCAAGCGAAGCTCAAAAAAATCGAACGTGAACGCGACCTCGCGGCACGGGGCTTGGAACGAGATAAGGCTGAGCTGCAGCAGCTCGACCAGGAGATGAAGGACAATAAAGGGTACTCCCCCCTCGATGACATGCAGGAAAGAGGCGGAGTCGAAAACTATCTACCATTCGTCATAAACTGGGTGTCCCGCATGGAAGAAGCAACCCGCGAATCCATCACAGAAGCTAACCAGATCCTCAACGCCTACGGGAGCGGTAACCTGACCGCACTGAACGAGATGCTGGGGGTTGAGGTGTCTGGCGAGATACCTGTTGAAGACCCGAGTGTTGAGGTTGCTGACGGAACCGTACCAGAAGTCAGGTTTGAGGATGTTGCACCTGCTGGGTACAGTGAACAGAAAGAGCCTGTTCATCCTGCCGTGGTTGCGGTGGAGGAGTCAGTAACAGCGAAACCGGAGGAAACTAACAAGCCGGAGCCCAGCCAAGCCGCGAACGCCCCCGCTCTCAACTGGGGAAACAGCAAAAACGGCAGCAACAGCAACGACAATAATGGCACCCAAGACCCTTGGGAAAACTCGAATAACAACGGGTGGGGGTCTAAGCTCTTTAACGACGGGGAAATGGGTGACCCAAGCGGATTCTTCTCCGAAGGGAATGAGCAGAACCATGAATAACACACTCAGCAGGGAACTAACGACCACCCTCAACAACCTACGCGCCACCCAAGCAGCATACGCCGAGAAACTAAACACCCACCACACCAACATCAGCACCTACAAGCAAATCCAGCAGGACAGGGCATACCAGCGTGAAGTGACCCGTGTACTCAGTGCAGCGAAGCAGGGGCTTCACAAGGTACAGGAACAAACAGGGGTTGAGGTACGCGAGTTCGTGACCGATGTTATCAACAAAGCTATCCAGAACCTCTTCCCCAAAGAGAACCTACGCATCTCCATTGTTGCCAACGACGAGAAACCAACCAAAACCAGGGCACGTAAAAACACTAGCAGCACACCCGCGATGGTTTACAAACGACTAGACCTTGAGATCGCTGGTGCTGACGGTGAGCCTATGAACGTCGCTATCCAGGTTGGTTCTGGGTTGCAGGACCTTATTTCTTTCCTGTACCGTGTCGCCTTGATTTCTGTGTCGTCGGGCAGGAAGCTTCTTGTGAGTGACGAGCTGCTGCACGGGTTGGCGGTTGATCGGTTCAAAGATATTGTGGGTATCCTGGATTTGTTCACTGAGGAAGGTTTTCAGTTCATCATCATTGAGCACGGGCTGGACCCGTCTCTGTGGGGTGGTAACGCCCGTGTCCTTGAGACGGTTAGGTCTAATGGGTGCTCAAGTTTGGTTGATGTGACCGGGGAGCATTCGGGCGGCAATAGGGTTCTTGAAGAGCTCAAAGAGTCCGTTGAGAATGCGGTAAAACAGGCTAATGAGGTGCGTGAAGCCAGCCCCGTTGAGGATTCTGGGCCAGTAGAAACTAAAACCACCCCAACTAAACCCGATAATCCAGCAAAAACAAGAGCAGTTGAAGAAAACCTTGTCCAAGAAGAATTAAACATGGCACCACCCAACATGTTTCAAGGCTAAAAAATATTCGGTTCACCAGTAAAAGCAGCAGTTATACTAGTGGATCGAATATTTTTTACCCAAAAACAGGGAAGGGAAGGGCACGGAATGCCACGGCTCAAAGACACCCTAAAAAAAGCATTGGGAGATGAGCTCCTAGAAGGTGAAGAGGGGATGAACTACGGGGCTTACTCCCCTAACGGTGTGCGAGCAATAATCATCCTGAAAGACCTCATTTTCATTGACTACCATAAAGGTTACCCAGGGAACCATACAATCAAGGAAGCGGCAGGGTGGTCACCAGCGGCTTGGAGGTTAAATCCTTCTCAGGTGATGCTTGAGCTCCCTAAGGGGAAGGGCCTCCCCAGTGGGACACGGTATGATCCGGTGGAGCCTTGCTATTATCGAGATACTGCTGAGGGGAAAGATATTTCTGCTTTTCTTCAAAAAGACGGTGCACTATGCGAGTTCCTAGACAGGGAACCTGTGGGCTCTTCCTATTCTGACCTGCTGAAACTATTGACAGCTTACAAGAATTTCTTCACCCTCGAAGAAATACTAGTTGACGAAAACCTAGGCATCAACATCGATGATTATAAGCAGCCCGAGGGCAGTAGGCTCCGTAGGATAGGGTACGTTTCCAGGGACGCCTACAATTCTGGTATCGACAATGAAACGCTGGGGAACATGCTCACTCAATACCGCAAAGAATCCGAGCAAGTTACCCCTTATGAGTCACTGTTCTCAGATTTTTTCACTGATAAGTCATGGGAAGCGAGTAACCCCCGCGCCACGGATCAGCAGGTTTACAATACGGAGGGTGAAGGTGAGTGGTTCAGGAAACATATTTTAGCCCCTAAACACTACTCGTCCGATATTGTTGGTGGTAAGCTATACAAGCATTTCCTGGAAGCCACCAAAACCCTGAGTGCAAAGCACGGTGGGTCTAATGCATCAGCTGACGTTTCCTCCGAGCAGGTGCAGGTCTTGGAGGCATACGTTTCCGCTATCCTCAAAGACACCAAGGTTTACGGTGAGGTTGAAGAGCTATTCACCGTGCTTCAACGAGACTCACAGAACAATGGTGAGTCAGAGGTCAAGCACCTGTACGCCACCCACGTCCTCAACATCCTAACTGGGGGGAACCACGGGCGGCTATCCCCCAAATACGCTAACACACCCATACCTATGCTCAGGTGGGCTGTTGAGCAGTGCTTAGGCAGGGAATACTACGCCACCCAAAATCAGGGGAACAATGACACCGCGAAGCTGCAAGAAAAATACGGTGCCCTAGACCAAACCTACAACCTGTTAGGGTTATACAACCCAGCCGACGCTGACGAAAACGGTGCCAGCTTCCCCAGCATCAACGAAAACCCCGCGATCCTCAAAGCAGAAAAAGAGAAAACAGGTATCCTGCGCCCCGTTATATTCGAAGCACTCTACGGGGGCATCATCCTGATCACGGAAGACGCACGGCAGAAAGGGGTGCAGGTCCAAGCAACAGACATCATAGCGGAAGCGCACCCGTCCCAGTTCGTCCCAGCATACGAATCGTTCCTGAAACGAATCAGCAACGTGTGGGACGACCCCACCAACCTAATCATCAACCATCTCAACGAAGCACTGCGGAGCATCATCACCTCAACGGAAGCACGAGAAGTCGCGGGTATCCTGAAACGTCTACCCGATGATGTTCAAACATATTTGAAGCCCCGCGTGGCTTTAGAGATAGGTGACAACAAACTCCCTTACATTGACGAGTTGGAGCCTTTTAAAAACAACGAAACTTGGGTTGTTTTCAAAGAATATAACTATGGTGAGACAACATCTAAAACCCCTGCAGCACAGAGTATCCCCCCCACCGAAATACTCACCACTTACTTCACCCCTGGGGCGATCCTCGCTAGGGCAGCAATAAAAACATCCCCCAGCGAGGTATACAACAAGTTCAATATTGAACAGTGGGTGGAAGCAGCAGCAGTTGGGAGCGAAGAGAAAACTGAAAGGATCCGTAAGATAGGGGCACTTATAAAACAAGGCACCCAAATACGCCAAGGAAACTACGTAGCCAACACAGGGGAGGGGCAGTAAACAGGCATGAGTGAAAACAACACAAACAATGATATGCAGCGGAAACTAGGTGTGAACCTGATCCAAGAGGCTCTGCAAGAAAACAAACTCAGGGATCCCAACAACACCACACTCTCCCCAAACAATGTGCGTGGCATAGAGTTCCTTGGTGCTGAGGGAATCAAAATAGTTGAGCACGTGAGCGGCGGCTACTCAAAATCAATAAGCTCAGCAATGGACGATTTTGACCTGAACGCAACCAACGCGCTCACCGACGACGATATACGAGGCATCTTCGGTAGCAGGAAATACGGGAACCTAGAATACGTGCACGTCGCAGACAGCATGCAGATCATGGGTGCCGCAGGGAAACCCGCTGCAGCAGGTATAGCGGCAGTACTGAAAACCATTACCAGCAGCAACGGTACGCCTTGGTACGGGCGGCTCCACCAAGTAAACGGTGAGGAAATCTCGGAAGCAGAAGGGTGGGAGAACCATAAATCCCTAGAACCTGAAGCATACGCCTTCGACGCGAAAAGCCAGCTCGGGGAAAAACTCAACATAGAAACCACGCCAGCACCCGAAACTGAACCTACCGTACCCGAACCAGAGAAACCAGAACAAGAAAAAACACCCCAAGAACTCGAATTAGAACAACGAGTCGCAAAGATCAACAAGCATTTCAAGACCCAGATTAACGCGGCGATCAATTTTCTTCTTCAAAAATATGAGCTGATGTTCGCATCAGGATTTGATCTGGTTCAACCAGCAGGCATCCCGTTCCCTGATGAAACGGGGACGGTTATCCTGCGCACCGTTAAAGATGGGAAGCTCACCTATGCGGGAGATGACCCTGTTGTGAAAGGGTACTTCCGTGAAATAGAGAAACTATATGAGAACATTACTGATGCATCAGGTATTCAAGTAGCAAAAGCACGTAGCCACCACGAAATTATTAACCTCGCAATCAAGGGGGTAGACGTTGAACGAAACAATAAACTAGGAACTCCGGGTAGGAACCTTCGTGTCACTCTCCCCTACAAAATGTTGGAATACGCATATGGTACACAGGGCGCTATAACACAAACCCGCATACTAACAGATGAAGAGAGGATAACTTATACCCCCTCAAGCATTAATATTTGGGAAGGATACAGTAACAATGTAATCAGGAAAGACTTGAATACTCTTTTCTCATCACTGGGTTACACTGCTCTTGTAAACGAAAATATGCAGGACATCTACGACGATAACCGCCGTAGTACAAGGGAAGAAAAAGATAAAGCTAGCAAAATCATTTCCACACATATTGAAACCCTGAAATGTATGCTCGCTAGTACAATCATCATCCCAATCTTCCAGCAGATGGAAGATGAAACTATCGCTGTTAAAGCACGTGTGCTTGACAACTATACTGACTGGTCTAAGGTCAAGCAAGATCAGATTCGTCGAGCTATAAAAGACACGGGTGTTGAGCTTGATAACAGTGACGTGAAATCATATCCGCCTGTGTACGATGGGGTGTCTTTCAGTGAGTACCGTATAGACCTGAATACGACGCTTGCTAATGCTGAACCAGTGTTTGCTTATAAGGCTCTGCAGCTGCTCCTCGCGAAGGGGGAGAAGCTGACATTTGAGAACACCCCTTTAGGTATTGATACAGACGGGAACATTGTTCGAAACGGGACACATTTCAGTTTAAGCACCTATCTTTCCCATCTTGTACTTGCGGCTTCACGTTCGGGTAAAGGCGTGTGGACATCCAACATCCTTGCTGCCTGCATTATCTCGGGACGCCCAATATTTTATCTAGACAATAAACCAGATATCGGGGATAAGGTAGCTGACGCATCAAAAATCAACGGTTCACCAACTGCTTTCGTTGTAAACGGGGGTAACCTAAACCCGCAAAGCCGTGAATCTGGGACGCATTTCTTTGGGAACTGGAATGATGCTAATAACTGGATTAACACCGATCATATCCCCAGCTATTTAAGAAGCCTCAACATAGATACAAGAACTTACAAAGGCACCGTGGGAACGCTCGCGTATCTCCGTGGTATGCTTCTTTTCCTTGGGATCATTGCTGCTCGTATCGTCTATGGGCAGGGAGAAGTGTATGAGAAACTTGGTGGCAAAGCAGGCATCGTTGGCGTGTTCGACGAGATGGCCATTTTCTCTAAAGAGTTCTTTGCCCTACTAAAAGAACTCGGGAAGAAATACCCGAACCTCAAATATTGGCAGGCATACCAGCAAGATCCGAACATTGAAGGCGTCAAACCCCCCGCTGAAAGCTATTGGTCTTACCTGTTAGTGAACGCAATTCATGAAACAGCGACCAGAATATTCAATCTGAATAACGCTGGTGGGCAGAATGGGGAGAACAGAGTAAGTGATATATTCATCATCTCACAGGACTTTTTTGCCCTGTCAGATGGTGGAAATAGTACGCCTGGGGAAAGGGCTGAAATTGCTAGGCGTCCTGGGCAGATTACCAGCGTCAGCATGAACTCTACTGATAAGAAAGGGAACACGGGAGCGTTAATCCCAATTCACCAAGACATTATTTTTAATATGCTCATGGCTCTTGGTGGAGACGCCTACCTTGGTGTGCATAATGAGGTGAACCATCTTGGGCACAAAAATACAGGCGGGAAAACTAGTAACTACATTAATACACAAGCTCGATACTTTGGGCGAATAGCCCCCTACCCCGTTAATGGGGTCAAAGAAACTAAAGCAGCTATCAGCTCAGAGAACCAGAAAATGACGCTCTATAAACCTGGTCTGCTAGTACCTGATTCTAGTGTGGAAAGCGGCGAAGGCAATAGCGCGAAATACACTTATTTCTTGGATAATCTTTCTTCCTATGTTGAAGCTGCTGGCGCGAATCTACCAGATATTATTAGCAGGAATGAAGATCCTGTTAGGAAAGGCACTTTCCACCGTGCTACTGCATTGAGTGAGTATCTAGAAATGGCGGGTGTTAACAGGGAAGAAACAGCGCTTAGGTTGTCAAAATCTGGTGATATTGCCCAGTTTGTTGTTGAAGCCTTAGGTTATAGGGGTACTTGGCGTGATTTCCTCCTGGATTTCCGTCCACAATGGATTTTTAGTGCGGAAGACATTATAAACGCGCTTGCTCCGAAAGATGCGATAACCCTACCCGTTTCATACACCGTTGATGGTGCAGGGAATAAGGTGGAACTTATTCAGGAGATCAGGACTCTTCACCCTGATTTCTTTGGTGACGAGAACAGTGGTTTTGGTTCACCTGCTTCTGGTGAGGGATCTGAGGTTAATGGTGACATGGTGTATATCGATGGTTATGGGATGTCCCAGGATGGTGTGAAGGTGGAGAGTGCCGCTGATCCTGTAGGTACTGAGGATGCTAGGTCTTCTGAGGGTATAGATACTCCCGAGGGTGAAGACTATAGTGACTATGATATGGAAGATGTATCATACACCGAACCAGCTCATGAATTGGATGAAGATACGCTGGGAGAGCCAGAGGTTGATACTGAAACCATACCGGAAGAGCCAATAGTGGAAGATATTGCTGCACCTATCTATGAGAACGCGAAGAACAGTATCAACGCCGACCCTGATGAGTGGGAAACCGCTAACCAGCCCAGTGAGGAATACGCGGAGACCGCGCCCCTAGAACCAGTGCCCCAGTACTCGGACGGCTCAACAACCGACGAGTACGGGGACAGGGTTTTCGGTGCATCAACCCGCGCCCCAGAAGGATATGGTGGCTCTGACACTGATTACCGTGAACGGGCTCAGCAGTCCCAGTCTTTCAAGAATCCACCTAAGCACTCTAAAGGGTTTGACCTGCCGCCTATAGGGTTTGACCCGTACAGCATTGAGTCTTTCGATAAGGTGTATGACACGGTGACTGACGCTATTATCCGTGCCGCACTGGGTAAGAACAGTCAGGGTATTATCGCCTTGTCTATTAAAGATGGGGATGTGATCGTGAACGGGCTCCAAGTGCAGGTGAACACTCAACCTGGTGACCTGATGTCGATGCAGGATTCTTTACGGAACCAGCTCACGACTGGGAAAATTGGTGGGCTTATCAACTGGAAGAAGCTCATTACATACATGCGCTCGGTTGAGGCTTTGGAGTTCTCCGATCTTCCTGATGCTAGGGCGGCTGCTAAAGCAATGTTCAGGGATAAGGATATTTCGGTTGAGCATTTCTTTATCCGCGTGAGGTCTCTGCAGCTTTTGACACTGGTTACGAAGACTTACACAAGGCAGGATTATCGGGAGCAGCTTGAGTCTACCCCACAGTTCTATAACCGGACCGCTTTCGAGAGGGTTGAGAAGAAGTTCCGGGAGGGTACGCTCTTTGGTGCTTCGAAGAGTTTCGCTTATGCGCGTGATCGTTTCAGGCGTAAGGGTGGGATAAATAAGGTTGTTGGTGTGGGTGCTGGTGCTTTTGGTGCTTTGTTGAGGTCTGTTTCTGCGGCTTCTAGGGCGTCGAAGGGGCTCGCTAATTTGGGTGGGCGTGTTGCTGTCGCCAATAGGATGGATCGGAGGTCTAGGGGTTATCCTGAGGGGCGTGATATTTAGGCTTCTTGGTTCTTTTGGATGGGGTTTACCTGTGTGGTAGGCCCCATTTTTTATGCTGTCTGGTTTTTTGGTGGGGTTTTGGGTGTGGTGTTTTTATTTTACGGGTGTGGTGGGGTTTGTTACCTAATATAACTGTCCCCCTAAGTTGGGGGTAATATTGTAATACTACTACTTTGTTTTGGTATTCCTGGGACGCCCCACCACCGCACGAACACGGTGCCCAGCCAAAAAAGAACAATAAACACGCCCCACCCAGTAAAATATAAACTATATAACACACCAAAAAAGGGGGACACGAAAATGGAAGAAAAAAACGAAAAAAAACAAACCTACACCATACTCAAAATACGGGAACTACTCGCCCAAATACCCCACACCCCCAACCACCAGAACACCCTAAAACGCCTCGAAAACATCAAACAATTCATACTCAACAACACCATCAAAGGACCCCTATCCTCAGCAGATGAAGTAGCAAAAACCCTATTCCAAAACCCAGAAACACCCATCACAGAAATACTACTCAGTAACAAAACCACCCTCACCAGAGACAACTTTTACAAGGCAATCGCTAGATACGACAAGCATTTCACCCGCGCCACAGGCGGAAACTTTATCGAAAGCTTCATCTCAGCACACCAAAAATCAGTACAAGGAGACCCAGAAGCTTTCAAAAACATCGACAGGGTAATAGGCTCACTACCCCAAATGTTCAGGCCCGACAAAGAAGACTTCGCACCAGAATCACTAAAACACCTGTTTTACGAGGTTCCCACCAATCCCAACCTGACACTGGAAGACTGTGTGCCAGAGCTTCTTTTCTTTGCCAAGCACAGCAAAATGATGCTAACTGCTGTCACAGAGGGCCTGGATCAGGAGAAAATGATGTATATTTACCGGCTACTGCGCGGGGTAAATGTGCCTGAAAAGAGAACTACCACTGGTGAACGCCTTGAATTTAGTGATGAAGAGGTGGGTACGGCGCGTAGAATCGTTAGTCGTTACGCAGAGAATAACGCGGATAAGGAGATTGAGGAACTTTATGGGCGCTAAACGATATGTTGATGCGGGGGATATTACGCTAGAGAGCGATAAAGATTACCTGTTCTGGTGCACAGTTAAAGCTTATTTAGGCACGAAATCGGTTGATTTTTTCAGTAAAAATAATGGGCTTGATAATGCACCAAATAGTGTGATTCTTGAGGTGAGCCAAGAAGTTTCTGACCCTAACATTATTTTTCTTTTAGAAGACGCACCCAATAATTACTTGCCACACCTTTATCTAAGTGAAATACAGGACAGGAACCGTGCGGGGGAGGATATTCCGGTAGGTTTCTCTGATTACCTCTTCCAGGAGTACACCTCCACCTACAGGTGGCTAATGGCGCGGGCGACAGGTAATTACCTACTAGGTGACGATTCTGCTTATAACCTGAAAATTATTCTTGACGAGGATAAGGATGTTGCACAGATTCTAAGGATGTACCTTATTTCTGGTGCAAAGAATCTTCATATTGACCTTGAAGATGACAGCTCCGCGAACATTGCTTTGCACCTGCTTATGGCTGGTGAATTCACTAAAGGCGACTGGGTTTCACCTGCCCAGAAGAAGGAATATATGAAGGAAAACCTGCGGGTTCCTGGGTTTTATCAGGTGGTTGAGCGGCATTCTAGGGACGGTGAGCTGCTGTCCAAGCCTTTGTCGCGGCTTCTGGTTTATGTTGATTCCCTTGAGGACACTGGGTTTTCGGGGCTGGTTATTGATGAGCCGTTTAGTTTAGCTGAGCGTCGCCGCATGTTTAGTAAGGCTGACTCTGATGTTCAGCATCTTTATAGGGGTCTTCTTGAGCCGTCGGATAATTATCGTAGGGTGTCGTTTTCCTTTGTGGACACTGGGGTTTTGGGGTGCATGAATGTGCTTGAGGATCGTTATATGTTGAGTAAGTTGGAGGGTTCTGCTGAGCGTAGGGTGTCTTGTGTGGGTGCTGATGGGGGGCTTGTTGAAGTAGTGGATAGTTTTTCTGCTTCTGAGTTTGTGTATTGGTGCTTGAGGGAGCGGGATTCTTCGTTGGATTTGTCGTCTTTGAGTTCTTCGGCGTGGGATCGACTGAATGGTGGCATTATTGAGGGGTAATGATGTCATTACTGAGGTATATGATTGCATAATCCTAGCTAGGTGACTGCATTTTCAGGAATAATGGTGGCATATTCACATGATATGCCACCATTTTTATAGGTTGATGATGTCATTACCAGTTTCCTTGATGTCATATCTGGATAGCATGATGTCATTTTTTACTATCAACACCATCATTCTAGGCACCTCTTGACGTCACAATAACAGCCCATGATGTCATAATAAGCGGGTGATGGTATCATTTTAGAGTCCAATGATGTCATTGTAGAGCTAGAGAAGGGCAAAATGACCCACCAGAACACCACTGCACCGCAATCCGCACTGCTCGCGTTAGGTCAATACCGCCCAAAAAACCAAGAAAACGAAATATTCGAAACACTAAAACGTGAAGGATACGACCTCACCGAACTACAACCAGCCGTCAAACAAGACGGAAACAAACTCGTCATCACCTGCGCAGGCTCCGGCAAAACCACAATGCTCTGCATCAACATCCTCAACGACCTCAAAAACGGCGAATACCAAACCCAAGCAACCACCAAAAACGGGATACCCATCACCCAAACAACCAAAGTATGGGTAGGAACCTTCTCAGCATCAGGCGCAAAATCACTCAAAAACTCACTCAACAACTACGCCCGCATGCTAGACATCAACAACAGCAGAGACAACATCACCATCTCAACCCTGCACGCAGAATTTAAAAAAGTCATCGAAGAAGCCGGAGACCAGCTCCTCGGACGAGAAGGCACCAGCCTCAACATGATTGACGACCAAACCAACGAAAAAATCCTAAAGAAAGTCCTCACCAAAAAACACGAAATACACCTACAACAAGAAGACTTCAAAAAACTCTACACCGCCCTCATGTACACGCGGGCATCCCTTAAACCCGACAAAAAATACTCCCACGAAGGGTACAGGGTACTCAAAGACAAAGAAACCCCTGAAACAATCGAAGCGATCCTAGACAACTGGGCGCAAGCAAGAGAACACTGGAACGACGTGGGCGGGTACGACTTTGAGGACTTGCAGGACATCCTCTATGTGCGGCTTGCATACCCCGAGAGTTTCCCAGAATACGACTGGCAGAAAGTAATCAGTGGACGCTACACCCACATCTTTATGGACGAATTTCAGGACACCAGCGACAAGCAGCTATATATTTTGAAGCACTACGCAACCGACCCTGGGTTCAAGAAAATTGTTGCTGTGGGTGACGATGACCAGATGATTTACTCTTGGCGTGGCTCCTCCACAACGGTTATCACCAAAGACTTCAAAGAGCATTTCAACCCCACCGTGGTTGCGCTCTCCAAAAACCGCAGGTGCGCTCGCGGTGTCCTCATGCCCGTTATCCCCTCAATTGAGAAAAACACGGATCGGTACGAGAAGCTGATTACTAGTGATATTGAGGGCGGCAGGACTGAGCTTGCAGGGTACAGTTCATTCGACGCTATGGGGCAAGACCTGATCCGCCGAGCCCAAGCAGACGTGAGGGTTGGGCGTAGCGTCGCTGTGCTCTGCAGGGATAACCGGAGCGGCATCATACCAGCATTGTTTTTCCAGTCTGCTATCAGCAGCAAGGGTACGGGCGTGAATTTCAGGATTTCTGGTTTCGGCATGTCCCTCGCATCTAGGACGGGTAAGGACGCGGTATCTGTTTTGTCACTTATCGACCAGACGGGGGAAGAGCTGTACCGCCCCTTGTCGAACCTTGTTGGTGGTTACATGCGTTCCCCTGAGGTGGGTGCGGTGGTTGATCGGTGCCGTGAGACTGGGCAGACTGTTTGGGAGCTCATGGATTCTGAGCCTGAGGGGTTCAAGTACACGGCTCTTAAGCTGTACGGCAAGCTCCTGCCTTTGCGGGAGGGTAAGGAGAAATGTTCTTCGGATACTGATTTTGCGTTAGTGATCTGTGATTATTTCATGCACGACATTTGGGGTAGCGCCACCAGTGACAAGCAGTTGCAGCTGCAGGCTTTATGCCAGGCTTTGAAGTCACTTATTGCTGCTTCGGGTAGCTACCGTGAGGCGGTTAAAACCTTGTATGGGCTTGGGTCTGATATTCGTGAGAGGGTGGACAACCTTGGTGCCCCGATTAGTGTAGCTACTGTCCATGATTTCAAGGGTAAGGAAGCTGACTCGGTTTATTTGTGGGATGATACGCTGGGTGTTTTCCCGAAGGATGATGCTTTGGAGCTTGAAGAAGAGAGGCGTTTGCACTATATTGCGTGTACCCGTGCTAGGGATAATCTGGTGATTATGTACCGTGACGGTGAGGGGTTCGGGCCTGGGCGTTTTGTGCGTGAGATGGATTTGTCTCTCATGGAGCGGCGTGACCGTGATGTTAGTGGTTTAACGTTGTTCTAGTTATAATTTTTTCTACTAGCAGTATTTTTGTTGAGATTTTAAGGACTGGTGAGCACAATTTTGGAAGATGAATACCCGGATTATGAGGATGAGTACGTATATGATGACTACCCAGATTATTATAATGATGACGATCAGGAAAACTATGAGGAGCCTAGCAGCGCCAGTGAAGAAGCGCCAGGCGCGACAGCCTTCATCCAACAGCAAAACCATGTAGCATCAGCAGACAAAAAATACTCTTCACCCAAACCAGAAGAACACGATTTCCCGCCCCTAAAAGGCACAGACATCGTATCCCGAATCCTCGACAAAACCGAAACAGGGAAAGCGCTCGTCATCTTCGACCCCGACATCGACGGTGCCATAGCTGGGTTATTCTTCTGCTGGGAACTGCATAAGCGTGGTATCGCTTTCAAAACCTACGTTAATCCTGGGCGTGAACACGGGTTCCTACTTGGGGAGAAGGAAGCTAAAACACTCGCGGGCGGCACGGTGTTCGCTGGGGATTTCACGGTAACACGTGAACAGGTGAAAATGCTCACCAGTAACAATGTGTCCATTGTGTGTATCGACCACCATGAGTTTGAGGCTGGTGCTAAGGACACTGCTTTCATTCACTATGCTGACGGGGAACCAGTCATGGACGGCACCCCACCGGAGGGGTACACTGCTGAGGGTGTGGTGGTGAACACCCAGTATGAGTGGGAGCCGGAAGGTAACCGTTTCCAGTCCGGTGCGGGCGCGGTGTGGGAGGTACTGAGGAGGATCACCCCATCCATGTATGACACCTCGGACGCTAAAGCACTCGTTGGGTGGACTCTACTCTCAGATATCCGTGACATATCCGCACCTGCAGCGAAGATTTTCCTGTGGGAGCTTTTCAACCAACCATACGATGGGTGGCTCAAAAAGTATGCGAACATCCTTCCCCGTAACCCGTTCGAGCCTTTCGGGGTGCCCCGCGCGTCTAGGCAGTGGGTGGACTATAGCCTGTCACCTAAAATAAACTCCCTGTTTAGGTTCGGGTTGGAGCGTGAAGCTGTCGCATTCACACTAGGGGGCTTGTACCCTTACGCTGACGCGCAAAAAGACCAGCGTAAACTAGTTGACCTTCTGCAGGATATCGCGCATGTGAAGGATTATGGAGCCTTAACTGTGGTGGCTATCCCCAGATTCCACCCTAAGATTCCGTCTGATGTGAGGAAACACATCTCAAACTTTGTGGGGCTTGTCGCATCAAACCACACGGAGAAAGGTAAAGGGTGCCTCGGTTTCGTGTATGACGGGTTCGGTAACGAGTTGGAGGACGGCACCCCGTACCGCCAGTTAGATGGGGTGGGGCGCGCGTCGTTCCGTTCAAATATCACGGGCTACCCGTACCGCGAGAATTTCAGAGGACAGGGGGTTGATGCTAGGGGGCATAGTATGGCTTTTGGTATCAAAAACCTGAAACCATCTGATGATTTGTTTGAGAACCTGAACAGTATTTGTATGGAAGCTAAAACCAAGTACCCAAATATTCTGAAAGTAAAAGTTCTCAAAACCCTAGACTGGGATACGCTACGTGACATAGCCGAACACAACGACTACTCCCTCACGAAAGACCAGATCCTAGTGAAATACAACCCGTGGGCAAAAACTGAGGAGGAAGTGCTAATACCAGCAGATGATGCATCCAAGTTCCATGCGGAACACAACATTCTGCACCGCTACGATGATGGTGAATCATCCTCCAAAATGCCGTGGGTAACTGAGGACCAATCCGAAAAATTCATTAAATACCGTGTGGAAGGGATTCAGGTTCTTTCCTACGGGGAGAAGCATTCACCAGTGGACAGGTTTTTACAGGTTTTTACCGTGAAAAACACTCTCGGGGTGACATGTAAGGATTTTTAGGTACCGGAACACCATAAAACCAGCCCAGATTAGGGTTTTGTTACTGAAAATATGATATTCTTTGAATACTAGTGAACCTTCGTAAAGAAAACAGGAAAAGCAGGTAAAATTGTCTAAATTCATTGAACAAGGACCCTTCGAAGGCGTCCGTGGTACTGCCCGCGCAGACGGCACTGTCCTCCTAGAAGAAGTCGGTGTTTCTATCGACATTGGTAACTCTGAAACTAAGGCTGTTGTTGTTCTTCAGACGATTGATGGGCCTATAAAGCCTATTTATATCCCCATCACGCTGCCCAATACTTTCATTCGTGAATCCACTATCCCACTCGGTGATGAGGTCTTCCCGGATGAAAATAATGAAGAGGTGCGTTCGTGGCGTTTCTACCCCTGCGGTGTCTACACTGCAAAGAACGGAAAAGAAATAGATCTATCCCAAGAAAACAATCAATACGGCAAGCAGGCGTACTGGGACGCTGGGGTTAACGTCGAGATCAACGAATCATCAGGCAACGGGACAGCTCTCCCTGCAGGGAGTTTCACCCCGAAGGTAAACACTATGACCACCGTACTAACCCTTAACCTTGTTTTCGGTGAAGTGTACCGCCGTATTAGCAAAAAATTCAGGGTCTCTGTTGAGGCTTTTGATATTGTCTTCGCTAAAGTGGGTGCAATGCTGCCTCCCAAGGAGTTTAGGGATGAGGAGACTCCCAACAGTGGACAGATGCTCCTCAAGAAGATGATCCTGTCAGTCAAAAACATTGAGTTTGCGTACCCAAAGATCAGTAAACCAATTATCCTTAAAGACGGTATCAATAGTTTAGATATCCAGCGAGAAGGATACCCAGGTTTCTACTATACCCTGTTCGAAAGAATGGGTAAGGGCGTTTCTAAGCAGCGCAAGTTCTACTTTGAAGAGGACAAAAAAACTGGAAAGAGAAGCAGTATCCTCCTCAGGCGTTTGTGTGTAATCATCGACGTTGGAAGTGGAACTTCTGATATCCTCATTTTCAAGGACGGTAAAATCACAGGTAGTCGCGGCACCGTTCCTTATGGTGCTAAAAATGTTGCCTTGCATGTGCAGGGTAAGCTTGGGCTTGATGCAGTATCCGAAGAGGACGTTAAAAACGGTTACGTGACTATGGGCAACGACCACAATATTGATATTAGCGCCGCAATTAATGATGGACGCCGAGTTGTTGCTGGGAAGATCATGTCTAAACTCTCGGATATTATCACAAGCTCTGGTTTCAGTCTTGATAATGTTGCCTCTGTCCTAGTTATTGGTGGAGGCGCGATGACTTTTGAATCTTCCCAAGCTTATGAGGAGTCCACCCCTCACAGTGGTGAAGTAAAAGTGCCGATTCTCCCCATTAGTGAGTTCTTCAAGAAAGAGTTCTCCCAAGTCGCGCAATATGCTAAGGTTCTAGACCTTCCTCTAGAGTCCTACCAGGATTCCGGGGTTCGTCCAACCGACCCGCGTATGATGAATGTTTGTGGCATGGCTTTCATCCTGCATCATCGCATCACCACTGAGAGCGCATAGTAATAATAGTGGGAACATGATAGGGGTGCACTATATCCAGCATATGGCGCACCCCTATCTTTCCATAGGGGAGAACCAGCACACATTTTGGGCATTGAGTATAGTAGGGGAACGTGAATAACAGTCAGTACATTGGGTGGGTTTCAAAAGGTTTTTATGAGAGCTACCGAAACCATTATGAAGCTATAAAAACTTTCTTACTTAATGAGGCTAGTATTGAGCTGAACATCATTGACGACAGCGTTTTAAGCTCAGTGGCGCGCACTACTATACTCAGCCTTGACTCTGACACGGTTCTAGTGGTTTTCACCGATGAAGAAAAAGTAGAGGGACGGCAGATTTACGGCAACTCCCTATACAAAAGCCAAATCTTTTACTCCGTCCCCTCCAACGAGAGTGACGGCATACCAGCCCTAGTAAAAATTATTCACGGGCTTGTGAACAGCGCTCGCGTGAATGTGGAAGATATAGAGAATCTTTTTGAGGTTCATACTCTAAAATCCGTTAAGGCCCACGAACAGGAAATCGCGGAGGAACTGGAAAGATACCAGCGGGCGCTCGAAGCCTACCAAGGAATTGAACCTAAAGGGTTCCGTGCAGGTTCAGCAGATAGCAGCCCCAACGGTGGTGCTAGTGGCGATAGTTTCAAAGCTTTCAATGAGCAGCAGTCCCAGATTAACGAGCTTCAAGAAAAAAATGAGGAACTTCTCAAACAATTAGATGCCCGAAATATTGAGCTTCAAGACGCACAAAACCAATTAACTAGCGCTAAACATGTGATCAACCGTGGCGCACGCCTAATCGAAGAGTACCAGACAATCAAAAAGCAGAACGAACAGTACGGGGATGCTGCGAGTGAGGTTGCTCTCATGCTAGATAATGCGAACCAAAAAGCCGAAACGCTAAGTTCAGTGAATAAGACCCTAACGGAACAGCTCACTAAAGCCGAAGAAGAGCGTGACCGCCTGTCTAGGATGCTGGAAGAATACCGAAGTGCAGCGTACCTTCCTGTTGGTGACCTTGGGGCTCCCCTCCCTAGGGTAGTCTCAAAGAACTTGGGGAAGATCCCTTTCCCCAATATTACGTTCTTCGGTGTGGGAGACAGCGGCTCAATGGAGATGGGGTACAAGGTTTTACAGACCGATGTTTTGGGGTATGCAGAAGCCACTAAAACATATGAGCTGGATGCTCCGCTTCTTGTTGATCTTAGCAGGGTTTCAAACGCCGCGTACCGGTTTAATTGCCGCCCGTCGAAGGGTTCCGCTAGTTGGCTCACAAGTCATGGTGCGGCACCGTTACGTGAGGTGGATGACTTAGCGATTCCTCAGGGAAGGGTTGAAAGCGGGTTGTCTGTTTATGCCCCCGCAACAGAGAATGGGGGTATGCTACAGGAGTTTGAGATGTTTAACATTGACTGGTTGCAGAAATTCACGTTTTTGAACCACCAGGTGGAGAACGGCACGTATGGGCGTGTGCTTGTTTTTCTGGGGGATTTAACGAGTCCTTTTGGGGCTTCGATGCTGCGTGACCTGATTGATATGGGTAATTACCCGCGTATTTACATTTCGGGGAGTCAGATATCTTTGAACAGCATGGAGAAGCTGACAAGGAAAATCGTTGCTGACAGCAGCGTAGATCCCGTCAATAGTTGGCCTAACTATTTCACGGAAAAAGATCTTCTCAACAACTACGATGCTTTTGATACAGGTATCGCGCAGCTTGATATAGAGGAGATCGTCGCTGACACATATATGGGCAGGAAAGTTAAAAGCATATTCCCTGCCCGCAACTACCTGAACCGTTACTACGCGATAAATTATATCCAAGTACCAACCGTCCACTAGATAAGGAGGAAAACCGATCATGTCATCTGAGACGAGCAAGAAACAAACTAAGCATAAAGCAGCGACTGTCCGCATCCCAGAGGATCTTTACGACCTTTTCCAATCGCTCACAGATGCGAGGGTATTCAATAAGGTTGTTGTGGGGCTACTACACATGTATGAGCAGCACCCAGAGGTGCAAGAGTACCTAGTGAACACGTCTGCTAAAGATGAGGAAGCAGCGCAGAGAAGTCTGAAGCGTCTCATGCGGGTTATTAACGCCCCCATGCTTGCAGAGAACGGTAGTGACGCCCCTGATGCTGCTACTAATGCTGGTGGTATTGCGGGTAGTGATGTGATGAATGTGCTTGCAGATTTACAGGCGCAAATAGCAAACCTGAAACAGAATACTGGAACTTCACCTACCCCTAGTGCGGCTACCTCAATGCCTGCCCCTGAGACTCAGCGGGAGGAATATGCGATGAACAATGAAGAAGAGGGTAGGATGACTGATGCTGAAGTAGACGACCTGTTTGGCTAATACAATAATAAGTAATAGTGGTAAAGAAAAATATTGAGGATAGGTGAACCGGTAAATGGCTAGGCAACGAGGCGGAAATAATAATGCGCAGCGGAGAGCACCGCAACCAGTAACACAGCAGAGGAGCACGGGTCCTGTTAGTGCCCCGTCGCCTACAGGTGCAGGTTCGGCGCGTCAGCCCCAGCAGCCCCCAACGAGGCAGGCACAGCAGCAGGCTAACACGTCTAATAATCAACCACCACAGCCCATGCCACAACCAGCCCAGCAAGGGCACCCTTCACCCTACCCTCAGGCACCCCAGAACGAGGAAACCACCCCGCCCGTACCACAAGAAACCAGTGAAGAAACCCCCGCTGGTGAGGGCACCCTAGACGACGAAATAACCAGTGTCTACGACCACCTAGACCAAGAAAACGAAGAGAACATCGAAGACGACGACTACGAGCTCACCGAAAAACCTAAAAGGTCACTCAGCCGGCGACTCTTCATCGGTGGCAGTGTACTCGGGGGACTCGCTGCAGCTGGTGCAGGAGTGTGGCATTTCTGGGCGCAAGACTATGTTGCCCCAGTAACTAATGACATACCGGATGAGTACTCGGCGTCCGCTGCTCTGCTCAGGTTCCAGGACGCGCTGAATAATAATGACACGGGGAAAATCTTCAGCAACGGGTACTTCGAGTGGGAAAAAAAGTACGCACAACGCTCCTCTTACCAGCAGAAGCTACTAGAGACCCTGCTGTCAAAAGTGAAATACACTGTCCCGGAGGTTGATGAGGTAACCACCAAAGGACGGCTCACAGGGCGTAAAATCAGGGCTGACCTCACCCACCCCGAAGACACTGTTGAGCTTGAGGTCCCCGCATTAGAGCAGTACGTGTTTGATGAACTAGAAATCAAGAACGCCTACTCAGATGTGTCCACTAAAATCACCGAAAAAACAGGTGATAAGACCAGCATCCCAGCATTGAAAGCAGCTGACTCATATTATTCTTCCATCGACGTTTTCTGCTACCTTCTCACGAAGAAACTAGAGAAAAACTACCTGAAAGAAACGCATCGGGATTGGTCCCCGAAATTCGTTGAGGTTGAGAACAAGAAATCCCCGACGGGTTCATCATGGAAAGTGTCGCCTGAGGAGGAGCAGAGGATCAACGACCTGCTGTTCGGGAAGGCATTCTTGAAAGCGATCATGAACTTCTCATCAGCGCACATGAAAGCCCCCATCCCCCAAGAGTGGAGCGGGTTCTTCAACTCTGAGGAAGGTGTAGAGCCCCTAACCCTGCCACCTGGGTTCACGTCCGTGTACTGGGCTGGTGCGCACAGGCTCTTGGAGGTGCTACCGGATTCGTACAAGAACCGTAAAGAAACCGTCCTACCTATCCTCCCGCCCTCCGGTAAGGGCACCAAAGAAGAACCTTACGGCGTGAACACTAGGTTCGCGTCAACATTCTTCGCTGGTGACAAGAAAATCCCTATGGCTGCCGAGATCATTGACATCAAAACCGGTGAGGACGCCGCAAAATATTTCGTGTCCGTGGACGACCGGAACAAAGGCATGTACCACTACTCAAAACGTGAGTACGTGTACATGCGGCTGCGGGTCACGAACATTGGTGGGGAGAAAGCGACCATTAAGGACGATTTCACTCTCATTGAGAAGGGCGGCACGGTCAGGAACGCCCCCGGTACCGTGTACGGGCTTAAGCCGTTTATTGACCTTGAGCCTTCCGCGTCAGGGTTCATTGATGTGTGGAGCGGTTCTGATTCTTTGCAGGATGATTTCTTTGCTTGGGGTAAGTCAAATCCGAGTAAGGACGGTTATTTGTACTTATCGAAGTCCCGCCCAACGGTAAACTTGGGTAATAACGAATAAATAGAAAATCTTGGTGAATTAATATTCGCCTGTTTTCTTGGTGTGTGATTAGTTTTAGGAGACAAAAATTAGTATTTTGAATAATTTATCAACACCAGTTGCCCTGTCTGGGTTAGAGTCAGCTGTCCTGCAGTCAGCTAATGTTTTGTCTGTCATCGGAGAGGAACCTACGGCGAAAGATGAGGCTGCGTCTATTCTGGCTTCGTGGCGTGAACTGAACCGTTGCGCCGAGCAGGCTGGGATACAGGGGTGTTTCAGGCATGTTTCTAAGGCCCTAGTGAATAAGGGCACTGGGGAAGTTTTCTTTGAGTGCGCTGACGCTGCAGGTGACGGTTTCTATATTACAAGTATCCTCCCTGACGGCATGCCCCTGTTTGAGTACGCGGCACCCGAGCAATTGGGTGTGATACTGCCTCCGCCTCCCACCAGTAAACCTGAGCCACCTAACACTATGTTCAACGGAAACATGGGTTCCCCTGAAATGGGCAGCTCAAACGTGTACGTTGATGAGTGGGGCGACGACGACGGCGAACGCACAGAAATAATCCCAGAAGACTATGATCCTGACGCGGATGCGGTCACTATTACCCTGCCCCAGTACGGTGACACTGTTCAGCCGCAGCAGATTTTCCCTGGGCAGACCCTCACTGTGCGACGTGGAAGCGGGGCAACCCTTGACGGGTCAACTATCCTAATCAACCCGCTTTTCAAGGACGGTAAAGAAATCTCCCGCCGGCTGTCCCGGTCCCATGCGGAGCTCATCATGAACGAGGGTGGTACCCTTTACATCAAGCCGCTCAAAACAGCTAACGGCACCGCGCTTGAACAGAAAACAGGTGATTACACTACCCGTCAGGAGCTAGCCGCCCACACCCTCCATAAGATTGACCTGCCAGCGGTTGTTATGTTGGGGAAAGCTGTCAAAATGAAACTAGCACGAGGTGAGGGCAGATAGTGGATCAGGGAAACAAAAACCTCAAATATGAGACTGGGAGCGTCACCCATAAGAACAGCAAAACAGGAAAACTCACCAACGAAGACTCTTTTTGGGTTGCCCAAATCAGTGTCCCGAGCGAAAGCCCTAACGAGCGTGTAACTGGTGCTATTCTCTGTGTCTGCGACGGGGTTGGCGGTATCAAAGCGGGTGATTACGCCTCCCAAGCCGCTATCCGGTTTATCCGTGGGTGGTTCAGTAACGGGCAAAGCAGAGAAATTGATGAGCAGGCGCTCACAGAGCTGATGAATAAAACACACCTGCACGTGCAGGCGGCAACAGGGGAGCAGGGGGCAGCGACATGCTCCCTGCTTATGCTTGTTGGGGGTGAATGGATATCAGCTCATGTTGGGGATACTAGGATATACCGTAACTCCCAGAAAATTACTAACGACCACACTGTTCTAGCTGAGCGGGACGTTAAACTTGTCCCGATCCTGAGGGATACTACGGATCCGCAGAAGCTCTGGGTATCCCACCAGAAGACGGAAACATTCGGTGGGGAGCATTCCGAAATGCCTGCCACTAGCCTAGTGAAGGCGAGTGATAAGGCGCTTTGCCGTGACGCGCACCTCTGGTTACGGAATGGGCAGCAGCCACCCACCATACCCAGCATCATGCACGTGTACTCCGCTGACACGAAATTCCGTGACGACCAGAAAGTCATGGTCATGGTGAACAATGTGCTGTCCCTCCGACCATTCAACAACTACAGGGCTGCCCTCAGGAAGCAGGCTTCAACACTCACTGTCGCTTTAGGTTCAACACAGATAGAGAAAATTGAGCCAGAAATCCATAAAGGAACCTACCATGACGGCGATTTCTTCCTCATCGGCTCCGACGGTTTCTGGCATCACCTCGAAAAAATAAGTGGGTGGGACGATCTTCTGCAGAACACCCCAGATATTAAGAAAACATTAACTGAAATGGCTCACTATTTCCGTGAGCTCAAAGAGAAAGACGACATGACAGCCGCACTAGTCCGCTGCCGAAAGAACACTGAGGGGGCGGCATAAGATTTGGGTAACATCAACAATAACGGCAACCAAAAGTTCCGGCATATACGGCAGGAGTACACCCATCGAATAGGTGATGCCCTGAACATTGCTAATAAGAATCTCAGGGTCAAAAAAATCCTGTCTGACGGGTCCTCAGGTATGGCTAACGTCTACCTTGTGGAAGGGATGGATGAGCTCACCAAGAATAACGTCGAATATGTGGTGAAACAAGCTCTTTCACCCGCGCTTTTCAGGAACGCTGTTCCCCCTGCTGATTACGCGCGCCTGAAGGAAGAGCATAAAGGGCTAGTTCGTGAAGCTACGCTGATGCAGACTCTTCGGGGTATACCGAACATCCCAACGTGTATCGGTACCCGCAATAATGAGACTGAGAAGACCTCTTACATTCTCATGGACTACATTGAGGGTGTTTCCCTCAGTGAATATGTACGGAACGTCCCAGGCGGGTGTCTCACCGAGAAAGAAGCTGTTTCTCTGACAAAGAAAATAGCTGACGCGGTTGGTAAGCTCCACGCTAACGGCATCTGCTACAGGGATCTTAAGCCGGAGAACATTATTATCTCCAAAGTCGGTTCGGAGCCGTTCATTATCGACTTCGGTATATCTGGCAACATGGGTACGACTGATATAACCCCAGGTGGCACTAAGGGTTACTATGATGCCTACCAGATGCAGCGGAATGAGCAGACCGGTAAAGTGCTTTACCCACTCACTGAGAAATACGATATTTTCGCGCTCGGTGCGGTGTTGGCTTTCATGCTCACGGGTATCAAGCCTGCTCAGTCAACTATTAACGTGTGGTCTTTTGATGTTTTCACTCCTGTGAACCGTAAAACCACGGCACCCCGTGAGGTGACTTTCACGGTTTACCAGCAGGTAACCCAAGAAGAAGGTGAGCTGTATTTCAAGAGCGGAGGTGACCTGCGATATATTCAGCAATATCCGCACTCTCCACAAACTTTCCATCCGCGAGGTGGTGAGCGGTCTAGGTGGGATGAGAGACAGGATGAGAAATACGCTAGCAAGAAGCTACGTTTTAGGGAGATCATTAAGCCCATCAGCTGCACCAACTCAGACACAGGTGAGCTAGAGTATTATGTTCGGACTGTGGAAAAATGGGAGGTTTACGGGCTTCCCGAGGTGCTAGGTGCTGCGTGCACTTCCATGAAAACCCCTCATGTGGATGAGCGCACCGATCTGCCAGAGAAAAAAGACCTCATCTACCGGGAAGAAGGCTCGCAGTCCAACAAGAAATTTGAGCACACCGTAGAATACTATGCTGTGCTTGAGCCTCAGCAGCCCTACCTGACAGGCCCGCATACGGTCCTGAACGCTACACACCCGAACCCCGCTGTTTCGCAGGGGATAGAGTACGTTATCGGGCGGGCGACGCACCCCAATTTGGATGAGCGGTACAAGGACATATCGGATCTCCTAGTAGACCTTGACCAGTACGAGCTGATGGGTGGCGAATACGCCCAGAAGCAGGGTAAAAGGCTGCTCGGTGTTATCGGTGTGCTCCTGCTGGGGATAGGGTCTATCACCGGTGGGATCATTGCGCAACAGAACGAGAACAACCAGCAGAACAAAATGTGCTCAGACCTAGCGAATAAAGCGAAAATCTCCGCTAACGTGGATGATTATGTGGCTGCCCTAGACAGTTGCCCAACGGCTAAACCCGACATTTATAGGGGTCTCATTGATTCCATAGCGTCTGATGGGTCATTCACGAAGAATGAGGAAACCCAGCTGGTGAACGTTATTTCCAGTAGGAAAGAAACCCTAGCGAAGGAAGAAGGGTACGGGGCGTTAGCTTTCGACATTGGCAAACTGTACCTGCTCTACTATTCCACTGGGAAACTTGATGACGGGACCCTGGACAAGGACGGTATGGTGCGCTCCGCTTCCTGGTTCAAAGAAGCTAAAGACGCTGGGTACGACCCTGACGGCGCGGCAACAGCATACGGTGGTATCGCTGAGTTCCAGAAAACCGTGAACACTCGCGTACAGGAAGGCACCGACAAAACCATTTTCCGTGTCTACTGGGATAACCTGCAGAAGATTGACCGTAACCTGCCCGCGACAGGGAAAATGACTCTCTACGCGGCGCGTGTTGACCTGATCAACTCTTATGCGCATCACCTTCATTCTGATGGTGTCCCGAAAGAAGATTTGGAGCGGGCACGCACTGAGATTGAGGCGTATATCGCTGAGAACAAGCCTTCCGGTAAGAAGCAGGAGGAGCTGTACAGGTACATGGTGTCCCAAATCCCCGCGATGCAGGATGCTATTAGGACAGGGTACGAAGGTTAGAGGTGCTGTGAACATGATTAGTTTATCCACCATTCTCATAGTGCTAGGTGTGGCTTTGATCATCCTAGCCGTCGTACTTTTCGTTGTCTGGGATCTGTTCAGCACATTCCTTTTCTATTCGGTGTCTACGCGGCGCAGGAAATCTAAGCGGATATCGTCTGTGTTTGATGAGGCGCGGCAGAGCACTACCCTGCTGAACGGTATATGGAACGCTCCGTCCAACACAACAACGACAACTCCGCCGCCACCGTCCCCTGAGGTACTGGGTGGGGTGCGTCAAGAGCATGAATCATCGAGTGCTCCTCTGTTTGAGGTGGACTGGTCTTCCGAGGAGGAAGACACTGGGAACACTGTTGTGCTGCCCGCGCTGATCGGGGTGATAGATGAGCAGAACAATCCAATATCAATGCTCGAAAAACCACATATAATATATGTAAGTGATGAAGAAACGAACATCCGAACCTAAAATGGAGTAACCATACATGTCTACAACTAAAAAGGTGGCTGCTGCTGCCGCTGTCGCACTGGTGGCGACACAGGGTGTTGCTGCACATGCTGACGATAAGAAACCGGATCAGGGTAACAAGCCAGCGGCAACCCAGGCACCGAAGCAGACCAACGATAAGAACGATAAAAAAGAAGAGAAGAAGAAGGACCAGGAAACCCCGAAGCCTGCTGTGAAGGCGAAAGTTGCGCAGCAGGTCAAAATCGCGCCTGTGGGTGCGGGGTATGATGCGGATGGTGCCGCTTGGTATGGGCCTAACACGCCGTTGAAGGTGGCGTTATCGTCATCGGACGGTAACCCTATCGGTAACGCCCGTGTGACCGCGCAGAAGGTCAGCTCTTCCGGTAACCCCGTTGGGGGTCAGGTAGAGGTTTTCCGTGGCGCTGTACCGGACACCGCTAAGGAGTTCACGCTACCGGACATGTCTTTGAAATCTGGTGAGCGTGTCGCCGTGACGGTTGCCCCAGAGAACAGGCAGCCCGCGCAGACCATACTAGGTTTTGATAGTGAAGCACCCGAAGCGCCGTCGATGACACTCATTACTAGCGGCGGTGTGACTCACGGTGACACCACGTTCTTCCAGCAGGAAGATGTTCAGCTCAGGCTAGCACGGTTCGCTGATGAAGGTGCTGGCGTGAAAACCGTTTCCCTTGAACGTTCTGACGATAACGGGAAAACCTGGAAAGAGTACCGCACAGTGAACGGCGCAGAGAACAACCGTGGCACTGAATGGCATATCCAAGACAGCGGCACCTACAGGTTCCGTGTCGTGGATAACCTAGGTAACAGCAAAGCCTACGGGCTTCACGACCTGTACGACGGTATCCAGGACAAGATCGAGGTGAAAGCCACCAGCAAACCTGGTGCAGTTGATTTCGGTGTGAACGGGCAGAAGCCGCACGACGGATGGTACAAGGATTCCGCTGTGGTGGATGTGACCGTGAAATCCACTGGTTTCTGGAACTCTTCACGTATCACGGTGAACGGGCAGGAGGCAGTGGGTAACAAGATCGGGTCTGGCGACCACACCGAGAAGTACACTATCGACTTGTCGAAGTTCCCCAAACCTGGTGATGGTACCTACAATATTGATGTTCACACACTGAACATGTTCCAACGGGACACTATCTCCCACAAGGTGAAAGCTGACTTTGAGGCACCGACCGCTAAACTATGGCTGGAAAGCGACAATGGCAACCTTGAGAACGGCATCTGGTACACACCCAAGGCACCCGTTTTCGGTATTGACGCCAACGACGAAGCGTCGGGTGTTAAGTCTGTCACCCTATCCTATGAGGATTTCGGAGGGAATAAGAAGACCCTCAACATCCCTGTAGGCGAGCGCTCCGTGAAACTTGACTCCTCAGGACGTAACTTCACTCTCACCGTTGAAGACAACGCGGGGCACGTAACAACCACCCCACTGGGTGGTAACGTCGCCAGCGTGGACTACGACACCCAAGCACCCACCATCGGTAACGTCACCGACCCTAAAACCGTTGACTACAGTGGCGCGAAATGGCTAACCAGCCGTGACGGGGCACTGGGTTTCAGCATCCCAGACAACGACCTGAGCCGTGTAGACGCTTACATTAACGGGCAGAAAGTGCAGGTTGGGCGTGACGGCAACAGGTTCACTATCGACCTGGCGCAAGCTAATATCCTGAACGGCAAGATTGAGCTGTCCGTCACCGCGACCGACAAAGCTGGCAACAGCACCGACTTGCACAGGGTATGGATGGTGGACAGTGAAGCACCCTCAGAGATCCGCGCAGACGTACACGGTGACGTGCAGGTAACCCCCTGGGGTGCTTACGCGAAAACCATGCCCACCATGCAGGTCACGGCAGTGGATAACGGGTCTGGTGTGGCTAAGTACCAGTTGCTTGACGGGTCTGGTAACGTCACCGCGGAATCAGGGAACGGTTTCTTCACATCTATCCCTGCAGGCACCACACAGGTTCGTGTGATTGATAACGTCGGGCACCCGACCCTCGTGCCGTTGTCGAAGATCACCCCGTTCAGCCAAGCACCGGTTATCGATCCGAACGCCCCAGCAGTGAAAATTAACCGCCCTGAGGCGCAGCATAACAACTGGTATGCTAACGATTTCACCCTGTCTGCTGATGCGACGGATAACGCATCGTTGAAGTCCGCGCAACTGTATGTGAACGGTGTGCTCGTTTCCCAGTTCGAGGCTAGGGATGCGGCTAAGTCCGCTAACTTGTCTGTGGACACCAGTAAGCTTGGTGAACCTAAGGACGGGAAGTACAGTGTCCGTGTCGTCGCTACTGATGCTGCGGGTAACGTCACTGAGTCAACTGACGAGTTCAACATTGACCGCGTGAACCCTGAGGTTGTATCGTTCAACTTCGACACAACAGGGCCTCAACCTGCTACCGCTTCTGAGGATTACGGTGTTTTCGTTTCGTCTTCAACTGGCGTGAACATTATCGCCCGTGACCCTGGGGCTTCCTCTGGGGTGCGTAGCATCACCTACACGCTCCGTAACGCTGACGGTTCAATTAACCGTCAGGAGACCGTGAACGCTGTGGGCGGGTCAGCTTATGTTACGTTCCCAGCCGATTTCAAGGGTTACGTTGATGCTGTCGCTACCGATAATGTGGGGCGTAAATCCTCTAGCGTCCACCCTTACGGTATTGTGTCGGAGACCTCTAATTGGCATGCGAACACTGCGAAGGTGGCTATCAGCACACCCGAGACATCCATGTCGGATGCTCAGGGCACGCCACTGTATGATCGTGCGACTACCGCAACCTACAATATCAGCTCACCTGTCGCTGGCATTAAGAAGGTCACCTACGGTATCGGGTCTAAAACCCTTGGCGAGTTGAGCCCCGAGCAGCTGCAGGTCACCTCACGGGACAAGAACCTTGTTACTGGTGCGACTGGCACGTTCAATGTTGGTGACGAGGGCAATGGGCAGAAGCTTTGGGTCAGGGTTGTTGATAATGTTGGGCACGAGTCGTTCACTGAGAAGAACGTCTCGGTGGACACTATCGCACCTAAAATCAACGTCGAATACAGCGACGCAGGTAACCCTGTGATGCGTGATGGTGTCGCCTACTACCGGAACGGGCGCACCGCAAAAATCCGTATCGTTGAGAAGAACTTCGACCCGAACAAAGTTAGTGTGCGCGGCGCAACCCTCAACGGATCATGGGTGAACACCGGTAACGACACGTGGGAGAACACCGCAACCTTCAACGAAGACGGAACCTACGAATGGTCCGTTGAGTTCACCGACAGGGCAGGGCACGCGGCGCAACCCTACAACTCCGGCAAGTTCATTGTGGACAAGACCGCGCCCGTGGTTAACGTGGACTGGTCCGACAACAACGGCACACCTGACGGGTGGTACCGAACCAACCGTTCCGCGACCGTCACCGTGAAAGACGCCCACTTCGACCCGTCAGGCGCTAAGTTCGACGGGAACGGGCGTATCTCAGCCTTCAACAAGCAAGGCGACACCTGGTCTGCGACCGTGACTTGGGATGAGAAGTACGATGGTGACCGCGAGTTCAACCTGTCCGCGACCGACATTGCAGGCAACCCGTCAGCAACCTACAACTCCGGCAAGTTCAAGGCTGACACCACACCCCCGAACGTGAAGATTGAGGGCGTGCAGAACGGTGTTATCTACAAGGAGAAGGTAGCGCCCAGGATTGTTGTTGATGAGAAAAACATTGACCTCAGCAAGTCCACTGTGGTTGTGAAAAGCCGCAGCAGGGGCGAACTGAAACTTGAAGGCGCGCTACAGCCTGGTAAGTCCACCCTATCCCTGCAGGGCATGGGTGACGGCAAGGACTGGGACGACCTGTACACGGTTGAAGCTAAAATCGTGGACAAGTCGGGGCAGACCACCACCCAGGAATCCCAGTACATTGTGAACAGGTTCGGGTCCCAGTTCGATTTCAAGGACTTCAACTTCAAAGGCAAGTACGTCAAACAGTTGAAGAACGACATTGTTGTCACCCAAACCTCAGTGGAGCGTATCGACACGAAGAAAATCCGCCCGCACGTGCTGAGGGACGGCGCTAACATCCCTGTAAACTCCGACGCATACAATGTGAAGGAGTCTGGTGGGGACAAGTCGAACTGGACGTACACGATCACCATCTCAAAGGACCTGTACAACAGCCACGACGGGGCGTACAGCACCCGCCTGACCTCCACGACCGAGACCGGTAAAGAGGAGAACACGTTCAAGCAGGAGCACCTTTTCGGGATTGATAACACTGCACCAGATATCCTGATCTCCGGTGTTGTTGAGCGCGGCTCATATCACTCACCAGAGGGCTCTAAGAAGGTCACCGTCCAGGTGCATGAGCTTTCGGGCGTGGATAAGATCAGCATCAAACTCAACAGCAAAGAGGTTGAGTCTGAGCATGCGGAGGGCACGGACGAGTGGTCTGTCATCATCCCTGCTTCTTCAAACGCCCAGGATTTGGATGTTGAGGTTGTGGACATGGCAGGGAACCGTTCTTCCGAACATGTGGGCGAGTTCCATGTGACAGCTGATCTTGTGGAGGCTATCGTGAACTCGAACTGGATCCAGTATGTGCTGTGGGCTTTGGCTATTGTTTCCGTTGTTGGTCTCCCGATCCTGTGGCTCTGGCTGCGTAGGAAGAAGAAGGAGAAGGAGATGCGGGAGTCTACCCGTGAAGCGTTGAAGGCTGGCGCGTTCCTGTCTACGACGGGTGCACGTGGCACTGGTTCTCAGGGTGCTTCTGCTGGTGCTAAGGATGATGGTTCAGCATACGATAACACTGTTGTTGATGCTGGCGTGGATTCTGCGGCTACGACTGTTGTTGGTGATAGTGACGGCACCACGGTTGTGCCTGAGTAGGGGCCTTACGGGCTGCTGATTGTAGGGGGTGGCGCTTTGTGTGTCACCCCCTATTTCTTTATGGTTTTTTCAATATTTATTCATAAAATAATTTGTTCTTCCGGTTTTAACGGAATGTTAGAATTGGTGGTAAGGAAGAATCTCGTCAATGATTTGGAGTTGAATTTTATGGTTTTACAGCAATATGGTAATCCGCCTGCTAAGGCTGGTTGGGAGCCTTTTGGCGGGGACAGGTATTATGTGTCTCATGTGGTGGTGACTTTACCTGAAAAGACTGGTGGGGATTATAAATGTGATTTTCATTTGATTCCTGCGACGACTTTGAAGGGTAAAAATCTTGGGCGTATTGTCCAGTCTGTGACTTATACTGCGGAGATGTATAGGGAGAAAGTTTCGGATGATAAGTGGAGGGCTAGTAAGGTTACTCATGCTTTTCCTGTGGTGACTGATTTCGGGTCTGGTGCGGGTAATAAGAATGAGAAGAAGTGTATTTTTTTTGGTTTTTCTGTGCGGGGTCATGATTGTTTTGTGAGGACTGTTAATAGGGGTTTGGTGGCTTTTTCGGAGTCGTTGTTGGATGTTGATCAGGCGGTCGATTATGGGTTGCCTGTTGAGGAGTATTTGATGGGGCGTGGTGTTAGATAGTTTGGGTGTTGTGTGTCCCCAGTGACTTTCGGGTTGCTGGGGATTTTTTGTGCCTACATCTCACTTGACTTGCTGGTTTTGATAATTATTGAAACATGGTCTACTATCTTATATAGGAGATAACAACCCGAAAGGACATAAGACCATGAACAACCCCCGACCGAACCGCATAAAATACATCCTCAACCCCCACGTATTTGACATGCTCACCGACAGGCACGGCACTCAGCAGAACTGTGAAAAAGAGCTGGGACTATCACACGGAACCATCAGCAAATGGCGTCACGGCACCGCCAGCCCCGAAGGAGACCACCTAAAAGCCCTCATAGCCCTCACGGGCTACCCAGAAGCCGGTATCCGCCTCCCGGCAACAGAAGACCCTAAAAACGCCCCGCAGGCCCCCTACAGCCCCTCTGAGGGGCATACCCGCATCCCCCTCGCAATCATCAACGACAGCACCCTCACCTGGGAACAACGCGCCGCATACACAAAACACCTCTCCCTCCCCGCCACCCGCAAAAACGACTTCCCCGCATTCCGAGAACTCCCCTACCACCCCAGCATCAAACCCATCAAAAAGAACACGCTCTACAAAAAACTCGACCACACCAAATACAAGAAAAACCCCACCATCACCATCCCCAACGAAATCATCAACAGCACCACCCTCGACCTCGAATCAATCGGGATGCTCATCTACCTCATCGCCAACCCACCCACCAACGAAGGCAAAATCAGGGAAAAACTCGTAGAAGCAAGCCCCGCAGCATACAAAGTCGTCAACCGCATCAGCCAGAAACTCATCGCAGCGGGAGAAATCATCGAACACCGCACACGCAACGCGAATAGCGCCAACCGCTTTGGATCCCTCGTGTGGGAAATCGTTCGTTCTACACAAGAAGGCTAGTATGGCTTGGCAGTTACTCAATATTGCAGTGGAGGTGACACACCTCGACAAGGAGCTTAGTATTCCTGTGCCCAACGGCGCAAAAAGCGTATTGCTTTGCTTGGCATCCCATGCGGATAAGCGAGGGGTGTGCTTTCCGTCCTATCGGATCCTCCGTAAATGGGGTACTGCCACATGGACTCGGACCACTATCAAGAGGCACCTTAAGATACTTTCGGATCATGGGTTAGTTGAAGTGTCTCCTAGGCACGATAGGTCTGGGAGGAATACATCGAGTCTTTACAGGTTAAATATTCCTCGTTTGAAGGAGTTGGCGGAGGCATGTGGGTGGAGCGAGGAGGATGAGAATGAGGAAGATTTGGGGGAGTAGCCTACAGACGGGGGTACGTCCCATGATGGGACGGGGGTACGTCCCATGATGGGACGGGGGTACGTCCCATGATGGGACGGGGGTACGTCCCATGATGGGACGGGGGTACGTCCCATGATGGGACGGGGGT